CCTGCTGACATGCTTGCCACCAGTTCTGTTCACACCATGCTTACAGTACTTCATCCAGTCCTGCCAGCATAACGCTGCGAGCATAGTTCACCAGATACAAAAAACACTTAAGGCTGGGATCCACATCATTAAGATGCTTCACTCAGCCCTAAGTGTGTCAATTAACTTATTCTCTGAGAACTCTAAAGGAGAATGTGATGTATATATCAGAGTATCAGAACCATATTCCTAATCTCTCTTTTATACTAAGAACACGCTTTGGATCTTTAGCGCGATTTGTTTTGAGTTCATGCCAGACCTGTACATACATCTCCTCCTCAGGAGAGCACTCAACTGGAACACCGTACTTGACGTTCTTGTTCATCCTCTCTGTCTCTACACGGTTGTAGTACTCATGCCTTTCAGAAAGATGCTCCTCAGCGATCTCTACAAAATCATGCCTAGGAGGATTGATGTTCACGTACTCAGTCTTAATCTGATCATACCTGCTCTTACAGATAGGACAGAAAAAGATGTCCCATATTGCTGCTCTCTGTACCTCATCATAAGAGATTGCTTCTGTACGACTGGCAATCTCTTTAGATGACAAGTGTATACCGCTGTTCTTCTTTCTGCGAGACTCTTTTGCCTGCTCATCAGTCTCAATCTTGTACTTTACTGCTCTACTCATCTCTCAACATCTCCTTGTGGTTGGTTCCTGATCAAGTATAGCACAAGATCACTGGTTATATGCTTTCCAAAAAGCGTCCCATCTTTTCTTGTCATATATCCTGATTGGAACTACCATGTTGGGAGGAATGTTTCTACGCCCTGGGGTTGATCCAATTTCTATCGGTCCAAAGAGTTTCTTCCCTATCCGTAACTCGGCAATAACACTACCTCGTGTCAACTCTTTCTTAGACCTTATAGTAGCGTTATCATAAACAGTACAACTCGGGAACTCAATCTTTCTCATCTTTACGCAACTCCATATGAAAGATGTTTTTTTACTGACACACCTAATATCAAATGAACTATGCTATATCCTGTCACCAGAACGTAAGCGCATACAATCAAATACATACCTACCTAGTACAGTCATGACAACAAGTTAGTAGTCAACATCTGTAGACATCATAATCTACAAGAACATACTACAATGACACAGCACCTGTTTGCAAGCAATTTAAGAACAGCATAGAATAGTAGGTAACAGGTAGAGGTGGTTAGGTCAAGAGTACATCAACACACCTGAGTGCTTACACCTGTGAATGTATGCGCTTACATACAAGACAGAAAAGACATGGGTCACAGAGAGGGCAAAAAAAAAAGAAAGACACTAGACACATTCCCCGGTGCCATCTCATCTCCTCCTCTCCCACTCATCCATCATTCCCATTCCATTCCCCAGCCACCACTCACACTCATCCACCATTCCCATTCCCAATCGCATTCCTCTCTTGACATCATCTCTTGTTGACAATAGCCCAGGCGTCGCCACGGCCAGTGTGAGACCACGGGTAGGCCGCCTAGGACGTGAGTGCCTGGCGGGGATTTGGGTGGGTCGTGGTGTGCACTAGGGCGGGAACGGCCCTGGCTGCACGGTGGGTGAGGCTTGATGCACGGGTGGAACGGCCCGGCAATCACGAGGTGTCCTAAGGGCGAGTAGCCATAATGGGGGTCTGCTCTCGTCAGGGGTGGCCTACCTGCACGAGCGGCACATGGGGTAAAGTGTAGTCAAGGGGTCGCTGCTGCTGGCGAGCCCCTACTACCGCCTAGGTCATCCGAGGAACGGCGCTAGTGTCCTGGAACGAGGGTACAGGGTGTCGTCACTCTCCTGTCGGGGTGGACTCAACGTGGGCGAGTAGTCCAGTGTTGCAGGAACATGCTTGCGACCATTACCACAGGCCAGCACTACCCACACGTGTTCTCAACTATACCCTTTCACACTATACACGGTGTCTCACTTGCCGGTGGTTCTTGGTTGCTTGTTTTGGTTCCTGCCTCAAATCGTTCTTCTTTAACCTGTATAGAAACGGCCTATTTCCTAGTTCAACTATGCTATATCCTGATATTATTACCGTCAGTAGAAAGAGTAAGATAGAGCATAGTTGGCTCGACGGAGAAGAAGCACGATGATGCAAAGAAGAAGGATTATTCCACCTGGATCACGTATGTCACAGCAAAATAGTACACCTGGTAGACAGCCTGTCAACACTATTCCTGACAGTAATAATGACGATGATTTCCTGTCAGAGATCATGAGTGATGATGATGACTACCTTGTTGAAAAGCCGTCTAATAATGTACAAAAGGCGTCAAAAAAGACTGATGAAGTACCATTAACAGACACTAAAAATACTCTTGAAACAGAAACCAAGAAGGATGACAAACGCTGTAAGAGTGACAAGAAGCATGACCCGTACCTTTACAGTACCATCCGTGAGAGCAAGCACAGTAGAGCACGACACACTCAAAGAGACATCGAGGTTCTTGAACTAGCCGCTCTTTCAGGTATCGTATCATACCGTACCATTCAAGAGTACATGGGTCACAAGTACAGTTCAAGCACCTACAAACTCATTCAGAGACTACACAACAGAGAACTTGTACAGATGAGTATACCTCTTGGAATCAAGAGTCTTAAAGGTATTTGCCTGACCAAGTACGGACGCAAGATCGTCAGAGAAAATGCTGGTAGCGGACTAGATCCTGACTGTATCAAGGTGTTTAAGAAGTCAGATTTTGATAGTGTCCTCAAGACAGGTTACCTGCACTCAAAGATGGGTGGTAGCGAGCACTCTCTAGTTATTGCTCATGTTATTGCTGTTGAGTCACGTCGTCTAGGTGTCAACCCATCCATTTTCTACAACGAGAGATGGATGGAGAAGAACTGTACAAGCGGTGAGAAGGACGCCTCAATGAGAGTTCTCAGGCACCGTCAGGCCATGATGAAAGCCATTAGGATCCTTACGAGTGACCCTAACAGAGACGACATTCTTGAACAGTTCCCGGCTCTGTGGGTGCCTCACGCAAACGACACAGACCCTAAAAAGAGCGAGAGATACAAGAACTATCACCAGCCAGACCTCATTCTACGCATGGATAACAGGGATGAAGGTTATGTTCCAAGGTCTATCGCATACGAGATTGAACTCAGTAGAAAGTCCAACAAGGAGATTCAACAGGTACTACGTACATGGGCATGGAGTGGTTGGCTGGCATACGGTGAGGTCAGATACATCACTGGATATGACTCTCTGACAGAGCACGTGAGAAAGAACATCGCTGTTGTCGCTGATGAGTTTGACCGCCTTAAGGAACAGCAAAAACCTGGATCCTTTGAGAGATTCTGCTATCGCGAGGGAGCAAAGTTCCTCAGAGAACGGTTCACTATCGTATCCATTGAGGACGTTGCACCTGGCCTTAACTACAAGGAAGACCTGCAACAGTTCTATCACCACAGGTTAAAACCATGTAGTTCTGACAGTGATCTGATAGATGAAGAGCACTACATCAGAACACCTCATCAAGTTTTTGTCAGGAACAAGAGGGAGTGACAGCCTATAAGACAATATAAGATAACCGGTGTGCACGGGCGTTGGACGGATTGGAAACCTGTCTGGCGCCCAATGTGCTTTCATGTATAGATAGGTAAAGATGAGAACAAACTGCTGACACACCTCTTGCTAAGGGTGTTCATCGTCTGTCTGAATGATGTTCTCTTAATGTAATATTCTCTGTCTGAACATCTGTTCTCATATTCTAATCTGTATGTTCTCTGTAAAAACACTGTGAGAGTGGGTAATGCAAGGCCAGCGGGGGAGTCTCGGAGCCGACCAACCAGGGGGAGGATACCCCCATATTAAACACAACTTTGTCCTAACAAATTAACCCTATTTTTATGTACATGGATATTATCACAGAGACTAAACAGGAGTCAAAGATGACACAATTCTCTTTCTATCACGGCCGCAACCTGACTCTCGTAGACACTTTTACCGATGAGTCATTTGTCAGCAACTCACCCTCATACACCATTGGACTCAACGGTTCAGTCAGTGGTTTCATAGAGGTTGAGACAACCGGACACGAGCCTTTAATCAGTACACTGACAGAGAACTCACACTTCATCAGGTTCTGCAACACTGACAACTCACGTGTCTACGGTGCTGTTGTATCAGGTGCACGAGTCAACAAAAACATCTGCCACATCGACTTTGTTGGTGCAATGGAGTACCTTGACAAAGTTGATGCCATAGCGTCACACAAGGCTGCCATCGAGTCTGGTGCTGCCTCAAACGACGACAAGTCATGGATCAAGACGTTCTACTCAGACTCCCCGGTGGGGGTTCTTTTTGAGGTCATGAGGAACAACGAGGCAACCATGACGGCACGAGGATACAACTCATCACTGTTCAACTACCGTCCACTACGTGACGCAATCGAGTCAACATCAGACCAGAACTGGGAAAGATCCTACCGTCTGAACTCTATGGAGGCACCTACACTCAAGACTATCATCAACGATGTTCTAGGTGATCAGGGTATGCAACTGTTCCGCATCAGGGTATCACCAGACTTTAAACAGCCGTTCTCATTCATCTTTGAGGTGGTCAAGTCATCCACTCTCAGGTCTTTTAATGAGGCAACAGACCCAGTGTTTGACATCCGTCGAGAGGACACGAGTACAGTCAGGCGAGCATTCAGCATCGCAAAAGGAACTGATCTCATTGACCGTACAGTGGTTGAGAGAGTTGGTTTCAACCCATCAGTAGCCTACTCATCATCTGTTGTATCATCACCATCAGAGAGGTCTGCAAGCATCCGTAGACTTGCTGAGTCAGACATCGTGTCAAAGTCTGCTGGCTCTGGAACACTGTCGTTCAAATCTTTTTCTGACTCTGTTGACCCTCTTGACTTTGTGACAATCGGCTCAGACCTCATGCAGTCTGTGTCTGGTGTGGTTATTGAAAAGTCTGTTGAGGGACAGGTGATGGAGTACAAGTTACAGGTTGGTGAGTTCCAAAAGTTCAACGCTGCTGTGCAATCATCATCTGGCGGACTGAAACGAGTCATCTTTAACCCTCTCAACTCTACATCTGCACTGGCCTCACAGACTGCTGGTCGTCTACAGAACTCTACTGGTTGGAGGTCATAAGATGTCTGTCACAGCATATTCATACATCTCTGCTGACCGCTCTGAGGGCTACATCAACCTTGTCTCAGACACCAGATGGACAACCACAAACTGGACCGCTGAGGCTCTGACACTGGACTCGATAGCCGACTACTCGCTACTGAACGACATGTTCTCAGGGTCATCAAGTCTCTCAGATGATGGTCTTACTCTGTCAATCACAGTACCATACCCACCTGAGAGACTACTGTTAAAGGTTGGTTCCTTTGCCAAAATATTCTCATTCTACTCAGGTTCTATCGGGCACTCAGACGTGTTCTCAGTTGTCACTGACCTTACTATTGACACCTACCCAACAAGAATCAAGGCAAAGAACGCTCTTGCACTGTTCAACGGAACACCTGTCATCAGGTCACAGATGTCTTTCAGAGCGGTACTCATCGACTCTGGAAACGTTATCGGGTACATGCCTGGTCAACGTTTTACACGTGTCACATCACCACAACTGTCAACCGGAGGAGTCATATTTCCTCTTGTCTACTGGATTAATAGACCGACATCACTGACACAGTTATCCTTTACATGCGACCTGAACGACAAGGTTGTCACCTACCCAGTAGCATACAACGGCAACGTATTCACCTCACCGGTGTCCTCGCATCTGAGAAAGACAACAGGACTTGAGTTCACTATCGACAGGTCAATGACCTCGTTCTACAACTGCCAGGAGAGTTAGATGATCCTATCAGCAACATCATGGAGAACAAATTTCTTCTGGTCAATCACCATCACATGCACCACAAAACCAAAGACATGCACCATTACTCAAGGCTCAGTTAAAAAGAATGTCACGTTCAGAGTAATAAACGATCCTGTGTTCAAAGGCGTGTTCAACGTATCTCTGTCAACACCAGTAAGACCAGGAAAGTTCACTTTAGCACTGAACTCAGAGAAACGTCAACTCACCTTTGGTGACGGTGAGGACCATGACAACCAGTCATCAGCCACATATATCCAGGCAAAGTATGATGGTGATGACCTCATTCTACCTGCCTGCGACCCGTCAAAACTCTCTGTGTCAGTCACTCGTCTGGACACTGGAGAGTCACTACACATGGAAAGCGACTACAGTAACCCATGGTGGTCGGTTAGAGATTCAAGTTACACAACAACCATTGACGGTATTGAGATGCCACATATCTACCTCTCGATAAACAGTGGTAGCATACAATTTCTGTCGTCAAAAGAGACTGGTTTATGGACCGGACTTGGCTCAGCAAGTTTCCCGTACAGAGCAATCATTAGCGGTGTGTCACGTCTAGGACCACCAGATGATGACATATCAATGGTGATTCCAGAGAGGTTCTACAACGCCGTCTACTACTATGACTTTAATACCAGGTGACACAAATGACAGTATCAAGTATCTCAAGATGGTTGTCTACTGACGGATCAACAGGGTATATCTCGTTGGAATCAGGTAGTGCTGACACCATTGTTCTTTATCGTAATGATGGTTCACAGGTGTCATGCCCGCTTTTTTCTTATGATGGATCGCTGTCATACAAGGTTCCATCAGGGTATCTCAGTGAGTCATTTGACATTATCTCAGGTGGATCAGTGGTACTCAGGTATAGGGTTCCAGCACACAACTCAGCACCCATGAGTACTGTACCACAACGAGGCCAGGTGCCATCAACACCTCTTGAGTCACGAGTTGTAGAGAACACAGTGTACCGTGTATGGCGTCACTGGCGCGCTCATACAAATGTCACAGGTCAAGATTTTTCACACAAAGTGACTGTATCAAACGCTATACCATGGGCCGCTAGTGCTTACCAGTCAACCAGAAAAGTTGCTGATAATCATGTGTTTCACTCGTGCTTCAAGCCAGAACCAGCAACAAGAGACGACGTGAACAAGGCTCTCAGTGACCCTGTTGCGCTCTACGATGGTGACCGTCTAGGTAAGTGCCTGTACATCAAGGACGAGGACAGGATTGTTGTTCTGCTCTCTGACAGACGTGCTGCATGGACGTTAGAGATGAGCCGATCAGAGTTCATCACCTATGATTTCAACCTCAAGGCTACAGATACATACACCAGTGAGATAGTCTCAACACAGATGCACGTCAAAGATTCTAGACCTCACCAAGGTATCGATCATGAGTATTGGAAGTACGGTGAGTACGTCGATACAGAGATAATCTCACACATCAACAAGCCTCGTGATGCCAATACAAATCCGTTCAATAAGGAAATTACGGACATAGAGATACCTGTTATTGGACTGTCTAAGGCGAGCAAAGGACTCAACTCTGACGTCTCTCGTGGTTGTATCTTTGACGGAAATGATAACTTTGCCAATCTGTCCTGAACACTATCTCATCCTTTTACTATTACTAGGCATGGTACCAACATGGAAATGAACTACACCTGCAACCTGACAGACATGCTCTCTGGACAGTCATTTGATGTACCAGAAAACACATCATTCACCACCTACACCACAAGGTTCAAGGTCAAGCCAGGCGTCAAGAGAATAGATGTCTCATGCTTTGAGGATGCTGGAATGAAAGTCACAGGCGTATGCTACGGCCTTGAAAATACTGTTTCAACATCACTTTCAGGTGACTGTGGTGAGTATGTTACAGTATTCTCGTCAACAGATGAGTTTCAACCAACCTTCTCTCGTGATGACCTGGTATCAAGTTTTCTGAGTAACATCGACACCCTTATTGACCCTCTACCAGAGTGCTTCCGGCTACTTGACAACGCTGAGATCGCTATTAAGAACCCTGACTTCAAAGCACCTAAAGGTATCTTTGACAACGCTGACTCGATGCCGACATTCAAAGGATCCACGTTCAAGGTAGCCCCAAGAATCTTCTCTGAGGCCGCCATGAAAGAGATGATGATCTTTCCTCCAAGGTATGATTCATCAAGACGAGACAACGAGATCTATGCTCCGTTCAAGGACTGCAAGAACCTAGAGAGGATAGAAAACCAGGGTGAGTTCTCAGATCGTCTTGTCTATCTTGGTCCGTGTGACTTCACTCTCTATGACAAGGACGGTTTTGGTGACCTGTCAGGATACCCGACCGGTGGTGCTCCAACACAGGTGAACTCATACGTAAACGCCAAGAAAGTTCATCTAGGAACCACTTTTCCCGTCTACGATCCCAAGAATCTTAAAGTGTGTATACATCATATAAACATTGATGAGGTTGTCATCGACGCTCAGGGAACAGTCAACCTTCCTTTTGGTGGTATTGACTTCAAGGGACTTGACATGGACACCCTTATCATCAGGGAACCTGTGTTCAAGGTAGATCTTCCCCTACAGCAAGAGTCCGACAGGAACATGATCTGGACATGGGGCTCTCTTGGTGTCAGCGCTCCAAGGTCCTGTCGTATCCTACACAACCTCCACATGATCTGGATGAACGTGTCTGTTGAGCATGGTAGAACACCCGTTGCAACACCAAAGTCTCTTAAGACAAGGTTCCTGTACGACTGGGGATCTAACCTGGAAAAGACTCTGAAAAACACAGACCTTCTTCCCGGACTCATGCCAAAGACACCTACAGGGCTTGTCGAGGTCGAGAACTACTACACCAAGAGAATTGTCAAGAACACTGAGGACATGGATCCTGTTGCGACGATCAGAAAGTATGACCTCAACAGTAAGAGGAACTACCATGATACTACAGAAAAATACTTCTGGTACAAACAGGCGACAGTCAAGGGCGCATGGGACGAGAACTTCTTCTTTCCTAGCGACGCAAGAACATTCTCATATGATAACGAGCCATACAGATGTGTCACAGACCTTGATGAGAAACCGTTTGCCTACATGATTGAGCCTCTACCAGAAACGGTTGAGATAGTCACTTACTACGGTGCTATGCTCTATGCTCATCAGGAACTTGCTGTAGACGTCAAGGTTCCGGCCATCCCGTCAAGTGCAAAGTACCTGGATGGGTGCTACAAAAAGATGTTCATGTGCACAACCGGTGTACCAAAAGAGATTCCGTCGGGAAAATCACAGACAAGGATAGTTGTCATCTGGTCCGCTGAGTCACACACGACACCAGACATCAGAATGATCGTCAACCCTGACAGGAACTATAAGGGTAAGTTTGCTGAGTTCCTGTCAGAGAAAAAAGTTGTCGCTAAAGGCGGTACACCAATAGTTCTTCATCAGGACGAGGGTTACGACGGTAGTACTGCTGATGTACCAGATGATGACAAGTATCTTGGTGGTGTTGGTAAAGCAAAGAACTGGAGTGAGTTCTACGACATAGTTACCAAGGAATATGGTACAGCAAGTGCTGAGGACTGGCGGGTTAGAACCTCTATTGTCCTAGAGCACTCGGATCTTGCTCCAAAGATAAACGGTGGGTTCCAGGCCGGGTGTTTTTATAACGCCTACATCGACCCAGAGAAAATTGACTGCTATGTACCATGCAAACAGGCAACAGAGTCAGAGTGGGGAAACTACATGGAAACTGTTGTTCTTCAGACAGGTGTGTCATATAACACCAGAGGTCCAGTCTCATACAAGGGTAGGATTACTCTGCCTGTTGGTTACGACCTTGAGCCTGTGTTTTCTCAAGGGACAAAGAATGTCAATTTCTTTGTCATGATGTCATTCATTGACTACAGCAACTCAAACCTTGATGGATACTACAGGTACCAACTCGACAAGATTCCGTTCAGTGGTTCACCAAGAAAAGCGTCAGATGACAACTGTACTCTGCCTTACTACCGGACAATGGATGACAGGTTTATCAGAGCACCAAAGAAACAGAACCATGGTGCAATAGACTACATCAAGGACTTTGCTAAGACTCACGGAATCTCACAGGATGATGATGGTGGTATACACAACTCAAACTTTATTGGTAGTGGATGGACATGGAGTGTTGACGACGACAAACCAATGGACTACAAGTTTGTCTATCCTCCTATGGCATGGAATGTTACTGAGTATGCTTATGGATCATGGGGAAACGAGGTGAGAGGTTTCTGGTTCTACGGAACATACAAGATAAACGATAAGGTCTATGCTCCGCTGAAAAACTTCCCCAGCAGAGATGTTGGTAACGGAGCACCATGGAGAGAATCTAGTGGTAGAGCCGTTTTTGATATACTTACACACACAAAGGAGCCACTTAAAAAAGACTTTAAGTTCCCATCACCTATAGTTATTGACTCAGCGATGCTGCTGTCCAAGGCAAACGCTGAGTATGACATCTCAACTAACGACAAGATGACGTCTGTATTCAAGTACCTCAGCGATAAGGCATGGGGATATGAGGATCTGTAAGGGTCTCTTAGATGTAAGCACATACATATAAGAGATTGCAATAACATAACAATAATGCACCTGGGTTGGTAAGAGAGAGAGCAAGAGACCAACCCAGGTGCAAGACTTTTTGTTGTGATGTTCTTATGATGCTGACTTCAGATAGACTTTGACTCTTACAGGACCTCTACGTCCCCAATTGTCAAGAATCTCTATCCTCTGCAACTGGCACGTGTGAGATGTTGGATAGTTTGTCGATACAGTCAGACTACCGCTAGTCAGTGTGGCAAGGATGTGGTTGTAGGTTCCTTTCAGATCCTCCTGGCTCCACGGCCACACAGTAATCGCTATCGTCAGCGTAATGTCTCTACCAGTGAACCTAGGTCTTGGTGGTAGGACAGTACCGTTAGAGAACGTCCTCTCAACCGGCTTGGCGTCATTCTCTCCTGGTGTGAGAATACCTGATGCCTCCAACAGTACCGTGTGAGCGGTAGGTGATGGCGCCTTCTTTCCTGTGACGTCAACAGGAACAGTGAAAGACCGTCCTGCTCCGTCAACCTTTACGTAGTCATATGGTGCTGCCACTTCTCAATCACCTTGCTCTTCTTAGAATCTCGTTTGTCACGCTCTGGTTACTTGTGCTGATGTTGTATGTGCTGTTCTGGTTGTAAATAGACGAGCCACCGTTACCAGCGACAGCCAATGATCCTGGTGCCTGGAACTTCAACGTGAATGTCCGTGAGTTCACCTGAGACTGAACAGAATCGAGTAAAGACCTGACCTCACTGAGCACTTGAGTCTTTGCTGTACTTACGCCAGACACCATAGCGCTACTGAATGATGCCATGATCTGTGTACCAGCACTGTAAGCCTCACCAGAGATCTGAACCCACTGGGACGGCATCTGTCTGATACTCGATGTCACAACGGCAAGAGAGTTCCCGATAGACACAATCTGGGCCAGAACACTGTCATCCCCAGCAACAGAGTTGACCAGTGTTGCACCGACGTTGGCAACAGCCAGACCAATCATCGCCAGTGACAGAGCACCGATAGATGCTGAGAAAGCCAGGATACCGGCTGCTGCTGCGAGCGCTCCTGCACCAGCACTAACACCTGTTGATGAGAACGTTGAGAGCAACAGTACTGACGAGTCAATAACCAGTGCTGCACCACTCGCCACAGTAGACGCGATAGCGGTAACACTCTCAGTCACAGTAGACAAGACAGTAGTGAACGCCACCAGGAACGTTGTCGTCAGGAACGAGATGATCGGCTGGACCACCTTGAACACCGCTGACAAACCACCAGACAGTAGAACCGCTGCCTGAGACACACCTGCTGCGATAGACACAAACCCAAACTGAATCGTTGAGATGACATTCTGTGTCACATACGCAAGAGTGTCCGAGAACTGCTGAATAGACTCATTAATACCAAGAGCCGTAACCGCTTTCATCACTGCTGCTGCTGCGATGATGAGCACGGACACTGCTGCAAGACCAATCAGTGCCTCAGGTGCCGCCTTACTAGCCACCTTACCAATCGTTGCCAAACCGTTAACCAGAGAGGTGACGCCAGTAACAGCAACATCAATGACTGTAGTAACAGCCTGTGATGCGACAGAGCCAAGACCAGTGATGACCTTGCTGATGACGTTTGTCACACCATCAATGAACTTCTCGATGCTCTTGGTCTGCTTGTCTCCGCCCTCAGTTGATGACCCAACACCTTTAAAGAAACGGATCATTGCCATGATAGGCTTGGTCAGTTTTCCTCCGACAAATAGGACACCTAGTGTTGTAGCCAGAGCGATGGTTGCTCCCTGGTGCTCAGCAAACCACTGGGCAACATCACCAATCCACCCAAGAACACCCTGAGTAAAGTCTGATGTGATGACCGTGGCGAGTAGACCAGCGACATTAATGAGTAACGGCGCTACTGCTGCTAGTGTATTGGCTGCTGTGTCGATACCAGAGACAACCGTATCAGCCAGCCAGGTACCAAGACTCACTCCACCAAGACCACCGCTGACACCAGAAAGAGCGTTTGAGACAGCGCTGACAACTCGTCCAATGGCGTCACCGATCTGGTCTCCCTTAGAGATGATCTCAGTGATAAAGTCAGTTGCGTTACCAAAAACGCTCTCAATAAAACCAGAGAGGTTGAATCCTTTAATCTTGGACGGGTCAATGTTACTGATAACCTGAGAGATAGAGTCTACCGCCTTGGACATCTTGTCCCCGATAGTCTCAAACAGGTTTGTCCCACCAAGGTTGCTGGTGATCTTGCTCAACAGGTTGCTGAACGAGGTTCCAAGTGACTTGAACGAGTTCTGTAGTAAGTCACTGCTGGACACCATCTGAATCATTGACCCACCGAGCAAACCAGCCCTGAGTGTTACACCACCAAATAGTGAACCGATAACAGGAATCTGAGAAAGTAATCCAGAACCAAGAGCAAGACCAACACCTGCTGCTGGACCCTGCAACCCAGACAGCGACTCCCTGAACTCCCTGAGTTTTGCAACGACTCTGGTGATTGTAGAACCAACCTTGTCAACACTACTCAGTGAACTCGTGAACCTGTGAACCACACCACCAATACGATCCATACCACTAGCAAGAGTCGTCTGGATAAGGTTGACAGCGTTACGCCAAGCCGGGTTTGACTGCAAGTCCTTCAGTCCTTGCCTGACCTCAACAAGCATAGGACCCATACCCTCAGTGATAGGTCTCCAGATGTCACCACCAATCTTTGCCGCCTGAGCCTTGACGTTTGCATAAGCCTGCTTCAGGTTCAGTGAGGCATAGAGGGCCGAGTCAAAGTTGATTCCGTTAATGGCGTTGTTCAGGTCATCAAACGAGAGTTTTGACTCAGAGGCCATCTTCTTGATCTCAGCACCAGTCTTACCAGTACTCTTCTGTAGAGCATCAAGAATAGGAACACCAGAGTCAATAATCTGTACCAGGTCCTCCCACTGGACTACACCTGCTGATGCGTTCTTGGTCATCAAGTGTGCCATCTCACCAAATGACCTACCAGAGATGTCAGCGAGTTTAGCGGTGCTCGACAGGACGTTCTGCAAGTCATCACCCTGCTCAACACCAGCCGACAGGAAATTAGCGGCTGCGTTGACGGACTCACTCATAGAGTACGCTGTACCGTCAATAGACTTGCTTGCCGTATCCATGATGGACTGCAACTGCTGAGCGCTGTAACCCAGAGCCGACAACTTTGCCTCTGACTCATTGAGTGACAGCGCTCGTTTCAGACCGCCACCGGCAACTGCTGCTGTAGCCGCTCCAACAGAACCAGTAAGAGCAAGACCAGCCGCCTTGGATCCAGCCGTCAGAGTCTCACGCCATGCACGACCAGCACTCACTACAGCCGAGTGTAACCCACTGGTCATGAACCTACCAGCACCAGCAAGAGCGCTACCAACCTTTGACGTCAGACCAGACGGGTTGATGGACACACCCGACAGACTCCGGCCAATAGCGGCGTCAAGACCTTTTCTGATCGACGGTGTTGCTGCCTGGACCTGCTTCTCAAGTTGAGACGACATGTCCTTCAGGGACGGGATAACACTCACATACGCTGAGGCTATCTCGTACTTCTTGCTGCCCTTCTTCTCTGCCATCTCTTCATACCCTCTTTGGTACTAGATCCTGTCTTGTAAAACTGTTACAGTATTGTTACTTATTACGTGAACCGCTCAGCATCATCCTGATAGATGTCCTGATAAATCGCCTGAACCTCTTCCGGGGTGTATTCCTTATCCTCGTCAGGCTTGTCCATCTCTATCTCGACGCCCTCGGGAACCATAGGCTTAGGCTGGTTGATTCCGTTCTGAGCGTCCTTTGTCTCAGCGTAGAAATTAAGTCTCGTGTAGTACTCGACTGACAACAGGACACGAGAGTTCCAGTCCATGTACTCAAAGCCGTTACGTTCCTTGAACAGTCTTGAGCCTTGAGTCTCGTATAACTGTGCTGTCAGACCAACTACTCTTTCCCAGTTGTCATCCAGCATCTCGTACAGGTCCCGGTGGTAGATGGACAGAAAGTCAGCATCCAGCACACCACCGGGCTCACCGTACTCCTCGATGTCATTGACGGCTGAGAGTAATGAGGTTACTCTTTTGGGAGTTGAGCATCAGACTCACCAGAGATGAAACCCATCCACTGGCTGATTGTCAGACCATCGTCATCGTGCTCCTCAGACCACTCCTCAACCTGGTCACCTGTCCTGTAACCGATACCCTTCTTGATGACATCAACGATAGCCAGAGCCTTTTCAACCATTGCTGTTGCCTTGGACTCATCAGCATCCTCGTCACTGACTGAGTACTCCTCATCAATCTTTGCCAGTGCTCTAACACAACGTAGGAACCTCACTGATCCCTTGTTGTACGAGAAAGACTTGTGCTCACCATCGCTGGCCTCAAGTCTGACGAGTGTGACATCATCCTTCTGCTGAATAGTAACCTTCATTGTCTCAAACCTCTCTTGCTTGTCTCTTAGGTTATTGTCTAACTATTATTGGTGTTCATCCGGTGGTGGGTGTGTTGTAGATCGGGGTTTCACCCACCACCGGAGAGTCATTGTGTGTCAGGCGACGTCAAACAACTGCTCGACGGCGTTACCGTTCTTACCAGTCAGAACGGTGTAGGTGACCTCACGAGAGATCAGAGCGTCGTTAACCAGTTTCTTGTCACCGCGCTTAGCAAAAGTAACGTGACGGTAGATCTCACGGACCCTTGTGCCCTTAATCTTGTAGTCGATGATAAAGCACTTGTCTGACGGGTTAGCGTCACCAGAGATCTTCTTGATCTTGTCACCACCAGCGTTGGCTGTGATAGCGGCGTCAGCGTAGACGAGCTTCATAGCGGCTGGGCGTAGCATCTCAAGAACAGACAGAGTAATCTTGTCTGTTGCTGTTGCGTCGGCCGAGTCAAATGTGTTACCGTTAAAGTCCTTGTAAGTCTCAGGGTCCTTTGCGTCCGAGGCGACAGTGACACCATCAGTCGTGATAGCACCTGCGTTGGTGAACTTTTCACTCAGGTCAGAGGTGGCTGTAACCGCGTTAAGGTCCTCCTGGTCAGGTGTTCCGTACCAGAGAATACCGACACGCTTGTCTACCGGCTTAGCGAGGCCACCGTTGTTGGTGTTAATGTTCTGGTCTGCCATGATTATTGTCTCCTATAATATAGAAATGTTATTCTGTGTACGTGATTGTGATACCCAGTTGAAAACAGGAGTACTTTCCCATCGGCGGTATCTCAGAACCACTTGTCGTCTCAGCGTCAGAAACAAGGTCGTCCGTGTAATAAAGGTCATCAATGACCTCAGCAACCTTGTCCGACAGAACTGACGCCGACTCCAGTCCCTTGGAACTAAAGCATGTAATCAGAAACCTGTATGAACGCTCAACCATGCTCCTGTTGACGTCATCACTCTGACGAGTCATCGACGTCCTTACCACAAGAGCAAAGTCTGTAAGCGCTGACACTCTCGACAGATCAGGTAACTCTGTGTAAGCGCTGACACCTGAGTCCTTCAAAGCCTTGATGACTGAACGCTCTGGTGAGATGGATGACATGGCGTATCACCTTCCTACCGGTCTACCACCGGCTGACTCGATAGCACGCTCAAGAGTTCCGTATACTCTGTCAGCACGACCATAGTTTGTCACACCGACAGTACGACGATAACGGTCGTGTGGCTTACCGATCTCGTTGAACACGTCCTGGTCTCCAGACTTCTTGACGTGACCCTCTTTTCTCTTAGAGTCTGTTGCTGAGATTGCTGACGGAACCTGCTCCTCAACCATCTGTGCAACCTCGTCAACAGCCTCACGTATCTCCGTTGACCTCTTCAAGAAAGCGGCAATGTTACCTGACTTAAGAGAAATCTTCACAGTGTCACTCATCAGTCAACCACCTCACAAAGAACCTCACGATCCCAGACAAGAGGTGACTTGGTGTAAGGCTCCTTGCTGGTGACAACCCTGTACTCCTTACCTCTGGCACTGACCATGGCGTTATTCAGGTCGTCCTTGTATGTACCCGGAACATGGATACTCAACAAGGTTCTCTGTAGCAACTGCTCACCAGTACCCAACTCGGTAACGATCTGTGGCGCAACGAGACAGTTAGGAATGTGAACGTCTCTATACGTCTTAATCTGTTCACCAAAGTCGGTTGTCTCCTGTGACTCAAGAACGTGGAAAGTCACAGGTTCTGTTGGTAGCAAGTTGGTAAGAAAAGTCATAGTAGTCACTGAGCCTTGTGTCGTGGTGTGTACTTGTCACTGTTTGGCTCGCTGGCATCCAGTCCACGAGGAACGTGGTAGTCAGCAACACTGATAGCGAGAACAGCCGCACTCAGTGAACCAAGCATCATTGTCATCTGATTATCTATGTATCCTTTAGCACCAAGGATAGCCAGAACGACAATAACGATACGATAGAAATAGCTCCTCACCTTTGGGGATGCCAACTGCTTCATCTTCTTCCACCCTACTTCATCACAAGAGATCTATTGAACGGAAACTTACAACTGGTAGACCAAGCCAAGCGGCCTGCTCACGTCTGAGATACATCGACCCACCAGGACCAGACACAGAAACAGTTGTCTGGTAAGGACCTGCTGTGGACGACATCTGAGAGAAATCACCAAGTAGAGGCGCTGACACAGACATTGTGTATGAACGAGAGACCATCTCAACAACAACTTGGTTGACGATAACCTCCTCAGTCTCACCGCTCTCGATTCTCTTGTCCAGATCCATGCCGTAACCACGGAACACTGACCTTAGACCAGCGCTCGCGGACTTAAGCATCATGTTCAGCCTGTTCTCATCCGACTCGCTGTAGGAACTACCAAGGTAGACCTTCAAGTCATCGAGTGTCGCGTAAACCTTACTTTCCGGCATGTGGATCACCCTTTAGACGTCTTACTTTGAGGGTTGCGGTCACCATATACCACCACTCGTCCTCAAAATCACTGTCAGAGGCGTTACCAGAGCCATTCTGGTGAGAATTTCCGCTTTCTCCCGACTCTGTACCGGCGGGAACTGGTAGAGAATCCACTGTCTCAAGCGTGATCTTGAACATCCGAGAGTTGTAGAAAACCCCGTAATCCCCGTCATTCCGCGATGAATCAGAAAGATACGACGCAAGGTCATGCGTGTCCTGTAGTGACCAACTTGCCTTGTCCTTGTCGCTCAGAGAGCCAATCACAGCGTCTCCTGTACCGTTTGACGGTAGGACACCTGGATTCAGGACAGAGTTGTCAGCCTTTGAGCGGTAGACCTTAACAACATCCTGAGTCCAGTCCTCCCTGAACGGGGCGACCTTGTTACCCATGATCCACGTCTTGTCCAACTCAGTGAACGAGACCCACTTACCGTCTTTCTTGTAACTGATCTTGTTGCCTCTGGCTGACTCAAGAGAGATAGCCTCGATCTTTCCGGTGTGAACCATATAAACACCAGCATGACCATCAGTACCAACAAGAGTACTGGTCAGTTCAGGCATGTGGTTCTCAGTCTCAACCTTGTAGTCCTCCTCTACATACCCGTCACCAGGTAGCCAAGGTAGACGTACAAGACCATTAATGACCTGAGCCTCATACTCCTCATCCATAAACCTGAACCCATGAGTGAACGGAGCATCATAGGAACGACCACTACCCTGAGGCAAGTATCCCTTAGTCCAACTGAAAACGTCACCACCATCCTCACGAGTGATGTCGTTTGTCCATCCCTTAGAAAATCCAAAAATCTCAGCCGGGTAGAACGTCGTCACCTTAGTGGTGCTGTTGTACCTGTGATACATGTTGAATGGGGTGGCATGGTTAAGGACGGAACCTTTAAGACCAGTTATCTCAGCAACATCAGCATCATCGTTAATCAAGTCTTTCCTTGACAGAGTTGTAATCTGTCTGGTCAGGTGCTCACGAGATGTACGATAGTTTTCATCCTCGTTGACACCTTCCTTGATAGCAATATTGATGTTCTTGTGCATAGAGAACATGTGCACATGACAGTAGAAATCACAGAAAAACATCCCATCACTCTCAACTACCTTGGTGTAGAAAGGTGTCAGAGGAAATAGGCTGGTCAGGAAATCAGCAATCTTCTCGGCTATATAGACAGGACTCTCATCCTTGTTGTATGAGTGTAGGTTCTGGATAGAGATGTAGTCCCAAATCTTTGTCAGCGGAATATAGTTCTCTATAGAACTGTGCTGGACGTCAATATGCTGCTTGATCTCATCATCTGTCATACCGTTGTAAGCGTCATAGAAAGCATCACGACTGACCTTTGAGTATGTCGAGTCAGTACTGAAACTCTTCTGAGTGAACAGATCAACAGAGTCAGGATCCTTCTCATAGAGAACAAACTTGATAAGAGACTCCTGATTCTGGCGAGGTGAGATCTCACCAGCGTAACTGATCTCCATGACGGAATCTAAGGTCTCCTCATCCATGTGCTCATGAACCTCAACCATCGGGTAGAACTTTCTAAAGTAGTAAGTCACCTGGTCAAGGCCGTCCATGTAGACCTGAACTTCCTTGTTGTCAAAGGAACTGAGTGGCGCGGAAAAGTCGATTCTTCCGCCATCCCTGTTCATGATGGTGTCCGGTAGACCCCAGCCCTTGACAGAGTAGTCATAGTTCTCCGGGAACGTGCTCCGCTTGATACTGAACTTCATTCTTAACCGATACCTCGTTGTAACTGGTCTGTACTGTGTGATACCCTAGGGCGGGGTGGGTCCGACCCCTTTGTCGCTTGACCCACCCCGCTAGAACCAATCGTAGTTTCTACCTTAATCAGGCGGCCTTGATGACCGTGAACTTTGATGGGTTCTTGATCAGGTACTTGACACGCTGCTCAATGATGAACAGTGTAGCGTTGTGTGCCAAGGCGTTGTATCCACCAATGGTACCCTCTGTTGAGGTACGGATGGAGACCGGCATGAAAGCACGGTACACGTTACGGAAATTACCCATGTACCCGAGGACCTTCTCAGCGTACTCGTACTCACCGGTGTTCTTTGTGATCTTGGTGGCCGTAGCGTGGTCGGACTCAACAAAGTTGATTCCCCACTGAGTGAAAGGAACGCTCTTGCTCAGACCTGGGAAACGGTCAAGGTCGTTCTTTGTCTGGGCTGTGGCAAAGGACATGAAACCAGCGTGTGACAACAGAACGGACTGGTTGTTCTGAGTTGACTTGGCAATGGCATCCTTGAAAGTAACCCATGCCTCCTCACTGGCCTTACCTGTGACCTCGGTTCCGTCACCAAGGATTGAGACAGGGGCGTGAGTAGAGTCCTTGACACCAGTCTTGGCGTTGTAGCCGTTGATGATTGCGATGTCGCTGGACTTGACGATGGCGTCAACAGCGTTTGCAACCAGAGAGGCGATGGTGTCATTGCCGTGCTCAGAGGTAGCGGTCTCCTCGGTAACCGGAAAAATGCTGACGAGCTTGATCTCCTTGACCTCTGCCTCGTCCAGGTGAGCCCCAGTCATGTCCTTCTCGCCGTCCTCAGCGACAAGTGATGCACCTGGAACGCTGGTCTCAACAAGCTTGTCAGTGTTCCAATTGATGGCTGAGGCACCGGCAAGGCTCAGTGCTGAGTTGGTGCCAGTGATACCCGGTAGGATCTCACGGTAGATGTTCTTGATGTCCTTTGAGAGAACTGCGTCTGACATTGTAAATCATGCTCCTGATGTACTGATAAAAATGCTACTTGATGTTCATTCTTGACTTGATGTCAGCAACAATCTGTGAGACACGATCACTGTCTGGGTCAGAGTAGTCCTTTCCGTCAAACACCTGCTGCTTGCGGTGATCTGACAGACCACTTGACCTGACCGCCTCAAGAGACTTAGCCAACTCGTCAACTGTTGAGCCTTTCAGTACATTGACCAGATCACGAGAGATACTGTTGTCAAGAGCAAACGTGATTCTCATGTTCTCAGACTCAAGACCTGACTGCTTATCCTTCAGATCCTCAATCTCAGACTTGAGTGAGTTGATAACCTCATCGTCCTGAGCCTTCTGCTCGCTGGCGCCTTTTGAGCGCTCACGTGTCAGACGTTCCTTCAGGATCTCAGAGACCTTTGACTCGACCGCTGCCTTGAACTCGTCGCTGTCCTCTAGGCTCTTGTTCTGGAGACCTTCATCATCGGACTTACCACTGCTGTCCGTGTCAACCTGCTCACCCTCATTGGTGGTGGTTACATTCTGGTCATCCGAGTCAACACTATTTTTATCGTTGTTTGTTTCAACGTCAACACTCAGACTCACGTTATCTCCATATGTGGTTCTAGTAATATGATCCCAACCTTTTGGCTAGGACTCAGTGTTTTAGTAAGAGAGTTCTATCTCTCCAACTGAATACTTTAAATATCATGCTGTCCATTCTGTATCTATAACGCATTGACAGTAATCGTGAAATCCACTAAACTCTTCAGTCTCTAACGGATACCACTTAGCACCCATCTCAAGACAGTGAGCACATGGACGCTTCCCGTGAACAATACGATGAGCCTTGACACTCACACCAGTTGTCTCACGTATCTTGATAGCCGTCTGTCTGAGAGTTGACCTGAATGAGTGGTTCACGACGTTTCCAGACATTCCACTGACGATGTTGTAAGCGGTGACAACTAACTCATTATCTTGTCTGTCACCATTACCAAGACGGTCAAGAACTGATGTGAACGTATCGTCTATCCTGGCACCTATCATCTCAGGTAGTGCTGGTACAAGAATATGACCATGACGTTTCAGTGAACCAAGAACACACTCACGAGACACACCCTCTGCTGCACGTCTTGACAACATAATCGCGTTCTTTAAGTCCTCGTACATGTAAGCGCTGACATCATCAAGAGAGACAGATGTGTCAGCAAGCAATACAGCCAGACTATCCAGAGTCATCTTCTCTGTCTGAGTAGCGATACCATGAACAAGTTTTTGACCGTGAGAGAGACTACCTCTCTTGACAATCTGCGGAATAGTCAGTGACGAGATATACCTGCTCAGCCTCTCAATAGCACTGGTGTCGTAGTTGTATGCGCTTACCAACGTCACTCACCACCAGAGATGACAGACTGTGCCTCAGTCGTTATCGTCGCATACTTCTCAGCACTCTTCCTGGCTGCCTCAAAAGACGGCAACTCGGTAGTCATTGCTGCGTCTGCAACACTCTCACCAAGAATGTTGTGCTTAATGTAGGCGCTGACATCCAGTCCAGGTGCAATAGCGGTAATCTTTCCAAGACCATCAGCGACAGCACCAATCTCAGATGACGGGATAGAGTCAAAGAATACTGGCGAGATGACCTCAAAGTCCTCGTTGTACTGACCAGTCATGACGGCCATTGACGTGATAGCGAGATTCTTGATTGACTCACCATACCCACGACGCGCTGAACGGACAAGATTAGAGTAAGGCTTACCCATCTCAACAAGAGTCTGAGACGAGAATGATCCGTTCTCCGGGTTGAAACCAAATGCTGATGCCGTCATACCTACCGCGTTGGCAAAGTTCACAGCGTTGGTTGACAACAGAGTAGACAACTCACTGACGTCCGGTGTCTGTAGACTAAAACTGTTGACGTTAGACTCCTCGGTCTTGACAACAAGAATACTAGAGATGTTTGACTTGACGTTCTGAATGTCCATTGTGCCATTGGACTGCGGACCAGCAACAGAGACGATGTTGTGTGACGCAAGCCTGATGTCGTTAGCAATCTCCATCAACTTGGTTGTCCTCAGACCAGCATCAAGAGCATTCTTTGCTGCGGCGTTGATACGTGGTTCACCAAACGGCTTGATCGCTGGATCCTGGTTGTACACAAAAGGCACCAGAGCGATACGATCTGTTGGTAGAGAGAACGTGTCAATAATACGACCATCTGTGCTGACCTTAAGAACCTGCCCAGGTAGGAACATCAGGTAGTCCTTGACTGTCTTCAAGTTTGAGATTGGGTCAACAGTGTAGTTGTTGATAGCAAGACCAACCACCAGACCATAACGAGAATCCCAGATACCAGTAGCCTCACGACCTGTGTACGCCGTATAGACAGGAACCCCATGTGAGTCGGGTAGCACAGACACAAAAGCACAGGCACTGATCATTGAGTTCCTGACTGCTGATGAGATGGCCGGGTAGGCACCATACGTCTTCAGTATTCTAGTGAAACCAAGTTCATCGTTGTTAAACCCGTCAAAGTCAACGTCATTGCACAGAGTGTCAACAGCCGTCTTACCCCAAGACAGGTGTGTACGCAACTTAGCCTCGTACTTCTCAGGTAGAGAGATAGCAAGAGTCTTGGCACTTCTCTTACCCTCATAGATCTCACGGTGCTCGTCATGAAAACCCTTCTTCAACTCCAAGGTCTGTGTCATCCTGGTAAACACGTCCCTGAAATCTTTCTGTGTACTGATGTCCATAATTCCTATATACTCCTATAGTCAGAGATAACAATGTCCGAGTTAGAGACCTCAATGTCTCCGCCTACAGACTCACTTACCTTGATACCATCATCTGCTCTGTCGCCCACCTGGACACTCTTGTATCTAGACGCAAAACTGACAGCCAGAGCCATGCACTCAATTACTGTTGAGTCAGTCTTACCAGAGATTGAGTCAAAACCGATCTGCCTGAGCAAACCACCTCGACCACTGAATCTCTGCTGAGCATCAGAGATGATGGATGCCGTCTTAGGATCACCAAAGTGACGGATAGTTCTGTCAGCCACCTTACCCATAAAGGATGATGATGCCTCTGCCATGTCAGCCGGTCTAGCCATAGAGACCTTACCATACTTGTATGCGCTTACATTTCTCATGTCCCACTTGCCTCGACTGGAAAGCATCTCTTTTCCACGAGACATTCCCAGATCACCATCAAACACAATCTGCTTGACGACAGGTGAGTTGTACAGAGGCTCAATAACTCCCCACAGACGATCCAACCAGTTACCATCAGTAGGCAACGACGCAATCACCTCAACCAGAGCAATACCGTCTGAACCTTGAGCACCAACAGCAACATAACAGTTAGTGTGCTCAGGATTAGTCTTGACGCACACAGCACGAGAACCCTTCAAGAAACCCATCGTCTTGACATCAGACGAGTTCTTGCTTAGAGCAAGCGAGTTCCATAGCGTGATGTCAATAGCATGGTTCCTGTCCTGTGTTGACCAGTAACCAAGACGCTCAATATTGAAAGTCTCAGGTGACATTGACTGAGCCTCACCAGCAATAGTCTCCTCAGTCAGTCCACGCCCTTTAGCAAAAGTGATACCCAGAGCCGGGTTTGCCTCGTACCACTGCCTGCGGTTCATCGGGTCAGTCAACTCAATGACACCCCACTCGGCCCAGAACACACCTTTACCAGTGCTCAACTTGGATCGTATCTCAGCAAACCTGGTTGACAGACCAGATGACTTCATAGAGTGAGCACCCTTTGTCCCAGCAACCTCTCTAGGCTCAGGTGTTCCGACATACCAGATCTGGTTGTTCTTGAACGATGACACAACAGGAACCAGAGCGTCCTCCTCACCACGAGCCAGTTCCTGCGCCTCGTCAAAAAAGATAAGGTTGGTGCTGCGACCACGACCAGTGCTTCCACCACCACGAGTAAAGAACTCAACAGAACCAATCGGTCTGCCGGTCTCTGGATCGCGTGCTGTGATACAAGGACGCTTCACCTTTCTACCAGGTAGGTCAGGAAAGAACCGTTTCAGTGACTCAGGTCCGTACTCGATGATGTCAAGAACACGATGAAAGATAGCCACTGCTGATGCCTGCTGGTGTGAGGTGTAGAACATGTTGTCATTAGTGAACACCAGACCTATAAGGATACGAGCAACAATGACCTCTGTCTTACCATTCTGTCTTGGCACTGACACACCGTACTGCTTGTATGCATACGTCATTGTCTCATCGCTTTCAGTCCTGAACATCAGAGAGTACCTGAGCAACGAGGACTGAAACACCATCAGGTTAACGCCCCATGACTTGAGAGCGTTGTCAAACACGGGGCTGTCCATTACAGACGGTAGAGACTCATCAGCATTCTTAAGAGTTGGCTCCTGTCTACCAATCTTGGGTAGATGCTCAATCATCTTCCTCGTCTCTCCTAGCAAAGTTCAGAGAGTTACGAGCCGCCATAATGTCATTGACCTCTCTGTCAACATCATCATTCTTTGTCCTGGCACCCTCCTCCTTAAGGATCACCTTGTTGATGTTCAGGATTTCCTTAGAGAACTTCAGACGTTGCTCAGGATCACTGGCCTTGGACATGTCCTCAATAAGGATTCCTCTTTGAGCCTTCAAGATAGCAAGGTTGTCACCTGATGCCTCAGCGTCTCTGAGAGCCTTGATGGTACTGCGTGGTCTCCCCATCTTTAACTGCACCGCCTATGGTTAAAAGAAAAGAGTAACTTCTGTAAAACGACGTTGGTCTACAGTGACCAGTCGATACCGCTCTGAGTAAAGTCGTCATCCATTGTCTTGGCGGCGTCTATCTCTCTTTTCATTGAAATATCTGAGATCAGGCGGTTTCCCTTGATTCTGTTGCATATCTCATGAACAGCCTCAAGGTTTGAGTAGTCGTATGGTTCACCACCTTTATCTATAGGATGAACGTGATCAACGACTGGCCTCAGGTCTCCACGGCAAACAGAGAAATCCAACGGCCTGCCACATAGGTAACAGTATCCGTTGGACTCTCTGAGAACAGTTCTTCTGACCTGACGCCATCTCGATGTATGACGCGGGTCCGACATATCATCCTCCTATGATGTTAAAGTGGTTCAGTGTGGTAGGTCTTGTATTATTGGTAGGTGGCGTCATAGTCCATGCCGCCATCACAAATAGCCTTTTTTGTAAAAGGTTCTCTATTATAAAATACAAGTTCAAGAGCATAGACGTATTTTTGCTCTGACCAACCAGAGTTTATAACGTAATCAATATAGTTCCTCTTGATTACATTACAGATGTGACCTTTATTCATAGCCGACGACTTGAAATAGTCTGAGTACTTATCAAATGGCTCGATGTAGTATTGAAAACGGCTTAGAAAGTTCTTTGCCTTGGATCTGTCGCTGACAGTACCATAATCTTCATCGGTACCCTCAAACAGTGAGGGCTGACCCTGATGCTCTGGACTTCTTCTTGACGACACCTTGTATGACATGATTTTCTCCTAAAAGTTCTAGTATTACTGACAATACTTATTATCTGCAAAAATCAGAATGGCAAATCACCATCATAAACATTACTGTCGCTAGAGAACCAGTCAAAACATGTCTCCTCTTCCTCGCTGTTAATGTCATCTTCTCCGTCGTAGTAAACTTCTTCTGACTCACCAGGTGGTAGATCCTCGACGTTAATAAGACAACTCATCCAGAAACTATCCTTATTTGTATCCTTTAGGATTTCCTTTAGATCTAGTTTCCTCGACATCCTGTTAGGGTTTCCGTCTACAATCTTTGCGTATGCCGCATATACGTCAGCCGGATAGATAAACTTCAATTCATCCTTTTCAGACTCCTCATTCCACTCAAGACCAACATACACATCAGGCTTGTTCTTGCCCTTCATGTATCTGTATGTTGATGCTGTCTCAGATGATAGAGCACCCTTGTTCTTGACAGAGACGTTAGCCAACTTGGTATATGACGTACTCTTCTCTCCATCTTCAGTCTTAATGATAATGGCGTCGATGTCATACTTCTCACAGTCTAGTGATGCTGGAATGACATTCAGACCGTACTCACTATAAAGAAACTCATCCATAGCGATAATGGTCTGACTCTCAAGGTATGCACCCTCTGAGGCACGGTACAGCATGTAGAACAGACCCTTCTCAGCATCAAAGTACTTACTTGAGTATGACTGGGACTTTATGAAAGGATTCCTGTCGATCATCTCCGCTGCATTATTTGCGTAGTCAATGATCTCGTGATACATCGTCTTGCCACGATCAGAGACTACAGCCAACATCCTTTGGACGTACCTGTCATAGATGACTGCCTGAGAGAAATTGTGATCAAACTCTTCTCTCTTGTGCCACCCAAATGGCTTGTAGCGCTTACAGTAGTGGTCATCACTGCAAATCATTGACAGGTGCTTGATGATGTTACGACCACCAAGAATCTCCTGAATGTTCTGACGGTAGCCGTCCCAGATGTTCTTGAAAGAGTTCCAACTGGATACCAGTCTCCAGTTCTTGCTCCTGTCATCGTCATACAATTCAAAGTCTCTCTTGGCCTGGCTGAAATACTTTGATGACTTGCTAAGGATCTCATTTCTCTCATCGTAAGAGATTACACTTGGTCTCTCGTCATAGAGGTAATCTGGAACAGCGTTCATCTTCTTTACTGAATACATCTTTGTCATCTCCCGCGATGAATTTATAGGTGAGATAGTAACCTTACTTATCTATCTCATGATGTGCTCTGAATATCGGATGAACTATGCTATATCCCACTACTAAAACGGCATTATACTGCCAAAAAGTCGGTTAGTAGTGATTTACTGTTATAAATACTCTGATTGTAGGCGCTTTTATCTTGTTTAAAAAAAGTACGATTCTACCGTATAAAAATACCCTAGGTATGCACTCCGTCTAAGGAAATGCACCCTAGGGCTATTTCTTTATTGTAAATAGAATAACAATTATGTAACAGTTATTCTATTTACAAATTATCAGATGTAGTTTGCCTCCATACGAGTCTGAAGAGCCTTGACTGTCTCACTACCAGCATAACCGTCAACAGTGACACCGATGTGAGCCTGTAGAGCCGAGATGGTTCCAGGACCAATCAGACCGTCATCCTCAACACCAAGCAAACGCTGTAGAGCGGCAATAGTCTGAGATCCCTCAGCATCGTCATCACTGACCCATTCCCAACCAGCACCAGCGGCCGGAACGTTGTCGCTGTTGGAGTCGGCCTGAGAAGAGATAACGCCGTCAAAAGTCGTACCAAGAAGAAGTTGCATACGACCAGTTGTGTTCATGCCCCAGATTCCATCAACAAACTGATCTGGAACAATTGGCTCAGAGACAGGTGAGGACTGGTAGTTGGATGTTGACCCGTAGTTGCCGTTAGCCATCTCATTGTACCAGTACTTTGCGCGACTCATGTAGTCCTCGTTCTGCCATGACGCAAGAGCGGCTGGGCACTCAGTACTGGAGAAGTAACTGTGAGGGAAGACGTTGACCAGCCACTCAGGTGAGCCAAGGTCATATGCGTGACACAGAGCGGCGACCAGGTGAGCACCGTTCTCAATGGTCTCGTCAGAGAGGTAGTACTCGCTGTTTGAGACATCAGCGTGCTCGATACCGATGGACTGACAGTTGGTGGCGTAGTCACCAGCGTGCCATGCCGTGTCCCAGTCGTGAACCAGTTGACCAATAGTACCGTCCTTGGTCACCTGATAGTGCGCTGACGCCGGACGAGTCTGCCACACGTTGTAGCACCCCTCGACACTGAGGTTACCAGCATTGTGGTGCACAAGTATCTTGTTGATCTCGTATCCGTCACGACCCTCAGTGTAGTGGTGATCCAGGAACATGTTGATGTCAGCGTTTAGGTTCTGCCAGTCCTGCATAATAAACGACTCTCCTCGTTAAAAGTCTACATGTGTTGATGTCTACATATGTTGATACATCTTGTTGACTTAAATATCTATATAAGCACTGACAGGTCAACAAGTTAGTAGTAATCTAGTTCTCAATAAGTATCAACTCAAATAACGATTTCAAGACAAAGAAAATGACCGGGTTCCCTAGGAGTTGCGATAGGAGGGAACCCGGTCTGTTGTGGTGTCAGTACCTGCGGAGAAAAACGTGTCAGTAAATACGACAGGTCACTGCACCAGGAGAATATCACTGTTGACTGTCTGCGCCTACACCAGGACGCTCAGTAACAACTTTGTCGTCTGTTGACACATAGTCACAGTCATACTCATCCTTGATGATAGATGGAGGCTCTGGAGGCGGAGGCGGTAACTGTCTGTTGATGTGGTTACGGAGAGTCCACGTGTAGTTACGTGTGGCCTGTGCCTGCTTGAACATCCGCTCGATGTCATTGTACTGCTGCTGCTGCTTGTCGTGAAGATTCATGTAGTCCTCTCTAAGACGATCACTCATCTCGATCAGACCATCCAAAGTGTCCTTGGATCTATCCCTGACGTTGTTCCAGACAGCGGTGAAGTACCCGACGCCTGCAATCATCAGGGCGCCGACAAGGAGGACAAGATCGTGGTTGATGCTTTTCAGGAACTCGGGGAGCATCTGTACAACACCTCATTGTGCTTGAAGAAAAGGTAGATAAAGGTTCATCGTTTTTTAGACTGACGGATCTACCTCTTCTGCTACAACCTCACCCTTCAAGGATCGTTCCATCGTCCGTCAAGAATATCTATACGTAGTCACTTATCGTTGCAATATAACGGATTGATGTCTGTTGTCACAGTACTGTTACAGTGTGTGGTGTGACGTTATGATGTGACTGGTGGTGGTTGCCATGTCTTGGCGCTCGCGGTACGTCTTTTCTTATCTCACCTGTGTTCAAGCAAAGAAGAACCCCGGATACACAATGCGGGATAGAATGTGTCATCCGGGGGAGTTCAACGACTCAGCACGATTATTTTTGTAAGGTTGACTGTGCCTCTTCCGTATTGTTGCTGTATGGATAATATCAGATGAAAGGTAACAGATCAACCCTTGACTTCTCAGTCAATAATGCGGATACCAGTCATGATCTCAGGCTGCTTGGACGTGACCTGGCTGCGCTCGCCTGTGACTGGGTTGGTCCAACGAGCCTGCACCATTTCCTCACCGATTCTGGTCCTGGCAATCTTGAGACCACGAGAGGTGAACCACTGGTGCTTGTTCACCTCGGTACGCCAGACACTAGAGCCAGGTGCAACGTAACCATTCTTCTTGACATAGAGACAGTATGACTCGTACATGTCAATCTTACTACTGTAGATACGAGAGTCACACTCCTCCAGACAGTCATCAATCCACATCTGAATCTTGTCGCTACCACCAAGCCACTCCTGCTTAGCCTCCTCCATTGTCTTGGATGGCTCAACAGGAATCACAAAATCGTTATCAGAAAGTTTCATTCCGTAACGGATGAAAACCTGTGTGGCGTACTGTAGTAGAGGATCGTCATCTGGTAGGTTGTCAATAGATGATGCACTCAGTGACGGATCAGCAAGACGCTCATGAGGCTCCTGTGGATTCCTGGTGAACCTGTATGGTGTAGGAATAACCATGAGACGACGAGTGATGGCTGGGTCCATGGTGCTTACCTGCAGCAGGTTGTTTGTGGCGACAATGATTGAGAACTGGACCTTAAAGGAAACCTCGTCAATACCTTTTCTCTCAGCCGTCATTCTTGGTGTGTCCACCAGTTGCTTAATCTGGTTCTCATCCATGTAACGGTCCTTGGGCAACTCCTCAAAGAACACGCAACGAGCACCCTGTAGACGGAACTTTGAGAAACGACTACGCTCACTGGATGTCAGAACAGATGGTGTTGAACTCACGCTGTAGCCGTCACCAAGAACACGACGGATGAGAGCAATGAGAGATGACTTACCGTTAGCACCAGAACCGTGTAGGTGCAAGATGTGATCAGGCGCACGACCAATCATTCCTGTAGCGATGTAGTAGAGCAGGTACTCACGGCTGTCCTCAGGAATGGCCGACATGATAGCATCAAAACGTCTCTTGCCCTCATCGCTGACTGGATACTTGTTCTTATAGGCGTCCATGAACTCATTCCAGTCGATAGACACGTCAGACTTCTTTGTGCTCAACATGTCTGGCTCAGTAGACCTTGATGTCTTGTTCTCAAAGTCAATGACCTTGTTCTTAAAGTTGAACAGGTAAGGGTTGTTGTCAAACTCATCAATTGAGATTCTGACAGCATCCTTGAGAATAGGAATCATTGACCTGTGCAGAGCGGCCTTCTTTAACTGTGACAGGTACCTCTCGTTGAAACGCTCCTGGTTCTGAGAGTTTGAAAGTATCTCACATGTACGTGACAGTACTCTTGACACACCAGCAATAACCATGTCCTTAGAGGACTCACGCCATATACCAGTAGACGGAATGTACTCCATCCACTTTGACGTCTCCTCGGCAAAACGGAACATCATGTCAAAGTCTGTGCAGTTGATGATGAACTGAGCAACATCGCTCTCGTTGACAAACAGACCAACATAACTCTTGAACTCGCTCTCAACCAACTCAACCTCGTCAGATGAGAACTCAATCACACTCTTAGCTGTCATGGCTTATACCCCGCTATACAATAGAAATCAACCTTATAATCACATAAGAAACTGAGTTTTTAGTGAGCAACAATAATAAAACTCATTTCTTGGTAGGAAATATCACAGGACTAGTTCACACATCCAGAACCGCAGAATCAGCAAAAAGGTTCCATACTATCTATATTTTTTCTTTTCTTACTGTAAATATAGGTAAATAACGTTTTTGTATCAATTCACCTTTCTTGGCCGTTCCGGCCCGTCCGTCCACCCCGTCTCCGTAGAGTACGGACTTCTGAAACGCTGTTCCTGTAGGATGTTGAGTACCTGGTACGTAGAATGAAAGACCTCTAGTCTTGTATCCGTGTAGTGGCTTCCGTCGTCAGACGGCACAGCAGAGGTATAGTTAATCACCCACCTCATAGTAGACCTCTTATAGTGGTGAACTACTATGGCTATTCAAGACTAGGGCGGTGAGACAGATACGCTTAACAGTTTATCTGTAGAGTGATGTTCACCTGTTCAGTGAGTAGTGCTCTAGGTACATGAGTCGTTTCTCTTATCCGGGGGCAGAACGGGCACGCCGCCCGACTTCCCCCCGGACCCCCGTCTTGAGGCGCTGGGTAGAGCGGCGTCGTCACTACGTTCCTCCTGTTCCCGCTCTACCAGTACTAAGAAGGATCTTTTTGTTTTTTATTTTTCTTATAGGTAGAGTAGACTCGCCCTAGATCGGACTAGCGTCAGAGGGTTATCGGATCAAGGTTCCTATGAGGAGGTGAGTAACCTGTCTGAGGTGCACAACTCAATAGTTGAACGACTCGATCTGTAAAAGTTTTAAGCGCCTCTCAGGCGCCTGAGATGATCTAAAACGACTCGGGTTCCTGGGGGTGTGCACGGTGTGCAGAGGTTCCCGGGACCTCCGTATAAATAGAGTATCATAAAAAAATTTCACACCCCCCCTGGGAACCCTTGCACAGTATGCACAGTACTATTTTTTAGATCAAAAACGTTGAGATTCCAAGGAAAAGTAGGGGTGTTGCTGTGCACGGTGAGTCATGCACAGGCGTGCACATGTGCACGCCCAAGGCGTTTTAGAGTGCACAAAGGGGGTATTTTTACTGTCCAAGACGTAAAAAAGACACTGTTGTGCACTGATCGGCGTGCACAAAACCCCCTTTTGTGCACGCCTGTGCACGCTCTGTGCATGTCAGAGAGGAGCGTTCCGTGCACAGACTTTGTCATGACAAAGTCTCTCTAAAAACCACCTCTGAGAGAGTCATGAACTATGCTATGTCTCATCTGAATCGCTCGTCTCTCAGACCCTATAAGAGAGGTGTCTCTCAACTAGCACGTGTCACATACTCAACGACTAGTAAAGAACACGTATAAGCCCTTTTAAGAGCCTATAGTGAACAAGGACAGGTGGCTCATACCGCTGTGTCCTGTAATGCTCTACAAGGCTCTTATACGGGCTCTGAAAGGCATATAAAGGGTGTATCACCAGAGCGCTGTTCTACCTGAACAGAGAGCCCTATATACACCACCTAGAAGGGATCCTTAAGAGAGAAAGACACAAAGCACAACACATACTAAAGTGGTGTATCATCTCTACAGAAAAAAGAAGAAAAATAAACCTTTTCCTTTAAGTACTGGTAGAGCGGGAACAGGAGGAACGTAGTGACGACGCCGCTCTACCCAGCGCCTCAAGACGGGGGTCCGGGGGGAAGTCGGGCGGCGTGCCCGTTCTGCCCCCGGATACAAATAGACAGGTATGAACAAGAAACAGTGAGACACAGAAACGCTGAGCATCACCTGACTCACTAGAACAGCAAAAACTGTAACACAGAAAAGAGACCTTGACAATCACCTATGAGAAAAAACACCACTTGTAGGCGCTGACACTTTAAGGCCGTACTCTACGGAGACGGGGTGGACAGACAGGCCGGAACGGCCAGGAGAAAAAATGTTAACAGGAGCGTAGCGAGAATGAGTAGGTGTAGGCGCCGACAATCAGGTAAGGAAATAAAAAAGTGGTGATGAATGCGTGAGTGTAGGCGCTTACAAGCACGCAAGAGAGAAATAGAAAGTCAGTTGGTGTGCTTAACTGTCGGCGCATACAACTAGTAACAGAGATGAGAGTTAAACAGAAATACCATCTGTCAGCGCTCACAGACAAAGAGACAAGAACAAAAAACAAAAAGATGTATACTTGAGAGCGCATACAAAAAGAGAACAAGAAAAAGATGTATTGACTACTTGTAAGCGACCACACATAAGCAAGTAGAACTAGTCAGAAAACAGTGGTCCTGTACGGGCACTTGTAGGCGATGACAAATGAGCATAAAAGTGCTGAGTTCAATAACTGAGATCGACTAGTACTAAGACTCATAACTCAACCCACCCAAAACCCAAAAACAAAAAAGAAAAACCACACGACACATTCCCGCCTCACCAACCACAGCACCCCGCGACTCCAGCCGACACAGACCCACATCCAATCATCCTGTTCTTCACCCATCTCCGCGCTCCCGTCCTCATCATCTCCGCAACTGCCCACACTCTTAACTACACCTTGCTAACAACCCCTTGTCCACATACTGCCTGCCGCCACTGTACACACCACCTGTTCTACCACCCATCGCCACTGTACCACCACCCGTGTCTACATTCTTGCCCGCAAATGTACCCATTCCTGTCTCGGTCTCGCTACCGCTCGCCCTCAACCTGTGCTCCGCTCCCTGACGCTCGCTACGTCCCCCACCGCCTGGCTACCACTGCTTACCTGTACCGCTACCCGGCCCACTGTTGTCTGCAATTCTGTTCACATGTCTGTCTGCACTACTGTGCTCACCCTGCTATCATCATGCCGCCACTTTGGGTTCAGGCCCTGTGCTCACCACGATCCATCATTCTCACCTTCTGTGTGTCACCCCAGTCACCTGCGCTACCACCAGTCCCTTACGCGAGTCCACTCACACTCCCTGCCGGTTCCACCACCCTTACCGCTCGCTGACGCTCGCTCACAGGGTGGTTCCACCGTTGGTCGTTCCCGTTCCCTCGCGTAAGGGACTGGCGTCCGCTTGTCCTGTGTGGTTTCCCTTGCTGGTGAGTCTCCGCTCGCTGACGCTCGCTTACCGCCTCACCCCAATGGTCACCTGTTGCTCGCTAAGCGCTCGCCCACACACCAGCCGTTCATGCACACCATCTTTGCCAGCAATACCTTGTACGCATACATGTCAGCATTCTTTCCAGCACTCCTGCTGACATGCTTGCCACCAGTTCTGTTCACACCATGCTTACAGTACTTCATCCAGTCCTGCCAGCATAACGCTGCATCAATAGGTTAGCGGTTACGGCAGTCACCCCAGCCACCAGTACAGCATATATGCACACATAAAGGGGGCGCAGCGTGCGAGCGCCAGCGAGTACCAAGCCCACGTGTGCATATATGCTTGTGTTAACATGATGCTGGAAGTCAGGGTGAGCGAGCGTCAGCGAGCGAGGCCGTCACCGGCTCGGGCTCGCCTAGTTACGTCAGGCTACTTTTACTAGTCACCCGTCAGGGGTTAATAGTTCCCTAAGTTTATCTTTACTTGAATGTCAGCGCTTACTTGTGTCCGTGTTAGTTAATTATTCTTCTCTGCCTATATGTATGCGCTTACACTTGTTCCTTCATCATGTGTTGCTGATTGTGTGCGCTTACCTGCTCGGCCTATTAGTTAATTGTTTTCATCCTTGATGTTCTCATGTCTGTATGCGCTCACGTCTGTATCTTATCTCTTTCTGTCCGTGTATGCGCTTACGTCTTCTTCTTGTACCAGGTCTCACACCTCTTAGTTAATAGTCTTCATTCCTTCACCCTGTGTGAACTGTTCTTCTTCATGATTTGCTTTCTAGATGTATGCGCTGACATGCTTGTCTGTCTATCTGGTGTTCTTTTCTTCCTTTATTTATTGGTACATGTCCTAGTTGAAATATGCTCTGTCTTAGGGCACTTTCAGGTTCCCCTGTTTGTGTCTGCCCGGCCGGACGTTATTTTGACCCGTGTAGAAACGGATATTAAGTTTTTGGGTTTCTAGTTTGCCGGATGGTTGCTTTTGTCTGGTCTGTCGAAGCCCTTGTTCTGTGATGTTTGTCACTACATACGCTGTCACTCTGTATTTATGGAGGTATTTTTGATGATGTTTGACACACTCGTATACTTGTCATGACATTATCTGACTTACTTTGTTCATCTTGTCTGCATTACCGCGAAACAGTTGTGATTTATGTCTCACATGTCTGTTCTTACGCAGGAAGAAATAAATTCATGTTCTGTTTGCCATTCTTGAAGCGGTTTTCACTCATTCCATATGAATTCAGTCCGTCTCGCTGCTAAAAGCATTTCACATATTCACAGCCTGTCTGAAATACCAGTATGCGTCTTCTGTGTGCTTTGTGTCACAATACATTTAGAAGAACAGAGACAAAAGATGTTTTGAGAATACTTAGTACGAGCAGCAATGACACATAAGTCATACTGTGCTTGACTTCTCTCTCTTGCTGGATAGAATAACAGTACATCATTTTCATTCAGTTCATCTAACTGTCAACTAATCAAGAATACTGACCAGTTCATTATTCTTCCTGTCTGTCACCACTTCACCCTTTGGAGGTCCTAACCGCTATGAGGTCTGGAATCAACTTCAACTCACCTGATGGTTCTGCGTCGATTTCACGTCCTGGTGATACTGGTCGATTGACTGAGAACAAGAGTGGTTCTGGCTATGGTGACAGTATCCTTGATGACCTTTTTAGTGATGATGACAATAGTTCATCCGGCCGGTCTGACGTTTCTGCAAGAGGAAGTAACAACCTTTCAGGTAACTCGAATCAGTCAGTAGGTAATGACTACAACCCCTTGCTGGATGATGATGACGATGATGTCAACACGCCAGAGAAGACAGTAGGCAGTTATCGCTCCGCCTCCAACTCTTCAGGAACAGGTGCTCATAGTGCCTCTGTCAGGCCGCAGCAGAACCCTGGCAACCACCAGTCAGGTTCTCGTGTGTCTCGTCATTCTGTACATCAGCCAGTCAAGTCAGACAGTGTTTCACGTGGAACCATGCAGCGTGAAAACATGCAGACAGAAGGTACTGCCTCAAAACGTGCCCCTCTCAGAAGACCAGATGCTCAGCATACCCATAGCGGACACGACTCTGTAAGGGGTAGTTTAGACAATAGACGACCTCTGCCTGAACATAATGAACCAAGCCGTTCCCCTGCTTCCTCTTATAACGCCCAGGCATCTTCTGAAACACCTCAAACAACACACAGAAGACGTATCGGCATTCCGTCTTCATCCCACTCACAAGACCATTCGGAAAGCACAAGAACTGGTAGTAGTGAACCTCAACAAGAGCCTCAAAACGTTCAAGGTAGTACTGGCAACAGTTCTGCAAGACAGTCACAAACAAGCAATGACTCGTTATCGAACTCAGTAGACAATCGCCCTGACTCACATAGTACACACTCTAGTGATTCATTAAACAATGCCATCAGAAACACAGAGAGCAGGTCAGACAGTAGTGACAGTACCTCCAACTCTCTTGGTAGACGACCTGTTGATTCATCTGCAAGGCACTCGGTAAGCCGTCCGTCAGAGTCAGAACCACATCGTTCAGGTGGTGGACAAGCATCTAACACACCTGTTTCTGACAGACATGTAGACAGTGTTTTACGTGAAACATCGAGTACAGACTCTACTGACAGTAAAGAAGAATCAGGCTCGGACAACTCATCTGCGATTCAGTCAAGCACAACGAACACAGACTCTTCAAGTGGTCACTACTGGGTTGGCAGTAACGTACCAGGCAAGAAGAACACAGGCTACAGTGCTGATGAAAATGACTCCACAGGCATCGACGAGAACGGTTCTGATAGCAACAAATCAAGTTCTGACCCTGCTCCCCGCAAACGAGGTAGAGGCAGACCACGCAACTTTCTGAACACCATCCTGCCTGAGAACAGAGGAAACGACTTCGCTGAGAGAAGATGGCAGGGAGCCAGACAGACCAAAGACTTCGCCCCACACGTTGGCTTTCCCGTCAGATCCAAGGAGGAGGAAGCAGAGTTGAGGCGCCGCCAGAGATCAGGTGAGACGATTCCTGGACGCAAGAAACGTGACCCGAATAAGAAGTACCACCGTAAGACAATCACCGAGAAAGACATCCTCGTCTTCGAGTTGGCAGCCATAACAGGTGCCTGCACGTACAACCCGGTAGCAGTCCTACTGGGGATGAAGCACGCCTCCAGTGCCCGCAAGAGGATACAGGGGCTTAAAGAGATGAAGATGCTCCGTACTGCTCATTCACTGAAGATCGACGGAGTGATGTTCGATCTCACGCGCCGAGCAGTCAACCAGATGTACAAGCACGGCTCAGGTGTGGACAAGGACTGCATCTCCTTGAAGAAGGACGTCACAGGTCTAAAATCACGTGAGACCTCCTACCACAACACCATTCTTGCCTACACTCTCGCCAAGGAGTGTGCACTCTACGGCTTGCGTCCAGCCATGTTCTACAATGAGGACTGGATGGCTAGACGCTGCTCAGGAAGTTACAAGGGCATTGGTATCGAGGCCAGGAACGAGCGTGTGGCGGAGTACAGACGGCAGATGATGAAGGCATACCGTGAACTCAGTCAGGGTGTCCGTGAAGGAATCATGGAACGATACCCCATGCTCTGGGTGCCGTGTGGCAAGGAGGATGACCTGAGTAACTACTCCGCGTGGCACCAGCCAGACCTCATTCTCAACCGCGACTGGAGGAACGAGAAAGGCCAGTCAAAGTCCGTCGCCTACGAGATTGAGATGACCCCTAAGAGTCCAGGAGACATGGACAAGATCATGCGAACACTGGGATGGTCAGGATGGTTCGCATACGGCGAGGTCCGTTACGTCGTCTTGTCAGACATGATCCAACGTGCCGTTGAACGCTCCAGAGACAGGATTGTGAACGAGTTCAGGTACCTGGCAAGAACTGCTCCAGACAGTCAGGACAGAGCCTTCTACAAGTCAGGAGCCAACTTCCTCGCCAACGCCCTGACTATTGAGAAACTGAGTGACATGAACGGGAACCTCTTTGATACAGGAGACCAGGAATGGATCTAGAGCATAGAGAGCACACAGGAGGAACTGCATAAGACAGTCAAGCATTGAGAATGAATGAGCGCAGAGCAGAAGCAGGATGATGGTTTCACGTGAAACATGCTCCTGTGAAACAGTCATCACAGCAAGGAGTTAACATGTTCATAGAACAGAAAACAACATGAATCACTCATCTTACTGTCATCAGCAAAAGACCATAAAGTGATATTTTTGACCAGTTGCAACAGTGATTTTCAAGCATTTTCCACACAGGTAAACGTCTCTTGAGTCATCTGTTGAGAGCAGCATCTACCACAACCAGCGATAGCGAGAACACTCAATGTCAGTAGCACATGACCATCAGAACGTACAGCCGGACAACAGATACCAGACAGGCGGATTCAGTACATCAGCAGCAAACATGTCCTTGAAGGACGTGAATCCTGAGAACAACCCCTTCCTGGACGATGACGATGACGACCTGTACACAACACAACCAGGAGTGTCAACAGCAGCATCATACAGTGACATTGGTAACAGACCAACCATCATACCCGGACTTGACGACAGGGTTCCACTACACTCTGACGAGACTAGAACAGGATACGAGAATACTCCATCAGTAACTCAGGGCGTTGCTGCTTCTGGTCAGTACATTAGTGCAGCACAGGCAGACAACACTGATGAGAGGATTGCTGCACCTACTGACGCTGATGACATGTACTATGACGAGTCTGGTCAGGACTCCTACAGTACTGACGACCAGTGGGCTGACAGTGGTGAGTACGTAGATGACGAGGAGTACGCCTACAGTGCTGACGAGTCCTATGATGACAACAGTCATGGTTTTAGTGGCTCTGCTGATGACGTTCTTGGTCAGTTCGCTCAGGACGTGGAGTATGCTGCTGACACAGATGATGGTTATGACGAGGTTGTCTTCACTCATGGAGATGAACCATATGACGATGAAGAGGACAGCCCGTTCAGTACTGACTACGAGTCATCAGAGTACGATGACTATGACAACGACCTTGCTGCTGACTACGGGGAAGAAGCTGTAGACGCCCTGGGATCCATCATCGACAACATCGAACCAGAGAAGGATCTGGGATTCAACCCTGACGACGAGGACGAGGCACTGTTCAGAGGCTTCAAGATCGATGAGATTATCACTGAGGCCATTGACATGGGTGCCAGTGACATCCACATCGACTCTAACAAGAGAATCGCTTTCCGTGTTCTGGGAGACATCATCAGGGACGAGAAACGAGGCATCATCCCAGGTGAGGTGACCACCAGAATCTATGAGAACATCACCAGCCACGTGAACCAGCAGACCCTCACAGAGACGTTTGAACTTGATGCTTCATATGTCGTCAGGGCGGGAAAGTACCATGGCCGTCGTCTGCGTATGAGTGTTGGTAAGAGTTTCGGACAGGTGTTTCTCGTCTTCCGTATCATCAACGACGTCATTCCAACACCTGACGACCTTGGTGTGGACCCATCTCTCGTTGAGTGGACGAACCTGTCTCGTGGAGGATTCTGTCTCGGTGGAGCAACAGGATCCGGTAAGGACCTCAAAGACACCACACTCATTCCAGGAAGGTTCCCAGGAGGATTCAAGGCCCTGAAAGACATCCAGGTCGGAGACATCGTTTTCGACGAGAACGGAGACGACTGCACCGTCATCAAGAAGCACAAGGGTGGATCAGAGCGGTTCTACGACATCTACTTCTCCAACGGTCAGGTTGTTCGTGCCGGAGGAAACCACCTGTGGAACGTCTACAACCTGAACGAGATACCAGTCTACAACGCGAAGAGCAACCTGATTCCAGTGTTCACAGACTCAGAAATCGACGAGTTCACACGGATTGGAGTCTCCTCAGACGAACTCTCCAAGATCTCTCGTGATGACTTGCTGGACATCGCTGAGACCTTACGGACACGAACAGCACTGGCTCTATGGCTTGACAACCACTTCACAGGCTCACCATCAACCATCACCGGACACAACCCACAGATGATGTACCCCGCCAGAAAAGTCTGCATGTCCATCGTTGAGGATCACTTCTTCAGAGCAGAGAACGAGGACAGGACCTCAGCACCAGACCGTGGAGTCATGCTGACACTCACCACACAGCAGTTGAAAGAGATCGGCGTCATGTCCTACGAGAACGGAACCTACCAGAGAAACTGGGGTGTACCCATGCTCTCAGGACCAGTGATGCCATATGGTGGATGGGTTGATCCATCAGTACACCCATACGACTTCGGCGTTGAGGTTGCAGGAGAGTCAGAGTACTCCAAGGTCCAGACAGTTCTTGATGACGAGGTTCTGTCGTGGTCACCAGAGAACAAGGTGATGTTTATGATGGGTGTCGTTGGAACAGGATCTGTGACACAGAAGATCTCTGGATACACCTCAGTCACGTTGTCTGACAGGAGTATCGCAGAAAAGGTTCGCTCTGTCGCCTGCTCTCTTGGATGGGAGGTAGAGTCCATCACTGAGAAGAGCAACCACAGCAACGAGTCTGGCAAGAGTTACACCTTCTACTTTACACCAGTCTACAACCTTCCCTCAGACGAGGATGACGACTTGTATGACTACGACTATGATGAGAGCAGTGCTGGTTCACTGGATCCGCAGTACATGTACATCACCAAGATTGTAGAGGTGAAGGATGACCCTGACACGTACTTCTGCTTGGAGGTTGACTCACCATCACACCTTTTCCTGTGCTCAGAGTCATACATTCCTACACACAACACGACCACGTTCGCATCCCTCATCCGACAGATGCAACTCACCAGACAGCAGAAGATCATCACTATCGAGAAGCCGATTGAGTTCATGTACCCTGACGACGGGAAGGCGTTCATCACTCAGCGTGAGGTCGGCAGCGACGCAAAGTCTTTCAGCAACGCTCTGGTGTCTGCTATGCGTCAGGACCCTGATGTCATTCTGGTGGGTGAGGTCAGAAACAGGATAGAGGTTGACGAGTTCCTTCGAGCCGCTGAGACCGGACACCTTGCTCTGACAACCATCCACACCAACACCCCACCAGCGACAATCAACAGAATCCGAAGCCTGTACACTGGTGACGACCAGATCCGTATCATGGCTTCACTGGAGGAGAACATGCGAGGAATCGCCAACCAGACACTGTTGAAGACACCTGACGGCAAAGGTCGTTTCGCTCTGTTCTCAGTCCTGAACTTTGACAGAGAGGTCAGGCGACTCATCCGTGAAGGAAACCTTGTTGCTCTTGAGGACTACATGCGAGACAGACAGACAACCATTGAGTACCGTATCGCAGAGGCAGTAAACGACGGGAGATGCAGCGAGGCAGAGGGATTGTCACACGCCCCAGACCCCATCTACCTAAAGAGCCTGCTCAAGAAGCACTCCTAAGGAAGAGCGGATTATCACTGAGATCTGAGTAGAGAACAGCATTCTCACAACAATGACCAAGAACGTCCTGAATGAAGCACGAGTGGATTTCAGGACGTTCTTGTGCTATATTAGAGCATAGGTAGAAGTGTGCATAAAACATAGTAGGCACCATGACAAGACCTCCAAAGGAGTACAAATTTGAGCACATCACCAATTACTCGTGAACAGACAGAGGACCTGATTCAACTGCTCATCAAGGCTTCGCAGGCGTACTACTCTGGTGATGAACCAGTCATGTCTGATGCTGAGTTCGACTCAAACCAGAACCTCCTGCAAGAGGTCTGTGACACTGGCGAGTACTCAAAACTGTTCACAGAAGGATCTGACGGATGGCGAGTACTTGGCCACGGAGACGTTCTACTTGGCGCTTCACTGAGAAACAAGGCCAACAGCGACTCTGATACTGATAACAGCACCAGTGCAAGTGGTTCTGCATCTCGATCCAGGCGAGAGGTGACACATGTTCCACCTATGCTGTCACTACAGAAGATGAAGACAGAGGACGCTCTGAAGTCCTTCATCCAGAAGACCAGCGAGCACGGTGCTGAGTCGTTCAAGTTGCAACTCAAACTAGACGGCCTGGCTGTCTCTGCCGTCTATGACTCTGAGGGCGACCTGACACTCATCTCCACCAGAGGCAACGGAACCACAGGAGAGGACTGCACATACCTGTCAGACCCAGAGTCAACAGGGTTGTTCATCAACTTCATACCAGCAAGTATTGACATGAGCACGCTTGCCTCACATGTTGGTAATTCCTCCAGGGTATCTGAGTTCGAGGTTCGTGGAGAGGTGCTGTTCATCGGAGACCAGTTCGAGAAGGCGTCGCAAGCACGACAGGAGGCAGGTGGAGAGCCTTTTAGCAACCCGAGGAACGCTGGCGCTGGTCTTGTCAACAGAGCAGCAAAAGGTCTTGGGTTCAGTGCTGAGATGACGTTTGTGGTATACAGTATCCTTGTCAATGGAGAGTACGTTGACACTACTACCAGTTCAGAAAATGGTGGTTTGAGTACCTGGGTGAGTAGTAACGGGTTCCTGACTGCTGATGAGTTGACAAGTATCCATGCCGGAAAGATTAAGGTTGGTGGACTGAATGACTCTGATGAGGTGATGAATAGCATTCATGCACTGGGAACGGTTCTGGACAGTCTTCCCTTTGAGGCTGATGGTATTGTCATCAAACCAGTCAATGAGGCCACTATGTTGGATTCTATGGGCTCAACATCACACCACCCGTTGTCACAGGCGGCATGGAAGTATCCTGCACAACAGGCAGTCAGTACTGTCAGATCTATCGAGTTCACTGTAGGACGAACAGGAAGAATCACGCCTGTCGCGGTATTCGACCCTACTCTTCTTGACGGAACAGTCGTATCCAAGGCGTCACTGCACAACATGAATCACATGAGTAATCTTGATGTTAGGGTAGGATCCACCGTCATTTTTGAGAAGGCCAACGAGATCATTCCACAGATTGTCTCAGTTGTCAGCAGGCCAGAGGACAGCGATAGCGTTCCTGTACCCTCGTCATGCCCTGTCTGCAACACTGTGCTCGACTATGACAACAAGGACGGAGTATGGCCGCCACGGACAATGACATGTACGAACAGCATGTGTCCATCCAGAACGTTCCAGGTTGTTGTCAACGCCGTCAGACGAGACAACCTTGACATTGACGGGCTTGGGCCATCAGTAGTAGAAGCACTTGGAGATTCAGGACTGGTGTCATCTGTAGCCGATCTGTACAAACTCGATGAGATCACTCTAGCAGCACTACAGACCGGAACCAGTTCAACAGGATCCCCTATCCTGCTTGGTGCTGTCAGAGCATCTAAGATTATCAGCCAGATTGAGAAGAGCAAGAACCTTCCGTTCTCCAGGTTGCTTTCGTCGCTAGGAATCCCTCAGATTGGTAGACGAGCATCCAGAAAGATTGCTGAGCACTTTGGAACCATTGACATCATTCTAGCAGCAAGCACTGAGGAGTTGTCGCAGGTGCCAACACTTGGAGACAAAAGAGCAGAAATCCTGTATGAAGGATTGCAGGCCAACATTGAGGTTATCTCCACAATGAGGAGTCTGGGAGTCCTGTTCACGCCAGATCAAGGCAGCCGTGTTTCACGTGAAACATCTGCTGACAACACCTCTGGTGACAGTTCGGAGTCCAATGACGACAACCTTGGTCAAGAAAGCAGTGCCATTTCTACGAGCAGGAATCAGTCTTCTGTTGCTGGTCTGTCCTTCTCGATCTCTGGGAAGGTGCCTGAACCATTCAGCAACAGGAACGAGATGGTTGACTTTATTGAGAGCAACGGAGGAGAGTTCCACTCATCCCCCAAGGCGTCAACAACCTACATGATCGCTGATCCACAGGGTAGTTCCTCTAAGATAGTCAAGGCACACAAGCATGGAGTGACGTTCATCTCGCCAGAGGAGTTCACAAAGCAGTTCTGTGTCTGAACCATCACTCACCAGAATCGCTCCTGTAACGCCCCTGAAAACACCTGTATCCATGGTGTGTTTTCAGGGGTCGAAATCTGTATACAAACAGGATTTCAAGAGTTTTCGGTGTTTGTGGACAAGTGTCTGATACAAGGACATTTTCTCTCAGAATCGCTCCTGTAACGTTTCTCATGTATGAGTTCTACTTACTATTTCACAACAATGAGATAAATGCGATCACCAGTGACAGCAAAATGAGAGGGCAGAACAGGTAAAAAAGAACCAGGGTCATGGTTCCCTACCACTAAAACCATGACCCTGGAGGATGTTCCCTGAGTGGACCTCAACCTTGTTGTCAAACTTGGACTGTTATTCAAATACGTTTTAGGTCACTCAGGAAGACTTTATGAAATCAGTTGATAACGTTCTCACTGAGAGTGTATGAGTCACCAACAAGAGCACGAGCAAGACGCCTGATAGCCTTTCTGATCTCCTCATGACGCAGAACAGACTCCATCGACTGCAGGTTGGCGGCGTGAGCCATCAGTTTGGCATTATTTGGAATAACTGTGATAATCGGGATACCTACAGCAGCCTTCTGCAACTTCTCACCGCTCATGTTGACGCCAGCAATGGACTTGTTAACAACAACACCAACCTTAGACATTGGAATACCCATACCGTTCTCCTCGACAGGACGGGTTACCTCCATCACCCAACGAGTCATTGAGTAGACCGAGTTGACAACAATGTCTGTGACAAACACAATCGCATCAGCCATGGGATAGGCGACGTGCTCCAGTAGAGGATCCAGGTAGTTCACAGATGTGTCCAGAATCACGTAGTCATAGCGCCTGCGAAGGAACTGAATCAGATCAGCGTAGAACGACGGAGGAGTGTCATCACTCAGACGCGGCTTCTTAGGCGCCAGCAGAAGGTCAACACCAAGACGGTTGCTGTGGATGACTGTTGACGCCAGTGACGCCTCATTGATGCCGTTGGAACGCATGTTGAGGACGTTCGGCTTCATCGTACCAGTCAGGAATCCGATCTGACCGTCACGAACATCCAGGTCAAGAACCACAATCTTCAACGGACGCTTCTCCAGGCCCTCAGCAACAGAGTTCTGTGAGGCGTGAGCAAGATATGTAGCCAGGGAGATAGCCACAGTTGACTTGCCAGAACCGCCCTTGCTGGATGTGCAGGCAATGACCTGACCTAAGTAGTCACTCTTCTCTGCTGTCTCGTCCTCGTAGTATGACTGATACTCGTCAACCTTGATTGGAGCACCGTTGTCAACCCACTGACCATTCTGGTTCTGCTCAGCATTCTCGACCGGAGCCTCAGGATCAATACCAGACAGAACAGCAACAGTGTACTGATCACTCGTCTCTGGTGAGTTCAGGTACAAGTTGATTGTGTTATTGAAGTTACGTCTGATGGAGGAGTTGGCATCACGAGGATCAATGAAGTAGAAGACCGTCTGATCGCTCGCCTGAGGATGATTGGACACGACCTGCTGGATACGATTCATCCATTGAGGATGGTAGGACAGAACAATCATCAGGCAGTACGGTGACATGCTGACAATCAGGTCCTCAAACTCCGAGTTGTGAGTGTGGTTCTCACTGGTGGGGTGATGATCAAAACTGAAGTCATTGAGAATGATCACCTGGAAGTCCGCTGGCTCAGCAAGTTCCTCACCATTCTCATCCCTGTTGAACTCATCCAGATACGACTGAATACTGTCACACGCATACCAGTTCCAGTCCTTCTTAAGTTTCTGAAACTTCGAGGTAAAAGCGTCTGCCTCAGCACCGATGTAGACTGCATTGGGGGTTCTAACTGACAAAGTAATCCCTGCTCTCGAAGACACACGACTATCTGCATTCTAACTATTCTTAGTATCTGCAAAAAACGTGGTTTATTGGTGGTAGTTTAAAGATTAGGGTGCTCAGGACATTTTTTCTTAAATCCTGAACACCCTATATATCAGGTAAAGAGAATGACTAAAGATCCTCATTCTGATAATGTTTAACAGTCAACAATAACGACTACTTACTTATTGCTGTCAGTCTTCTGATCGCCTGACTGCTGATCTGATTCGGACTGCTGTGGAACGCTGGAAACATTGCCAGCAGGGGCGTTGGACTGACCCGAGTTGCTGCCAGACTTCTGCTTGTTGTCCTGAGCCTTACCATTCGTATCAGGATCCACTGAGAGAGACTGCTGGCTAGAAAAAGAACCTGTTCCTGCGTGGTCAGATACCTCAGACTTGCCGTTAGACAGAACAAGTTTGACGCTGTTGCCATACTGGGCCATGATGGAGTGAAGTTTCGCAGCATTCTCTGGAGTGAGGCCAACTGTGTACTGAGTTGTCTGACCAGAGTGAGCCTCCTCGGTGTTCACAGCGTCAGAGGACGAGGCAGCAGAGAGGTCCACTGTCGTATCCAGAGCCTTGACATTGATGAACGGGTAGTAACTACCATCAGCAGTAGCAACCATGATGTCAAAATAGGAACCACGCTGGATACGACCACCAACAGCATCATCAGCACCAACAGAGAAGTTTGTCAGCACCCATCTCTGAGGAATCTGCTTCTTCAAGTCGTCATTACCAGAACGGACAGAAGAATGCGGAACCATCTCGCCAGCACTAAGACGAACAGCGGAGTAGACAGCATCATTACTATCACTGGACTGCACTTCCCCAACAGTCAGAAGACTCTCAAACGGGATAGACCCCTTGGCAGCAACATGTGGCTCAAGCATGTCAGCAGTGATCTGTGTGTCAGCCGGAACGTCCTTCTTCAGAGTGTAGTAGGTCTCCGTCTCGTAAAGGTTTTTAGCCAGTGTTGCTGTTCCGACAAAGACTCCAATCACAATTAGAACAGCAAAAGCGGTAAGAAGGGTGTTCTTTTTCTTGATCCCACCCTTACGGGTCTTTTTTATTGTAGCCATTGGTAGGTTTCCTTTTAGCACGAGACGAAATGAAATCCCGTGGAATATCAGGGTTTCCACGGGATTCTATAAATCTTCTACGTAAAGATGGTGTATTCTTTACATTCTAGTTGAAGATAGCGTATTGAGTTTTTGTTGTTAAAGGATCTGTGTTCTATGGTCTTTGTTTGCCAGACGATGAACCTTTCTGAGAGGACTTCTTCTGATTCTGAATCCTCTCCAACGGGTTCGTGTTCCTGAAAGCCCTGTCCCAGTTTGGAGCCCATGACTCCACATCAATCTGAACAGTGGAGAAACGACGTTCATAGTCCTGCATCAGGCACTCACCAACACCCAACTCAACCAAAGCGCTGTCAAAACCCTCATTGACAGGCATCTCCATGCTGGCAACAATGGCTCGCGCCTCCTCACGGGACGTGTTGAACGCGAACCTTGTGGAGATGGTGTTTTCAATGTCCAGCGCCCCAATATGAGAGGCGTTCTGTGTCACCAGGACAAGACTCATCTGCTTGGAACGACCCAGCAAGGCAACCTGACTGACAATCCTGGCACCAGCCTCAGTCTGCAGAACAGCCCAAGCCTCGTCAATGAACAGGACCTTCGGGATGTTCGTCTCAGAGGCATCCATGGCACGACGAACGAAGTCTGTCACCAGGAAGAAGATTGTTGCTGTCAGCCTCTGCCTGTTGGTCAACTTGGAGTCAACAGAAGCCTTCTTCGGCAGTTCCATACCAACCATCGTGACAACAGTGACACCCTGAGACACAGAGATAGGTTTACGGTTGCGGTTACCTGGCGCGAAACAGAGTTCAGCGAACTGCATCTTACTAATGAGGTCAAGCCGCGTACCAAGGTTCCTGGCTTCAATCCTGTCACTCATCCTCAGCATTTCAGTCACTCGAAGCAAGGACGGTACAGGCTCATTAATGGCGTCCTTGACGATAGGCGTCAGAGCAGTCATCTGATCCTCAGGAATACCGCCAAGGAACATCTCAATGGTCTCGATAACCAGCTGCAGACGGTCCTGAGGGTCAGCCATGTAGAACGGATCCAGCACACCCTTCTGGTTTCTTCCAGACAGGTTCCAGAAGTTCATCTTTCCGATGTCGTTCTGAATCTCAAGCAGGTTCAGCATGTCACCCTTAGGGTCAATGATGATGCATACCTTACCCAGTAGAGCAGAGATACTGATGAGGGTCAGAACCAGATACGTCTTACCAGAACCAGGCTGACCAGTAATGAGAACACCAGGCGGCTTGTTGTTGAGAACCTGAGTATGTGTGTCAAAGAACACCGGATTTTTCACACCCTGAGATGTGTATCCAATATACATGGATGTCGAGTACTTCCTCATCGTGCTACCTCCATCAGAACCTCAGGTTCCTCGTCTTCTACCTCATACCAAAGGTTTTCGTCATCAAATGAATCAAAGTCATTTATGCTGTCAGAAGAGTCATCGCTGTCATCATCAGAGACCAGAGGAATCAGACCTTCATTAATCTCATCTGTCAACATCCTCATCTCACGACGACGAGAAATCCACACAGAGTAGTCAACATCAAATCCCTCACCACTGTCAGAAATGTTGTCAGTGGCACGAAGGTCGCTCCATGTCTTAGGTGACAGAGCGTATGAGATGTTGACAGTAATGAACTCCATGAATCCCCGTCCACCCCAGATGGGTTTTGACGCCGCTCCACCAAGATAGAACGGAGGCAGAGCGAGAAGGAACAGGAAGTAGGGGTTCATGTGAAAACCAAAGATGTAGACTATCGGAACAATCCAGATAGCAGCGAAGAAAGCCGTGTACCCCACTCGCCTCATTGACAGTGGCGCGCCAAGACGCCAGTCACCAATAGCGTAAAGAAGAATGTCCCGGTGAAACAGGTTCGTGAAGTTGTATATTGGGACGTAGTTGTTACTCATAGATTCCTCTCGAAAGGGATTCTCTTCGTATTCCAAGAGTCCAGATAGTGTGGTAGTTTTATCTCATGTGAGAGTCAGAGATATAGCATAGTTGAACACAAGTCAATATCCCAGAGAAGAGCAGAGAGGATTGCTACTTTTAGTAGTTCAAGCAACATAAATCACAGACAGAACAATCAATATATAACTGTCAGTCAGGAGAGGTAATGTAGTCGCCAAGTTCACTGTCATCAACTTTGACAACATTCAGGACAATCTTCCATATACCTTTCTCACCTGACAATCCACCATAACGAAAACTGGTGTACAACAAATGGGTAAAGTCGTCGTCAGACCACCAACAGGCATCAGTCAGTCCATCAATCAGCGCTTTAACTGTTGGGTACAGGTTTGGAGGATCCAGACGCCTTCTCGTTGGTGGACACACAGTCACACTGACGCCAAAGTGACTGAACAGTGGTTGAATACTTGATCTCTCCTCAGGGCTCAGAGACGGTTCAGTATCCATAGTGGACTCCAGTAGAGCGACCTCTCTGTCAATCTCCTCCCGAGTGATGTCCTTATCCTTTTTGAGAGACTTCATCAACCTGTTTCTAGCAGCAGTATTCTTTCTCTCTGTGTCCAGATCCTCAAGATACTTGCACACCAGTTCAGACTGAGGATGTCTCAACGCTCCCGTCTCAGCAGACTTGGAACGAAGGTTGTCAACCATGACAGCCTTCTGCATGAAGTGCTTGAAAGTCATGTTGCTGTTGATGACCTCCTTCTGACTCAGACGGAACTCCAGAGTCATACGATCTGGTTCAGTAAAAGCGGTCATACATACAACTCTTTTCATTGTAAGAACAGAGAGAATGGATAAATTTCATCAGACACACTGCAGGTGACAGCACATCATTTTCTGTATATCAAAGTTGTGTTGGTCTACCTGTATGTACTGACAGAAATAATTGCAATAGTAGTGTCTTATTGTTGAATAACTACAAAAATCTTTCTACAATAGAAACAAAAAATCCTGTGACTGCTGAGATAATTGCAGTCACAGGATTGTAGGTTTCATTAAGAAAATCTCAATGATCTAATTCACTACATGTTCTTAATCTTGTCTACCTGCTGCTTGACCATCATCAGACCAGCAACATACAGGAACACAGCAGCACCAATGGCAATCCATGAGAACGGGCTGACAAACCAGAAGTTCTGAGCAGCAGAGTCAGTGAAGTACGAGGCAAGGAAAAGACCAGGCAGAGTAATGCTGGCAATCCAGACCGCAGGCTGAACCGCCTTGACAGCACGGTTAATCTCGTCAGACACCTGTCTACGAGACTCCAGCACCTTCTGAATGGAGTCAATCTGGTTAACCATGTTAGCACCACTGGCTGAAGCCTGAATCATGCAGGCACACAGGAACTGCAGGTCAGCAGATGTTGTCTTAGCGCTCAGGTCCTCCATAGCGTCCTTGAACGAGCCAGATGAAAGCAAACGGTTCTTGGCGACAACCAGATCGTCATAGAGAGGTGAAGGCATGGAGTCAATGACCTTCAGGACAGCGCGCTCGTTGGTGTCAGCAGCCTGAAGATTAGCCTTCAACGAGAACAGGAATCCAGGAATCTGCTCATTCAGGTCCTCGTTCTTGCGGTTGAAACGCATTCTCATCAACAGAGACGTGACATACACAGCACCAGCAGCAATCAATGGTCCAGCATAGATCTGCTGAGTGATGACAGACCCAAGGACCGCTGTTACCAGAGCCAGAGCAAGAACATCACGACCAGCAGAGGAGTTGTCATCAACATAACGAGTAATACCAGCACCTTTCAGGGTGTCACCCCAGTATCGGTCCCAGCGACCCCACAGTGACGGCTTGGTGGAGACTGACTGGTACTCCTCATCATCCAGAAGAAGTTCCTGCAACTGGTCGTCATATGAGGATTCTTTGCGACTGTTCCTCCTGATGGCGTACACAATGACAATCAGAGCCGCAACAGCAGCAGTGTAACCAAGTGCAAGCAGATACGGAAATAGTGCCGATGCTGTACTCATACCTCAAGTTCTCCTTCTGGAAGACTGCTCAGTTCCCTTAGTTGCTCCCAGGTGAGATCCTTCTCCATGTCGAGCATCTTGGCGTCCTTCCTGGCCTGCGAAATATCACTGACCTGTTCCCAGTGACCTTTAACCTTTCCTTTAGGTGTCAACCCGTCATCAACGAATCGCCACAACTGTCTCACGGGAAGCGTCAACCTGCCTCCAATCTCAACAGGTTCCATACCAACCTCGTCAATGGAGACGATACGTCTGGAACCATCCATCGGGAAGTGACGCACATTGATAATGAAGTCGAACGCGGCTGCAACCAGGTCCGTAGCACCCTCAATTGTCGTCATGTCAGACTGGGCCACAAGGGAGCAGATACGAGTGATGGACAACTGGGAGGAGTTTGCGTGAAAGGTGCTCATACCTGAGTGACCAGTGTTGAGAGCCTGGCACAAGTCGTAGGCAGCACTGTCGGAGACTTCCCCGATGAGCAAAATTTCAGGCCGCATCTGCATTGCAGCATGGACAAGATCTCGCATACTCGTGCCTGTAGCGCCTCCGTCACTGTTGGACGGCTCCTTGCATTCCATAGCAGCAGCGAGGAACTTCTTGGGATTCGGCTTCATCTCCAAGTTGTCCTCTAAGGTGAGAATCCTAGCGCGTTCAGGATAGAAACCTGTCAGAGCATTCAGCATGGATGTCTTACCAGATGAGGTGGAGCCAACAACGAAGCATGAGGCACCCTTGTAGAGAAGGTTGCCGATAAATGTCATCATCTCCTGGCTGGATGCACCCTTGTCAATCATTGACTGCGGCGTCCAGAAACCCTGCGGGTGACGACGGATGTTGAAGTTCGGACCATCTGGAGCAACAGATGTGTGCACAGCAAACATACGGGACTTGTCGTGCAAGCGCCCCTTGACTCGCGGAGTGGTCTGTGAAAGCACCTTGCCAACAGAACGATACAGTCTCTCTAAGAGGTCTGAGAGGTGGTTGGCGTTCTTGAACCTCAGGCACGGAACCTTGTACACCTCACCAGCGATCTCAACCTGAACATCGAACGGGCCGTTGCACATAATCTCAGTAACCTTGCTATCACGCCAGAGCGGATCCAGGATGCCGAAACCAATGATCTCATTACAGATCAGTGAGATGATGATGGCTCTGTGTGTATCACGCCAGCGACTGTGAGCAAGAGACTCTGATGCCAGTGAGTGCACAGCGTCAAACGCCTTCTCCTGAAACTCCTCCTCGGTCGGGTGCTCCTGCGCATCACGAACCAAGTCGGACTGTCCAGTGTCTGTGAGCCTGTTCCTGACGAAGATGACGCCCTCCTCAACATCCTTGGCATAGGCGTCAAAGAATGTCTTAGGGGCATTTAGAAGCGTGTCAACAAGCAAGAAACGAGACTGCTTGATACCACTGGTGGGGTACAGTCTTCTGAGTCGCTTACGCTCCTCCTCGAACTCACTGAGAGTGTTCTCAAAGGCAGAGGAGTCAGTAGCACGAGCCTTGGTGTACTCGCTCAGTATCCCTGTCTCATCATCGTCAGTCAGAAGGTCATTGAACACGTCATCAGAAACACTCTTGGAAGATGATGACAGCGCTGATGAGGAACCAGATGCGCCATGACTGTACTGAGAGGCTGCTACTGTGCTCTCATGTGTTGTAGAAGTAGTGGATGTAGTTGAACTAGAATGCTGTAGTGCCTGATTGTGACTCTGCTCCAGACCTGCTGACACTGATGGTGCCGGTTGCTGAATCTTTGGAGCACCCCTATCCTTTGACAATGATGAGGCGCTTCGACGACCTGGAGTCACTGGCCTAGACTGAACAGGCGGCTCAGACTTACCAGAGTCTCTGCTTCCAAAAGGATTGACAATAGACATAAGACTTTTTGAACTTCCTTAAAATCAGTGGTAGGTAAGGATTTCAGAAAATAGGTGGCATGTAGATGATAGTGAGGACGTACTAATCAACAGATGTAGATGATCTGACTAATACCATTACTGTTTTGTTTTTTATCCAAGCGCCTCAACCATAGCAACAACAGATGGGGCCACAGAGATAATCAGAACAGCAGGCAGCAGGGTTGGAGCAAGCCGTGTCCACATCATTGACTCCAACTGAGCAGTCTTCTCGTGAACCAGAGCAAAAAACTCCTGCCTGGACGCCTTAGCACGAGACTCAAGAATCTCAGACAGAGACGCATTCACCTCGGTAGCGGACTGGACAGAACGAACAAACGTCAGGATACCGTCATTTGGAGCCCTGGCCGCAAACTCATCCAGAGCCTCACGCAGAGTACCACCAGCATCCATAATCTTCACCATGTTAATGAACTCACCTTTAAGAATACCTGGCTTCATTGTCGGAATAACCTCACGAACAGCCTGAGCGAAAGTCAGACCACCAGACAGTGAGATAGTGATGAGATCCAGAGCCTCAGGAAGTTGACGACGAAACTCGATGTCACGGCTCTTAGCAAGTTCAGTGTGCTTGATGAACGGAATCATGTAGCAGAAGAACGTCACACCAGCAACCACCACATACCACGGGATACCAGTCAAAGCATGAAGACCCAGCCACACCAGCCACGACACAGCAAAACCAAGCACAGCCGAGATAACACGCAGCGACACAAACTCCTGCGCAGTCAGGTTCCACGGGTTACCAGAACGAACCAGCAACGACTCCACACGAGGATACGACTGCTTCCTACGTCCAGAGTTATCAAACGACGCAGGCAGAGCAGCATACAAGTCATCACCAAGAGACGACACAAACCTCAGAAACGGGTTCTTCGACTGATCAGAGTCCTCAGAGGTAAACCGACGCGAACTCTTCGGAACCAACCAAGAGTACAGAAACAAAGCAACAAGCAAAGACACCAACGTCGCTAAAACATACGGACTACCCATGCGAAAAACCTTCACAAAATCAACAAGGCAACTACAATACTGCCGAAATATCTGAGAAAAGTCGGTAAGAAAAGCAAAAAATATGACAGAAAGGTAAAAGGAAATAAGCGGTAGTTAACAAATTGATGAAACGGTTGGTAGAGAGTAGAATGAAACAAGAGATGCTGATTTCTGTTTGGAGTGTGTCAGCATCTCTCGTCTCTAAAACTACCAGTTATGAAAGTTTGGCGTGGTGTTGCTGTTTTCTGCTGTCATCACACTTTCGGAGGCTTTGAACAACCAGACTTATGAGTTGTCAAGTTACCACACTCAGGACAGGGTTTGGGTTTAATGTAGTGAGAACAGGTCTTTTTGTGGACAGATGATTTGCACTCAGAGCAAGTCTTTTTAGGCTTGTAGTGGGAGCAGTATTCTTTATGATACGATTTCAAGCCGCACTCTTTACAAGCAAGACGTTTAGTGTACTTTACACAACCTTTTCGATGAGCGGCCTCACTGCCGCAATATTTACATCCGGGTTGCCTTTTGTATTGTGAACAAATCTTCTTGTGACGAGTGGAGGTGCTGCCGCATTCTTCACAGTTCAATCTTCCAAAAAGACCTTTATACTTAGAACATGTTTTCTTATGGTTTGTTGATCCGCATTCTGAACAAGGTTCTTGTTTTACATGTTTTGGGCATGTGCTTCTATGAGAGTTGCCGTTAACGCCACAGAATTGACAAATTCTCTCTACGTACAGGGAACACAACTTTTTGTGTGGACCTCTGGATCCACACTCAGCGCAACCGCCAAACACACCATAGTAGTTTGACTGACTTCTTGTGCTTAGGTTCATACACATAGGAGATTCCTTGCTCTCATTAATAAGTAGAATCTCCTTCTGAACAAGATCATTGTAAGAACGACACCACTTCACGATCTCTTTTGATTGAATGTGATCCTTATGAGCCTTGACATGACGACGCCACCTAGTTCCACCACCATGATAGGACTCAATCTCTTTAATTCCAACTCTCTTACTCATCCCAACATAGAACTTACCACAAGAGCAATCCATCCTGTATAAGTAACCAAGAAATTCACCCTCATTGACCCACTCATCAAGAATCCTGTATCCGTCAAATACGACCTCCTGATGATAGCCAAGATACTTCATCATATCAATATGAGACTCAAAACCATGCTCTTCAACAAGAGACCTGAACTCCTCTTTATTCTTTCTTCTTGTGTATGTACATGAATACGACTCCTCGAACGAATCGTTTCTCGGCCAGGTATCTGACACCCACCTCTTGTCTCTTCTGTGACCAGAGTGGGTTCTCTTGAATCCGAGATAGTGGATAAACTGATCCTCTTCCTTGGGGATTGGCTTGTCACTGGTCAGGTAGATTCTTACAGAAAGGGGACTGTACTTCTTGACAAAGAGATCAAACAGTGGTATTAAATCGGAAATATTCTCTGAGTGGCTGATTATTTCTGCAACACTTTGTCTCATCTTGAAAGAAAGATGCACGTCATCGTCTGAAAGAGTTATAATTTTATTGTTCTTAATAATCTCAACCACTATCTACTCCATTTTTTAAAATAGACAACTTAACTATGTGATAGTATAACAAAAACCCTGGCATAATGCCAGGGTTTTTGTTAGAAAGATTATCTCTTACTTGTGGTTCTTCCAGGACTCAACCTTGCTTAGAGTATTTGTCTTCTTGTCACAGTTAGGAGTCTTGTTATTGGCACCAGGAATAGCTGAATTTTCCACACATTCCGACACGTCCTTGCCTTTGTCGAGAACCGCAGTAGCAATCCAGTTAATCATCAAGAAACCAGCAACAGCAAAACCTGCAGTAATAATAATTGTCTGCACCAGGTCACCACGGTCTGAGTCCTCAGTAATCTCCGAAGTGAATACAGACTTGATGTTCTCCATGAACTTCATTTTGTTTTTCTCCATGAGTTTTCGTTCTGCTGCCAACGTTTTAATAGTTGCATACAGAAAACTGTCAATTGACGACCGAAAATATCAGGAGGTTTTAAACAAAAGTTCAGGGTGGTATGAGTGCAGTTTCCACACCTCATACCACCCTGAAAGAAGACTCAGGATCTACACATCAGTCCTCTGTGTCGTCACTGTCCTTGTCACCAATAACCATGTCCTCAGCCTGTGACAATGCCCAACGCCAGTTTTCCAACGCTTCCTTCGTCACATTCTTGGCCCACTCGTTCACAGACTCCCTGCTGCTAAGAGTCTCGTTGGTGATGGGGTAGAAGTTGCGAATCGTGTCATACACCACTGAACGTGCACGAGTATGTGACCCCAGTTCATAGTCAGGCTCATCCAGGTCTCCCTCGTAGATGGCAACCTGCAACCTATTTGCAATCTCAGTCATCTTGTCAGACAGCAGCATGACCTGTCGCTTGTTCAGACGCTTGACATCATCATGATCACGTAGCCACTCATAGACGAAGTTCATGAAGTTAAGGCGAACGCTGACAGCAGGGCCACCAGGGTTAACTGTACCATCAGGGTTGAGAGTCTTGAACGGGGCACTCTCAATAGATGACGACCTGCTGGAACCAGAAGAGTAACCATCACTCTGCTGGCTGCTAATAGACCCCTTGCCAGACAGAGCATTCAGTTCCTCTAGGCTGTAGTCGTTAGCCGAGTTAAAACCACTATGAAACTTCGGGTCCTCATCGAACCGTGTCAGCATGTTCCGGCCAACAGTCCAGTCCTTCTCATCATCAAACCTGACAGCGACCAGACTACGGAAGGTGTTCTCCCTAGCAGCAGTGGAGTCACCTGGCGGGCTGATCTCAGACATCGGCAGGCTACGGTCAACCTGCGGCTTACGACGCTTCTCGATACGGAAGTGCAATGGCTCACCGCTCTCAAAAGCCTTCTCAACTCGCTCCAGAATACCCTCATCCTGAATCCAGAGCCACCCTGAAGCCTTGTACTTGCTCTTCGGGTTGTTGAATGAAACCTTCTTGGACTTACCGTTGTCAGAGTCCTCAACGTCCGCAATCGTACTGTATCCGGTAGACACCTGGACCTCTGCGCGGACCTTGTTCTCGTCTGGTCCGTCGTGTGATATGAACGGCTTTGCTGTGAACAGGTTGGTCATATCTAACCACTTCCTATAATATGTTGTGAACTTGCTCTCACAGACATTATAACACAAGATGACCCAAGGTGCATCGCTCTGTCCTCAGGTCATCATCTTTGTTTGTTGTGGAGTTATGATTATGATCGCTTAGTGCTAACTGATTCTACTTTATCTTGTCAAGATTCTCCTGAACCACTCAAACTGGAGGAAGAAGTCAGCAATCTCGTTGATAAACCACAGTCCCCACTCAATTATCTTGCCTATTAGCCCAAAAGGGTCATAGTCAAACAACTTGAGAGCAGCAAGGACAATACCTGCAACAAGAAACCAGATAGCGGCTCTCTTTAAGAAGTTAAGCATTTTCTTACTGTTCTCCTGTTAATAGTTTTTGTCAACAATCCTCACACATATCAGGAACATGTCTTCAATTTTTTTATGATTTCTGGTTCCTTTTTTTGTCCTACACTATTTATCTATAGAATTTTATCCCTTTAGAAGTAGGTGAGGTTGTCATCACCAGAGGTTGACATAATCTCATCCTGCTCATGTTGATAGTCCTCTGCTGCCTTCTGTTGTCTTCTGGCGTACTCCTCACGAAGACGCTTGAGTTCCTCCTCGTTAGGTGGAACTCTCAGGTGTCCAAGAAATGTCTCAGCCATGGCATCCATTCCAGCGCCCGTGAATGCGTCAATCGAGTCAAAGTCCTTCTCACGAGGAATAAACTTCAACTCGGATGAACTAGGTGTACCACCTGATTTAGCAACCTTGTGCATGGCGCTGAGGACGTTCTTCGGAATCCTGCTCAGTTTCTTGTGTCTGACACCTGTCTTGGCATCAATAACCCACCTGTCATCAGACTCTACAGAATCATCTCTGTCTGTAGGGCGTTCATTGATTTCACTGTTCTCATCTGTATCTGACAAGAAGGAATGATAGTTGCGGGCATCTTTGTCAACAGATGTAGACAAAGATGGTTCCTGAGAACTTGACGCTTTACGCTGTCCTTGGTTCTGATTCCTGCCACTGGTGTCAGAAGATACAGGTTTTGAGGGTCTACTGACTCCCTGTGTACGCCTTGCTGCAGGTGTAACAGAGTGCTTATGACTGTCCTGAGTAACACCATCTTGTTCTGTATGAGATGAGCGGCCGGCTCTTGCTTCTTGTACAGAAGAGTTGTTGCGTACAGGTGCTCGACCTTGAACAGGGCGCCTGCTTACAGGTCTTCTTCCGACAGAACCTCTCTGTGGAGTCTGCCTGTTGTCCTGCTCAGTCATAGGAACCGCTCTCCGTCCTGTTTCTTGTCTTGTCTGCTTACAAATTAACTAAGAAAAATATCAATGTCGCATATTTTCTGAATACAGAATGCTTCTAGAAAGCATCTATTTACTTGACTTTTTCTGATACATGCCAGCAAGTTCCCGAACTGAGGAGATACCTCTGATCTTGATGTCATGGTTCTTGGACACAGACCTCATGGCTGATTTGGGAATGACAATCTGCTCGAACCCAAGTCTCTCAGCCTCTCTGATTCGAGCGTCAATCATATAGGAGCCACGCACTTTTCCAGTCAGCGACAACTCCCCTACAAACGCTGTCTTGAGACTTGTTGTTGAGTCATTGATGGATGACAGAACAGCGGCTGCGATAGCAAGGTCTGACAACGGGTCAGAGACCTTGATCCCAGAGACTGTGTTGATGAACGTGTCCTTGTCAAACAGACGCGCCTTACAGAAACGGTCCAGAATAGCACACACGATCTGTCCACGGTTGTAGTTGACACCATTGAACTGCTTACGTGGTGTTGGCAGATTTGATGGAGTGACAAGAGCCTGTATCTCAACAGGAATCTGTCTGACTCCCTCGCTCATGAAGGACAGGGCAGTACCGGACAGTCCTACTGAGTCCTCGTCACTATCCATGAGCACTCCTGAAGGATCAGCAACCTCTTCAAGACCGCTTTCTGTGTGTTGGAAGACTCCTACCTCTGTTGTGTCGCCAAAACGGTTCTTAACAGCCCTGAGAAACTTCAGTGGTGTGTCAGGACTGGACTCAAGCATCAGTGTGGCGTCAACGATGTGCTGAATGGACTCTGATCCACTGAAGTCACCACTCTTAACGACCTGGCTAATGAGAACCATGATGATGTTCTTGCTCTTGGCTACACGTGTCAGAGTATGAGCAGCCTCCTTGGACTGCTGCACAGAACCAACAGAACCACTAATCTCAGTTGACGCAATGGTCTGCAACGAGTCAACCACAACAACATCTGGCGACTCATCCTCGATGTGCCCAAGCAGTGTCTCCAGATTCGTCTCGTTGATGACACGGATGTTGTCGTTGTCAATACCCATCCTCTTGGCTCTCAGTCCGATCTGCTGCTCAGACTCCTCACCAGACGAGTACAGTACTTTGTTTCCGTTGCTGGCGAAACTGTTGGACACCGAGAGAGTCAGAGTTGACTTTCCTCCACCTGGGGCACCTGAGAGCAAAACCACCTCACCGTTCACAAAACCGCCACCAAGAACACGGTCAAGTTCACCAATACCAGTCCTGACTCTTCTGACAGGTTGAGTACTCAGGTCTTTAAGCGACTGAGCCTTTCTGACCGGCTTGACAGCAGCAGCCGATTTCAGACCGGACCTACCAGACACTCTCTTCTGAGCGCCCTCGTCGCCAGCCTCAACTTTCTCAAACTGTTGGAAGGCACCGCACTTACCACAGGCACCGAACTGAGCGCCTGGATACTTCTTGCCACACTGAGTACACCTGTAAAAAACACCTTTAGCCATAGTCAGTATCTTAACCAATCATGATGGTAGGTAGATGTGTAGTCAATTACCACAAACGCAGAACCTTGATCGATTTGAACAGAAAGTCATCGCCATAAGGTCTTCATATACACTCTCATCAACACTTCATGAACAACTCATCAACAAAAATGTCCTTCATATACAATCAGCAAAAGAATTGTACATGAAGGGTGAAAGTACTGAAAACACTAGGTTTCGTAGTTATTATGCGTCCTATCGGCAAGACTGGTTATTCTCAGGATGTCATGCTTACTAGATCCGATCTGCTCATTCCCGAAGCGCTCTCAGAGAGGATAGTAATGTCACTCTGAGATGTGTTTTTAGTTCTGGATGCTGACATTTCATTAATGCTGTCAAAATGATGAATTTCTAGTCCTTTTGCAAGCATTCTCGCCATACTGTTCTTAGTGGACTTCTTGATGTCGTCCTTCTTACTGAGATCCATGAACTCCTGCAGACACTTCTCGTTACCTGAGAACCACTTTGTGATCAGATCATTCTGTGTTCTGACATTCGGTAGAGAGGACTTCTTGAATACCCCCGCAGAAACCAGTGCTCTACCTACTGACATTTTGGTTGAGTTGAATGAGTCGCATGTGTGAGTAGAGAAGGAGTTGTACTTGTCGTGCTTCATCTTCTCTGCTTGGCTCTTGGCCTCTTCCTCAGACCAGTAGTGTGTGCTGGAGTCATCAACATTCTTGCCGTCGTAGAATGGGCAGTTGCTGATGTCCTGTGCACCACACTTCTCGTGATTAAATGTTTCAGTGTTAATGTGGTAGGCAACTCTTCCCATGTTATCTCACACTCCCCAGTCGTCATGTTTTTAGTAATAACTACTCTTTACTCAATCTGCTTTATGTATCTATTAACACATCTGTTTTATCGTTGACAACAAGAATTGTTTGTACTTACAAAAATGAACAACGATTAAGAATTCTTTAGTTAATTCCTACTGCTTTCATGGATGTCGTAGCGTCAGGTAAGGCGGTGAAACTTCCGTGGTTGAAGATGAAGATGTAGAAGCACACAAGGGCTATAGTGATGAACAGTGGTAGAACAAGGTACTTCTCTGCTGAACCACCAGCGCTCATGCTTGTGAAACGTGTTGTCCACCAGAACTTACCCTTGATGAGACCAGACAGTGGGAACAGTACAGGACATCCGGCCTTTGTGAAGCAGTCACCAATAATGTGAATCACCATACCAGCGAAGACCGCCACAGCAAGCCATCTAAAGTCTGCTGATCTGGAAGAGAAGATAAGTGCTCCAGACAGGATAAAGCAGAAGATTATGATGATTCCCTCACCTGCTGTGCTCTTTCTGAAATTATCAACCTGTTTCTTGCTGATACATGAGAAGGTCAGTAGGGTCAGCATGGCGGAGAAAAACCACCCGAACAGTGTTCCACCGGTCATCGTCAGTCCACCAAGAGTAAAACTTCCACCAATGTTTGTTCCAGCCCAGACGATGACAGCAAGCAGCCCAGCAAAAGGAATGGTGTGCCAGGCTCCACGGTGAGGGTTAGGGTCAGGATCATCTCGTCTGGTTCTGACGGCTGTCTGCACTATGGATGAGGATCCTCTGAACAGGCCGCTCATGGCTGAGCCAAACACACCCCAGTCGTTTTTTGCTCGTGATGTTGTGTTGTCAAGGTCAGGCAGAAGTGTTGCTCCGGTGCAGCACAGTATAGCCAGGATAACGAGAGGCACTGACTTGGTTCCCAGAGCAGCAATCATGTAGGCCGGAGCAAATGCAAGCGTTGCTGAGACTGCTGCCAGACCACTGACCGCATGTGTCAGTCCCATGAAACCATAATCGTTGTCGCACTGCCTTCTGATAAGGTCTGTGTAGCACTCTGTGCCTGTCGTCATTGATGGCCTCTCTTATCTCTTCGTGTGAGGTGACGCCTGAAATATAAGGGAATATCTAGATTGATAGTGTTTCACTCAGTTTTTGTTACAGATACATAAACTCCGGGGTGCGACTTGTATTTTGTGTGCTACAAGTCACACCCCGGAAGATGCTCTACCTTGTCAATGAGAAGAAGACTGAATCTCAATCACTCTACATGGTAACAACCTCTCGTGCACCAAGAATAACCTTGCTGGTACACTCTGTTCCTCTGCTGGAGCGCTTTGCTGGCTCTGGCAGACTGATACCAGCGTGAGCCTTGGTTGTTGTACAGGCCACAGCACCAGAACCAGTGTACGCTGAGACGATGCTGTTCTCGCCGCTTCTCATGATCTGTGTAGCAACACCCTGACCAGCACGACCCTTCTTAGGAATGTCTGACAAAGGGGTGTGCTTGATGGTGTGACCAGTTGACGTCACTAGAACAGCATCAGGATTCTTCGGGTCAGGAACCCAGTCAAAGGCGACAACACGATCCTCGTCCGTCTTCAACTTGATACCTTTGACACCACCGGCCTTGGATCCGGTTGGGTTGACAGAGGAGGCGTCGAAGAGGAGAACGTTACCACCACTGGTGACAAGAGAGAACAGAGTATCCTTAACGGACTTGCCGATCCATCTAGTGGAGACAACCTCATCACCATCAGACAGAGAGATAACAGGGAACTCATCAAAGGAGGTTGGGAAGTCTGTACGAGCAATCTTGATCTGACCTAAAGCGGTCGCAACTGCCAGACCAGTGTCATTCTTACCAGACTGAACCTTGGAGACACCGACAACACTCACGCCAGACGGCAGGTTGACACCCATGTCCTTGACTGTCATTGGTGTCTCTGGGATAAGGTAGGATAGAGGAACCTTACGGCCAATACCGTCACTTCCAACAATGACGAACTGATCCTTGGACATCACCTTGATCTGCTCAACCACAGGAGTGTTGGCGAATTTCTTCAACGTAGCAGCATAAGAGAATGGCTCTGCCGACCTCAGTAGTGTTCCGTCAGCGAATCGTGTCAGATAGCATGGAGTGTTCTTTGCTGACTCCTTGGACGCAGCAGCCTCAACCTTGGCCTGCTCCTTCAACTCGTTAGATGTAGCCCCATTAATGATGCTTCGTCTTTCAGAGGAGATGACTGGAAGAACATCATTCAGATCCTTCTCCACCAGAGCGTCAAGTTTCTTGGGGTCGGCAAGAATCTGCTCTAACTCATCCTTCTCCTTCTCCAGGTTCTTCTTCTCCTTCTCAACAGCAAGAGAGTCAGCCTTGGTCAGTCTCCTGAGTTGCATAGAGAGGATAAAGTCTGCCTGAGTGTCGTCAATCTTGAAAGAGCGCTTCAGGTTGGTTCTTGCTGTTGAGGCGTCAGACGACTTCCTGATGATACTGATGGCCTTGTCAATGTCAATCAGCACAGCGAGGATGGCGTTCAACTGGTGCAGACGTGTATCAATCTTGCTGATACGGTGACGGCATCTTCTTGTGGTGCACTCGCGTCTGAGATCCAGGAAACCTTTCAGCATGTCCATCATAGACACCTGAACCGGCATGGTGTCAACAAGAACAGTTGAGTTCACAGGGAACGAGGACTGCAAAGATGTACGCTTGAACAACTCATTCAGAAGAGTCTTGACATTCGTCCCTTGCGTGGTGGTGACAACAAAACGAACACCTCTCTTCATGTCACTGAGGTCCTGAACCTTGGAAACACCTCTGGAGATGATTGGGTTGGGCGGAACAGGCTTGCTTCCTCTCTCACCCTGCTTCCCGTTCTGTCCGAGGTGAATCTCCTCAATAATCTTCTCAGCGCTGATGGAGTACGGCAACTCGTAGAAGACAATCTGCGAACGACCACGAGTCATGGGCTCAATGTTGTACCTGGCGCGAACAGAGAACGTTCCTTTACCAGTCTCCATGTAGTCCCTGATGCCGTCAGATCCCAGAATCTCTCCTCCTGTGGGAAAGTCAGGACCAGGAATGATGTCAAGCAACTCATCAGTGGTCAGATCTGGATTCCTCAGTGCAGCCAGTGCAGCAGCAATCACCTCGTCAGGGTTGTGTGGAGGAATCTTGGAGGCGAACCCAACAGCGATACCTTCAGTACCGTTGACGATGTTGTTGGGCCAGCGAACGGGAAGAAGATGTGGTTCGTCCTCTGTTCCGTCAAAGTTTCTGCCAATCTCAACAGCGCCCTCCTTGACCTCACGAACAAGTTCCAGAGCGGCCTTGGTCAGCCTGGCCTCCCAGTAACGCGGGGCAGCAGGAACGTCACCAGTGAAGGCACCAACCGTACCAGACTTGTCAACCAGTGGAACACGCATGGTCACGCTCTGAGCCATTCTCGCCATAGCGTCTGAGATGCTGGAGTCACCGTGTGGATGGAACCGACCCATCGTGCTACCAACAATCCTGGCAGCCTTGACGAAACGACTTGACGGAAGGTTGTTGTTGGTGAACATGTCCCAGATGATACGCCTGTTGACTGGTTTTAAACCATCCTGGCTCATCAGCGCCCTCTGCCTGATGACGTACATGGCGTATACTGAGTACTCGTCCTTCAACCACTGGCTTGAAGGTGACTTAATAACCTCTGACGCAATCTGATCATTGCTCACAGTTGATGTGGTAGAACTGCTTGCCAAGAATCCTTCTCCATTCACTCAAAACTTGTCTCTCATCTCATATTTTAACCAGCACAAGCAAGAGACATCGTTGCTATATCAATGAATCAGCATATTCCTGTAAAGAATCAGAATAAAGACAAATCTCTCAGTTAACACATTTAGAGCAGAATGGACCGGAAAATCTTAATATTTTAAACGCTACTTGAAGTTCTTGATAGCATCCATGTTCAGTGGACTTTCACGATTAAAAGATGTGGTCCAGAACTCTTCATCTGATTTTCTCTCTTGCTGCTTCTGATGCTTGACTTCCTCGTCAGAATCAGCATCTCTGACATACATGTTGACAGCAAGAAACGGGTACATTCCGTCCTCTTTCTGCGTCTCCTCCATCATCTTTATCAGTCCAGCAGCAGAGATGCTATTACTCTGACCAAGCACAGCATTAATCACCTCAACAGCATCATCAACATGTCCTGTGTCATAAGCATCGAGAAGAAGGCTGATGAAGTCAACAAAATCAACTCTGTCACTGATTCTCTCTGCTACAACCCAAAGAGGATCCTTAAACCTGTCATCCTCGTTGTAGACCCTCAATTTGTCAATGTTGCTGAAAATCTCCTGATCCATAGCACTGAGAACAGGAACTTTCCTACCGAGCAGAGCACGATGCAGGAAATCAGGACCACTAACTGGCGACCATGACAAGGACCTGGAACCTGCGGAAATCATTGCTACCACTCCTCGTTGCTGTCCTGACTTGTGAACATCTCAGGATGACTATTTATCCATGAGAGAGTATCAGACACACTGAAACCTTTAGAGGACATAGACCTAATGAGTTTATCCTTGCGCTTCACAGGATCCAACCTAGTAAACGATGGAGAGCGCGTTAGTATCTCAATCTGTCGGGTAAGAGACCTGTTGTTGTACTCAGGGTTGCTCTCAAGGTGCTCATTGATGCATTCCTCTATGATGTCATCCCTGAACCGCTTCTGTCTCATCTTCTGTTTGATGTGGTTGACTGACTTACCACTGTAGATCATTGACAGAATCTTGTCTGAGGCAAACTCCTTCTCGTCAATAACCCTTTTCTCCACAAGATGGTTGACAACCTCATCAGCAATGTCACATGACAGGATGTCAGACTTATCCTTACTGTAGTACTCAACTGGCTCATTGGAGTAGCCTTTTCTGTGCAGACGATCAAGGATGTCATTAGCACTTCTAAGGTAGTTCTCAGCCTGCCAGGTAGCACTGCTGACAGCATGATCCCACAGAGCAGTGAACTCCTCATACGACAGCACTCTGTCAGGAACATCAACCTGCTTGGCCTTCTTAAACCCCATTCTATGCCGTCACATCCTTAACAACAACCAGAAAACAACATTGTCCATTGTCTGTACATACTCGCTAAACTAGAATGTCAGCACACCATCAGCAATTTAAACGCTGAGTATAGTGTGCTGACACATGATGAAGTCAACCAGTTAGAAGAAGATGCCTCTGCTGAGTTCATCAATCTCTGGTTGCTGCATGTATGCCCTGCGAGCCTTATCTCCCTTACCTGGTTTTGCGGCTGGGCAAGCCTTCACTAACGGGCACCATGAGCACAGATAGGTAGGGTTGAACTCAAACATGTTGCTGTCACGCATGACGTCCATCAACTTGTCTGCCTCAGCGATGTCATGCAGTGTACGCTTACGCAGATCCTCATCCTTTAAGTCAACCTTCACGACCTCCTTGTAGACAGGATAGATGAGACGTGCTGTGGAGACGTTGTAGCCCTGCTGCTCAAGAAGCATCGAGTAGATGATCTGCTGACGCTGCTCCTTCAAACCGTCCTCAGACTTGTTCTTCTTGACCCACTTCTTCACCTTACCGGTGTTGTGAGTTGGCAGAGCAGTTGGTCCAGCAAGATAGAGACTGTCTGAAGAGTCAACCTGAATGCACTGAGTAGGAACGCTCTCAACAGGTTCAACAGACACGACACGACGAGCAACAGTGGAGTCAAAGTGGTCTGGTCTACCGTTCCTAGCAATCTGCTCTTTCAACGCCCTGCTCGCCTCATAGTGAAGTTTGTCAGGAAGCATGAACCCCCATGTCTCAATAAGGTGTGCAGACAGGAAGATCTGGTGAATGGAATTCTCATCATCATGAAACACATGATACGGAGAAACACCCTCATAGGACAGAAGTTCAACTACATCGTTCAGGAGTTCTCTACTTGACAGAGTGACGACACCAGAGTCCAGAGACTTTGACCATGAGGTGGAGTAAGCAAGAATACCCTGAAGAAGCATCGTCCGGTCCATCTCAGAGCCACGAGACAGACCAAGAGGAATCCTCCGCCCCTCAGGAACATGTCTGAGCCAAGAGATCTCCTCCCCAGTGTCACCCATGTGGTCCAGGTAGGATTCAGTTTCCTGCTCTCTATCGCTCTTACTGTAGGCCACCTTTCCGTACCCTTCATCATCGTCTCTGTATGAAGGAACGTCAAGAAGACCGAGACTGTCAAGAATGGCCTTCATTGAGTCAAACTCAACAGTCAGGCAAGAATCACCCTCTGACTCCATTACCCTGTACACAGGAATCTCAAGACTCTTGGCGTCAGCCTTAGACAGTACCCCATTCTTACTGTGAGAAATCAGGTTGTCTCTGAGGTTACTCATCTCTTTCTCGTCTGCAAGACCCATACGCCACAAGTCAGTAATGAGTTGCTTGTACTGCTCAGACCCCTTGACGACATTGAATGCCCCAGTGAACCTGTTTCCGTCAGCAAGCCAGGCACCAATCAAATAAGGCTTGGAGACCTTTGAGAGACTAGCAGCAGACTCCCTGTGCTTCTGTGTGCCACTGAATCCCCAAGCAGGGCTGGCAATCCAGACAGTCTCGCCTGACTTGATGATGTCGTGGAGTTCCTGAGTACTGACAACTCTGTGCTCGGCAACAATCTCGCCAAAAGCACTCATGAACTCATCACCAATGTAGACATCCCAGAGATGAACGTTGTCAGCAATGATGCTTCCACCGTCACTGGACGATAAACGGAAGCACGGACGATGATGGATGCTCGACTTGGCAGACACACTGACAGGCTTTCCTTGTGTACCCAGAATCTTGTCACCCACCTGAACCTTGCCCATTGTAGTCCACCCGTCAGGTGTAGGCAGAGGAGTGTCCAGAGCAAGCCCCTTGTAGTCCTCAACAACCAGAGAGACGTCATCACGAGGGTCTACACTGATACGGTCAATGAACCCCAAAACATCACGTCCAGATTCTCCCAGATGGCCTTTGACAAACATCTCAAGACCCTTGCTGAAGCGGTTGTTGTACTCAACCTCAGCAATCTTCACTCTGTCAGGCTTGCCTCCCATGGAGAAGTAGTTCTTGATGGCGTCAATGAGCCACTGACGAGCCTCAGGGATGCGTCCCAGTTCACGGAAGTCGTCAGAGGACAGGACGGTCTTCATGATGTCCTTCAAGGCGTCACTGGTACGTTCCTCACCAGGAAGAGTAAAGAAGTCCTCCATGACCTTGTGAAAGAGTGAGCCTCGTGTTGCAGGGGTGTCAACAGGCTCGTCAATGATCTCCTTGAGAACAAAGGAGTTAGCGAGCCAACGAGCAGGACATGCGCTCTTGTCAACAAGGTCACTGATGAGTGACGCACTCAAGGACTTCTTGTCATAAGCGTCAGCAACCTGAGCTGAGGTGATGCTAAGACCACTGTCATTCATAGAGACCAGATCAAGGTCCTCGTTAGTTCCTCTGCTCATATGTCCTTCTCCGTCTGTTCTTCAAACCTTGAGACAAGCATCATCTCGTCCACATTGCAAGCACGTCGGTACAAGAGAGGTTGTAGCAAAGACGTACATAGTGATTTTAACAACAAATGTTGATAGGGGCAAGTAGGTGCACCAAGCAGGCTAAGGAAGACGAACACGGAGGACCCTGAAAGCTACCTATCAACCCTCTTCTACAAGATCTATAGAGTCATATGGTGTAAAAACGGATTGACACCAACAAGAACATCGACTTTCTGTTGAGATAGCAAGGAATGGTGCTGAACAGGAGACGAGATGGTAGGTGGTTGTGAAAGAGTAGCGCTGGAAAAGATGTACATGTGGTATGTTAGGACAAATAGGTCACACTGAAAGTGCTTACTACTCCTCTGGAAACCACTTAGAGAATCTGGTTCATCTCAGAAAGATGTACTGCTGCTGAGAATGATACTCAACATCTCAGTTAGTTCTCCATGCATCTGTTTAAGCACATCTTCTTCAGAGACAAAGAAAAGGTTCAGCACCTCTAGAAGCAGTGATTCATAAAGGTGTTCTAGTACAACATTAGTGAAGTCAATCCCTACTGACTCTCCATCTGGTAATGTGAAATAAGGGTTGAATGAGAATCGTATTGCTCTTGACAAGAAACGCTGTACAGAGGAGTCAGAATTGTTGACAATGCGCACAAGTGAAGCAACCTTCCTGAGGAAAATCTCTATCAGTGCCTCATCAGCGCTGTACTTAGTTGATTTATCAGAAATTATCTGAGCAGCACTGACTATTTTGTTGTCATACTTCTTAATTACTGAGTCAATCCTGCTCTTAACCGAAGATGAGTAGATGACAGAGTTCATTGCCAGAACCAGAGGAATGTAGTAGATCATATCTGTTCGCTTGCTAATTCTTTGGAGTTCTCCTATTGTCTCAGGAAGAAAATCCAGCAAGTTCTTGTACATTCGTCCATTAAAAAGATAGCCCCACCCAGAACTGAAGAGATCATCCTCCATCTCTTTCTGAACAACATACGCAAGATCGTCACTAATGATTAAACTAGCAACATCGTCGAATTTGTCGTTCTCTTTGGCAAGAACTTTTCTTATCTGTTGAAGATGAGAACTTGGATCGATCATGTCACGAACACCAAACATCAAAGACCTCAGTCGAGTATCAGAATCAGCAATCACTGAAATCTCAGAAGCCCTGCTTGACGGAACCAGTAAAGAGTAGATGACATCCAGAAGCGAAGGAACAAGATCTGTCTTTCCGCTGAACAGATAAGAGGTAGACACATTCTCATTGTATGAGTCAGAAACCAGTTCGTCAGCACTGGAGTAACTAATCCTGTAAGCAATAGCACTAAGAATACCAGCAGAGACCTCAATACTGTCTTTCAAGTCATCTCTTTGAGAGACTTCCTGAACAATATGTAGAAGGTTGAGCATACCATTAGGATCGTCATCTACAAGATCTCCGTCATTGAGATGAAAATTCACAAGCACAGGGGAGTCATAGTCACACCTCACTCTGCTGACAACCTCAGACAGGCGACGAGCGAGACGAAACATCCAGTTGTCGTCATCAATTTCAGACACAAAAGGAACTTTCATCAACTCAGATAAGTCAAACACATCCATGCTTCTGAAAGAGAAACTGACACTAAGTGCTGCATCCATGTCAAGGTCATCAACATCGTCAAAGGAGTAGTTATCCTTGTAGATGGAAATAGTAAATGAGTCAAGGTACGTCTGGCTAAAACTGACGAGAACAAGGTTGTTGAAGCACGACAGAGCGCCAAGAACCTTTGTGCTTGATGAGTTGATTGTGGTATACATGTCTATATCTCTGCCTGATAACCATTAATCTTTGCCTCGATAACAGAAGAGATAATCACGTCAAGAGTGTCAGTGACCCACTCTTCTCTATAAGGCGAGGAAAGAACGTCTCCAATCTCCATTCCGCTAAGAGCAAAGAACTCGCACAGTAGCGCTTTGTAGACATATTCTGTTGCAATGGGGAATACCCCTGTCCTGAAATCATCTCTGTAAGCCCTGTTGTTGAACTTCTTGTAGATGCTGCTGACAGATCGACCAGCAGTCCTATTGAAGAACTCATTGTCAGAACTAACTTTGTCTTCAACCGAAAGAGCCCAAGCAAGTAAGAGCATGTTGTGCACAAAGACACGAGCAACTGCTATCTCAGAAGAGAGAGTGTACGGAAGGTCGCCAATCAGCCTAATAAACCTTTCAGCATAATCACCTGCAAGACTTTGGCAGTCAAGTGCGCCTGTTGCGTTCCTGCTCTCTTTTGGCGCATTGGTTAAATAATCCACACATACATCAGAAGAAGCGCTTGATGAGTTGAGGTAGGAAGAAATCTGCTCGTACACGCCTCTGGCAACATAGGCGGCAGAAATGAGATGTGAGACACGATAGACGTCTCGAGGCTCTGCTCCGGCGTCCTCAAAGCCCTTCATTACCTTCTGGAAACCAAGACTCATGAACTCGTCTGTGATACCAGCAAACGTGCTCTGGCTGACAATACCTGTGACACGATGAAACATCTGCCAGTCAAAACTCCTGAACAGGTCTGTCTCCATTTTAGTGACACCTCTGGAGAACACCTGACGACTGTAGTCTGTGGAAAGCATCATCCTGGCTCTGTGCACATCCTGAACAGAGATCACAGAGTCAAATGCTCCCATGTAGGCCAGAGTCTTTGACGAAGGAGACAGTATCAGGTCGTCACAGCCAACAGAAGGGACTAGAATCGAGTAGAGGATACCTGCCATGGGAGAGTTCCTGTAAGCGCTCTGCTGGGCTCCCAGATGCTCCAGATAGCCAGGAAGAACAGACGTGCTGACAAGACCCCGGAACTCAGACACATCCACTACAGCACCACAAGCAAGAACACTCAGAAGACCAGCAGACATCATGAAGTCACCAGGCTTGATTGACTCAACCAGGCTCCTGACCACATCGTAGTAGTGAGTGGTCTTTGACGTGTCTGTGAAGCAGTTACGAACACGAATACGGCACTCGTCACCATACAAGCCAGGAAGGTTGTAGGACGCAAGAGCATTGACAGCATCAGCACAGCGCTCCGCCAGAGTAAGAATCCACCCATCAGGAAGATGACTCATTGAGACACCATGAGAGGTCATCTCGTCAGCCTGACCTCGTCTGCCAGTAAAAGCAATGGTTAGAACCTCTTCCACAAGACACTCAGTGCTCTCACTGCAACCACTAGCGTTATTCACATCGTTAGCAAGAAGAACCTTGATCTCAAGTGTTGGCCGAACAACATTCACAGCATTAACAGAAGTAATGACACGATCCTTGTGTAACTCAAGCATGTACATGTTGTCGCTACTGTCCATGACCTGCCAGTCACCAACAGCCAACTTGCTACTATCAGTCATTGCGGCACCTCAAATCAATTCCTCCTGTACCACTGCCAACCTTGTTAAAAGAGGGCAGTCCCTGAGGCAAGCATACACCATAAAGTGACTGATCACAAGAGCACTCCTAAGGAGTGAGCCACGACAACAGCGGACGAGCACCCCAAGACACACAGCAGCAAGCATCTCAGGCGTAGACAACACAACACCCCATCGCCTACCTACAAGATCTATAGAGTCATATGGTGTAAAATTACATTTGATTATGAGTGTATAGCAAAAGATAAGACAACCCAATCAACACATCTTGCTTGTACGGGTGACTGAAACAGGATGAAATTGATTGGGTTGTCTGAGAGATGGAGGAAGGATTTTGTTCTAGGTGACACTACAGACAAAAGTGAGAAATGACTTGTCAGACGTCTGGATAGTAGTCGTTCTTAATCTGCTCTGGAGTGTAGAACTTAGTCTGATGAGAGTCATAGAGTTCCTTGATAGTCTCAGGAGACATTCTGTTGACCGCCTTAGCAAGAACCTCAGACTCAGGTCCAACAGCGTCAGAGGCGAATGAACCAGTAGACCCTCCCTGGGACTGAGAAAGGATATGAACACGACTTCTCTCCTTGGATGGAGAGTTGTTGACGCTGATCACATAGAAGCCTTTCTTATCCTTACCAAGAACAGGATCCATTTTAGATGGAACAGAGTCAGTGATTTCAAGACGAGCATGAGATTGAGATACACTTCGGCGACTTTTGATTGCAGAGTTGATACTGGTAGCCTTCCTTCTGGCTATCTCGTCTACCTCGCCATCACGATACATCTGCCTCTTTGGCTTGAAGTATGACTCATCAGCAACTCTTTGCCTCTCATTGCATACCTCAAGTCCTCTATCAGTGTCATACCTTTCAGCAACAGCCTTCTTGCCAGCATTAGACCTAAGGTAGTTCTTTAGCCTCTTCTCAACTTTAGAGCCACTGTTCCTGGAGTACCTACCAGCAAGATGTCCAAACCGGTTGACTGTCACACCGAACTCGTTTTTCTCATCCCACTTACCTGTGCGTCCAGAAATCTCAATGAGACCACTTCCATCACCATAACTACTGATTTTCAGATGGTCATCCTCACCAAGACCAAGATCCTTTCTAACCGTCTCCAGGATCCTGTCCTGCCTGTCTTTAAACCTCTGCCGATCCCTGTCAATCTCAGCAGACATCAACGCTCTGACGGACTCTGGAACCCTTGGATAGTCAACAACCTCTGCTTTTCTCTGTGTATTCTTGTAGTGACCACCAAGATAGGTAACCTCTCCTGTTTCAAGGTCAATACCTTCTGTAGCAAAAGTATGAGAACCACCAGAAGTAACTACAATACGCCTTGACTCGCCTGATGGTTCAGTGAGGTTGACAACAGCGCCACGTAAGTCAGGAACTTCATGGAACACAGGATCATCAAGCGTTTGAATATCATGCGACTTACGTTCCTTCTCTATCTCCTTAATCTCTCTTAGAACACCGGAGGGCAGAGATGAGCGAGCAACAGATAACTTCAATCTTCCGTTACTGGTAGAGGTTCTGCTCCTACTACCACCCAAACCTGCATCATCTACACCAGCACGCTCCGCGTCAATAGCCTCGCGTTCCGCCTGGCTGTAGGCGTGAGGAACATCCAGCCCTTGCTTCCTGTAGTCACAGTTCTCTGGTCCAACACACGGCTCCCAGTTATTCGTCTTAGGACTGAGGTGCTGGCATCCACTCTGCTTCTGTCTCGTCATAGTTGGTACTCCTTCAAAGGTTCCGTTTCTGCTCTCCGTTTGTCTCGTCTAGGGTATCTAAGCGGCAAAAAAAAAACGCTACTTTCAGGTAGAAGAGAAGCATAACAGGACTCAGCAACACACCAAGGACAAGCAGCCCCAAGAGACACCGAAACCACTCACCTAGATCTATAGAGTCATATGGTGTAAAATTGGTTTTGGTTATATGTTGACAGATTCTTATAAGAATGAGCAATCACCTGCCTTCTGAATGCTTTTGCCAGAAGGCAGGTGATTGAAGAGAGGTTGTTGTCTCAGAGTGAGTGAGTAAAAGCGCTCTTTGAATCACATGTGCTTACATTCCAGTATCCTCAGTAATCTCATCCATGAACGAGTCCCAGTCGTCCTCAGGTCTGCTTGTCTTCTTAGAACCAAGACCAATCTGTGGACGCTCCATGTCATCAGAAGGTGCAGAGAAGTCCTCGTTCTGCTCCTCCTCACGAATACGGTCAATCACAGCAGAGTTGTCAATACCAGAACGCTCATCCAGGTCTGTGCCGTCAAACTCAGACATGTCCGCAAGGTGTGCAAGACGTGACTGCCTGTTGCCAATAGGAGTGCCATCAGGATTCATACCCTTGGCCTCAAGATACTTGTCCATCCAGTCAGTTTCTGCATAGAACCCCTGAGCGTGTGCTCCATAGCCATTGATCTGGAGGTACAAGCGACCACGAGGGAACGGCTTGACACGGGTGCCTTCAGAGTTTTCAAGAAGCATGGTGGAAGCGGTGGAGGTTGCACGGCCACAGGTGATACGAACAGCCAGGTTTGCCTTCAACTCACCTGGGATCAGTTTGGCGTCAGGGCGCTGGGTTGCAAGAACCATGTGGACACCAGCGGCACGGCCAAGGCGAGCAATGGAACCAGCGATGACTTGGCATTCGGCAGCCATTGCATCATCTTCTTTTGCTTGGTCATTTCCTTTAACACCTGATTGTCCGAAGAGCTCACCTGCCTCATCTACCATCAGCATGAGACTATAGCCCGGGTTAGGAAGTTTTCTAAAATCGTTGATTCCGAGTTGTTCCATCTCAGCATACCTCTTCATCATTGTCTGCTGAGCAAAATTCATAATTGTTACAGCATCTTCTTTTTCTGTAGCAATCCCTAAAACAACATTTGAGTACTTTCTGAATTGAGATAATTCGACCTTCTTGAGATCCACTCCCAAAAACCTCCAGCGATCTGGACGAGCCACGCACGCGAAGATCAAATTTCTCTGAGCAACACTATTATGTGATACAATACTACCATTTTGATTATTACTGATAACAGAAAATAATCTATTTTCTCCAGAGACCTCAATACATTTTGAGGATTTTGGGTTAATCTTTTTTATTTCTCTGATTCGCATTTTCTATCCATTCTATGGCTTTTTTATGGCAAAAATATCGTCATCTCCTACAGCGACAGGACAAAAGTCTTGATCTTGAGGTATGGTTGTGGTATACTTATACCAACTGATGAAGTACGTAGAAGAAAAGATCGGAAAGTCTAACTATGAAGAAGATTTGTGACTTTTGTGGCGAGGAGTTTGAGACCAACCGCTCAAAGGCTAGGTTCTGCAAGCGTGACCACTTCGGAGAGTGTGTTATCTGCGGCAAGAAGTTCCCTGTTCCTCAGCCTAAACAACCTAGTAAATTCTGTTCTGATGAGTGTCGTCGTGCTCGTCCAAGGAAACAGGTTGAGTGCGTGTGTCAGATGGATGGTTGTGGAAAGACCTTCATGTCTGATCGCAAGACATCCAAGTTCTGCCCAGGGCCTCACTACCGAAATTGTGTGGTGTGCGGTAAGGAGTTTGAGTTGTCTATGTTTAATAGAAACAACCCAGCATCTACCTGCTCTAGAAAATGTGCTCAAGCAACTGTTGACCAAGAGCAGCAGCAACAAAACTATTTGAAGACAATGAGAGAAAAGTATGGGGTTGACAACATATCTCAGTTGGAGGAGATAAAGGATAAGAAGCGTCAGACATGCATGGATCACTATGGTGTAGATAACCCTTCTCGTGCACCAGAGGTTCAGAAGAAGCGTGATGAGACCTTCATGGAGAGATTTGGTGGCAATCCATGGAAAAGCGAGGAGGTTAGAAAAAAGATTGCTGCTACCTGTATGGAGAGGTATGGCGCTCCAAATCCGTTTATGTTAGATGAGTTTCAGAAGAAGGCAAGGGATTCTGTTTTTAAGAAGTACGGAGTTAAGAACATCTTCATGCTTCCAGAAGTTCGCAAGAAGGCTGCTGAAAGATGCAGCAGGATCTCCAAGGTTAACTATGAGTGGAAGAAGTCTCTTGAGGACGCTACGGGTCTAGAATTTGAGACAGAGGTTAGATTTGGAGATGATGTGTATGCTGATCTTGGTGTGCCAGACAAGAAACTACTTATTGAGATTAACCCAGCAGTGACTCATAACTCTACGATTCATTATGCTCACCTGACAGGACGCTGTAAAGAGTTCATAGACACTGGCAAGTGTGAAAGCAGTAAGCACATACCACAAGCAGAGAAGTACCATCAGGCACGTACCCTTATGGCCCATGATGCTGGCTTTACGTTGTTGCAGTACTTTGACTGGATGGATTGTGACATCTTCGTCTCTATTGTCAAGTCAAAACTCAGTTTGTGCTCTAATTCTGTAGGCGCTCGTCAGTGTACTCTTCATGAGATCTCCCAAAAACGAGCCAACAAATTCCTCAAAGAGAACCACATGCTAGGCGCATCAAATGGACAGACTTTGTGTCTAGGGCTCTTTTACAAGAACGATCTGGTTCATGTGCAAACATATGGTCCAGCGCGATTCAGGAAAGACGTCGAGTGGGAGGCTATTCGTGCTTGCTCTAAGACCGACTGGCATATTCAAGGTGGTTTCAGCAAGTGTGACAAGTATTTCTTCAATCAGGTTGAACCAGATTCTGTAGTGTCATATGTGGATCTTTCTACTGGTTACGGATCCACTGAATTAATGTTTGATGGATGGGAACAGAAGAAGGTTAATCGTCCTGGTTCTACCTGGGTACGTATCAAAAACGGTACAGGTCCTGCGTTTATCCGAGACTCTGCTGCTCGTCGTGTCTCTGCTGACAGGCTACTAGGTTTTGAAGTTGGTGATGTGTACCCAAGATTCTTGGAGGACGGCACCAAACTGACCAATGCTGATGTGTTGTTGGCTGAAGGCTATGTGCAGGTGTTTGATTGTGGGACGAGTGTGAATGTTTGGAGGAAGCAGGAGGAGTAGTTTTTCAGTCAAACATCGCATCATTATTTGCAAACACTCTTGTGTTGTTTTAGAAACTTATTGTAGGAGTGTTTGTTTTCTAGGTGTTGGTGGGGTGTGCTGGTATGGCTGAGGCTCGTCGTGTTGGTATCAATGCTGATGGTACTGTGTCTGTGTGCAGGGCTAGGCCGGAGAATGTTGGCAAGGGTCGGTGTAAGCATATTGAGCATGTTGAGTCGTCTTTGAGTGATGCTGAGATCTCTAAGATTAATGAGGATGCTTTGGAGAAGCAGCACGAGATTCTTAAAGGTGTGAAGCGCGGTCTTGAAGGGTCTGATCCCAGTAGTCAGAAGCAGACCAGTAACACTTCTGGAGTGAAACCGTCTTCGCCTAATCCTGGTATGGTGTTTGGTCATGGTGCTGCTATCACGAGGCGTGAGTTTGACGAGTCTGTTCAGAGTGTGTCTCAGCAGTTTGACTCGGGTGACTATCATTTCATTCAGGATTTTTACAGGAAGTATAAGGAGCGTACTGAGGATCCTGAGTTGCAGAGGCGTTTTGGTCGTGCTACTGACAACGTGTATGACTTCTTGCGTAGTGGTGATCCTGTTGCCATCAGGACTCGTAAATTTCTTGGTCATGACATGAACCTGAGGATTTTCTCTGAGATTATTGCTAAGAATGTTGGGGCGATGACTCTTTCCAAGGAGTGGGAGAATGATGGTCGTGACAGTACACATAGGACTTATCGTGTAGTGATGACATCTGCCTTGAATGACATGAATCGTGAACGTTATATTGCGTCTGTCATGTTCTTTGGTGGTCGTTGCTGCTACTGTCACAGGCCGTTCACCAGAGGTAACAGTCATGGTACGATCAAGAGTGCTCCAAGTGGTGAGCATTTGACTCCTGTGAACGCCAAGAATCCGCCTCCTGGTGCTACACGGTATGGGAACATGGCTCTTGCCTGCATCGGCTGCAATGGCGAGCGAGGCAACAAGGATCTGAATGAGTGGGTTGCTGAGACGTCAAGGATCCCTGAGGAGAACAAGCAGCAGGTTCTTGACAAGATTGCTGCGTTCAGGAAGTATGCTCTGCACAAGGAGATTGACGATCATCAGTACGAGAAGGTCAAGAAGACTGTGGAGAGGATTGATAAGTTCATCAAGGCTCGAAGGAAGGATGATGACGGTTATGATCCCAGATCTCGTAGGTTCTCCAGGAAGACGTCACACAGGATTAAGGGGTTCTGCAGGCAGCAGATTAACGACCTGAAAGAGGATCTGAGAGTGTAAAAACTCATTGCGCTGTGTATGAGTATCCGATCTGTTCTCTACATCTGTTGACAGGGCCGCCCATGTGATGATATACTTTCATCACGGGCGGCTTTGTGGTACGCCTGGTGCACATCATAGCGGGAGCCGCACCTCCTGCTGACAGATAACTTTCAACTGACTATTGTGCAAACACTTTGAGGTTGGTTGTGTGACTCATGTGTGTATCTGAAGGTTCTTGGCAATCACTACAGGTAAATTTTTCTTGCGAGAAGAATTATAAACAAGTTGATAGAAAAACTGGATTCAGGTACTCTCACCTGTTGTAGTGGTTGTGTGCGGACGATTCATAGGATAGGTGCAAGAGGATATGACTGAGAACAGAAACATGAAGAAGGCTGTCAGGGAGTTCAGTAAGAAGCACGACCTGACATACACACAAGCGATGGACTTTCTGCGTGATGAAGCCAGAAAGACGCTTGAGAACAATCCTGGAATTGTTAACTCATTCGGGTTTGAGTGTGATAGCAAGACCGTCGTTGTTGGAGATCACAGAGAAATCGAAGCAGTTGCAGAAGAAAAACCTCAGTTCCCTCTTGACTTGAGTGCAGGCGGATCCTATGTGGTTGATTCCAATGGGAATGTGATTGACAGCAGTGGTAACCCTATCTTGCAATTAGTTGATGCTATTAATAGTATTTTTGAGCAGATCGGCACAAAACAAAAAGAGCAATCCATTTCCAGAATAACACATCTGAGTATTAGTCATGATGCGGTCTCCAAACTTACTGGATTAGATAAGAGGAATTTAGCGATTCTCTTAGAAAGAATAGAACTATCACAAACACTAAAAGATCAATTGATTATAAACATCATGGGTCGTGATAGCAAGGTAGAAAAAGCCATCAAGTTCTGTAGAAATGACATTCTTCCTGTAAGTGAGCATAGGATTCAGGTAGGTAAAGGTGGCGCCTCAGGAATTCATATCGGAACCAACGTGTACAGCAATCCAGTATTTTTCAGCGACTATGACAACATTATTATGTCTGTTAAGGATAAGCAGGAATCCAGTGATCTTAGGGAGATGCTTTCATACCAGATTAGAAAGAGCGGAACAAAGAGAGTCCTGATTGATCTGAATAACAAGATAGATTTTACTGTTCCTTTGGCCTTCCATCAGGAGATTCTTGAGTTCAGAGGTGAGAAGTATCAGGACAATGGATGTATCGTTCTGGTTGATCTCAACAACATCAGCAAGACCAGCAATGAATATGAAGACCTCGACTTCTACATGAATCCGTTCTTCAAAGCCTCTGTTCTGTCTCCCAACAAGGTTTCCCTCTGGATCATTGGAAATTACAAAGAGTTTCTGAATGAACCTGCTAACGACTTCCAGAAGAGTGTAAATGAAAAGATTATTCACATAGTTGATTCATCATTCATTCACATTAACTCAGCAGACCCATCAGATGCTAGTCAGATGTTTGGGACCAAGTTTCTTGAATTTGATGGAGATGGAATTTACAGGTACAAGAAACAGGTAATACGATTCAATGATAAGTAAGTGGTTCCGTAAAATTCCTGCTTCATTTAAAATACGAAGCAGAGAATGATGAGTTCTTGATCTGTCACCTCTTGTGTGGTATAATCTCTATGAGAGACTTAACAATACCACACAAGAGGTGACTTTTCTTGAGCATCAAACAGTATCATTGGATTCTGGTAGAGAACGCTGACTTGTTTGAGTTAATGGACAAGATTAAACAGGTGATTGAGCCAGTCTTCTTTGAAAAGATGTCAGAAAACATCATGATTGCTGCTGACGCTGTTCTGAGTGCTGATGGCAAGGAGATCACCTGGAATGATACTCCTTTGATGGCGATGGAGCCAAATCGTTGTTTTCAGTACTCTGGGGAGAAGTTACCTGCAAAGGACAGGTTGCATCGGATAGTAGGTGAAGTTATCAGTTTCTCCAACCATCTGAGCAAGATCAATTCGGTAACTTTCAGCAAGGCGGACATTGGGTATGAAGTCGCTATGCTTCCTGGTCCTAATAAGGGAGATGTTGTATTCCGTGTGTTTTCTGAGATAAATGATTACAACGAGGCGTTAAGTACTCAAAACCTTGGTAGAGATTTTTCATACTGGAACAATGTTGATAAAGACGACAACATTTCTGATGAGGACTGGAATACAAGAAAGAATTACTGGGAGAACTTTCCTGATAAAGCAATTTGTAGCGTGGGGCTGTCCTTCCTTAATCCAACAGTAATTGAAACCAACATTGCTCTTGAAGGTATGATTAAGAAACTATATGATATGTCACATCAGGAAGAGTGAAAATACCCATTAAGATAGTAGAATACCCTGTAAGTCAACTTCTTTTATGACTTACAGGGTATTCTTTTTTATGTGCTTCTGTAAACTATCCGTGCTTCACTCTGGACTTAATCTCCTTGACTCGACCAGATATGGGCTTCCTGATACCAACTGATGAGATGTACCCACACATACGCTGAATGACCTCAATCGTCTCAGGGTTACAGTTGCTGCACTCAGGGCAGAAGAATCCCTTGACATCAGCATCAAAGTCGCCATGGTAACCACAGCTCAGGCATCTGCTGATAGGTGTGTTGATTCCTGAGAACGGAACATGGTCATGCATGTAGTCCCATATTGCCTCAAATGCGTCCAGATTCTTGACAAGCGAAGGCTGCTCAACATAGCAGATGTTTCCACCAGTGCTCAAAGGAGTGTAAGTGGACTCGAAGTCAATCTTCTCAAATGGAGTAACCTTCTTCCTCACGTCCAGATGGAATGAGTTGGTATAGTACCCCTTGTCCGTAATGTCTTTGACCTCCCCAAATGTCTCCTTATCCATTGCTGCAAACCGTGAGCACAGACTCTCAGCAGGTGTGCCATACACAGAGAAGGCAATCCCTGTCTCATCCGCCCACTTGCTCTTCCAGTAGTTCAGACGCTCCAGCACACCAACAGTGAACGTCTTAGCCTCTTCATTGTCCTGCCAGTCATTACCCCAGAACCTTGTAGCAACCTCGTGCAGTCCGATGTAGCCGATGGAAGCGGTAGCCTCACCATTGTCAAAGATGGGCTGAACAACCTCGTCACCACTGAGTCTGTGTCCTGTAGCACCATACTGATAGAGAATTGGAGCATTCTTGGCTAGTGTGCCAGCAAGCCTGTTGTAACGGTACATCAAGCCATCGTGAACCAGAACAGCACGCTCATCAAAAAGTTCCATGAACTCTTCTGGAGTGGATGTACTCAGAGCGATGTTAGGAAGGTTCAGTGAGACGACACCAATGTTGCGACGACCATATGTGACCACCTCGCCTGTTTCTGGGCTCCTGTACTCAGTCAGGAAGGATCGACAGTTGTGAGACACAATACCAGAGACATCGAAATAGTCGCTGTCAGTGGTAAGGTCGTATGATGGTTCATCAATGTCAACAGGCTCAATTGACACAACCTCTAGCAGACGATCTTGCTGTGGTACAGTCAATGACTGACTACTGTCAAGAGACTTGATCAACTTGTCGCCAGTACTCAGGTTGTCAGCAAGTACTCGACCTTGCTCATAGACAGCCAGAGGATGATTAGTTGTGCATGTCAGAGTGAGTTCATTCTGCTCTGAGTCAGTAGCAGTAATCTTCAGCCAGTGGTTGTTGTAGTTCTTGACCATCCTAAATACATTAGACTGCTTCAATGAGGATCTGTGGCTGTCATTCACCAGGACTCCAGACAGATCAATGAACTCATCTCGACCATTGACCTGTTTCTTGACGCCCTGAAATGACAACATATCCCACATCTCAGAGATGCTAGTTGAGTAATCTGTTCCATCTACACTGTACTCAACAGTCTCGTCTCCAGCAACACACCCCATTGGGCTGACAAAGAATCCGTAAATCTCCATAACCTTCTCGTATGAGAGAATGTCAGGGTAGATTCTCTTGGCGGAGCACTCAACAGCCAAGCGTTTGATGTCATAGTTGGGATCAGTTTTCTTGAGATTGACTCCATCCTTGAGAGTGAAGACAAGTTTAGGGAAGACAGGTGTTCTGTGATCCTCTCCTAGACCAATGAGCCGGTTCTGTAGGATTCCTTTCTGAATCTCTCGTCCCCAGAATCCTGTACTTAAACCGAAATTAAACGTAACAAATGGCGTCTGACCGTTTCCTGAAAACAGGGATGAGATTTCTGTCTCAAGGGATTGAAAAGTATCAAACACCTCCTTAATAACATCCTTTTTAGAGATTTCAACTACAAATTGAATTGTTTTTTCAGATAGTTTAGAATCAATTTTCTTAACATCATTGAATTCAATCTTGAACTCATTGTCAGTCTGCTCTATCTGAGAGGCGTAGTAGTCAGCAAGAGAGTCAATTTCATCCTCAGTCAAGACAACCCCGTCAAACTCAGCCATCCTGGCAAAGTTCTTTTTCAAGGTCTTCCTATAAGAGATGACAGCATATGGCTCCAGGAACTCGTCAAGTCTGTGGGCGCTGACTCCACCATACATATTTGATGACACGTTAGCGATAATCTGTGGAATGACCTCGCCAGCGGTCTTTAGTGACTTGGGTGTACTGATCTCAGCCTCACCTAGAGTGAATCCGTGTTTGAGCATTCCTGGAAAGTCGATGAGCATACAGTTGTACAAGCCGCCAGAGGCGTTCAGTGTGTAGTCCAGGTCATGGAAGTGAATCCAGCCTTTTCTGTGGCCTTCAGCGACGTTCTTGGGGAGTAGTTTCTCTAGTGCATACTCCTTGCTGATACTGCCCGCTAGAAGGTCTCTCTGTGTCGCAAACACTTTACTGTTCTTGTTGGCGTTCTCATTCATGATCGCCTCGTCGTGACCACAGTACCTGTCAACAACTCCACTAAGATCCATAGTCCTGAAAGACCTCCATCATCAACTCGTCCTTAAAGCGTATACCCTTTATTATCTAACGAGTTGAGGCACTGATGAGATGGGACCTAAGCACTATACCTGGTGCTAACAAGTGGTTAAAAACACTACATGTTGTGTTTTGGTGAACGTGATAGCAAACTGAGAATCCTCTTGCTGACAGAGGTGTTCTTAACCATGTTTCCAACTGAGATGAACCAGAACGTGAAGTAGAAAATCTGCCCTGGAATCTGACCCCAGGCACCTGTGTGAATCTGGTAGACAAGCCATACGATGCCAGCAACAAAAGTGATAGCCTTGATAGCCCACTTGTTCTCAACCAGAACGAGACAGGACATGAGAACTGAACCAACTAGTGGAAACAGGCTGAATCCAGACAGTGAGCCACCAGTCATCAGAAACAGAGCAGTCATTGACACAACAATAACTGGAGCGATGTTTTTGAATCTCCAGTACGGCTTCTTGTTCAGTAATAGTGCTGCTACCGCAAATACGATAGAGAGAACACTCAGCGCTGTTGCTCCGTATGCTCCCAGAATCAGGTACTGGAGTGCTACAGCGGATGACATCAGTACTGACAGAATTGTAATGGTCTTGTTACTGCTGCTGTAGGAGATGGCAACAAGCAGCACAGAAGCAACGAGTCCGAAGATGAATGCAAGCAATCTAGAAGTGTCCTTGGTATCGACTTTATTCCGCTACTTATCCTAGCACACCAGCGCCTGCATGTCTATTATGCTCTAAAAACAATCTCTCTGTTGTGTCAGTACAAGTGTCATCAGATAAGGTGATGTTTACAGATATTGGTGTCAAGGACATTTAATCAACGATAAATGGTCGATCTGGCGATGCCTTAATTGCCAAATGATCGACCATTCTTTTTATGTCAACAGATGTTGATACTCAGTTCCGCATTACTCGACGCCTGCCTGAACCAGAAGGTATTGTGGTGGACGAATCACTGCTCTTCTGGTTAGTACTTGTAGAACTGCTGCCAGAACTCAACTGCTTCTTAGACGATGACGCAGCCCGAATCTCTTTGAGAGACTTGAACGCCTTGACGAGAGCAATTTCTAGAAGAATCCTGGAGTCAGTTCCGATAGACATTCTGTTGATTGCGTCACCAATCTCTTCCTGAATGGCAAACATGCCCTTCAAGTTGTGCAACTTCTTGATAACCTGCTTCTCGTTCTCAACTGGAGGAATAATCTCAGTCACACCAGAACCAATGAGAATGAGGTCACGGATACTTGAGAACAGCCCTTCAGCAATCACTCGTCCGTCCTGACCTTCTGAGACACCTCTCATTACAGCATCCAAGGCATTTGGCACGCTCAGGTCAGCAAGTGCCTCAATGATGTCTGAACCGACATCTGTTGACACGATACCACCAGAGACCAGCACCTCATCAAGAACGGTCAGTGTGTCACGAACAGAGCCACGACCACGACGAACAACAGCCCGAAGGATGTCACTCCTGACTGTCTCACCCTCCAGTTCCAGAATGTGCTTCATGTGCTCAGTCATAATGTCTCCAGGAACAAGACTGAACTTCCTTGACTGGATACGTGAAGAGATGGTGTCAGGAATCCTGTCAGACTCGGTTGAGCAGAACATGACTGTTGCGTTCATGTCCTTGGACTCAACAGGAATCAGGATGGAGTCAAAGGCGCTCTTGGAGAGATTGTGCACCTCGTCAAGGATGATGACACGTCTGTTGATGTCAGCCTTCATCCTTGACTGCTTCATGATCTCAAGAACATCCTCCTTGTAGCCCTTGTTAGCCATAGACACGTAGTCAACACCGAACTGGTTGTTGTCATCAATGTTCCGGCACACGTCACACTTGTTGCAGGGATTGGCGTCAGGCTGAGGATCCAGGCAGTTGACAGCCTTGGCGAAGATGAACGCAGCAGAGGTCTTGCCACAACCACGAGGACCGAACAGACCGTAGGCAGAGAACTCACGACCCCAGGAGATAGCGTTCTGGAAGGTCCTGGCGACGTCCTGCTGTCCAATCAGGTCACTCCACACCTGTGGACGGTACTTCTTATACAACTCTATCTGACGGTCGTTCTTGCTCTCGTCAGACGTCTTCTTGCTACCTACGTTCTTGGTGTTAGCCATTCACGCTCTCCTCAGTTCTGCTTCATCGTCAAAGTGGTATGTAGTGCTTCTGATCACCATTATAGCACACTATGAGAACAGCGATACGAGCGCCATACATCACTACAGAGTCTCTTTTCTAATGGATTATCTATTCTGCTGACTTGGTGTCAAGCCGCCTGCTCATCACACACAATAGTGTCACCAACACTGATCTGGTGAACGTAGCGCTTCTCAGTAGAACCATCAGATGACATGACAGTCCTCTCGTCAGACACGATGACTTCCTCAGTGGAACCGTCGTCAAATGTCAGCAAACACACAGCACCACGACCAGGAGACAGGAAACGCTCAAACAGCAGATCGTGCTCAATCGGATCCACCTTAGAGATCCCTAGAAGATAGGCATGAATGCTTCCACCAACAGAACCACGACCAACACCCACTGACGAGGCCAGAATCTCACCAGCCTTGTTCCTCACGGAGTAGTCGTTCTCCGTCCTGTTCAGGTAATCACGAACAACAAGCATGTACCCAACAAAGTCAGAGGAGTTGATAACATTCCACTCCTCCATGATACGACGAGTGGCCTCTTGCAGTGTCCTCTTCCTGGTCGCCTTGTCGAGGTAGTTACGATTGACGTAAAGCCTCTGGTACCCTTGATTAATGAGGTGCTGGTAGAACTGACCCTCAGAGGTGAACCCAGCAGGGATAACAGGCTTTGGCTTCAAGTGGGCGTCAAAGTCCAGAGTAATGTCTGAAGCCATCTCAGCAATCAAGAGAGTGTTGCTGATTGCTCCAGGAAAGTCATCCTTGGGGAACTGTCTCTCCATCTCCTGAGAGGTCTTCATGTAGTAGCCACTCCCATTGAAAGCGAATCGCTTGCCACCATCCTCATAGGTTGGGTGAGACATGAGAGCACCTGACTGGATACACAGCATCTCCTCATGACCTCGTGCGTCGTGCTCGTGTGCATAGTGGCAGTCATTTGTCGCCAGTAGAGGAATGCCTAGTTTCTTGGAGATCTCCAACTGCTTAGGCAGCAGAATCCGTTCCAGGTCAATGTCCATAGAGTGATCCATGATCTCAACGAACATCTTGTCGCCAAAGACCTCCTTTAACTGACCAGCATAGGAGAACGCCTCACGGTCCTGACCCATCAACAGCCGAGTACACACCTCAGAGGACGGGCAACCAGTAGTGACGATAAGTCCTTCACTGTGGTCAGCAAGCATCTCAAAGTCAATCCGCTGCTTGACATGAACACGACTGGGCTCATAAGACTCAGACGAGAGAATCTTCAGGTTGTCCATTCCTGTGTTGTTGTAGGCCCATACAGTCAGGTGCAGATAGGCTCCGTTTGCTGATACGTCATAGTTCTCGTCCTTGCGTCCGTCACGCCCATAGAAGACAGGATGATCCACCTTACTGCCTTCAGGGTTGACTGGAGCCATGTAGAACTCACATCCAGGTACGGGAGTGAGCCCAGCGCTTCTGGCTGAGTTTATGAAAGTGTTGATGGCGAAAAGGTTACCATGGTCTGTCAGCCCTAGTGCACGCTGACCAAGATCCAGAGCCTTCTGAACATACTCCTGAGGTGTGGCGAACCCATCAAGGAGCGATCTGTCAGAGTGCATGTGCAGCGATGCGAAGTCATCATTCTTAACAGCCAACGTTCAGCGTCTCCTTCAAATCGTCTATCAGGTATCAAACCGGCGGTATGTACTCAACTCATCTTAACGAGAGTAAGAGCAAGCCCGCTCAGCACCTCATCAAAAGTACCAAATGGGCTTGTCTGGTTGTCGGCTAAATACCTGTCTACATATGTTAGTAAAGGAGTGTACGCCTACTTCTGATCGTTTACGGAAGAGTTATTCTTGCTGTCGTCTTTCTCATCAAAAACACTGACATCATCCCCCTCGCTCTCATCCTTAGAACCTGCTGCGTCACTGGTAGATGATGTATCAGTATCAACATCTGTTGACTCCAAGTCAGGGCCGTCAGTGTCCTCTGTCTTCTCTTCTCCTGTGTCACCAATACCAGATAGCGCTTTGAGTTGAGAGTACGAGAGGATTCTCTTGGAGTCAGCCAACATCTTGTCAACATTCTGCAAAATGGCTGCAATCTTGTTTGGCTTCCTGACTCTGCTCACCGGAGCAACAACAACAGGAATGACCTTCTTGGAGTCAGGAACAGGTTGAGAGATAACACGAATCTTGTCTCCATTACGTCTGTTCAGGTCAAGCAAAATGACTGTGATGTCAGCACCTCTTGAGCGCCACACAGGAACCTTGTTGTAGACTAGATGGTTGAGCCACGGAGTGATGCTCTTCCTGTTGTATGAAAGACGCTGGCTCTTACGACCAATTGTCCCAAACGGTGAACTCATAAGAACAGGATGAATCATGTAGGCGTGATCCTCGTTCCAGACCAGTACAGAGCCTTTGTCATCCTTCTCTGGCATCAGTGCAGAGTTCCAGCCAATGAAGTCAGCACTGTCTACTAGTGTCGCAGCAAGTTTGTCATCCATGGAGTTTACTGGAACGTTCTTGGCCCTGAAGTGGTTCCTACCCATCACACTGTAGACGATAATGAACATGACTAAACCAACTATCGACCCGATGACAGACGAGATGGCGACACTGACTGATGACAGCACAAGACTGTATGACACAAGGAATGATGTCATCTGTGTCACCATCACAACAGCCCATCTGGATCGTCCGCTCTGACGCGCGTAGGACCACGCCAGACAAGCGAACAACAGCGCCCACACCAGACCCATCCAGATAACTCCTCCGAGCCCGTATGGGTCAGCCAGAGAGCCCCCAGTGAATGCGAATGAGGACAGCATAGCGGTCATGACAATGGCAACAGTTCCCTTGATGACAACCCTGAAGTTCATGAACATGAAGACAGTTGTCATCAAGGTAATCAGTGACAGGACAGGAACCCACCATCGTGAAGGGTTGTCAATGACAGAGATACCTGACACAAGAATAAGAACGGCTGTGAATGCTACAAGAAGGTTTGAGTTGGTGTATACCACTTCTTGTAGTGATGTATAGAAGTCGCTCTGTTTGATCCTGTTCAGCATAGATGCTCCTCTTGACAGGTTCTAGATAATTGCTGAGTAACTTATATCTTAACCAAGCACTAGAAGAAGCGACAAAATTACAGGCAGGTCAGATCGAATATATCTCTTCTAGTCGCTGACAATCTCCTGAAAGCCACTTCTGTCACATGGAACAACAAACCTGTTGCGATCTAGATGAATATTCGTGTCCTGTGAGGTGAAGGCAAAGTGATCACAGTCCAGACCAACAACCTTACAGCCAAGAAAACTGCTTGTGTATGACCTATGATGGTGCCCATGAACATTCAGCGACGGCTCTGTATGAGCAATAACCTGCTTAATCCTGTCTCTGGTCAACTCAGACTCTTCAAGGAGATAGTCAGGCACTCCAGAAACAAGAGAGTTCCACACCAGTCCCGGAGCATCGTGTGTCAGCAGGACGTCAACATGACCAGCACTGACAGCCTTGTTAACGTCATTTTCCGTCACCTGCTCCTCAGGAAACCAGTCAAACCCTTCTTGACGAAACTCTTTGTCAACAGAGACAGCACCGCCAAGGCCAAGGAACTTTAAGTCACCCCAGATCCATGAGAACGAGCGAGGAATGTGCAGAATATGATCGCTGACAACTCCTCTGCCATACTCGTCTCTTGGTATAGAGTTGATGATGCTGAAGTTCTCATGGTTGCCATCAATGAACCACAGCTGCTTGTTGATTCTTGACAGCCTGTGCTCAACAGCCTTGATGAACTGGCTGCTGAGATCCCAGAGACCAAAATCACCAACATGGAAGAAGACGTCCGAGATGTCATCCTGGCTGTACAGCAACTGTTGTAAGGCAAATGAGGTGTTCTTATGCCAGTCTCCAAACACAGTCACCTGACTGACAGAAGAGTCATCAAAGACGGGCACAGCAGTCTCGCTGGTGTTGTGAGATAATGTTTTGGTCATTGATGCCTCCTTCTGCTGATTCCGGGTTGTGTTGATTAAATGATGTTCAGTAATATTTATGATGAGTATAGCACACAGGCACTAAAACATGCAACATATAGTTCCCATGAAGTTCTACTTATTGCCCTTTGACCTGTTGTGTGTTTTGCAGAGCATCTGACAGTTTGACAAGTCGGTGGATCCACCCTTGCTCCATGCTGTTACATGATCCGCATCCATCTCAGAGATTCTGTAGATACGAGATGAGTTACTATTTTCTCCAATAGCACACAAGGGGCAGTTTGATATGGCTTGTTCTAATGCTTGACTTGTTTGTGTGTCATAGGCAAGTTTCTTTGTCCTTTGATCGAATACTCGGATGTTGAGAAGTCTGTGATCTGTTTCTCCACCAAGAAGATACTCAAATATGCCTTTGTTGCTAGTCACTTGAGGATCAGTGAGGAGACTTGACACCTTCTCTGACAGAGTGCTCTTGGAGTATGCGTTTTTGTGATACCTGTTATACAAATCTGACCAATTGATACCACACATCTCTGAACCAGTGTAGTCAAAGATTGAGTCAACCCAGTTAATCACTGAGTCAAAGTGGTTCTTCATCTCAGTGATGTCAGTGTCATTGCGATGTAGGGCCATGTAGTCCTCAATACGTCCTTCACTGACCCACGATAATGCTGTTTCGAGAATCGCTTGACGTCTTGGATCTCCTTTGATGTATGTCTGCCAGCGTCTCATGTTTGAGTTACTAGTGTTTGAGAAGAACTCACGTGCTATGTTGACGAATGTGCCATGGTATGAGGCATTTCTGAGTTCCTGTCTGGTCAGTGGAGCACCAGAGATGTTAATGGTCTCAAACCATGCCTCAATCTCGGACGGAGATCCCTCACAGATGTAGATAGTGAGTTGTGTGTTAGCGATCTTACTCTTCTCGTCTTCTGTGAGTGTGTCAAAGTACTTGGGCTTGCCATCTGTTCCTGTGACAGCAAAATGCCACGACTGATTGACATAACGAGCAAATGAAGTGATTCTTTGTTGCCCGTCAAGAACCTCAAGCATCCCGTCAGAATTCTTCACAAAATACAGGAGACCTAAAGGGTAGCCTTTTAACAATGACTCGACAACAGCAACATCTTTTTTGCCATCACCATAGATGTAGTTTCTCTGGTACTCTGGTTGGATGATAAGTTTGCCGTCAAGACCAAAGAGACCCTTCTCTTCATTCTTGTCGTAAACAAACCCCTGACAGATGTCACATACACTAATGTCTGTGCGAAGTTCCGTCTTCATGCTCCATCACTTTCCTGTATCTGTGATTTTGTTTTCTTTTGTCTCAGGATGTTTGTGACAGATTGTTACTCTAGCGTAAGTGAGTTTGCCATGTATCATTCCGTCATTGCTCTTGATCATTCCTGGGATAAGTGTCGAACAAGGATACGAGTATACAGCTGAATCCTCTCTCTCTCTCTCTCGTGAAGATCAGATCTTTGCCGTCATTACCTTTTCTGAAAGAGACGATCTCAAACTGCTCAGGGTTGTACTTACCCATGAAAGTAATTGGGACACCCATGACTCCATCATAGTCAGACGGAATACACTCTACGAATGGAACATCAATGGCATCATAGTTGTCGTAGTGTGCATACTCCATTTTCCCGTTGTTGTACTTCTCCAACTTGTTCCTGAGTTTCTTGTTGAACTTCAGATTGTGCTCCATAGTGTCAAGAACAAGTTTCTCGTGACGTCTCCCATGATCCAGGTTAGTGAACCAACACACAGAAGCCAAGTAGCCCATAACCTCACCATCAACAACTTTGTAGACTGATCCTTCTTTCTTGTTCTTGATCATCCATTGCTGGTGCTCCTCTGTTACTCTAAAGAGCATCCCCTTATTGAGGGGTCTGTAACCGAGCCATATCTCATTTGACCAAAGCAGAGGAAAGATACTCTTGTAGGCAATGGCGTTGATTGTTCCCATGATGACGAACTTCTTGTTCGCCTCCATGATCCATGCTATAAACTCACGAAACAACGAGAATGGTGGGTTGGTGATGATAATGTCCGCCTCGTCTCGAAGTTGTGTTACCTCATCACTTCTGAAATCCCCATCACCTTCAAGATACCCAGAGAACTCAATGTCATCAGTATCAATACTTCCTGAACCATCAGCATCTCTGGTAAGAACAAACAACTTACCTCTGGTATCCTGCTTGTCAGCATCAAACAAGGGTGATGCTGACTCAAACAAGGTCGGTTCACGATCACTGGCGGCATAAGCATACGATGTAGAGATGAGTTTCTTCAAGCCAAAACGTGTAAAATTCGACGCAAAGTACTTGGTGAAGTTAGACCACTCAGGGTTGTCACACGGAAGAAGGATTGTTTTGTCCTTGAACACATCTGGATCTCTTTCAACATATGCGTTCATCTCCTCCTCGATGTCGTTGTATTGGGTATAGAACTCGTCATTCTTTGCGTTCTTCGCAGCAGTGAGAAACAGGTTGCTCATGCAGGTACCTATCTTAGTGAGGAGTGATTTTAAGATGTCAAGAACCCTGAAAGATTCAGGTGTAGTCGATTTTTGCTTGTAATACCAGTGTTTTACAAGCAATACTAAGCATTTCTGATGCAAATATCTAGAAGATATGTAGCCAGATCACAAAATAATATATAGGCATTGTTAAAATACTACAATTAACAACTAGGAGTAATAGAATAAAAAAGAGGTGCTGACACAATCTTAACATCATGTGTCAGCACCCTGAACTGGTGGAGCAGTCGGGAGTCGAACCCGGGTCCATAACCCCTCACCAAATGAGATCTACAGGCTTAGCAACTGGATTGTGCTTAAAGTGGAGACCAGGTTTCTGTCAGTTACCTCAGAAGACCTGAACCACTATCCTGATAAAGTCTTTGGTCTGAGAGCCAGGACAACTGACCCAAACCGCAGTGCCTTCATGATGACACCTGGATAGTTAGAGGAACAGGCACCTATCCTCTACCAGGCGGCTCACGCAACGAGAGCAAAATCGTCGAAGTTGACAATTATGTTGTGAACCTGTTTAACCTCCGTTGTTCAAGGAGGACCTGCACCCATAAAGCAAGAACAAGATCATGTCGAAAACCTGTCTGCCCCATGTGTATGTTGTACAACCATACTACACTCAAGAATGTTCCCATGTCAACAGATGTAAATATGAAACAAGTCACAATATGTAAAAACTGACTGGATGCACACGAAGTGGATTGTTCTCACGCTTCTGTCTTCGTGTATCCAGTCAGTCTGAGGCCGTCAGAGCAACATACAAGAGGTTTTACTTAGCAGATGGTGTGGCTGTCGCCTTCGAGTCATTGACGGCCTGTATGACCATCTTGTAGAACTTCTTGCCCTCAACCTTCCACTTGCCGTCCTTCTTTACTAGAGGAAGGTTGAAGGTGTTGTCCTGAGGAGTGTTCTTGTTCTGACCAGAGGTGATCGTCAGAGCACTGTACGGAACGGTAGCAGTTCCGTCGCTGTTTACGGTAATCTTGTCAATGTTGACGTCAACAGTCACTTTCTCAGTGGTGTGATAACCTGTTGAGAAACCAATAGCCACAATGTTCAGCAACGAGATCTCAGGGTTGCTCATACCAGTGGTGTCATAGAAGTCAGACATAGGGTTGAGGGAGGTTGTCTTCTCAGCAACAGACTTCTGCTGCTCTTCACTCATGGACGAGAAGGCAGAAGTTGGATCAGCATCACTGACCTTGCTTCTGTCAACACCCTTGGTGGCTTCCTCCAGGGTTGTCTCAAGGTCTCTGGCTGTCTGCTCAGTGCCAGATGTGAACCATGCCTCATAGTATGACTTGGTGAATGACGCCACGTTCTTATCCTCTTCAGTACTGTTCACCGCCTTGGCAGAACTGTCAGCACTGCCAGAAGAGGCTACTGTTGCAGATGATGCTAACGACCGAGAACCAGAAGCGGATGCTGTGGCGCTGGCATTACTCTTGGCAGCACCTCCACAATCGGCAAGAACGGACGCAGACAGCATAATGACTGCTGTGTTGCGCAGAATCCTAAAAGTTGACTTGCTCATATAAGTTGATTCACTTCCTAAGACGTGCGGGAGTGTGGTCAGGCTCACGACCTTCAATAACAGCCTTCAAGTCAGGCTCAAAGAAGTCATCGCCTTTAAGAATCTTGCCCTTGGGCTTCAAGGTGCCGTCCGAGATGATTGGAAAACCATCCTTATCCAGTTTGGATAGGTTAGAGGAATGAATCTCGTCAAACACCTTCTCAGCAGGAATACCGGCCTCAAGGTCAAAACCTTCAATGACATATCGAAGATCCCCAGTAGCATCAGCAGCAGCAACCACGTCGTTACACCGCTCGTCCGTCACACCGTCACTGAAAAGACTGTTCCAGGTTGACTCCAACTCATAAGCGGACTGTTCGTTGTATACAGCAGCAACCAACTCAAAGAACTCCTCAGCAATCAGTTTCATCCTCAGGTCAACCCTGTCGTTACCCATGTTCTTAAGACTGGCCGCAGCACCATCGTCAGCCAAGAACTGCTCCTGCTGGTACTTCTCATAGAACTCACGAACCTTGTCAGCGTGTGTAGACATCCTGAAATCTCCTTAGTCGTCGAAACTCACTCATACATGAAGAGCAAGCACTTGTCAGATCAAGTTTAACCAATGATGGAGAAGCACTACCAACGCAAGCAACCCACAACGGTACCGGCGCAGCCTGTCATCCTCTTCTACAAGATCTATAGAGTCATATGGTGTAAAATTACATTCAGTCATGAGTTTACATGTATTAATAAGAAACACCTCTAGTTAAATGACTATCACGTAACTAGAGGTGTTTGGCTTGAAAAATGATCGATCAGAATGAAGTGTAAAGTTTCCTCAACTTGTCTCTGTCAGTTGCATCCTTGAGTCTAGGATCATGGACATAGTAGAGTTCAGAGATGGCCCTCTTGTCCTGAAGGCTCTCATGAAGACCATCAATGTAGTCCTGTCTGCGATTCAAAGAGTAGTCAGCACCAGCCGAACCGTTCTCATTGATACTCCACTTGGCAGACTTGCCTTCAGGGGTTGTCACAAGAGCCTTGAAGTTGCCCCTCTTATCCTGAGAAATCTTTACAGACACCTTTCCATGCTTCTCTTTGAGGCCATCCTTAATCATGTTCCTGATTTTGCGCCTTGAAGCAACCTGCCTGTCTCTAACTGTCTTCTGCAAGTCATCAACAGTTGTATTGAAATACTGCTCTTTCTCAAATTTGCTCATTTTAGAGAAAACAGGATCGTTCTTGCTGTCTAGATCTGGCATCCGCATGGATTTTAAAATACCATTATGGTATGCTAGAGAATCCATCTTCTTGCGAGCATTCATGATGTCCTTGACATGATCTTCAATGTAAACAGATTTTCCTTGATACTGATATGTCAGGACCTTTTTAACATCTCTGTATGACATGTCGTTGTCAAAGCGACTGCTGTCCTCATCTAAATTGTGTTTTTCCTCATTGATAATTTTTCCATTATCATCAAGGTTAAACGAGAAGTAGTTCTTGTCTCCATTAAGACCATACACCAGAAGAGTTTTGTCGCTAGTGTTTGCTGTAATTTCTAGAGTTCTTGGCTCATTTTCGATGTTGAGTTTTATGTAGTCCTTGAGGTCCTCAATTCTTTTGTTATTAACTCTCTCAATTGCTTCGATTTCATTGCTAAGATCTCTATTTAAAGAGTCATTGTAGTTTTTGACAGCGCTGGGCTCAGATGCTCTGCTACCTCCAAGTCCTGCATCATATACACCGGCTCTTTGAGCGTCTATCGTCTCACGCTCCGCCTGGCTGTATGCGTGAGGAACATCCAGCCCTTGCTTCCGGTAGTCGCAGTTCTCTGGTCCAACACACGGCTCCCAGTTATTCGTCTTAGGACTGAGGTGCTGACAACCGCTCTGCTTCTGTCTTGCCATGGTCTATCTACTCCTTCAAAGGTTCCGTTTCTTCTCTCCGCTCGTCTCGCTAAGGGTATCTAAGCGGCAAAAAAAAACGATTCCAGCGAGGATAAGAGACGTAGTGAAGAAATCCAGTCATGACAACGAGTACAAGCGAACAGGCGACTTACCTAGATCTATAGAGTCATATGGTGTAAAATTGAGTTTGGTTATATTTCTGTGTAGATGCATAAGTAAAAGCATTCATCCTTCTTGAACAGGTTTCGCTTCAAGAAGGATGAATGCTTGACTGAGAAGTTCGCTGGAACTGAGAGATTCAATACAACATCAGAACCATCACATCACCTGTTCTTCACGATGGCAGTGAGGTTCCTGATGTCCTGGTAGTTCTGTGGTGTTTGATGGTTTCTGGCAGCATCGTGAGCAAGAACCTGAATGATGTCAGTCATGTTCATCACAGGGATACCACCACTCCAGATAGTCCCAGGAGCGATACTCGACTGACCATTCTCCTGAGGAACCAGAACCACACAGGGCTTGATTGAAAGATGTGAGTAGTGTTTCTTGACTCGCCTGTACGCCATAGCCATGTTCCCGCTCATCTGGTACGGCTTGCCAACAGTACGACCAGTCTGGTTATCAGTTGTAACAAGGTTGCCTTGACTGTCGTTGCTGTAGGTGATGTCTCCACCACGATAGAACTTCAGGTCAATCAGGTACAGGTTACGTCCAGTCAGGATGATGCAGTCAATGTCACCCTTGGTTGTATAGTCAATGAAGTCTGCTCTGTTGTAGTCAGGAATACCACACGACCAGAAAGACTCCACATGGTTCAGGATGCTGGAGTCACCCATACCAGAGTAGTCAATGCTGGAGCCGTCAGTGGCAGCAAGAGCACGAGCAAAGTTCATCTCACCTGTCACACCAGCAGTGATGGAGTTCTCATCAAAACCAGAGTTGAGTAGACCGCCACCTGGTGTACCATGCATCCTGGGAGAGTAGACAGGAGTGTCCTTGATGAGATGTGGCTCGAAACCTGTCGCAGGACCATTCTGTGAAGCCTTGCTGACACCTCTGGCAGGAGAACCAGGAACAGCCCACCTGCCATCACGCCTGGTCCACTCGAAGAACGGAAGACCATGACGAATACGGCTGACAGGCTTAGACAGGATCTTGATGCCAAGTACAGCAAAGACGACAGCAATCATGAACCCAATGAGAGCACACTGATAGGTACTAAACGGAACCTTGAAGAACACTGTCAGCACAAAGTTAACGATCCACAGTCGCCATGTGATCATCCATGTATGTCTGAGAACTTCCTTCATAAGTGACTTTCCTCCTTGTTACTAATGATTTCAAACACATGAGTGCTTAAAATTGTTTACCTTATGAATTATCAGTACTCTCATAATAATACAGGTAAACATCACAGATCAAGTAGTAACAAAGATTTGTCAACATGAGAAGCGTCACATTCTTGCAAAAATATTTGAAGATAGTTGTTCTGTACTTATCCAGTCTTTTCTGCTGTCGTCTACAGTTTGACGCTTCTCGCGCAAAAAGAAATCAACCCATCAGTGCTTGTTGTAGAAAAAATGACGTCAGTTAGGAACAGATTCAGCAGCAGCCTAGACCTGTTCAGACTCAAGCCAAAAGGGGAACACAAGATAATAGGGGTTGTGAGTTTATAAGAGAGTTGTGAGTTTTTGAGCGCAAACAAAAAGAGACCCCATAGTGGATGGAAAGGAGGTAAAACATCCACCATAGGGTCTGAGAGCCGCATATCAGGATCGAACTGATGACCTTCCGTTTACAAGACGGACGCTCTGACCATCTGAGCTAATGCGGCATGCAGTTGTTGATTGATCATAACACAAGTAGTCACACATGTCAACTACTCATGTTATTATCAGTCGCGGATGGTGAGGGATTTGAACCCCCGGCGCCCTTGCGGACGCTGCAGTTTTCAAGACTGCTACCTTCGGCCACTCGGTCAACCATCCAGTATTGTAAGCAAACTTCGGTCAAAATATCAACTCATCTTTTAAGAACCTTGTGAGTTCCTGTCTGATGAACTGTTTGCCTCATCGCTTACAGAAGTAATACTAGCACACTGTCTTCATGGCTGTCAACTCCAAATCATGTGACAGAGGTAACACTCTGGTATCACTGAGCAACTATCCATCTCTAACATTGATCGCAAGCATGATGACAGATCCAACTAATCAGATCAGATCCCAGTCAAGACTCAGAGAAACCTGTGAACATTCTTGTCATCTCGAATCAGTTGACGATGACTGACACCACCATACTTCAGAATCGTCAGCGCAGCAGGAGTCAAACCATTGGGCATCACATACGCATCCCTGTACACGATCTCCTTGATACCAGCCTGCACAACAGTCTTAGCACACTCATTACAGCAGAAGTGAGTTACATACAAGGTGGAACCAACCATCTCACTCCTTGCACCACGAAAGTTCAGAACAGCATTCTCCTCAGCATGAACCACGAACGGGTACTTGCTCTCAAGAGGACGAAGAGGATCACGACCCCAAGGGAACTGATCGTCGTCAAAACCCGCCGGAGCACCATTGTAGCCAATAGAGAGCACCCTGTTGTCATGAGATGCGATACAGGCACCAACCTGTGTCTTAGGGTCCTTGGAACGCCTTGCAGCAGTCTCAGCGAACTGCATGAACATCTCGTCCCAGGAGATAACCCCAACCACTCTCTGATCCATAGCAAGCCCTTCTTTCAGATTGATTCCAGCAATGAGAGCATATCACTTCATCATTGCTCTCTGTGTTGACATTCTACCGGAAGTACAGAGGTGGTGCATGTTGAGAACACATGAATGAAAGTGACTTGAGTGATAAAGTGTCCCTTTGATAAATTTATCAGGATGGAGCACTGATGATAAACTTATCAAAGTAGTACGGTTGTACCAGAATGAAGGCAAATAAAAAAGATACCACAAACGGGAACACAAGATCACAGAATGAGAGCCGGATGCGGGGCTCGAACCCACGTCAACCGTTTACGAGACGGCCGTTCTAACCAACTAAACTAATCCGGCAAGATAATAAGGCAAAGGCAAAAAGAACAGAGATAGTGTTAAGAACAACTTCCTGAATCTGTTAACTACTCAGGAATGGCTTGATCCTCCAAGAAAGAGTCCAAGGCATTCATCCACCTTAAACGATCCTCCATATCACCTGGTGTCTCATCAGAATGAAAACCAGTAACCAGTTCATCCTCACGACCAAGAACTTCATTCAAAGTGATACCTGACACATGACCCAGAACAAGAGCATCAGAAACACTCATCACATCATCAAGACGAAGCTTCGATACCAAAGCAGACTGAGCACACCGAGGACAACCACCAATCGCATAAGCGAACGGCGACCACTCATGACCCTTCTCACACTCAAGAATCACACGACGACCAGATGAGGCAGTAATCGCATTAGGAGAAAACTCATTTTTCTCACTCCAAAACACATGAGCAAAATCAGGGCTCTTCAACTTCTCAGAAAGACGAATGCCTTTGGAAGAGGCACAGATGTTGCACACATACTTGCCTTTATTTCTCTTTGTATTCTTTCTAAAGTTGACAACCTGTATATTAAAAACTGCACTGCACTTACAGCACTTTGCGTCAACTCGTTTGGGAGTATTGTCTATTAAAGATTTGTATGTACTACAATGTACACGTTTCTTATAGACAACTGATCCAGACTCTATTTCTTCTCTGGTTCGACGCCTACGTCTTTTGGGTCTAGCACGTTCTGCCGCCTCTTTCTCAAGACGACGAACCTCCCTGTATTTTGCACTACACTCATCACAGCGCTTATGATTCTTCATAAAGCGTTTTGGTTTCGTGGATTGCGTATGTCCACAATCGTACTCAAACTTCATTTCTGTCATGATAGCCAGAAAGAAGTCATCTTCTGGGACTTCATTCTTGATTCTGTCTACAAGTTCTGGATAGTTGTACATAAACAACTCTCCAGTACGCCCACCTTTTCGACTGTCACAGATCCAGCATATTGGGAGACCTTCTTTGAGTCTCTGGATAGCACTTTTGATAACAACGCGAATTGCTTTATGACAAGTTCTGCATGTTACATCTACAAGATGACATGAACTATCACTTCTGTATAAGAGTGAAGACTTGTTTAAAGTTATTGGGTACAGTATTTTGTAGTACTCGGAAGACATTTTGTGCGGGTTGTGACCACAGAAAGGGCAAACACACTTCTGTGATTCAAGATCTTCAACAGAAGGGACCCAAGTCTTATGACATACACAGACAACAGGGTTGATTGTGACATGTTTTTCAAAATGCTCAGCACGTTTGACGGGATCTAGTAGTACGTCACTTACATATGCTGGCACTTGTGTATCTGCTTTCTATTGCATCTTTACAGAGTACCCCCACCGGGACTCGAACCCGGAACCTTGTGCATATCAGGCACGAAACAAGGTATAAGCTTGCTGCTCTAACCATTGAGCTATGGGGGCATGGTTTTCTCAGAATCTCTCACTTTCTGAAAATAGTACCCCTGGTCAGATTCGAACTGACAACCTGTGGATTAGAAGGCCACTGCTCTAAGTCCCTTGAGCTACAGGGGTATGTTTTGTTACTTGTTCACATCTGTCTCCATCTGCTCCCAAGAACAGTGCCCTAGGAAGGACTCGAACCTTCATATGACCCACTTTAGGAGAGTGGCGCTCTATCCATTGAGCTACTGGGGCATTACCATATTCACTTAGGTTTGTCTAACTTGACCTTTCCTCATCGTGTGCTAATATCCTACCACACATAATCAGTCCCTGTCAAGTTCTGCCTTCTGAACCCTGCACCACATTCTTTCACCCATCCTGCCAGAGCCGTTCTCACAGTTTCCAGCACTCTGTCAAGAATATGCTGCACAACCCAGAAGACATAGTGCCCCAGGAGGGAGTCGAACCCTCACGCCTTACGGCAGCGGCTTTTGAGGTCGCCGTGTCTACCATTCCACCACCAGGGCAATTGCTTGCATCATTTCTCTATGGAGTTGTCATGCGTCCCCTGTACGGGACTCGAACCCGCGTTACCTCCTTGAAAGGGAGGCGTCCTTGACCGCTAGACGAACAGGGATTTATGTTGTTGTGAACAGATTCTATCATATCTGCTTCGCTGTGTCAAAAGGAATCGAACCTTAATCACGTCATCCAGATCCGCCGTTCAGTTACTTGGCTCATCCGTTCACCTACTAGCACTTCACCTTCGTACATGAGTATCCAGACCACACAACCATACAAGGATTTATGTATGTCCTTCAATGATCAGTTGAAGGCAAATGATTCAAGCGTATACTCAAGAATCATTCCCATGTCTTGTTTGATGAGTCCAACTCTACCATCACCTCATCAGTTCTGTCAAGTTGTTTCCAGTGTGCTCTGTGACACACCATTCTTGCCTCATCGTTTCGTACTGGATGAGGGAGTCGAACCCTCACGACCTTTCGGACACCCGCACCTGAAGCGAGCGCGTCTACCATTCCGCCAATCCAGCATGAATCAAAACCTTGTCTACACGATGTAGTTGTATTTCAAGCATACATCATGTCAACAAGACCTGTTATCAGATCTGCTGACACATGTGCACTTGGTACCGGAGAAGGGACTCGAACCCTCACACACAAAGGCACCAGGACCTAAACCTGGCGTGTCTACCAATTTCACCACTCCGGCTTGCTACCGGTCAGAGAGAACAAGGGGTTGCTCGGTTTCCCGCCTGGCCTCATCCTGTTCTCTCCGACCGGCTTGATGATGACTACTATACATAACCAGAAGACTGATGTCAACTGAACGCTAGTGTGATAGTAGTCACGTTCTGTATCTATCTCAGTTCTCCCAAGGCCAGGACTGAGACACGCCCTTCTCTAGCAACGGGATCATCTGGAAGCCCTTGTCAGTCAGCCCACCAAAGGTCCAACGACGATCCTTCGACTGAGCATGAGCAGCAGTGTACCCAGCAAGGTTCCAGGTGAACACACTTGCACCCTTCTTCAGTCCAGCATCCAGAGCCTCGTCAAGACTCTCTCCGCCTGTCCAGTAGGAGGACACAGATGTCTGCTCGTCAGTGAGAAGGATAACCCTGTCGTGGTTGTCGTAGTGGTTCCTGAATGCGTCAGCAGTGTAGGTACCACCACGAGACTCCGGCATGTCATCCTCAACAACCTTCAACAGGTCCTTGGAGGTGATAGAGATCTTCTGACTGTGGTTGTCAAAGGCAACGACGTCAACGTTCTCACAGCGTAGCGCCAGGGCTGCTGCAAAGATGTTGGCCGCATCCTGCCTGGTGATCTGGCTCTTTGAGGACAGACGGTCAGACATGGAGTATGAACGATCCAGCAGAACCAGTGTACGACCCTTCAGTGCTGGAATGTTCTCCAGGACACCATTTGCGCCTCTTTGAAGTGCAGCATGGAAGTCCAGTGGAGCATTCTTGTAGGCACGCAGGAAGTCAATCGGCATGACCTTGGCACGAGCAACAGTCTTCTGGTCACGCAGAACCTTGCTGATCTCGTCGATTGTGTCAATGTCCACACCAGACTCACTGATACGCCTGAGGTTCATCCGCAGAGCAGTGTACCCCATATGTGGAATCAGGTTCTTCCAGACCTTAGCCGGAATCTTGCCAATAGAGCCAGCAACGACCTCATGCGTCAGACGCGCAGACCTGATAACCTTGTCAGCATTCTTGCCAGACAGAGCCCTGATTTGCTTGTCAACCGGCATGGACAGAAACTCCTGACGAGCCTTCACAACAGGCAGTGCGCTCAGATCCTCCTTGGCCCCGTACTGGCGATCCAGAATGACCCTGTACAGAGCGGACTGGTGCTCATCCTTCGGCTTGGCGTGAGTCAGGTTGATAACGTCACCCAAGGATACGGATCCACGAGATGCACGACCACTCCACTTCAGGTACGAACCCTCGTTGAGCAAGTCGTTCAAAGCGTCACCGATACCACGCTTGACAGCAGACGGAATCTTACGTCCGAAACGCTCCAACCAGTAAGCAATGAACTCACTGGTCTCATCAAGACGACCAATGGAGGCACGAACAATCTCACGATTAAGACCATTCATACCCTTGCTCAAACGGTAACTGACAGCCTCAGCAGCAACCATCACAGGAACAGCCCTAAGACCAGCATCACGACGCAGCCAGCCAACCAGGCCAAGAACCCACTCGCCATCCTTAGCGACCTTCGCAACCAACTTGGCGACACGCTCCTGACGATCCTCAGCGGACTCATAGAACGTGTCCTCATTCAGGCTGGTAACAGCAGCAAGAAACAACTCTCCCTTAGCAGTACGCTTAAAACCTGTACCGCCCTCGTGAGTAGCAATCTTCTTGCCGCTCTTTTTCGTGCTGACTGGAGACTTCGCTGTGTTCTTGACAGACGCAGCCTTCGTGTTCATTCTTGCCATCTCAACCACCCTTTCAAATGTGATGACATGTGATCATGATTCTGTGTGAAAAGTTTCCATATGAAAAGTATAGAACAGAATCATGTTGACTCAGGCTGGCGTTGAGTCTGCTTGCAAAAAAGTAAAGGCACAAGAGAACCAGCCGTGACAGGTGTTTAGGTTGAGTGTAAATCAATTTGAAGTAACCTGCCACTACGCATCTGTGCCCAGAACCTGAACTAGTGATGAAACCAGCAGACCAGTTTTCAATCTTGGTCTGTCTCCTCTGTCTTTGGTCTTTAGGTTTTGAGTTGTATTGCGTTGTATTGCCGCCCTTTGTTTCAAGACAGCCAGTAATCAGCAATCAGTCACAACCCAGCCTCAAGAACAAGGAGGATACAGGTTTGTTTTGTTGTGTGAAGTTTTTTGCAGAAGCCGGAGAAAAAGCGAATCATCTGACGTTAGTGTGTATTCCGTACACCCAGAGTAGACAACTACCCCAGCCTGGAGTCGAACCAGGATCTCTTTTTTCCAGAAAGAAGTAAGATAACTCTACGCATCTGACTTCTGCTCGTACTCAGAGAGGGAGTCGAACCCTCACGGGCGTTGAAGCCCACTGCCACCTCAAGGCAGCGCGTCTACCATTCCGCCATCTGAGCGAGCGAGAGGCGAGACTTGAACTCGCGGTCTCCTGAATGGGAATCAGGTGTGCTACCAACTGCACCACTCTCGCATGACTCTGATCTTCTAGAATTGATCATAAAAACCAGAGTCACTATATAAAGGATCAAGAAAGTAGCGACAAAATCTTCTTGACAAACTCAACTATACAAAGAAGTTGGATAGATGTCAACAGATGTTGATGTAGCATCTGTCACACCCAAGAGAATAGGTCAGCATGTCAGCACATCAGTAAATATAACGGTGTGTCCATGTGCTTGAACTGAGCGGATCCTATCCTGTTTGCATCATCTACTCATGCTCCTGCTTGCTGACAAGTTCACGAGTAAGGTCAAGTGCCTGTTGTCTTGTCGTCACCTGATCCTTGTACTGTGCCTCACGAACATCTGCAAGCACCCTACCAAACCACCTACCAGGCTTTCTGTCAGTCATGCTCAGGATGTCGTCACCTTGAACCAGGTCCTCAGCAGGCTTGTCACCAACGCCCAGTCTGATAGCCCTGTTAGCAGCCTTCAACATGTCCTTGTCATCACACGCCTTAGCCAGCAGCCTTACGTCTCTAAATGATGTCTTCCTCTTAGCAAGAATGACAGCGGTTTTTCTGATTGAGTAGTCAGAGTCCATGTCGTCACTACTCAGTTCAGCAAGAGTGATAGCCCGTCTGGCATCATCCTGACTGACTGTTGACACACCAGCAAATTTCTGTCTGTCCTTGCTGTTGTCCATTCCTTTAAGAATGACGGCAGACCCAATGACTGAACGCTTCTGAGCAGAGACACCTGCATCACTCATTCTGTTCAGTGAGTCAACAGTGGCTTGTTTCTGTAACGACTCTCTCAGACTAGGCTCAATGTCATCCCAGCCAGAGTCCTGCAACGCCTTGACACCAGCAGAGTAGTCAGAACCCTTGGTGTAGAACTTGTTGAACTCCTCACGAACACGCTCAACAGACAGATCACTGTACTCACCTCTGATGGAACGGCACATGTCAGCAGTGCTCTTGTCATAAGACATTCCAAAACGAGCAGCGAACTGGAAACCACGAAGAACCCGCAACGGATCCTCAGCGAACTTCTCAGAGACCGCTCTCATTGTCTTGTTCTGATAGTCACTGTAGCCACCTGTAGGGTCAACCAAAACACCACAAGAATGGTCATACATGACAGCATTGAACGTGAAGTCTCTTCGAGCGGCAGCCTCACCGACAGTCATGCCTTCATCCATCTCAACACTGAATGAACGATGACCAGCACCAGTCCTGTTCTCTCTCCTGGGAACAGACACGTCAAGGTCTCTCAACTGACCTTTAGACACTTTGAGAACACCGAACTGACGACCAACCTCATCCACCTGGTAGCCATTGCTTTGCAAATGAGACACAATGTCATCCATACTGGCACCATGAACCTCTATGTCAACATCCTTGCTCGGATAGCCGTCAAAAGAGTCACGAACAGCACCACCAACAATCAGAGGATTACCAACACTACTGAGGTCTTTCAGAACACCGTCAACACCATCAGGAAGACTCATACTATATGGAGTGACACAGTTCTCACCGTACATGTCTTTTGCTTCCTGCAAGAGAATTTCCTGACGTGCCTGCCTGGCCTCTTCCATGGAGTCATAACTGGTCCCGAAACTACACGGACCAGTCACAGCACGACAGCGCTCAATCTCACGTGTGTCAGGACGAATATGAACCTTGTACACAACCAGTCACCACCAAAGATAGTAGTCAACACATAAACCTAACCTACTATCTAACATGTGATGTAACCAGGAAGCATTATGGATAATTTGGCTCAACTTGCGGAGTGTGACTGAACAATCCTCTTAACGTCCATGTTCTGCTCATGCAGCATTCGATGAATGTCACTCATTGACATCTTGCTAAGAGCAAGCCCAATCGCACCACTGATTGCAGTCTTCTCGGCCTCACTGAGGGTAGTCTTCTCTGCTTCGCTCATACTTGATCTCCTGTCTGTGTTCCTGTTGACATTATCATGCACACTATCTATACCTACTTGAAATCAGTCCTGATGGCAGACGTCGAATCTGCGCCACCAACCCAACATGTTCAAGGTCAGTGTGTTCCAGCCATCACCAAGATCAATGCACTCACACCATAAGTCAAAGAAGACCAGAAACAGTCATCTTTGCAACACTTTCATTCGGACTACCTGCACACCCTCTCCCTTACGAAGAGAGGCGTCCCGCTTCACGCCACAGAACAACTCTTGGAGAAAAACCAAGGAATCTGTGGTGCTACTCAGCCAGATAGTGAAAAAGCACATGTGTTAAGAAAGCGTGTCAGCGCCAGAATAGAGTGTCGTACTGCCTTCATCGGACGCCTGCCACACTCGGCAAGCGCTACCCGCTTCGCAAGGGTTTCAGCCCCCGCTACTCAGCCACCTATCCCAGCGCCAACACACAGCCCCTACAAGCAACACTTATGAAAAGTGTCACCTGTTTCAAGTACCTGTACGAAAGGTACTAAGGGTAAGGCCAAAACCCATCGTGGAGACGACGGGGCTCGAACCCGTAACCTTCCGCAAGCCAAGCGGATACGCTACCAATTGCGCTACATCCCCAAAAGACCTGATTCCAAGAGAAAGGAATGATAAACGATAAGTTAAACCAAGGAATCAGGTCAACAGGCATTCATGGTTCCGACACCAGGCAACTACAGATACCCAGCAGTATCGGCCTTTGAACACCAGCACCGGATGGAGGAATCGAACCCCGTGACAGTGACTTTGGAGATCACCCGCTAAGCCTTTAGCATCATCCGGCATTGTGCTGCTTTTATTAAGGGTTAACTCAGCAACAAGTTAATCCATCACAAAAACAGCAGCAAAATGCGTGCGACAAAAGATAGAGACACACAAAGAGAAAAATCATGGACCAGTGTTGTAAAACATATCCTAAAATGTGAAGTAACTGACACCACTACACATCTCTGCATGAACTCCGAGCAGATGACGAGATTCGAACTCGCTCTACAACCATGGCAAGGTTGCGTGCTAACCATTGAACACTACACCTGCATGTGTTCCAGTGCTGCTCGCCCGAGGAAAGGAGACTCAAAGGCGAGCAACACCAGAAAATAAACTGGCAGCAGAATGTCTAACTGTTCTGCCACTTCTCACAGCACCAGGTCGCAACCCACTAATCAAAGATCTGGTAAACTGACACAACCTGTGAGCAAAGGTGCCGACTTCATGACATTCGGCTCGTCGCCCTACCAATGGGACGATCTCTGTGCCAGGTGCCTGACTTTTTAGACTCCAGTGTCAGGCGACTGGAAGAATATGAGATGACATGAACAACATAGTGCAAACAAAATGTCGCGCCCTCAGGATGAAAACTAACAACTAAAAAGACCTGAGAGCACTAGGCCCACCAGCACCAGTTGAAAGCCACCTCATATCGCTGCCCCTCCAGGACTCGAACCTAGAATAACTGAACCAGAATCAGTTGTGTTGCCAATTACACCAAAGGGCAAAAGTTTTACTCACACACTATCACTGTCATCAATCTCTTGACCATGATGCTGTGTGTTGTACTGACGAATCTTCTCTTCAAGAATCTGACGACGCATGAGAACATTTGCGTCAAATTCTTTACGTTCCTGTGGAGACAGGTTTTTCAGCATCTCATCTAAGGTTTCATGCCAAGGTCTAAAATTTTGCTCAGACATGAAAGCACCTCTCACAAAATACTATGTCTTGTTGGATTCATCTTGGATCCCCCGCCAGGGCTCGAACCTGGGCTAACTGATCCAAAGTCAGTTGTGCTGCCACTACACCAAGGGGGAATGAGTACCGATGGCTGGAATCGAACCAGCGATGACCTCATTATGAGAGAGGTGCCTTACCACTTGGCTACACCGGCAAAAGTGCTCGTTGAGGGATTTGAACCCCCGCTATATTACACCGGGTGTAGGCCGGCAGCTCTGGCCAGACTGAGCTAAACGAGCAAAAATTTTAGTTATTTGTATTCCAGAACGGTTTAGAATCTTTTGGTCTCAGATCACTAGGAGATAAATTATGTCTTTTTAGGATGTTTGCTAATGTTCTCAATTTACATCCAATTTTTTGACATATATCTTTTGAGTCCATACCTTTGACTAAATAGGATTTTAATGTATCTTTATCTATATCAAATCTATGTCTTGGTGCACCAATTTCTCGACACTTAGTAGAGCAGAATCTTTTATGGTAAGAACCTTCAAAAGTACTACCACACACCTCACATGACTTCTCTACTGTAATAGAGATCTTTTTACCATCATGAGTTACCCGAGAGATGCGACAACCTTTTTTAGCCCAAGTCTTTTTTCTTCTGTCTAATATTTCTTTTGGTGCTTCACCTTTTTTGTTCATGTGAACAATTTTGATCCCGCATAATTCAATATAATCTCTCACTCTTTTACGGGGTATACCAAAAGTTTCAGCAATCACCTTTATTGGAGTAAATCTCGAATACATGTCAAGAATTTTATCTCCATTATCCTCAAAAAGACGATGGTATTTTCTCGCAAGTGATTCAGAACGAGATGCCCTCATTTTTGCATTAACATCTGGCCTGTTTAGAGCAATGGTCATATTGCGGATAGCCTCTTTCTTCTCCTGTGGAGATAAGAGAGAAAAGGTGTCTCCTCCAGCACCAAGTCCAGTAAAGAGGTTGTACTGGGCTCTACCATCATCCATTGCCTGTATTATATGAGATTGTTCTAAGATGTTTAAATCTTCATGAGACCAGACATAGCATATAAATCTTTTAACGAATTTATCCTTGCCATATTTACGAATTGCGGTTTTAATCAAAACATCGCTACCCATATACTCACGCCATTTGCGATCACATGAAAGTTTTCGTTGACCAATATAGGTTTTTCCATTTACAGTATTTACTATTTCGTAAATGTATCCATATGGCAAGTCTTCGATCACTACAAAACACCATTTTCTGTTGTTGTAATAATACGAAGAATATCGTGGAGGGTACGAGGGATGATCTCGTGGCTCCCGGGTGCAAGCCGAGTATGTTACCAATTACACCAACCCCCCAAGGGGATAACCATGCAAGCACCAGGGACCGACCCGAGTTGGCAACACTCGATGAGGGAGTCGAACCCTCACTGTTCACACGTACAGCCAAAACTACGTGAGTTTCTTGCATAGTTAGTGGTAGTGGAGGGAATCGAACCCCCGGTGTTTCCAATGTAACGGTTTTACAGACCGCTGCCTTCGCCGCTCGGCACACACTACCAAAAAAATTGGGCTGACCTTCAAGGAATCGAACCTTGTCCTCTTGATCTCCAAGTGTTCTACCATTAAACCACAGCCACTCACCATATTCATTCGGTCACCCGCACACTGTGCGTCCACAAGTGCTGACAGCAACTCCTATGTGGAAGAAAACCCATGCCGCGGACAGGCTCTCCTCCGGTTCACCCAGTCGGAATGGCGAGGCTCGAACTCGCGGACCTCTCGCTCCCAAAGCGAGCGCTCTACCACCTGAGCTACATTCCGAAAATGTTGCAGAATCATGACAACCTCAAACCCCTAGCGTCGGGGTGGAGCCAACACCCTGAGGCTTTTACCTGTCTCTATCTAGACATCAAGAACAGGTAAAAGTAAACTCGTAATGGAAGCACTTGGTACCAGCGCTATCATTCTGCAACCTTACCAAACTTTGAACAGCCCTCAACCGATTCGCAGGATGATTAAGCGCCCAGGGAGTCGAACCCTGGCAGGCAGATACAAACACTACATCCATAACGTGTTCACATCCTTGTCTAAGTTGGTAATAGTCCGCCCAGAAAGATTTGAACTTTCTTCCCTCGGGTAAGAGCCGAGTGCATTACCAGGACATGCTCTAGGCGGATTGCTTAGTCACTATGTAGTTGACAATCTTCATAACCACTGCCCCCATTTCTGGACTCAATGGCCGTCAGGACTTATGAGGGACACCCCTGCCCGGCTTGATGACTCAATCCTAGCACACCAGCAAGGAGTGAGTCAATCCCAGAAAACATGAGTTAGGCCACATGTATTCCTGAATGCCAAAAAAGTGACTGGAGCGGATGACGAGACTCGAACTCGCTCTAAAACCTTGGAAGGGTCTTGTGCTACCGTTACACCACATCCGCATTGCTTGCCTTCCTGGACTTCCTCTTCAAACCAGGATCATGACGCTTGTATCCCGTAGAGATGCCATTATCTCTCATGAATTTTGAGACAGTGGCATTCGACACACTAAACATCTTAGCGATCTTCACCTGAGTGATACCAGACTCATACAAGTCCTTGACCTTGTTGTAGTCAAGGGTATTCATTTTGAGGTGGTGTACTCTCATGCATTCCTTGGAGCAAAGAGCATATTTCCCACGCTTCCTTCTTGACGAGGAGAAAAACTTGTTGCACACTACGCATGTATAGTAGTATACTGCACACGTATAATGCTTTCCAAGTCGCTCAGACTCACACGTTCTTCTAGCAATCTTCTTTCTGGTCTCCTCGGAATGCGACCACCTGTTATTGACAGAAGGAACAGCACCGTAGAATCTTGGGTGAAGTTCATTGAACCAGAAGATCTCAAGTTTATTCTTGATGTCATCATTATCAAGACATCTACAAAGAACTCTGAGATCTAATCGAGACTCATCTTTCTTAATGCTGATAAACCATTCTGTAAATGATTTGAGATGTCTTTCTCCACGAAGACGCTTAAAATGAGATCTGCGACGCTCGTAAATATTCTTTGACTGACCCACATAAAGACATTCCCCTGTAAGGGTGTCAAAAATGCCGTAAACGCCGCATACTTTCAAGTCTTCGTTCATAATTCACATTATAACGAAAGAATTTGAAGTCGTGCCCCCGGTAGGTGCTGCCCCTACTCACTTCGGCTTAAAAGGCCGCTGCTCTGCTGTTGAGCTACGGAGGCGTTGTGTACAGTTTCCAAGCCTGTCCTAGCATTTTCAGAAAATGGCTATCAATACCTTCATCCCTATTAAAAGAATGAAAGCAGCCCGGCACTCTTCTCTGAAAAAGCGAGCCCTGGGTAGCGCGGCACTGTACACGAAGCCGCCAGGGTTTCTATCGGATAGATCTGGTGGCTGGACTTGCACCAGCATAGTGCACTTATTTTGCATCTATCTTCTCTAGCACCAGACGACCTCCTGTCTAGAACATTCATGAGGTCTCACGTCCCAGTCACACGTCCCGGAGGATTCAATTCTCCCAAATTAGGTACCCTTGAAAGAATCTGCTGCGAACGTGGAGGACAGGATATGAAACCATGCCATCATTCCTTCCTTCTGCCCCAGGGTAACTACTCCCTGACCTCACAGAAAGGTGATTTTGATGACAGAGGGCACCTGCGCAGACTCCCGGCTAGTTCAGCACCGTTGATGGAGTCCTCATCTGCGTCTCGTACCCTGTACCGGATTTGAACCGGTGTTCTCCTCCTTGAGAGGGAGGCATCCTAACCAGACTAGACCAACAGGGCATTCACACATGCTTTCAGACATATGTGATGTATTTACTATATGAGCGGAGGGTGTGGGATTTGAACCCACGTGAGTGTTACCTCGCCGACTTAGCAGATCGGTGCAATGGGCCAGACTATGCGAACCCTCCAAGAAACCTGGTCGTATCCTCAGGACCAGACTGTAAGTAACTGCGAGCATGTTGAGAGCACACTCAGGACACGCAGCACACGAGTCAGGCGATCACCAACCTATTCGACTGTGCTTGGCTAGTACGGTCTCTCAAACCGGGTGATCATTTGCGCTGGCCTAGAAAGACTCGAACTTTCAACCAACTTGTTAACAGCAAGTCACTCTGCCAATTGAGTTATAGGCCAATTGTTTTAGTAAGGCGACCCTAACCGGATTCGAACCGGCGCTCTCCTCCGTGACAGGGAGGCGTCCTAACCTGGCTGGACCATAGGGCCAATAGTTGTTTTGAAAAGACTGAGACTACATCTTTATCCAACGTTCCTTTCGTCAGGATTACCGCGTTTACCGCGTTGCCTGCTTGTCCACACAGCACCCTGTTTCCAGGCGTACTGTGGTAGAACGTCATGCCCGATTCTTTAAGTGAATCACTCTGTAGATTACTGTGGACTACTCGGGTGGGATGTTTCACTCAACAGGAGCTACCTGCTGGGCTGCACCTCCAACTACCCAACCAGAATGAGACTTGCGATCTCAACCCGGCCTGACTTGACCATACGGCCGTCAGGTTTAGGACATTTTCATCCAGTAATCAGGGAAGTCTTTTGCAAAAACATGTAAAGGTTATGAGAATGTGCTTCCCTAGAGGTTCATAGGCTTTTGGCCCACAAAAATCCTCACACTCCCTAGACTTGGTGCTACCCGTGTCATTCCTGCACACTCCTGGGCCGTCCTACCCGATTGTGTGTTCGATGGCTGTCGCCCTTGACCTAGCAGGGTCTCGGACTTCGCTGACACCCACGAAGGAGTACCAGCATCGCCTTACAAACAGTCAACCTTGTCGCCTTGGTCGCATTGAGGTGCTGAGCCGTACCGTGTCCTCAGGATTTCCCATCGGACCTGCGACTGCGCTTAGGGGTCCATGCGCCACGCTGATGACACATGCGTTGGACCGTTCGCATTGCATGGGGTACCTCATTCCCTCATGGGGATCCAAGGCGACTGCCCCTAACCTTTGAGCAGTCTTTCATCCAGTCACCTGGACTTATCAGCCATGCCTGTTGGTGCCGACTAGAGGAATCGAACCTCTGCGCTCCGGGCTTCAACCGGATGCTCTACCAACTGAGCTAAGTCAGCATTCTTGGCAAACCACTATCTAGTTCTCAAACAACATGCGCAAGAAAGTCTACCAGAAGATGACTGGGTTGTCAACTCCCTTGCTTGATGACTCAATCCTAGCACCCCGCGCAAGAGCATGTCAACTCATGTTCAGTGTGCTTGTGGTCACATGTAGGACAGACAAGAGCAAAGCGTACTGAAAGCACTACTCTTACTCATGCTGTTTTTATGTGTGCCAATGGCGGAAGGCACGGGGCTCGAACCCGCAACCCTTTATCAGAGCACCGCTGTTCCAAAGCGGCCGCTAACCATTCGCTTACCTTCCGTGGTCATGGCAGGACTCGAACCTGCGGCCACCTGAGAGTCATTCAGGTACTCTACCAACTGAGTTACATGACCATTGTCCACCTGTCACATGTATCCTACGTCAGTATAGGCTTTTGTGCTCATACAAAAGCCGTACAAGTGGCTGCTCATACATACTTTAAAATCAATAAGTAAAGGATTTTAAAAGAGCGCTAGGGTCTTACACAATTAGGAATGACGACAAGTAACTACAATTCACCTGTATCTAGAGAACATGTCTCAAGACGCCCTAGAAGCACTGCGGTCCACTTGTCTGTTTCACTGATTGTTTGGCAACCCTTATAGTAGGATTAAGGTTGCCAAGTCAACACCTCTCACAAGGAATTGACTAGTGGCGGAGGCGGGATTTGAACCCGCGACACTACAACACTTGCTGTAGATTCTCTGGGATATGAGCCCAGCGAGGACTCCGAACTCCTCTACTCCGCAGAAGTGGGTACCAGATTTGAACTGGTGTAAAAGCGCTCTGCAGGCGCTCGCCTAACCGCTCGGCCAACCCACCAAATGAGAAAACACTCACACAACATGTGTCAAGATGTTCTCAGTCGTGCCACCACCGGGAGTCAAACCCGGAATATGCCCTTCGGACGAGCACGTGTTATTCGTTACACTATGGCGGCATATTTTTCTCTGTCTGCAACAGGCATTTTTTGTCAGTTACAAAAGAAAATATATGGTGCCCATGGAGGGACTCGAACCCCCAATGGCCTTTCGGCTCCCTCTCCGTCCGTAGCGGAGTGTTCTATCCAGTTGAACTACATGGGCAATTGATGAATGCGTGCACTGAAAATGTTGTTGTTCAGTCGTTTGCTGGCATTTCATTCATGGCGGAGAAAGAGGGAATCGAACCCCCAGCCCTGTTACAGGCACCACTTTCGAGGCGGCTGGATAACCAATTTTGCCATTTTCTCCATCTTGTAGTTGGCGTGGTGAGATTTGAACTCACGACCTGCACTTTATCAGAGTGCCGCGCTAACCAACTGCGCCACACGCCAATTGAGTTACTTGTGTTGAAGTATTTTAGTGACGTCGGATACTACATAAAGATGGCTCCCTTGCGGGGAACTGAGGAGAGTAGTGCTGCAATTTCTTGCTCTCCTGGACTTGCGGTCCACATCCCTATTGCACATGCACTTTCCGCATTCGCAAACTACAACCCCGTATGTGGGATTGACGAGATTTTCACTCGCGTCTCTTCAACTCAAGACTTTTTGACTGCTAGATGATTTCGCCCCCTTTGGGGGGAGGCTTGTCATCCAGTATCAGGGTGTATGACGAGGCTCGAACTCGCATTGTCCTCAAAGGACCCAGGGCCACAACCTGGTGTGTATACCATTCCACCACATACACCATTGTGTTCTCAGTGAACAAAAGTGCTCCTGAAGGGACTCGAACCCTTAATCCCGTGAGGGAGGCAGATTTTAAGTCTGCTGTGTATACCATTCCACCACAGGAGCATGAATAGTTGTACATATTTTTATCTCATTTATTGATGAGACTTTTTGTATACAACTTGTGTTTTGTGTTTGGCTCTCCCGTCAGGACTCGAACCTGAATTAATTGGTTAACAGCCAACTGTTCTGCCATTGAACTACAGGAGAATGGTGCCACGGGTGGGACTTGAACCCACAGACCTTTCAGACTGGTTTTACAGACCAGCGCGCTACCAATTACGCTTTACCGTGACAATGCTAAGAGTTTTAAAAACGCATTATTGACAATCTATTGTGCGAATTGTCAGTATTACGCTTTTAGTACTCTTGTCGTCGGGATAACAGGATTTGAACCTGCGACCTCATGTTCCCGAAACATGCGCGCTACCAAACTGCGCCATATCCCGAATACCACAACCACTCTCTTTTTTGTTGTGTTGTGGTTCTTTTTGTGAAGAATGGTGAGCCACTGAGCCAGTTTCGACTACCTGACCTGAGGTAGGGCGTCAGGATTACTGTACCTGAGTCTTCTTGTGGTCTGCAAGATGTTCTCGTTGAACTACGCTCCGTCTCAGTGCTCATCATCGTTGCCGATACGGGACTTGAACCCGTTTACCAGAATAACTTTGTCATTCTGGTGTTTTAACCTTGTATAAACTACTCGGCAATGTGTGCTTTCACAGGGTGCCTCATTCGCAACCAGTGTCCCTGTGTGATTCTGGATGGGTCATGGGGTCTTGCTGCCGCTGGTCCTGCGATGACGTGCTTACAGTCAGTAGTACCCTATCCTTCCAGAATAAGATCTTGTATTCCCCATGAGGGGCGCCCGAAAACTGGTTCCTCAACCTTGTCATCACGACAATGCCTCAGAGTTCCTGCCAGCCCTTGCACATCGCGTAAAAGCCTTTGGCGTGACTCTCACACGGACTGGCGACGTTCCAGACACAGGATTTTCCTATCTACGAGCCCTCCTGATTGGGGCAACCTCTTTAAGTCTTCCTCCACCTTGGGTGCGGGTGGTCCTGTATTAAGTTTGGTTCTGTCATGACCGCCGGTTCACTCACCTTTGGGATAAGGATCCTGAACTTCTGTCATACAGAAGGATTGTGTTTCAAGATTCTTGACCTTACCAGACTCACCCGTCGTCTACTCTACCAGTCTTTGCTCAACCTCGCCACCAGCGCGGTGGGTCCTTAGTGAACACTTTGACTTCTTGAGTATCCTGGACTTGACTGTTTAGGTCGTGCCTTGATGTCTCAATCCTAAATCTCTCAGGTCGTTTCTGTCAAGTGGTTCTTGATGTGAACTGTGCCACAGTCATTCTCACTTGTTCTCGACCGGTGCTTCCGGGAGTCTTGACCTGGTTTGGATCCTTTGCCTCAGAACGAGGACTTAGATCGCCGACCGGGCCTGTACCCGATGAGCACTTGCGACTCTATATATGGTCGCTGTCGCTCAGGTAAGCACCAGAGATCGGTACTGTGAATATTTAGTTGTTTGAACATATCCTGAATGCTCGTATTCATTCCCAACCTCCTCACTTGTGCTCGTCGTCGGCTTGTGGTTCCACAATATCAGAGATGTCTGAACCTTGTCAAGTCCGTTCCTCTGTGGTCTCAGTCTCAGTTCCTCATCCTTGTTACGACTTCGATTCCTCTTGCTGTTTCACCAGCAGGAGACCTTCAAGTCATTGGATGTTTGGTTCCTTGACCTTCAACCACATCGGTCTTGTCTCTGACCTCGTGATGACTTAACTCTAGCACCATTCTGAAACCAGTGTCAAGCCAGAATTATAGTGATCTGGGTCACATCTTTGTAAAGGCGTTTAATCCGGTGCTTGTAAGTGTCAAAATTGCTCGCAGTCACAGAGAAAAAAATGAGAGAACAGGATCCAGGTGCAGATCATTTTCACGTATCTGCACCTGGATCTTACTTGTATTTCTCTTGCGGACTGAACTGTTCTTGTCCTGCTCCTACTTCCCTGACGACAGAGCAGCCTGCCTGAAGATTCTCTCATACGCCTCAGCGTCGTCATCACCAGTCATCTGGTTCATGTTGGACCTCTTGTTGACGTATGAGTCAATCACCTTCATGTCAACTGTGTCCTCAAGGTAAGGGACATATGTGATGGAGTTCTGCCCGTCCCTGTGTGCACGCCCAAGAATCTGATCGTTGGTGACGTTGTTGTCTCTGATGTCGTGCAGGATAGTGATTCTTGGAGCACTGGTCGCTTTAGTCCCGTCAGGAAGAGTCTCCCCAGCGTGCAGAGAGATACCTTCAGGAACAGTACACAGAACCACCTTGGCCTCACCCTTCTGGAACCTCAGTCTTGACTCCTCACGGTCTGCTCCAGTGACACGACCGCTGATCTCAGTGACACTGATCCTCTGTGCTTCAAGCATCTCCTTATAGCGATCTATTGTCTCCATGAACTCACAAGCAATAAACACCTGACTACCGTAAGTCACCTGCTCAGCAACAAACGAGACCATCTCATCCACTTTGAGCAGAGTAGACTTCTGCTTGTACCTGAGACGTTCAACCAGAGCAGTCTTAGGGTCACGACTTGACGGAGCCAGGTTGAGGAACTTCCTGAACCTGGACCAGACAGTCTCATAGATCTTTCCCTGCTCAGGAGTCATACTGATAGGAAACGGTATCACCTGCTGCTCAGGCCAGCCAGCAATGTCTTTCGGACTCCTTCTGATGAATGGAGCACCAGGGTTTTTAAGAGCCCTGCCAATCGCCATGCTGTCTTTTCTCTGTCTGACCTTGACCTGCTTCTCAGCCTTCAAGTACCCTGCTCTCTCAGCAGGATCCTTGCTCGTCTTACCCCACCACGGAACAGTCGCCCAGGACCACTCACCTTTGTCGCTCCTGGACACAGCAAAACCGTGGTCAGCAAGAAACTGCCCCCACTTTGACGGGGTGGTGAAAGACTGCCCTCTTGATGCAGAGGTTCTGGATCTTGATGTGCTTGATGCTAAACGGTTTGCTGATGCACCTGAAGATGATGCAGAACTGGTTTCACCTTTGCTACCTGAGTTCATGTGTGGAGCAATGATTCCAGACATGACAGACAGGTTCAGCGGGGAGGCCCCAGGTGTTGCTGTGGAGTAGATCACAAACGGTGTCCTGGCGTGGTAGCCGTCCTGCTTGGGTGTGTACCTCTGCTCCAGCCTCGCCAAAGAGACAGCAGCCAGAGAAGTGTTGGACGTTGGGTAGTTCTTCAGCAGATGTGCCTCATCAAAGATGATGAAGTCCCAGTCGGTTCTCGGCACACCTTTTCTCGCCAGATCCCTGTTGGCACGCTTAGTGCTCTTCTTACGCTTGACTGTCTTCCTGACCTTGGACCTGGACGACTTGGTACCACCAGTTGCACGATAACTCTTCTCAGTAGCAGACTCCTCTTTGAGTAACTTACCTAGTTTCTGGTAGTTCACAATCATTGGGTGAGTGAATGCAAGAGCCTTGGAGTACGATCTGATAGTCTGCCTCCAGTGAGCAATGACAGACTTAGGGCACACAATCAGCACCCTGGCCTTCTCCTCAGGCCGTCTGCCATAACTCTCACTCTCAGCAATCCTGGACACAGCAGACAGGATTGTCAGCGTCTTTCCAAGACCTGTACCATCAGCCTCAAGAAATCCTCGTTCATTGTTCCTGTAGGCTCGGATAATGGCGTCAGCACCCTCGTTCTGGTGGTCTTTAGGAGTGTACTGAGTCTGAGACGGAGTAACAGGCATGACAGCATTGTTAATCTCATCCTCATACCACCTACCCAAAGAGAAGTCCTTGCAGTGATATGGCCTGAGTTCACGAGGTAGAGCGGGAGCACTGTAGATGTGGAACCCAATACTCTTGTCCCACCATCCCTTTGACCTGCCAGAACCTTTGGGGAAAGGTTGACCCCAGGGCCACTCATCTATTACGAACTGCATCCAGAGAACAACCTTCCTTTAATTTTAGGACAACTCAATCCTCGCACCTGTTACAACACAACAGAACCAAGTTTGTTGCAAATGATCGTTGTGTACAGGTTTTGTGGTGCTTCTTATATCCCGTTGTGCTCAGTAATCACAGAGGGAGCAGATCCAGGACTTGCAGGCGCCATCACCTGACCAGCATTCTTGTGTGAAAGAACCAACATTGATGCGCCAACAGCAAGCAGCACAGCAACAAGAGCCGCTACACTGGCAATAACGACCAGTGTCTGCTCAGCCTTACTCTGCTCTTCATTCATTGTTACTCATCATCCTCAAAAACTATCTCTACCCGTCCTTGAGTCCTGAACGACCATGGACCAGCAATGTCTGTCTCACTCATACTGTAGAGCATATCGTCAGCAGCCCTGTAAGCCCCATCAGCAGCATGATCGTCAGTAGCATGGTGGAGTACACGGGTACGCCAGTCAAGACCATTCTCCTCCTCCCAGTGAAGGTCCTCACGAATCCTGTCAAGAATCGACTGCCTCACCTCGCCAAGACTCAGACCCATCTCAGCAGTCTTAAACTCACCCAACGACTCATCAAACTGATTCACTGTAAAACTCATATTTTAAAATATTCCTCTATCTTATGTGATTTGTTTTCAGTTATGTAGTAAAAGTAACACAAGAACCTGAAAACAACCTTACCACCAGTTCTGAGATCTCCATGCGTTATAAGCCTGCTGCCAACCGCCATAGCGCTCATTGGCGTACTGAGTAGCCCACTTCAACTGTGTGACAGGGTTGTCTCTCCAATCACTTCCAGCACTGGATAATTTACTTGCCGGTAAAGATTGGGGCAACCCATATGCCAACGATGACGGATTAACAGCGCGGTAGTTCCATCCTGACTCGTGCTCAATGATGTAGTCAACATATTGCCAGTCTGACTCTGGAATACCAGCAGCCTTCATCCAGTCTGTCTTCTCTCCTGTGATAGTGGTGATGACTTGTGATGACTTGTCGCTACTGTCCTTATTAGGTGTCTTGTTGTCCTCAGATTTACCAGTAGTGTTGTCTACATCTGTTGACTTCTGTTCGTTCCTCTGTCTCTCAGCCTCAGCGGCCTTGTCTCTCTCCTTCTGAGCAAGAATCTCTGCCTCTGACTGAGCAACCTTATCAGCAACCCCGTTGATGACCTCAGTCTTAGTACCTCGACGAACAACACGCTCAACAGGTAGAGAAAGAATGCCATCATTCCTGACTCTTACTGCGGATAGTTGACCACCTTTTGCTCTGGACTTGTCTGTACCGGTCCAGGTGGCCTTTATTCCGTTCTTGCCCTCTTGAACAACTATCTCCACTCCAGCCGGAAGATCTGGATCCTCAACCACTCGTGTGCTGTATGGAATCTCCTCTGAGGATGTCTGAGACAGGTCTTTTGTGGACTCAGACAGAGAACTTGGTAGACCAGACACAGCAGATGCAGAGGAAGCCTGAGTGCTTTCAGAGGCGTTAACAGGAAGTGAGAACAGAGATGCTGACACTACAGCAGTTGATACAACAACATTTCTTGTGCTGCTGCTTACAAAACTCTTGGTCTCTTTCTTATGGCGAGGCTTGTACTTTTGTCTAGTCATATGTTTTGTTTATTCCTTCAAAGGTTTTGTATAAAAATGCTCTCAAGTTACAAATAGACGGGCTAAAATATCCTAAAGCAGGTATTTAACAGAAGAATCAAGTGTAATTCTTGTTAACTTATTCTGCTGAAAGAACTTCCTCCTGACCCATTCTGACGAAATCACGTGCTTTTCTGGAGACATTCTCTCTCATGTCCTCAGAGATGCCATCAAGTGTATTGGAGTCCTCAATCCACTCGTCATAGATTTTCAGAAGGTCAGCATTGCTCTTCCCCGTTCTGTCCTCAGACACCTTCTTGCTGTTCTCAGACGAGTTTTCTGATCGTGACATGAATGATGATGGCATGTCCCAGTGCAGTGTGTGTGTGGCATTAGCGCTGATGGCTTTCAGGTCAAGTGCTGCTTTCTTACCTGGTGTGATGTTCTCAATCTTCTGTCTGACAATCGGTGCAGTAGCAGCAATGAACTCAGCGCCCTGCTCTGGTTGGGTGGACACAAGGTTCTCAATCACCTTGTCTGTGACCTCTGATGCAGAAAGACTGCTGGCGTCAATTGGAGTGAAGTCATACTGTGGTCGCTGTGGAACAGTCATGATCTCAGAAGTAAACGAGCTGTCGTCACCAATAGTCCAGAGTGTCCATCCTCGACCCAGTTTGCACGGCTTGTCAGCAAAACCACGCCGGATAGCAGAACCATTATAAAAAATCCTGGTACCAGATGTGTCAGTGCTACCATCTGCTGATCCAACCCACCCTCTTTCATGGATGTGACCAAGCATGATGTAATCCCAGTCATTCTCCTTCAGCAACCAGTCAGGAATGACAATCTCTCTTGGGGACTGTTCGGTGTGCAACTTCATCTCAAGGAGAGGATCAATCACTGAACCATGTGTCGTAAAGATGTTGATGGTTCCAGGAATACTCTTGATGTCAGGTATCGTCATAGCCTGATCCATATACATGTGATGTGACACCATGTGCAGGTTCACTCCGTCAGCGACCTCATGAACAACATACGGCTCAGCATGTGAGTGTATCTCCCTAAGAGGATCATCAAGAACTCTGGATGCAGCAATGTTGGCACGAATGTCATCAGTGTCATGGTTGCCAGCAAGAGCGTACACAGGAATACCAGCAGCAGCCAGTCGCCTGAACTGATTCTGCACGAAGATGATAGTCCTGATGCTTGGTGTTGACGTGTGGAACGTGTCACCAGCAATGACAACCAGATCCACCTCGTGCTTGATGCAGTCAGAGACGATCCTTGAAAGAGCAACGTACCCGTCAGCCTCACGGATATTGATACCTTGACTGTTCAGGTGTCTTGTAGCAGTGTATCCAGCGTGGATGTCGCTGAGATGAGCAATCTTGACCATAAAGCAGAACCAACCTTGACAAAGTGATAGAGATGTGCAACTCTAATCATCTTAACCAAGGTTGGTTCCGCCTATGAATTTCGACTTTCTCGACCTGTGAATGTACTTGTCAGCGAGGACGATGGCGCCTGTTATACTCGCTCATCATGACAGCGGCGGCCTGAGACACGTTCAGTGACCGAACGCTTCCGTACTGAGGAATGTAAAGCATCATGTCACACTCCTTGATGATGTCAGCAGGAATCCCAGAACCCTCCTCGCCATAAACAAACGCCACCTTCTCAGGAATCTCAGCGTCATAGACATTCTGAGGGTTGAACTCAGGAATGTTGTCAACAGCAACCAGAGTGTAACCGTTCTGACGAAGGTGCTCAGCAACAGGACCAAACTTAGAGCAGTGCTTGATGTGCTCGTAGTGGTAGGTCCCCACAGCGCCGCGCTTGTCATAACGACGCTTGCCGATCATATACACCTCACTACCAAGAAAGGCGTTAGCGGCCCGAATGATTGATGCCTTATTGAAGTCGTTAGTCAAATTCAAGCAGACTGACACCATGGGTGAACGATCCTTGTCAAGGAAACTATTGATCTCCTCAACGCTTAGATTACGTAGGTAGTCGTGAACGTTGTAGGGCTTCTGGTTTCCCTTGTACGTAATCTCTGAGATAGCAGGGTCGGTGTTCTGGTTGGTGTCATTCTTGCTCATAGAGTCAATCATACTCTATAGATGCTTAGTTTGTCGAATTAGTAATCTGTGACTTGAACTACAAAAATATGAACACCCTTGAATCATCTGCTCTGATAAGACGATTCAAGGGTGTTCAGTGTATTAGTTGTTGTGTACCAGTTCAGTATCAGGTTTTATCGAGCAATCCTGGCGGCCTGGTATCCAGAGAAGTAGTCCATGCTGTCAATGACTACACCACGGCTCTCAGTTGCAGCGTGAACAACCTTGCCATCACCCATGTAGATACCGATGTGAGTCGAGGTGTACAGGATGTCTCCAGGCTGAAGTTCTGAACGGCTGATCTGTCTGGCTGAAGAACCAATCTCGTAGGCTGTTCGAGGAATGTCGTACCCCTGGCTGGTGTAGGCGTAGTAGACCAGACCCGAGCAGTCGAAGGAGTCAGGACCAGCAGAGCCCCAGACGTAGTTCTTACCAACCTGAGCCTTAGCGATCTCAACAGCCTTAGCGCCATCAGAACTTGTGGATGACAGAACACTGTTCAGCGAGTTGCTGGATGTACTGGCACCGTTCTTGTTGGTTGAAGACACGGAGGCGATTCCAGCGGCCTCAGCAGCATCCGCCTCTGTACTGGAACCAGATGGTTTGCTCTGAACTGGCTCAGCAGGCTTCTCCTTAGTACCAACGAGAACAACCTTGGCCTCAGGAGGAGTGACGACAGTGATGTTCTCCTTGGTTCCAGAGGAGTCAGCAACCTTGGAGGAGTTCTTGTTCACCTTAGCGTCAGCAGCGGTGTCCTTGACAGAGACAGAGGTCTTGATTGCCTGACCAGCCTTGCCCTCAGACTCAACCTTGGTCTCACCGACATAAAGGTCAGCGGACTCCTTCTTGGTCTCTGGTGCCGGAAGAGAAACAGTCTCAGTCTTCGCCTCTGACACCTCGTTCTTGAACAGCAGCATCTTCTCACCGTTGCTGAGAGTGTGGTCAGCATCAACAGCCTTACCGTCTGCGCTCTTGAAGTCGTTGACATCAAGACCGGCCTTGTCCAGAGCCTCAGAAACTGTTGTTGAGGATGTGTCCACCTGAACCGGCCTGGCGCCGTCTGTTCCTGTTGCGTAAATGGTTGCTGTGTAGGAGTTGGTGTCCTTGTGCTTACCGGCCTCAGACTGCTTCTGTGAGGCAGTGTCATCTGTATTTGGGGCAGTGTTCTCATCAAACGATGCTGCTACAGCAACACCACTAGCCATTGACATGGTTGCTACAGCACTGACTGCTGCACTACCAATGAGAATCTTGCTAAACTTCTTGTTGTTGTGCTTCTGCTTGGTTTTTGTCATGAGTCCTTAAAAATTTACCTTTCACAGAGGATTGTCCAACTTGTGGTCGGGCGTTCCTGTCCTCCATAGTAGTTTGGGATCTTGTTGTGCCACCCATTCTGCTTTGAGTAACTGTGGAAGATTTTCTTGTTTTCTTCCCTTAGTGTCCCCTTGCTGAAAATATGCTGAGTCAATATCACTGAGTCATATTAAACCCTTAAGTCATATAACAGATTGTAATAAAACAATCGGTATTAACGTAAGTTTTTGGTGAACAATGATTTACATAACACTCAGCACACAAATCACCCGCAACATCCTCAGTTAATCTCTTCAAGAATGTTGCGGATGAAAGAATCTAGTTACCACACTTGGCGTCAGGATCCGACACGATAATGGTGATGTCAGTCGTGTTCGCAGTCTTAGAACCTGCTGCTGGAACCACCTGAGTAACCTGAGACGAGGAGACTGCACAGTTAGCCACCTTCACGGTTGAGATCTTCTGGAAACCAGTAGCGGCCAACTCACTCTGAGCGTTCTCCACTGACTTGCCAACAACATCAGGAACAGTCAGTTCCTTGGTATCAGCAGTCTTGGCAACAGTGACCACAACCTCGGTCGATGACGCGCTCTCACCAGCCTTAGGAGTCTGAGAGAGAACAGTTCCAGGAGTCTTCTTGCTGTCCTCCTCAATGAACTTGACCTTCACGCCCTTCTTCTTGGCGTCAGCCTCAACAAAGTCCTTCGTCTTACCACTCCAGTCAGGAACAGACACCTTGCCATTAGCAACCTCAATAGTTACAGGATTGCCGTTAGCAACCTTGGCACCTGCTGTGATAGATGACTTGGTGACAGTGTTCTCTGCTGTTCCAGGGGACTCGACTACGTTGATTGCCTCAATGTCCACACCAGCCTCAAAGAGAGCCTGCTTCGCGTCATCAAGGCTCATGCCTACAACCTCAGGGAAGGTTGTCTCAGATGGACCGTCAGAGTAGATCAGGTTAACACCAGAGCCACGCTTGACCTGCTGACCAGCCTTGACGGACTGACTGATAAGGTCACCGCTCTTGGTTCCGTCCTTAATCCTCCATGAGGTCTTACACTCCAGCCCAGCCTGCTTGAACTTCTGGCACGGATCCAGAGAGTTGTCCTTGCTGGATGCTGAGATCTTGGACACAGCAGCAGGAACAGTTGACACAGTGCTCTTGTACTGGTGCCAACCAAATGCAAACAATCCAGCAAGAGCACCAACAGACAGAACAACAACTCCTGTGTAACCAGCAGCCTTCATCTTCTTGGCGCGCTTCTCAGCCTTACGAGCCTCTTTACGAGAAGCCATCATGGTCTCCTTCAGGCGAGAACCCTTCTTGGAGGAATCACTAGAGACAGACCCGTCCTCGTTGAGAGCATCCAGAACCACAGTACTGTCAGGATCGTCATGCACTACCTTTGAATCAGCAGCGCTCTCAGTCTCGTAACTCAGGGTGTCAGACCCAGCATCCTCCAGGTCTGACACAGAAGGAGGTGGAGGTAGTGCTGGCAGAGACCCATCCTCATCTGCGATGTCCTCAAACGCTGGAAGAGCAAGACTGTCATCAGCAGAAGATGCAGACTCCAAGTCAGTAGTGCTTTGGTTTTTGTTCAGGTTGTCATCACTCTCTGCAACGTTAACAGCACCATCGTCATCAGGAGTACCAGCAGTAGGAGCAGAACCAACAATTGCTCGCCTTGATGCTGGTGTTGAGTCTCCAACTTGGTTCTCACTCACTTGTGATTCCACAACCAGTTCAGGATCCAGGTTAGGCAGGGAAACAGCGTCCTTGTTCGTGTCAGCCATGAATCAACTCTCCTCTTGTTGTCAGTAGATTGGCCCATTCAGCGTTTTCCAAGTTTAATCATACCAACAGATGAGTCTCATGTCATCACAATGGATGATGCTTTACCAAAAAGTTATGTTTACGCCTCATCCATCTGCTGACGAATCACACCAGATGTACTGACGTCCCAGCGCTCACTCAGCGCAAGAGTGTCGTTAAGCAGAGGCGAGTACTCATCAACCCTGTCAGTGAATTCCTTACGAGATACCAGTGACTTCTTCTTGACATAGGTACTAATCTTCCTGGACAGAGGATCCACGTCAAAGGCGTCATCAGAGATCTTGGAGATGACCATGTTGTCAGCACTGCGTACACGGGACAGAGCGACATACCCAAGCCCTGGTGTGAAGCATCGTGACAGGTCAACCTCAATCCCGTCAAGAGTCTGGCCCTGTGACTTGTGAACAGTGATTGCGTAGCCTAGTTTCAGTGGTAGGTAGAGAACCTGAGCCACCTGCTTCTCAATAGTCACAGCAGAGCCGTCCTCAGCCTTCTCAGTGACCTTTTTCGTCTCAGTGGCAGACTGGTACTCAATCGTCACCAAAGAGCCGTCATTAAGCCTGACAGTAGCGTTGTACGGAGAAAGCAACTCAACACAACCCACAGAACCGTTAGCAGCCAGAATCTCACCATCAGGATCCGTGATGTTCCTGGTCACAATCACAGTAGCACCAGTCTTTAACTCAACCAGTGGAGGAAGGTTGTTCGACTTGATGAGTTTCTCAAGATCCTTCTCAGAGCCAGACACCTTCCTTAGGAAGAATTTCTGTGAGATGTTTGGATTCTCGTCAAGTTTCTTCTGGTTGTATCTGTCAACATTGATGTTCGTGGTGAACAGGGTCGTGTACTGCTTTGACTTATCCTTGCTGTTGGACTTGCACTTCTCAATAACTGCTCTAGCCTTGCTGTCCATTTTGGAGCGCTCGATGCACAGCAGAAGGTGCTTCAAGTTCTCGTCCTCAGCACGATGCACCTTGTCAAGATAGCAGTGATTGATTCCAGCCTGCTTCCACGAGTCTGCCTGGATAGCGAAACCATAGTTCAAACCCTCAACAGGATTCTGGGACGGAACAGGAGGAAGTTGCATGAAGTCACCAATAAGAACGACCTGAACACCACCAAAAGGCTCATCGTTCTTCCGAGCGTGCTTCATGATCTTGTCAAGGTTGTCAAGATAGTAGGCGTGCAGCATAGAGATCTCGTCAATCACCAGCACATCACAGTAACGAATCCTTCTTATCGCTGCTTTCAGAGCGAAGAACTTCTGCCTTGACTTGTACATGGCACGGATGTCGATAGGTTCCTCCATGACACCAAGACCAGACCAAGAGTGTATTGTCTTGCCTCCGATGTTGGTTGCAGCCAGACCAGTCGTAGCGGTAACAGCAATGTTGAACACACCACCATAGACAGCATCAATCATGTCCACAAATCGCTTGATGACAGTCGTCTTACCAGAACCAGCAGGACCAGAGATGAACAGGTTCTCACGGTTCAGCAGACGACACATGACCTCAACCTGTGACGAACCCTTGCAGTCATCTGTAGCCTCAGCGATACTGGAGTACCCCATGTAGGGATCGTTCATGATCCTGGACAGGTTCTCGCGTCTGATCTGAGCCTGCTTGCTTATTGCGCTACTGGTTGATCCTGCGTTAACAAAAGCCATCTATGAAGCACCCTGATCTCTAAAAAGGTATCGACAAAACATCTCTGAAAACAGATCTTAACGACAAGACGCATCAGGTGAGGCAAGAAAATCGAATTGATGGTTTAAAAATACCAAGAGCCAGTCAAACAAGAAGCGACTAGAGCAAACAACACAGAGTTGAAACAGAACAAAAACCTGCACTCGAAGTTGTCTTATAGCGAGATCAAAGGAGATTCAGTGACTACGCTTAGATCTTCTAACTGCTCTCATTCTGGAACACACTCTAGCAAGCATCATCTCAGTATGAATAACAGGGTCAGCGCTGGATGCTCCCATGGCCTTGCTCTCAGCGTCCACCACCTGCTCTAGAAGCCACTGACACTGAGACATGCCGAACTCCTTGGCGAAGTCATGAGCAAGCCTCAGTGGGTAGTTGTTTGAGACACCAAGACAGTCAGCAATCTGTCCCAAGTCCATCACACCAGAATCCACAAGAGCACTGACACGATACGCCAGATGCATCTTGTTCTTCAGTACACGAAGCACCAATAAAGGGTGAGAGTGCTTGACGATACGACGAAACACCTTGATCGTCTCATCTGGATCATTGTCCTTCAGAAGAGGTTTCTCAATCTGCCATGGAGTCAGAGAACCAGCAGACTTGGCAAGACGCAACTCAATCTTGTCCAGAGTCACAAGACGCTGCTGACGAGGAGAGACGGATCCTAATTCCTCAATCAATGGGATAATGAGAGAGTAGTCGTCACCAGCGTAGTCAACCAAAAAACTCTTGACATCAGAAGGAATACTCAGGCTTTTCAGCATCCTCAGAGCAGCAGGTGAACGATCCTTAGAGGTCTCCTTGGTTGTGGTGACTCTTCCACCATTACGAGTAACCAGCGACTCCAACTTCTTTGTTGAGTTACGATTCACAGAGCACATGATAACAAGACCAGCAGACATCCTGTCAGCAAGAGAACCATCCTTGACAATAGCATCCAGGTCGCTTACCAAAGACTTCACCTGCTCCACCTCAGTCAGTGACATGGTGCAGACAGGGGTATCTCCGAACAGGTCAGGAGTACCAACAACAGACAGGCTCTCAGCAGAAGTGACATCATCTTCACTGTCAACGCCCCAAGAGGAGAGGACCTGCTTACGGGTGTAGTTCAACCACGGCTCTGACTTATCAAGTAGCAGAACCAGCCTCAACTCATCATCAGCCACAGCAGACACCTCTCATCACTACTTCCTACAGAACAGCATAAGCGCCAGAGCAGATTGAACACTCCTCCTGACACCTTAACGACAAGCACTCACACTCACCAGTTGAAAACGCTGTCTCCATGAGCGCGAACACCTGAGACTGACAGAAACGGAGACACCTCAGAGTCAGGCCCAACAGTGCAGACAACCTTCCTGGAGTCAAGGGATACCCTAGCGTTATCTCCCATCACGAACAACTCATTAGCAGACAACTTGTGTGACCATCCAGCAGGCAGAGCGCTGCATTCGTAGTCGTTGTCAGCAGTACTATACACAACATCGCCATTGACGAGAAACGCCTTTCCGTCAAAGGATAGGGTGTCGCCAGGAGCAGCAAGCACGCGCTTCAACAGGGCAGAACGACCAAAACGTGAACCAATCGACTTCCTGCTCTCGTCACCAGTACCATCATTCTTGACTGAACTTGTGACAGATGTCTGAACCACGTGCCAGGAAGACGGACGATCAATCACCACGACATCACCACGAGCAACACTACTGCTAGAAGACCTGAGAACAAGAATACTTCCGTCACGAAACGTTGGCTCCATAGAGGTACCAGACACACTCCACACTGAGAAACCCAAAGCAGGCAGCCCAAACATCACGCCAGCAGCAACCAGGACCACTGCCAGCAGACCAGCGACCACAGAACCAGCCAAACGAACCAGAACACCACGAGAAGCCCGATCAAGAACCCTCACAACAACACCTCATCAACAAAACGGATGCACAAAGATAATCAATCACCTATTAACAACACTAGTCACAGAATCTTCATCTGCTGGCGCAAATTGTTACCATGAGCCTGCAACATATCCAACTCCTCACGAATAGCCTGAGCCTGTCGCAAGAGTTCATTCTTTTTCTGCTTGGCTACCTCCACATCATCCTCAAGTCGCTCACACTTCAAGTCAGCACGAATCTTTCGCGCATCAACAGTACGTTCCTTAGACTCCATGTAAGCAAGGTTCCAGGAACGCTTATAGATCAGTTTAGCCTTAGCCTCCTCACGCTCACACGCATTGATGTTGTCAACCAGACGAAAGTGAGCACGACGAGCAGCAGTCATAGCCTCAGCAAGACTGTCCATATCCTCATAGTCAACAACATACTTGTCATAGTCGTAAAACTTCTTGGTGCTCCAGCCCTTGAATTCAGGCACAGTTACATCATCTGAAACACTACCAGAAGCAAACAGATCGCCATCAGCAGCAAGACCATCGCTAGAAGACATTACAGCACCTCGCAGAACAAAAACTAAGCATGTGTTGACAAAGAGTATATTATCTGCCCTAGATCTTAACAACAGAGGAGATGGGGTAATTCTGGTTTGATGGCTGAGGTTGTATGAACCATGCTCACAGGTGAAGAACCCACTCGCTCAAACCAGAACCATGAATCAACCACATCTTGTTTAAATCAACAAGATCATCAACGCTCTTGACTTCTTCAAACAAAAGATCAGGATCATTCTCAAACCTAAACAAGGTGTAGTCTGAAAGGTTTTGACGAGAACAGTCATCAAAAGGATTAACAACCCAATTGTTACTCACACAGTCATTTTTTAATGAGAACCCGATCTCTACATAAACAGATTCATCGCTGATGTCATTATCAGAGTGTGTTGTAACAATTGATACGTCGCTGTTTTGGCATATGTTGACAACGTGTTCTAAAAGAGATTTGAAGTTGTAACTATCGCCATATAAATGTATGTAGCACTTTTTATCATCTATGTTGTATGAGAGCAAGGATTTAATAACACCATTACTATCACATGAGCCAATGTATTTTACATCGCCTTGATTTTTGCTTGTAATGCAAGAAGACAGACAGTTGTTCCTTATGAAGGATTTGGCATCTTCTTTGGCAACATTCACAATAGAGTTTTTCTTACCAGTATTACTTTCTGGCTTTAAAACAGATAACAGAAAAGACTTGACAGCATTTGGTTTATCGCGCCAGTCATCTTCCCAGACAGTAATCAGACGAACACCCTTGTTCCTGCAAGCAAACCACTTGTCATAATGGTAGTTATCATCCTTGCCAGCCTGCTTGGAGTGCCAGTACAAGCCATTGAACTCAACAGCAATCTGCAACGACGGAATATATGCGTCAACCTCACGATGAATGGATAGAAGAAGTTGACGATCCCTGACACTAACATCTTCGTCTGAAATAACACTTTTGATAAAAGCAATTATTTCCTTTTCAAGATTAGAGGTGCCATTAGAAGCACAGTGAGGGCAACCAGAGTGAGAGCCAGTTCTGTTTCCAATTGGACATGACCAAGAATGACCTTTACTACACAACCACCAAGCCCGCTTCTTAGTTTTTGAAAGAACCTTATCAGGAGAGGTTTTGTTCTTCTTGTAATCCCAATCTTTAGCAACATCAGGAAACAAGGTAGCAAGATCATTGAATCCAGAGAGAAGTTTTGTGTTACTGGATGTACAATAAGGGCAAGCGCTTCCCTTAACTCTTGATTTTGGTGACTTCTTGTATGAGTGACCTAAATCATCAAACCAGAAGTACTTTTTTGAACTTCCATATGAGATCTTATCAGGAGTAATACCGTTCTTTTCTGAGTCAAAGTATTTCGCTACTTCTGGATACCTGGATGCCAGACTATTAAATTCCGTTATTACTTTTCCGGCACATATACTACAACCTCTTCCACTCTTCAGCCTAAAAACTTCTGCCTGGAACGAGTGGTCCTCTCCATTTGTACACTTCCACCAAACCTTTTTATCAGATCCTGCTGTCACTGAGTCAGGAGTAATCTCATTAAGTTCATCATTCCAAAAAGACGCTATTTCTGGATGCGTGGTTGCTAAATCATTGAACCCTTTGAGGACTTTCTTATTTAGACAATAAGGACATTTTCTTCCACTTAGCCTGTTTTGGATGGAGCAAATAAAATCATGACCCAAACGACAGTTCCATATATAACAATCATTTTTTCTTGGAGCAGAGTCTAACGAGGTTGTATTTTTACTACTCCACTCGTTATATAACCGCTTATCGTACTTTGCCATCATGTATTCCATTTCTGTTAACTATATTATATATTATAACAAAGAATCCTCGTGTTACTTGTTTCATAACACGAGGATTCTTTGTTATTTACTAGATCGATCATATCATGCAGGACTCACAGTATCCTGCTGCAGTACCTTCGACCTGAGTTCCTGAAAGACTTTCCTGCTTGATTCTCCCGTAGTAGATAGTCTTGATACCCTTGCTGAAAGCATAGATGTAAGCCTTGTTCATGTCTCTTGTTGTTACAGTGTCATTCCAGAATAGTGTAAGCGATAAACCCTGATCTGCATGTTGTGTCATAGCAGCATATACATCAATAATAGGTTTGTACCCAATTCTGTAAGCATCCTTGTAATAAGGAAGTGTCTCGTCTGAAAGGTATGGTGCTGGATAGTAAACTCTACCTAGTTTTCCTTCTTTTCTAATCTCAATAGGAGACACAATTGGGTGAATAGATGATGTGCAATCAAAAATGTAACTGGTGCTCCCATTAGGTGCGTAAGCTTGTCTATACCCATTATAAAGCCCATATTCCATCACCTTTTCACGCAAGTTCTTCCAATCCTGCGGTGTAGGAATATGAATTGTTGACTTCTTGAAAAGTTCAGCCACCTTTGAGGTCTCTGGAACAGACCAGTCCTTTGCAATGTACTTGTCAAAATAGGTGCCGTCAGCGTACTTGCTCTTCTCAAATCCATCAAACACCTCGCCTCGCTCAATCGCAATCTTGTTAGAGGCGACAATGCTTTCATAGTTGACGGCATATGCATACAGGTTGGCAAAATCTACTGCTTCTGGAGAGTCGTAGTGGATGTGCTCACGTGCTAGGAACCCATGTAGATTCATCTGCCCAAGACCCACAGCATGTGTAGACTTGTTTCCGTTCTCAACTGATGGAACTGCCTCAATATTAGACATGTCAGACACAGCACTGAGCGAACGCATAGCAATCTCAATACTCTTAGAGAAGTCAGGGCTGTCAAACGTCTTGGCAATGTTCATGCTACCAAGGTTGCAGGAGATGTCCTTACCCACGTACTTGTATGAACCGTCAGTGTTGTACTCTGAAGACTCGTTTGTCTGCAAGATCTCGCTACAGTTGCGTGTCGTCAAACCATTACATGTAATAGTGTGACCATCATCAACTGTTACGTCGTACACATCCTCAATAGAATGAAACTCAATTCCTGTAACTGTTGCACGGAACTTGTGGAACCCTTGTTGCTTACCCTTTCTAGAAAGGTTTTGAGACAAGTTTTCCCATGCCTGATGGTGTCTCTTGAGCCATTCTAGTGTATTGTATAGAATGGTTCTGTCATGACCACTGCTGACACGAAGCGTCCAGTTTGCACTTTGGTTATACTCGGCGTACCCTCCGTGACCATTTGGCATAGATGCCTTACCACTGGAGGATCGATTTGTATAAATCCTAGAGAACACTCCTATGTTAAGAAGTAGCGATTGAATCTCCTGAATAAATTTCTTATCAGATGATCCAAGCTCTATGGACATATTCTTGGCAGATTTTGATCCTGTAATACAAGAATCCATTTGATAAAGACCACTAAGATATGCAGTGACAGTCTCCTTGTCGCCCTGCCACACAAACTCAGGAACCACTGTTTTTGTGTGTCTTGTGAATCCATGCTCTGCAAGAAGTTTTGCTAATGGAGCACTGTGCAGAGAAAGTCTATCTGTATCCTCGTTGTAGGTCCAATCAGGAGTAAGTGTTGACTGTCTCTCTACTAAATCATTACGATTACTCAAAACCCTATGAACAGCACCAAGAACACTGTCTTTTGCTTCTGATTTGTCTCCATACAGGTAGATTTTTGCTGTATTTACTTCATTACCAGCACTAGTAATACTGTGAGCAAAAGTTCCATCTGCAGCAATAACTCCAGCAATATATGCAAGATCTGGATTGTGTACAGAACCAAACACACCTTCCTTTGGCTGGACAAGAAGATGGTCTCCAACCTCAAGTTCTCCCAGCCTCTTGACAACTATCTTGCCATCAGTCTCTACTGGGAACTTGTGCCATTCTGTTGCCTTAATCTCAAAGCCCTCCTTGGTAGAGACCTTGAACACCTCAGCATCGCTCTTCGTCAGGAACATCTTAGTGGAGTCCTTCAAAGAGACAGTAGCGTCCTTGAAGTCCTCATTTACCGACCTGTTATCAGACAGAACCTTGAAGTCCTCCTGTGTGTTGTACAGGTCGTCAAAACGTCTGTAACCCTTGTCTGTCAGAAGTCGTGTGTCTCCAGATACACACAAGTTGGACATGTTAATCCTGCCATCCAATGCATGAGAACGATTAGCATTGTCCTCAAACAGCAGGTACGGGTAACCAGACTGAGCGGTAATCTCAGCAAGAGTCATGAAGAGTTTACGAGCAGAGATCTTCTTCTTCCTGATCTCTGGGTTGTCTACCATCTCATAGTACTTCTCAGTGACAGAGATGTCAGACATCGGCACCCCATAAACCCGCTCAATGTCGTAAGGACTGAACAGGTACATGTCATCATTCTTCTTAGCAAGTTCAAACGTGATGTCTGGGATGACAACACCTAGTGAGAGAGTCTTAATACGGATCTTCTCGTCAGCGTTCTCGCGCTTGGTGTCGAGGAAGGTCATGATGTCTGGGTGGTGGGCGTGGAGGTAGACTGCTCCTGCTCCCTGTCGTGCCCCCAACTGGTTTGCGTAAGAGAAGGAGTCCTCCAGCAACTTCATCACAGGAACCACACCACTTGACTGGTTCTCGATCTTCTTGATTGGCGCTCCAGTCTCACGCAGGTTGGTCAACAGCAGAGCGACGCCACCACCACGCTTGGACAGTTGCAGAGCGTTCGTGATAGAGCGAGAGATTGACTCAAGATTGTCTTCAACTCGTAACAAAAAGCAACTTACTAGCTCTCCGCGCTGTGCCTTTCCGGCGTTCAGGAAGGTTGGTGTGGCTGGCTGGTAACGTCCCTGCATGATTTCATCAAGGATGCTTGTGGCTAGTTCCTCATTACCCTGCGCCAGATAGAGGGCGTTGGCGACAACCCTGTCCTCGTAGCGTTCCAGGTAGCGCTTGCCGTCGAATGTCTTCAGGGTGTAGGAAGAGTAGTACTTGAATGCTCCCATGAATGTACGGAAACGGAACTTGTAGGAGTAGGCGTGCTTGTATAGGCTCTTGACGAACTCCCAGTTGTACTGCTCGATGAAGTCTTCCTCGTAGTAGTTGTTGTCGATCAGGTACTCAATCTTCTCCTCCAGGTCTGAGAAGTAGACAGTGTTCTGGTTGACGTGCTGGAGGAAGAACTGCCTGACTGCCTCCTTGTCGGCATCCAACTGGAGTTTTCCGTCCTTACCGACAAGGTTGAGCATAGCGTTGAGAGCGTGGTAGTCCAGGCTCGGGTCGTGTGGCTGCTGGTCGTATGTGAGGTTGTCTGTCATGTCTGACTGTCTTTCCTTCTGTTCGTGAAAGGTCTAGGTCTAATCTGTTGTCATGTGTTACCGAGTCAAAGACGTGTGGTGTCTGCTGACAGGGGTGCTGGTGTCAATCTTAACTAGGGTGGTTCCAAGGTCCTAGCCCTCCTTGCTTCACTGACTGAACTTACTGTGACGATGAGAAGTGTTCGATTTGTTGTATTTTTTCTTAGAAAATAACGTTTTTGGTGCTGTTCTACTGGTTTTTGAGAGAAATTTTCGGGCCTGCAAGAATCTGTGTTCACTCTTACAGGTCCGAAGTTCTTGTTTATATATCTATACTGGGTCCTTGGTCCTGGAACCAGTTTCTAGAAAACAGGAATCAGGTTATTACTCATCATCGTCATATCCTCTTGGACCGAACCACTTACGTCTGCGCTCACGCTTCTTGCGCTCCTTGTCACGAGCCTTCCTGGCGCGCACTTTCTGGTTATCCTTGATTCTCTTCTGAGCCTCAATGTCTCTGATGTCCACAACGCCTGTGTCAAAGTTCCGCTGCTCATCCCTGTCAAGTCTCAGGAATGCCAGACAGGCAATGAGGACAGCGATGACAAGGCTGGCTGCAAGAGTACTGGTCCTCCAGCCGTAGTTGAAAACAAACGCAAGAGCCCCCACTATACCCACAAGATACAGGCGCTGTTTTGGCGAGTACCTGCTTCTGTAGGGAACCCATGAAGGATCACTGTTCACCTTGGAGTTATGGAAGAACAGTGACACCATGTAAGCCAAGGAGAAGATGGACACAGCAGTAGGAACAGCAATGAACGTCTTGACCACTATCGCCCAGTTCATGAACGATGTGAGCGGCAGGAAGGCGTCAGCAACCAGGCCAAGACATACAGTCACCAGGACAGCAGACACAATCACCAGAGCAGCCTTCACCAGGTTCGTGTTGTACTGCTTCCTTAGGTAGATAAGCCCCTTGCGTGGTATGTCCAGTACCTTTTTCAGTTCATTGTCTGTCGTCACGAGACCGCCTCTTTCCTGTCCTCATCAAGCCCCAGGTAGTGCCTGGCATCCTCAACAGCCTGCTCACGGTACCTGGATGAGAGAATATCCTCAGCAATGCTTCTTGCGCCTTCAATCATGGAGACGTGCTTGACCACCGAGGCGAACATCATGGATCCGGCTCCAGACTGCTGGCTTCCAAAGACTTTCCCTTCGCCCCGTACATTGAGGTCCTGCTGAGCAATCTTGAACCCGTCGTTTGATTCCACCAGAGACATGAGCCTGGATCTGACCTGCTCTGTCTCCTTGTTCGATACCAGATAGCACTTCGACTGCTTGCTGGATCGACCAACGCGACCACGAATCTGGTGCAACGAGGAACTTCCCAGCCGGTCTGCTGACAGGATGACTACACGTGTGGCATCAGGAACGTCAACTCCGACCTCAACCACTGTGGAGGCAACCAGCACGTCATACTTCTTGTCCCTGAAGTCCTGCATAACCTTCCTGGCCTCATCAGGCTTCATCTTTCCATGCACCTTGGCAACCCGTAGACTTGTCAGCGCCAGTTTTGACAGTGAGTCCACAGTAGCATCCACACTGGCAGCATCAACCTGAGCGGACTCGTTGACCAGAGGTGTCACGATGAATGTCTGGTTACCTTTCTTCGCCTCGGAGATTACGTCGTTCCAGACCTTGTTGACGCTTTGCTCAGTGAACAGTACCGGATCCTCCTGAATCCACTCAGTGATAATCTCCAGCCTGCCCGGTGGCTTCTCCTTCAACTCAATCAGGTCAACATCACCATAGAACACCTGAGCAGTAGACCGAGGAATAGGTGTCGCTGTCATTGTCAGCAAGTGAAGCATCAATCCATCGTTACGGGATCTTAGTAGTGCCTCCCTCTGCTCCACACCAAACTTCTGCTGCTCATCCACAGCAACAAAACCAAGATTGTCAAACTTGACGCTCTTAGCCATGAGAGCATGTGTGCCAACAACAATCTGAGCAGTGCCATCCTTGATGGACTTCTTGACCTCACGCTTGTCAGCAGCACTCATGGAGCCGGAAAGCAGAGCAATCTCTACATGGTCACCAAACCTGTCTTCAAGCGCCTGAGAGACCTTGACAGTAGAGTTGTACAACTGCCTGGCAAGAACGTCTGTCGGGGCTATCAGAGCAGCCTGGAACCCTGAGTCAACAGCCCTGAGAGCCATCATCTGAGCAACAACAGTCTTACCAGCACCCACGTCAGCACTCAACAAGGTAGATGACGGAGCACTCTGAGCAACCTTACGATTCATACCCACAAGAGCCTTCTTCTGAGACTTGGTGAGTTCAAACGGCAGAGACTTGATAGCCTTCGCCTGCAACTTACCACCACCCTCTATAATACTGACAGCCTGCTTACCACTATCAGACTCCTTAGCCAGAAGAATCATGATCTGCATATAGATCATCTCAATCATGGCAAGAATGTTCTCAGCCTCACGGAAGTCATCAACCCTATCTGGAAGATGAATGTTGCTGATGGCCTCAAAGTACGACATGCCCTGTTTTTGGGAGTCGTGCTCACTACTGTCATCACTGGTAACAGTGTTTTGATTACCGCCTGAACTATCCTCGGAGTCATCATCAAAACCGAAGTCGATTTTGTCAATGTCCTCGTTCTCGTCAGGCTCCTTCAAAGCCTGCTCAACCGCTTCTGACACCTTGAACGGGTCGATGTATGGAGCCAGTTGAGCATCACCAAGTCTTGACAGCATCTCTCGAACAGCACTAAGAATAACCTTGGATGTCAGCCCATTGCTTGGAGACTGGTTGTAGACAGGAATGACTGGAAGAACCTCTGCCTCACGAGCACTGTCCATAGAGATACCACTAATGGATGGGCGACCATTCCACGGCTTGTACTTACCAACAACAAGAACCTCGTCACCTACATGGAACTTGCTCATCAACCACTGCTGATTGAAGAACGAGCACGAGATTGAACTGATGGATGAACTGTTACCCAATCCGATAATGAATCGGCTTCCAGATACCTTGCCATTAAGTTCTTTGACACTCTCCACCCTGCCAAGAATCGTGATAGTCTCGTTTTCAAGCAGCCCTCTGATGTCCTGTGTCCCGTTTCTGTCAATGTATCGTCTTGGAATCCAGAAAATGAGATCATACAAGGACTTGATACCGATTTTCGTCATCTTCTCAGCAAGAGTCATTGGTTTCTTGCTCTTGGTGGCTTTTCTCATCTTTGCTGTCTGCACATCAGCAGCAACAACATTCAGGACATTGACTGGAACGTCGCGCAAAGAGTCGAGTGTTCCATCAAAACCAGGAATCGGCTCACTGTTCAACTTCTTGACATCATCATGGAACTTGAGACGAGGAAGAGGATCATCTCTGTTCTTGTTCATGGCGACAAGATCCTGAACCTTGGATATAGGCATCCTGTACCCATTGGAGTTAGGGTAGGCACTCAGAGCACGCATCATCTCTCTAAACACCTTCAGGTTAGGAACCTTCACATTGATGTGCGTTCCTCTGGACTCAAGAACCACTACTGGCGCTTCAACCTGATCAGCAAGACCTTTCAGTACCTTGGCGCTCTCGCTGTCAACAACAGGCTTGAACTTTCGCAACGTGTAACGAAGAGACCAGGCGTTGACAGAACTCAGACGGCAGCGGTAGATGTTGACACCTCTGGTTGTTGCCACCCTTTTAACACCTGTCAGGTACTCCCCTACTGGAGTGCTGGACAGGTCCGTTCGAGAGTACAGCATAATGACACCATCAGTGGCTTCAACATGAATCTCGTCGGAGCCATAATGAATCTCAGGAACACTGTACTCGTTCCTGGATGTACTGCTGTCATCTAGGTCTGCTAAGTCAAAGTCAATCTTCATAGTGCTTATTTTAACAACAATCAGGTGAAGCGTGTCACTTAAACAACAACACTTTGAGCGTTATTTGTGGCAAAGAAGAACAAAAAGAGAATAGAGTTGGTCTGCTGTGCTCACTCATCTCAGCAAGTGGATAGAACACGATTTCAGCAGACCAACTCTAGTGGTAGGTAAGAGCTATGGATTTAACTAGTTGTCACTAGCAGCAAGAACACCTTCTGTTGCTGAGATGTATGAGACAATGTCGTTCTCCAGGCTGTCAATAGCCGCCTCAACCTCCTTGGCGAATCCAATACGATCCGACCTGAGAGTCGTCTCGAACTTACTGTCACTGACGGACTGGATGATCTCACCAAGGGAGTCCAACTGGTCATCAGGAAGCCTGAGAACCATGAACACCCTCTCAACACGATCCTTCTCAGAGGCCATCTCACGAATGTTCTTCATAGTGATACCAAGCATGGCGTCAGAGTTGATAACCTTGACAACAATCTCTGGCTCATTACTGGTGTCAACATCTGTTGAGTTGAGGACGAACTGTGCTGCAACAGACTTCTCGATGGCTGTCAGAGCACGGTATGCGTCAAGAACTCGAATTACTCGGTCAGCGTCAGCAATCTGGTCGGATTCACGTTTGAAGTGGATTCCAGGTTTAGTACTGCTTGCAGAACTACTGGGCTCGCTTACAGCAGATGACTCGTTGCTAACTGGAACCGACGGCTGTGCAAACTGTTCTGGTTCAGCAGGAGAGTTGATGTACTGCTGCTGATCGCCATAAGTCTCAGGCTCAGTGTCCTCATAGAGAATCCTGCTGGCCTCCTCCTCTGAAATTGGCTGATCAGTAGTTGTGTTCTGGTATGAGTGTGATCCAGACAGAACTTCAACGTCCTGCTGATCCCATTCATCATTACCAACAGAAGAGTCTGTACTGTAGGACTCATCCGTGTTCACGTAGTCATTTTGTGGCATGGGCTGCTGTGCAGCAGGAGACGGAGCGCTCATGGCTGACGGAGCGGTCTGAGGTGCTGCGCTGTAAGCGGATGGAGCATGTGCTGGAGAACCAGAGAACATGGCAGCATCACTGTCTCCAGGCAGGTGCTCCTCACCCATGGCAGCAGACTCTAACTGCTTGTCCAACGGTTCAACATCAAGGTTTCTGAAATCGAATGCCATATGAATTACTTCTTCTTTCGTTGTCTTGCTGCTGGGCTGAGGCAGGCAGTGATTTGTCCGTCACTCATAGTCAGTTTGACTGTTCCAGGTGCCTTTTTACCCAGAATAATTGCTTCTGCAATAGTGTCCTCAACTGACTTTCTGACCACACGCTGAACCTCACGAGCACCATACTCAGTGACGTTCGACCTGCTTAGGATTTCCTCGACAATATCACTAGGAATACTACCGAGAGTCTGCTTTTTAGGCATACGTGAACTGATACCGTTAATCTCCTTGAGAACAATCTTCTTGATAGTGCTCTTGTCCAACTCGTTAAAGAAGACAATCTCGTCAATACGGTTGATCATCTCTGGCTTGAAAGTCTTCTTGATGGCCTTGGTGACAGTGCTCTGAGATCGGGCCTTCCTGTCTAGATAAGCCTCAGCGTCAGACAGGACAGAGAAACCTGATGCCGTCTTAGCAGCCTCAGAGGCACCGATGTTGGACGTCATGATGATGATGCTGTTAGTGAAGTCTGCAACACGACCCTGACCGTCAGTCATTCGTCCAGCATCAAGAATCTGCAAGAAGGAGTCCCAGATATCAGGGTGTGCCTTTTCGATCTCGTCCAGAAGAATGATCGACTGAGGATTCTCGATGACAGCGCTCGTCAGGATACCACCAGACTCGTAACCGACATATCCAGGAGGCGCGCCAAACAGTTTTGCCGCCTCGTGGTGCTCAGAGAACTCAGACATGTCAATCCTGACAAGGTTCACATCCTCCTTGGCAAGACACTTGGAGAGCACAGAAGCAGTCTCAGTCTTACCTACACCGGTTGGACCACAGAACAGGTACGACCTGAGTGGACGATTACCTCTGCTCATGCCAGCCATTGGAACCAGTAGACCTCTGACAACAGCGTCGATAGCGGAGTCCTGACCGATAACGTTCTGTTTCAGGGTCTTTAGGACAGACTGAGGAGTGTTGTAGGAAAGAGGCTTGATCTCCTTCTGCTGCGGCTCTTCGTCCTCCTTTGCTGAGGTAGCAATCCTGAACATCACTGGCATGTCTCCATTACCAGAGACAATGATGTGGTTGTCGCTGTCATCCTCTGTGAATGGACTGAAGATCTCTTCGCAGTTCTCCATCACCTTGTCTGTTAGTGCAGCGATAGAGAAGTTGCCCTTCTTGGTTCTAAACTCTGATGAGCGTGAGAAACTGGCAAGAGAGCACACCGATCTGACAACCTCTGACCACACTCCAAATGGTGCAACCAGGACCTCACGGTTCTTCTTGTCCTTTGTCAGCAGGTCTTTGTTCTTCATTACAGCACGACTGATGATCCTCTTAGGCAGTTCCAGTGACTCCATCTCTGAGTCAACCAGTTTGCTCTTGAAGAATAGAGCAGCGTCAAGAGCGGTTGCTTCTCCAAGAACGTATGACATATCCTCAACACTCAGTGACAGGCACTCTTCTGTGTCGTAATAGTCCAGAGACATCCAGACCTTGGTCTTACCACTACCCTCAGAGTCCATAACCGCCTGCAGACCGCCGTAAGACATCTCAACAACAATCCTGGCACTAGTCTCAGTCAGCATCAGCGCTGTTGCTAGATCCACCTCCTCTGTGACCAGACACACCTGATCCTCTGACAAGCACTCATGTGCACAGATGAAGTCAATGAAATCCTCAATGCTCTCAACACCCACCTGCTCAGAGGCAGCGACAAGAATCTGTGAACTCACGCGGTAGAAGTGAATCTCGCCAGGATGCTTCTTAAGATGCCTGGTGTAGTTGTTCACATGCTGAGCAAGTTGATGGATAAGGTACGTCTTGCCCGTCAGTGGATGACCATAGACAACCACCTTCCGCTTCTTGGGATCCAGTAGTGACGTAGCCATGTTGTCAATGGTGTCCTTGATCTTACGAGGAAGTTCATAGTGCGTCCAGGACCACTTGTCATCACGATCCAGAGGAACAATAACCTTGTTGTGATCATGGTCGTACTCATCCTCTGCGGCTTGAACAGCACCGTCCAGAGCAGCACGTCCTTCTTCCTCGGTCCCCTGAAAACCGACCTCTTCAAGGATCTCAATCTCCCTGTTGCTCAGTAGCGCCATTGACCTTCTCCTAGTTGTTTTGACTGACCAACATTTAATAGGTCAGACACAAAAAGTATCGCTGAGGAAACTTTAACCAAAGAATCCATCAGCGACAGAAAGAATCCATATTCTGTTTTCAGCAGATGCAAGAATCAGTACCTCAAATCAAGAAGATTCCCAAGACGATTCATCCATCCAGCAGCGTCATTCACCTTGTCAGCAAAGTCATCCAGTCTCTCATCAGAGATGAGATCGCATACCTCCTGAGGGTCAGGCATTCTCTGAACCATGAGAAGAACATTGACGAAATCATGCATCAACTTCGAGGTGTTCGGGCTAGGAGGATTACCCTGAACCTCCGTGTCAACCAAGCCATCATCAGGATCATTGACTGCTTGTCTCTCTGCATCAGCCTCCAGAAGGGCGTCAGCAGCCGCTTCAAGTCCAGCCCTGTAGCCTTCCTCCTCAGCCTCAGCAAGTTCCTCCTCGCGCTTCTTGACAGCCTTCTCCTCAATCCTGGCCTGCTCGCGCTCCTCACGAATGATCTCGTTCACTCTGTCACGGGCCTCTTCAGGAGGAAGATCCTTGGTCTCCTCATGAACACGCTCAGTAATACGAGGAAGTTCACGCTTGATGTCTCTGGCCTGAGCCTCCGTGAGTTTGATGTCAGTACCATCAGGTGTGGCTGACTCAATCATCTTGACAGCCTTAGACAGATCAAGTAACTGGTATGAGCGCTGAGGAGAGATCTCAAACTCCATACGAACATACTCAGCCCACGTCTCGTACCCAAGAGCAGAGTAAGCCTTGCCCTCATGAGCACGTGCCAGAAGAACATATGTGGCAGTAGCAGCAGCCCTGATAGCCTCCGTAATCTCTCTGGCCTCAGTCTCACCCATCTGCCCCTCAGAGGCCAGGATGTCATCAATCCCTGCTGCAAGATCAGTATCAAGAACATTCTCAGGCGACATCATGTCTGTTGAAAAACCACCCAGACCAAAGTCATCATCTGTATAGTCCTGAGACTCCTCGTCATCAAGATCGTCCAGTGTATCCAGAATGTCGTTCATAAACTCACCTTTTCAGAAGTGGTAAAAGACAAAACGCCTGTTGAAATAAACAAGAATATCAATGATTCCTAAAATCGTAGGAACTATCACATAAAAACGGGCACAATGCACAAAAGAGCAAAAGGTGCGGCAATCAGAGGAACCATAGGCACACTTACTTTTCTGTTCAAAGTGTCCTTTATATTGGATCCCTTTGGTGAAGTAGACATCGAATAAATGATGGACAGTGCTGCAACCAACAAGAATCCAAACTGAAACACCCACAGACCAGTAACAGGTAGAGCAGCCAGACAGACCAGAGTAATTACTCGTGCATCAGACTTGCCAACTGCTGGAATCAGGAACACGACCAGTGAGATAAGAACAATCAGAAGCCATAGCCACAAATCGGTCTCGTTTCTGTAGGCAAGCATGTATATGCCACTTGACAGAGCAGACACAAGTAGAGCAGCACGAAGAACCCATCTGTCAGCCTTCCTGAACCTGAAGTCTGTCCATCCTGACTGCACTGAGACAAACCCAAGCAAACTTGTGGAAACAGATGTCAGTACAGCAACAGGGAGAATCGCCATCGTGTGTGTTACCAGCACAAGGACTCCAAATAAAGCAGCAGTTGCAAAACCTGTTGCAGAAGCCAGAACAGATGTCCGTCTCCATGTCTGCAATGTACCACTACCAGAGATCCACTCAGGTGTTCTGATTAGTGAGACCAGCAGAAGAATCAAAGACGGAGCAGCAGATGCCAAGAGAAGACTCACAGTTGACAGCAGCATCTACTCACCTACGAGCAGCAGCCATGGACCAGGTACTCTCATCAACCTGATCTTCATTGACAGGATTGAAGATGTAGGCATTCGGCCCACAGCCAATCCTAACGTACTCAGAGGTCAGTGATGTCAGAGCGCCCAGAAGAACCGTGATGACGAACGACTTCTGGTAGAACTCCTCATCATCAAACTCTCCGTCCGCAAGTTGAACCTTAATCTTGTTCCGTTCACCAAGGTCAGACACATAGATGCTGTCACCTTTACCAGTCAACTTGATGTCGTTCTCCTCCCAAGAGAGGTTGGCAACAGTCCTGACAGCAGAAACAAGTTCCTTCAGAGGCGCTGTCACAGAGTACTTGACAGTCTTCTCATTCGTGCTCTTGATGGACTCAATAGTGGCAGGAGAAGTCCTCTTAGCATCAAGCAGTGGAAACAGCACCATCCTTCCATCACCAAACTCGTACCCGAACCGTCCTGAACCACGAGAGACGACCTCTTCAATGATACTGACCGGAGCAGTAATTCCCTTAGTTGGAGAAATCATGGAAGCCTGACGATGAGGAACAAGAGCGTAGCCCTCAGACATGACAGCAGACTTTGAGGTGTCATCAGTAGGAGAGAAGTCTATCCTTGACTCGACCATGGCGTACTTGTCAGTTGAGAACATCCGCAGTGTGTCGTTGTTCTCAAACCCAAGATCGACAGAGTTCAAGGCTGGATTACTGCCCTCCTCAGTAGAGCAGGCTCTTGCAAGACGCTGCATCAAGGCAAAGAATACATTGTCATCAACCTCACCAAGGTAGCGGATTTCTGGAGTCTTCTTTGGTCTGTTGCTGAGCACTGGTGCAGTAAACCTGCCATTTGGTGTAGCAATGTTCAAGGACGAAGCGGATGATGAGATAAAAACCTCACCTTTCTTTGGCAGAGTAGCAGAAAGACGCTGAATGAACTGTCCGTCAAGAGGATAGGAAACAATCTCCTGATTCTTCCTCTCGCCGCTCAGATCAACAGAGGTCACATCAAACCGTGAACTGAGGAACGTCTCACCAAAGCATGACAGGGTACAGTTTCCATCCGCCCTGACTTCAAGCAGAACCTGCGCCCCACTGTCACGCTTGTCATAGTTCTTCGTAGCCCAAGAGATAGCGTCCGAAAGACTCTTGGAATCAGCCTTGAGTTTCAATGTTTCTCCCTACAAAATACCTAAACTGAGTAACTGGCTCTGTTAAGAAAGATAATCAGAAACCAAAGTCAATGTGCTCAATGTCCTCAGAGGTGTCAAACTCTGGATCTGACTGCCAGTCATCCTTCTTGGCCTTACGACGGCTGCTTGGGCGGGACTGGCTGGATGCAGAGCGGCGGCGGCGAGCAGAGGTCTTCTTAGGCTTGTCTTCCTCGTCACTCTTCTTGTCATCAGAGGTGTTCTTAATGTCTATCTTCTTGGTGTCTACATCTGTTGACTCGTTGCTGTCAGAATCAGATGCATCATCCTTGCCACCCTCATCCTGAGACAAATCACTCCAGTCGTCTGACTCAACCTCACTGAGACCAAGGTCATCATCAATGTCTGACTCAGGTTCCTCAACAGGCTTCTCAGACTCCTTGATAGCAGCACTCAGGTCAAACTCCTGCTGGACAACAGACCCTTCGTCATCTGTGTCATCAGAAACACTGCCAACATTATCTGACTCAGATACAGTTTCCTCCTCATTGGCTTCATGTGTCTCGTCAACGGGCTCGCTTACCTCTGAATCCTTGGATGTGGCAACAGACCCAGATTCAGAGATCTTCTTCTCGCTACGATACACCTTCTTGTCAACACTGAGAGACGACAGGTCGAAAGACTCCTGGAACGATACCTTCCCCAGGTGCTCATCAATCTGAGCCTGCTCCTTCTTCAGAGCAGCAATCTCCTCATCAATCTGGTGGTGCCTGTCAACAAGACTCTGACGTGCCTGCATGAGCGAGTTCAGGTACTTGTCGTAGTCATTGAGAATGTTTGCGGTTGCTGTCATGGTTGAGCATCCCCTTCTAAAACGGACTTGTTGTAACTCTGATCACATCTTAACGACATAATATGCAAGCCGGGTTTGGTACACCTGTCTGTAGTACAAAACCCGGCTTGTTGAGATTATGAAAAGTAGGTTATCGTTGCGTCACTTCGATTCATAGATAGTGATTTCCTTCTTACTACCAACAGGCAGTTGTGTTCCAGCCTTGACTGACTGTTCTACAATGACTCCAGACGGGTACTGACTTGGTGCTGACTTCTTCTCCTTGCTCAGGTGCACAGGAAAACCAGTGGCCTGCAAGGTAGACAATGCTTGTGCTGGCTGCATACCAATGACAGACGGAATGGTCACAAAGTCACGAGTCTCAACCGGAACCTCAGTCATGGAGTCGTCATCACTGTTGTACTTCAATGGCTTGTAGCCTTCTGTACTGAGAAGTGATGTCATAATGTCTCGTCCTGTGTACCCAATCACATGATCCCACCAACGATAGGTACCTCCACGGTATGTTGTTGGATCCATCCCCTCAGTGAAGTCGTTCGGGTCATACAAGTTGGAGAACACTGAGAAGTTTCCAGACAGAACTGCCCACGTGCTGTTGTATAACTGGTTCGTACCAGACTTGGCAGCAGTGTCATATCCAGGAGTGTTGAACTTGTTACCAAAGGCGTTAGGAATCTCACCAGAGACGTTTGCTCTCATGGCTTTCAGAACAGTACCAGCGTCCTTCTCAGACAGTACACGTCTGCAAGAGTCAGACTTGGGATCATAGGTGTCTGGAACCACTGGACTACTACCATCAGCATAGGTGTATGACGACACTGGGGTCGCAGGACAGAACACACCGCCATTGGAAAAGGTTGCAAACGCAGCAGCCATATCAACAGTAGAGTTCTCTGTCACACCAAGAGTGTAAGCCAGAGACCTTGACGAGATAGTGTCTGGTGCCGACAGACCGACCGATGCACTGAACTCCTTAACCTTCTCAACTCCGACCTTGATCTCCAACTCAGAGAACCAGGTGTTTGACGACAGCGCTGTAGCCCTGCGGTAGTCCATGAAACCACCCTGAAGAGCACAGGAGTCAGAGTTGGTGATACCGCCCTCAGGAGTGTCATAGTCAGGGTCAACCAGCGGGCACCGAGAAGAGAATGCCAGATCGTTCTCTGTGAATCCTTCACGTAACGCTGTTGCAAGAGTGAACATCTTGTACACAGATCCTGAGCCTGTTGCGTGCAGAGGAAGGTTGACAGTCGTCTGCCCTTCACCTGTTCCATAGTCCCTGTTGGCCCCCATAGCCAGAACTCCTCCAGTACCAGGCTGAACAACAGCAGTTGGAGCAGCAAGATGGTTGTCATTACCATAGTCCTGTTGCAACTGAGCGTTCACGATAGACATGGCGTTCGGGTCTAAGTATGTGTGAATGTGCAGCCCTCCCTTTTGAAGGATGACGTTTCTCTCCTCCTGAGTCTCGCCAAGACGAGGAGACTTTGACAGGAAGTCCATCACGTACTCGCAGTAGTAAGGGTAGGCACTAGACGTACAGTTACCGTTAGAGGACTTGGAGTAGACGAGTTTCAGATCCTCGCCATAAGCAGCGTCAGCGTCCTTCTGTGTGATGTACCCTTCTGATACCATCCTGCTAAGGACATCCTTCTGACGAGCCTTGTACTTGTCTTTGAAGGTGTCAGGGTCATCGAGGTTGAACCTGGCTGGATTCTGCACGCTACCAACCAGAACAGCAGACTCAGCTAGATCCAGATCCTTAGCACTCTTACCGAAGAAGTACTGGCTGGCCGTCTCAATCGAGTAGGTCGTTGGAGAGCCAAACGCTACAGTGTTGAAGTATGTGAGAAGAATCTCGTTCTTTGAGTGCTTCTTCTCATACCCCATGGCAAGTTTGAGTTCACGAACCTTGCGACCAACAGTGGCCTCAACTGCCTGGCCCTGCTTCTCTCGTCCAGCAAGGTTGTAGAACTGAAGGTTCTTCACCAACTGCTGAGTAATACCTGAACCACCACCAGAAGAGGACAGAGCAGCACGAGCAGTACCTCTCAGAGAGAAACCCTTGTGCTTGAAGAAATCCTTGTCCTCAGTAGCAATCAGACCCTTCTTGGCATAGTCGCTGATCTGGTTGAGATCTGTCAGTGTCGTCCTGTTCTCCGACCACACCTCAGCGAACTTGTTCCCATTGATGTCATAGAGAGTGTTCCTCTGTCCGATCTCAATGTCATCCAGGTTTTCAGGAAGACTCTTCCAGTAATCTGCTGCTGGTTCAATCACCTGCGCAGTACCAGACAGAGCCATCACAGGCCATACTGACATGAGGGCACCGGCAAGACATGAAACCAGAACAAACACACCTATGTTTCTCATCACATAGGTAAGATGCCCACCTCGTGTTCTAGACACCTTCTTGTCTCGACTAACTGCAATAGGTGAACCAGCAAAAAAGTCATCAACACCTACGTCTACAGCGTTCTTCATCCTGTGGTAGTTATCCAGAAGAGCCACCTAGAACCACAACCCTCACGCATCATACTCTACAACTTACTGATGTGAATTGTATCATATCTGTCGTGATGTCAGGAGGTAAAAATGCTTTAGTGACAAATCAGCAACATTCAGAGTGTGCTATTTGCCACTCAGGAAAAGTTGTCACTGGCTTTTGGGTGCTGCGTTGGTGAACCGTCATAAACAGACCTTCTCTTTCTTGGTGAATCCTCACAAAAATCATCAAGAAAAACTACTGAGTCACCAAACATGCTCAAGATCTTGCTTCCAGCATGACTGTTAAGACTCCTGTCCATCTCCTTGGGTGTACTGACAGACGTCACGATAACTGGCACAGGGTTGGAGTAGATGTGCTCTATCACACGCTCAACAGATGGCTTCTCCATTGTTCCATGAAGCCCGTTCTTGGAACCAAGACCTTCAAGAATCAGAGCAGACATTCTTGACGACAGAATCTCTTCAAGTCTTCTATTTCCATCAAAACCAGATCTCCCAAATGAGATAATTTGCTCCTCTGAAAGAGTTTTGACACCAGAAGGAGAGACCACACCCTTACCAATCATCCTTCTGATGGCAGCATAGGCGAGAAGCATCTTCTCCTTCTCGTTTCCCCCAGCAATCCACAGGTAAGGAACCTTTCTGTTGTCAACCAGTTTCTTGACAGATGCAGAGGCATCAGACCTGATAGAACTCAGTGTTACCGGCTTATCCGAGTCGTTAGGGAATCTCTCTGAGACCACATCATCCCAGGACCTCAGACCTTTCTTTCTGAGACGGAACTGCTGCTTCTTCTCCACGCTCTCATACAGGTTGTCATAACGCCTGATAGCATCACCAAACTTACCATAGTCTGGTCTGTTATGGCGAATAACACCCTCAGTAACCTCAGGAAGGCTACTTACGGCTAGTGAGAAGTCAGAAGCAGTCACACTCATCTCCTTCTAGTTCTGTGGGTACTCTCGGTCGTATCGTCTACCAGCAATGTCAAGAGACGTTGGAGTAATGGTCTGCTTGCCGTAGAAAACAGACTCCACAGCGTAGACGTACTTGCGCTCGCTCCAACCATTCTCAAGAACCAGTTTGATGTAGAACCTTTTAACCTCTCTAAAAATATGATCCATTCCCATAGCAGACGTCTCAAAATATGACGAGTACTTGCTCACAGGATCGATGAACTCGTGAAAACGACTCAGGAAATTTGTCGCCTTAGAGTCATCTGTGAGGTTGTTGTGCTCAATCTCATCATCTACCCCATCAAACAGAGAGGGTTGTCCTTGGTGCTCAGGGTTTCTCCTGGATGACACATGTCTGTTCAGCACATAACCACGACCTGACATAAACCCCACCCCTCTCTGTTGCAGAAAAAACTGTTGGACCATGAGAAAAATCTCTGACATATGAGATACTTCTCAATGATGTATCTATCACTGAGTTCCGTCTCACAATTATAGCACACAATGTTGTAGGTGTCACACCTCAGAAGTCTGGATCGATGTCTCCAAAATCGTCATCATCAGAGTCAAACTCGTCAAAATCATCCAGATCATCATCAAACCCGTCATCTCCACCAACATAGTCACTCTCCGACTCCAGGTCATCATCTGAGAAGTCAGAATGAGACACATCCTTCTCCTTCTTAATCTCACGGAACATGGAGTTGGCAAGATTGGAGTGACAGTTGATGATCTTGTTGGACACACCGTCACGCTGCTTAGCGAGGATAATCTTGGTAATGCCGACAGTGTTATCGGTCTTTGTGTCACGATGAAGCAGGATAATAACATCAGAGTCCTGAGCGATAGCGTGAGACTCACGGATGTTGTCAAGGGTTGGCATGACGTCCTCGCCGTCATCGTCTCCACCCTGCTTCCTGTTCAACTGAGCCAGAGACATGACAGGAATGCCAAGAGCACGAGCCATACGCTTCATGTCCTTGGAGATTGAGGCAACTTCTTCCTGACGGTTTGTGTACCTTCTTGGAGAAGAAACCAACTGAAGGTAGTCAACGATAATCATGTCCAGACCATCAGGACTTGTCGCCTGCTTCTGGGCCTTTGAACGAATAGTGTCAATCGAGATCTTGTCATCGGTGTCAATGTGGATCTTCAGTTCTCTCAGGCGCTTGGTGGTCTCAAAGACTTTCTTGCGATCCTCCTCAGAAAGCAGACCGCTCTTGAGTTTGTTCAGTGGAACACCACTCATGTTGGCAACAATACGGTTGACAATCTCCTCGTGACTCATCTCAAGGGAGAAGAACATGACGCTGTACCCGGCCTCAGCAGCAGCAATTGCCTGCATGACAGCGAAGACAGACTTACCGACACCAGTTCTAGCGGCCACAGTGATAAACTGGCCTGGCATGAATCCACCAGTAAACTTGTTCAGGGATGGCACCAGAGTAGGTATACCTTGTAGCCCTTCGATTCCAAGTTCCTTGTTCTCCTCGCTGAGCCTCTTACGCTCATCAAGAATGAGATCATAGTCCTCAACAAAGTTCGCCACACTGACAGTCTTGGAGTCGTCAGACAGTTTCAGAAGTTCCTGATTCAGCGTATCCTGAATCTCTGAGATACTTTGGCTGGCAGACACCCCAGAGTCGCCTACAAGGGTCTTCTGAGCCTCTTTGAGAGCCTGTCTGATGGTCTCCTTGGACGAGTACTCTCGAATGATTCTAGCGTATGTAACAGGCGTTGCTTCAAGCCTGGCGGCCTCTCCCTTGACTCTGAGAGAGAAAAGTTCACGAAGACCACCAACATTCTTCAGTCTTCCATGCTGCTCCAAGTCTGCACCTACAGTTGTCACAGAAACCGCTTCGTCAGAACGTATCAGACGAGCAATTGACGCCATGATCTCACGGTACGAGGCGACACTGAAGTCATCCTCATCAATGACCTCTAGAACACGATCAGCATCAATGTCATCATACAGAAGACTGGCAATGAGCCCCTTCTGGGCAATCTCATACGGATCATAGTCGCTTCTACTGGAACTACCTGAAGAACGAGACTTGCTAGATCGTGATACAGATCTACTACTTTTAGCAGAGGAGGACGACTCATCGTTTTTATCTGACTGAACAGGACTCTTGTCAATTTCAACAGCGTCAATAACTGAACCAGATGATGGCTCTTTTTCTGGCTTGTTACCTGATTGCCGAGAATAGTCTACGTCAGCGCTTACATTCTTATCAGAGTTGCTGTGACTACTCTTCTCCTGCTCATCGTCTTCTTGTATGTCATCAATCACTGCATCTGATTCAGAGACATCATCGTAGTCATTGTATTCGCTATCATATTGCGAGTAGTGAGAGGCGTTATATGGATAGTCCTCCTGATCCACACCAGGAAGAGACAGCAGTAACTCGTCCTCGCTCACAGAGAAACCGGGCGGAACAGAGTCGTTGTCGTAGAAGTCCTCCTGGCTCATTTCCACCCCTCAAAAGCAAACAAATTAACATCAAAGTACAATATGTCTCCATGCAGAACGAACGACATATCTGCTAATCCATCTTAACCACTCATCTCTCCTGCCTGATTTCATCTGCTTAGAGATTTTCTAGCGAGAGTAGAACATACGCACTCTCTTCGCATCAAAACAAGGAGGAAGACCTCAAGAGCAGTACTAGGAGGAGAGAACTGCACTACTCTTGAGGTCTTCTGGAGTCGTTGTCAATGCTGGAACAACTGGCTCTTTTGTCATTCCTCTCTTGAGTTGTACGCCAGCATCACCCAAGAGAGGAGAGATTGTGAGGTCTTACTTCGCCATGCGAATCTGACGCTCTGCTGTCAGGTTTGAGAATGCTGCTGCAATCTTCATCGTCTCCTTCTTGAAGAACTCCTTCTCCTTCTTGGTCAGACCCTTGAACGAGTTCTGCATCCCTAAGAAAGCCTGCAACTGAGAGGCACCGAAAGACTCTCGCTCAATCCTGATCAGCGTATTGAAGATCTCGATAGAGTTGACATAGAGATCCTTGTTGATAATCTCAGGATTCACAGCAGCATTGAGGATGGTCTGGAAGTCGTTCTGTGACAGGCGACGCCACTCAGCATCAGACAGAGACTTCGGGTTCTTGATAATCTCTACGACATTCAGAGCACCGTTACGTGTCAGGAACTCACGGAACTTCACAGATCCTTCAAGTCCAACATTTGACTCTGTGAGACCGTCAATAACGAAGTTGGCTCGATCCTTGTCGGCGTCAATCATATCCAGAACACGAGCAAGTTCGTCCCATGTCCTGTATGACGGCCAGGCGTTGATAGCGGCAGTACGTGTGGACGGATCAGTCAGGTCCTTCTCATAGACCGCCTTGGCTCCATCTGTACTGGTCTCATTGATGTCTGGCATCTTGTGAATGAGACCAGGGTTCTCCTCAAGGAACCGAACAATGAATGAGCGCCACTTACCCTCGTTGGAGTCCTCAGCGACCCTTCCCCAGGCCGTCTTCATTCCCTCCAGCCACTTGAAGTTGTCAGGGATCCAGCGCAGCCAAGCAAAACGGTTGGCTGTAGCCATATCCATCTCATAGCCATCGGCGGCGGATTCAGTTGGGTTCATTGCTCCAACGATAATGACCTCATCCGGGAAGAAGTCGCCGTTAGGGAACTGCCTGTCCTGAACCAGTGACAGAAGTGATGCACGAGTTGCTGGAGACGTGTTGGAGAACTCGTCAAAGAACAGGATAACCTTACGGCGCTCCTGGATGAACACCTGCCACGACTGGGGAGCGTACTCAGTAACAGGAATAACTCGAACATCCTGATCCCCGCGCTTCTCCTTCTTGATTGTGTGAGGATTGATTGAACTGACGAATGAGTCAATCTCCTTGGTGCCAAGATGCAGGTCCTCAATGACAATCTCACCACGAGTCGGGAATCCGCTCACGTCCTCAGGCTGCATACGAGACCCGATAATCGTGACCAGATCGTATCCAATCTCCTGAGCAATAGACCGAACAGTAGCGGTCTTGGTCATACCAGGGTCTGACACCATCATGACGGCCCTGAGTGCATCCATGTTTGCTCGAAGGATACCCTCGGCCATGGTGTAAGCGCCGTAGTTCTTAAAAGCCTTCTGGTTCTGATCTGTGTTGTTCGTCATTCTGGCTCTCCTCTTCCTAGTGACGAAAATCTCTTTAACTTGTGAGTGAATATTATCACAAAGAGGTCCTGTGTGCAACCCCTCACACAAGATTGCACACAGGACTTCTTCAAATATGCTCTGACCAGCAGAAACATCAGATCCTAAGAGAAATCCTCAGGTTAACTGGTATTTCTGGTCAGTGATGTATTTCACTCCTCGTCAGCATCCTCGATGTACTGCTCATCCTGAGATAGTTCGTCATCTACCACCTCTGTAGCATCGTCCTCGTCATCTTGCGAAGAGACAGGATCCTCATCGGACTCCTCAATGCTCTTCTTCAGGGCCTTCCTGAGACGAACCAGGATAGACGGGTCACTCTCAATGGTGGCTGTGGCCTTAGCACGACCAACACCCAGTTTCTCTCCAGTCTCAGTCTCGTACAGGGTGTTTCCGTTCTTGGTGATGATCCCGTAGTCAGGACCAACCAGAACAATCTCAGCAGCCAGGTTGATACCGTGACCGTAGGAAAGAACTGTCTCACCCTCAGCGAACGGCGGAGCAATCTTGTTCTTGACAATCTTGAACTTCAGTGTTAGACCAATGGTGTTCTTACCCTCAGTAATCGGCTTACCACGAGACATGCGGATACGCTGAGTACAGTAGAACTTCAAGGCATTTCCACCAGTCGTGGTCTCAGGGTTACCGTACATAACCCCAATCTTATCACGAGTCTGGTTAATAAAGATCACGGTTGTTCCTGTGTTGGCAGCAACCTGAACGATTCGCTTCAGCATCTTAGACATCAGTCTGGCAAGAACACCGATTGTCTGGTCATCAGCAACACCTTCCAACTCCTTACGAGGAATCAGAGCAGCAACCGAGTCAAGAACGATGATGTCAACACCCCTGGACTCAGCAGCCTTGACAATCAGGTCCAGAGCAGTCTCAGCAGCAGACGGCTGGGCAACGAACAGGTTGTCAATGTCAACACCCAACTTCTTTGCGTACACAGGATCCAGAGCGTTCTCAGCATCAATAAACAGTGCCGTACCACCCTCAGACTGCACGTTACCAACGGCGGTCAGAGCGAAAGTAGTCTTACCAGATGACTCAGGACCATAGATCTCCACAACACGTCCACGACCGAATCCTCCTCCAAGTTTTGCGTCCAGGACGACACTTCCTGAGGAGATGGTTGGTACGCGCTTGCTTGGGCGATTGCCCAGTTTGACAATCAGTTCATCATCAGAGTACTGATCAGAAAACAGACTATCCTTGTTCATCTCCTTGAAGATCTTCTCAAGTTGTGCAACACGCTCATTTACAGGCATTTTCAACCGCTTTCACTAAGATTTCTCTGTCATAGTCAATCTTAACGAAAGTATGAGGAAGGTCACCTCTGTATGCACATCCTGATCTTGACTGAACAAGCGGAGTGTGCTAGAGGTGACCTTCCAGAAGACGCTGACCTATTGTCAGGTTCTCTCAGTCATTGTACTTCTCTGTGTGAATGTCAATGACCGTTGTGGCCTGCTTCAACTTCATTGGGCAGTTCTGGTAAGCATCCTTTTGAGTGATAAGAATAACAGTCTTGAACTTCGTTGAAGGATCTGTGACTGTATGATAAATCTGCTCCCAGTCCTCATCAGCAAGATAACCGTCTGTTGCCAGAATGAAAATGTCAGGCTGTTTCTTGTTTGGCAGAGACTTAATGAACTCGAACCCAGAGTGCATCCATGTTCCACCACCGCCAGAGAGATTCAACTTATTGACGTTGTTGACGACCTCAATACTCTTGACATCTGTGTCGATGCAGAACATCTCGACACCGCCCTTGGTCTTGCTGGCGCCCTTGATAACAGACACAACCTCAGTGATAACAGCCGAGAAGTCAGGGTTAGACATAGACCCGGATGAGTCAATACCAATCATCACAGTAGGCTTGATAGCGGAGGAACCCCTGAAAATCGGTTGGTTCTTACCACCACCGAAACGACGGTTCGGACGACGATAGGTGCGAATCGTCTTTCCAGCCATAATCTCGCCATAAGCCTTAGCAATATCCTGGCGAAGAATGGTCTGCCACTTGACCTTGGGGGTGCCCATCAGTTTCAGAGCAAGCATCAGAAACTCGTCACTAGAACCATCAGAGGACTGGCTACGAGAGTTTTGATCCTGAACAATCCTTGTCCTCACGCTGTCACGAGCAGCGGCCTGTGTAGCGCTGGACTTCCTCTCGATACCAGCAGCGTCAGCAGCCTGTTCACGAAGGTCGTTTGAAGTGTCGCATGTCATGCTCTTCTCTTTAGGACCAGTCGTGTTCTTGCTCTTCATGTCCTCAGCAAGCCGGTCATTGCTCTCACTGATCTTGTCAGACTGCTGGTTCTGACCGTCTTCTTCAGAACCGGAATCCTGTTCTTGGTTCTGACCTGATTGACCAGAAGAACCCGAACCGCTTCCTGACTGACCTCTATCGCCTTGCTGTCCATCACCAGCAGAGCCGCCTCCGTCACTACTAGGATCGCCCTGCTGTTGTCCGCCACCGCCTCCTGAACCACTGTTCCCAGAGTTAGGCTGCTGGCCGTTAGATCCACCAGACTGAGGACCAAGAGACGAGAAATCAGTGCCAGAGCCTAGTTGGATTCCACTACCACGACGCTTCCTCTTAGATGATGAACCACCACCAGAGTTACCGCTCTGCTGATCGTCACCATCACTGCTCTCGTCCTGCTGACCACCATTTCCAGAACCATTCTGAGACTGATCATCAGCATCATTCTGGGAAGAACCAGAATTGGCATCATTACTGTTGTTTCCACTCTGAGAAGAACTAGGGTCAGTGTCACCACCGTCGTTGTTTCCATTCTGAGAGGAATTAGAGGACCCGCTATCTCCTTGCTGGGAGACATCTTCTGAGTTACTGTCGTCAGACTGGCTACCAGATCCAGAGCCACTGGATCCTTGCGACTGGCTACTACTGGATCCGGACTGAGACTGACCAGAACCATCGCCCTCGCTCCACTCGTCAGGTTGAGACTGTGACGAACCGCCAGAGCCCTGAGAGGAATCGCTGGGCTGCTGGTCACCACTACTTAATCCAGATCCGCTGCCACCAGAGTCGTTCTGAGACTGCTGATCCTGACTGTCAGAATCACTGTCACCAGATCCGCTGCCACTGCTCATCTGATCTGGCAGACTTCCGTCATCCTCAGCAGATGAACTCTGATCGCCAGATCCACTTTGTTGCGATGGAGAACTGGAACTTGAGGACGCATCACTCTGCTGCATCCTGGACTCATCACGGCTGAGGATCTGGTCGAGTTGAGCGTTCCAGTTGGCGTTATACCACTCCATAGTCTTGAACTTCTTCAAGTCATAGTCCTGCGGAAGAAGCATGTGACTTGTCGTCATAGTACGATTGGCGTGAAGACACGTGTTGATCTCAAGGTCACCAACAATGTTAGCGCGTGCAGCACGAACACCAGCCGTCGCAAAACGAGTGAAGTGGTTGTTCAGAAGGTGCATGACCTCATGAGTCAGCCAGGTTGCACGAGTACTAGGATCCAAAGCATACAGGAACCGGTAAGACAGACCAACTCGAGCGTGCTTATCCGTGTAGCACGTCTCAGCAGTAGCGTCAACAAACGGGGAGAGCAGCGCGAACCCCTCACGGAACACAGGAGTACGATTCACAGCCGTCAAAACGGTCTCTGTGAAGATACCCAGTTCCTCCTGAGTGAGTTTTCGGATCCATCCGTTAGGGGTCGTCAGATCACGAATACGACGCTTGATAACCTCATCGCTGTTAATCTCAGGTAAAGCCTTGACAGAAGCCTCGTTACGCCTCTTCTTACCCTGGAGTTGCTTCTTCAGTGACTCAACATCGGTTCCAAGTGACTTAGCAGCCTCTTGATTCGTGATACGCTTCATACCTTCTCCTCTACGCCCTGTAATCTCTCCTACATCAGGGACATGTGACATCCTACACGTTAAGATGACAAAAGTCAACCACTACCCAAAGATCCTCAGAACATAGCAAACAAGATCACCGCAAAAAGAAAACCAAGTGCAAGAAGTATCTCAAAATCTTCTTGCACTTGGTTCTTTTATTCACTCTGCAATCGATCTGATGTGTCAGATGTTGTGCTTGACTAGGTACCCGTTCGAGATGATCTTGAAGTTCCGGTTCCTGTCCATCCACATCGGAACCTCCTGACCAGCAGCCAGATGGAACACAATACCCTCATCACGACAACCCTTGGTCACGTTATCACGAAGAGTAGCGACCTTCTCGATCATCTCGTCAATCGTACCATGAGGCATCCAGTCATCGCCCAGAGCGGGAACAGCGACCTTCAGCAACCGCTCGTCCCAGTCCTCACGATCAACCTTCTCTCCGTCCTGATACACTGCAAACACCTTCAGGGTAGCAGTGTCAAACTTGAGTCGGTTTTTCTGGATTCCAGGACCAAGCAACTCGGCCTGAACAGACATACCAGGATGCTCACGAAGCACATCAGTAATACCAATCCGCTCGGCAATCTGGTAGCCAAGAGTGTTCTCGGTAGGAATCTCCCAGTTACGAGAGTAGGCGTGAATAGTTCCGTCAATGTTGGTGAATGTCTGAGACATCCCGTCAACCTTGACTGTCGGAATCCACTTCAGCCCAAGAATCTCGTCCCAGTGCTCAGCAAGCGACTGCACGCGCTCAGCGTCCGACTTGGGAGCCATAGCCTCGTTGAACTTACCAATAACACCAGCCTGAGCAGGAAGCGGCTCCTCGTACTTAAGGACGCCAGCCTCTTTAGTGATGTCAGCACCAACAGGAAGAGAGTCAATCTGCTCCTGAGTAAAACCAATCTCGTCAAGACCCATGATAAGACCCTGTGAGTACACTCCTCGCATCTTCATAGTCCGAAGGACGTGACCAGACGAGGTGTTGCCGTCCTCATCGGTGTACTTACGAACCCCACGAGACATGAAAGCAGCATAGCGAGGGTCTGTCTCAGGTAGAAGAGAGTCGATCTCGAAGTAGGCAATCTTGTCACCTACTGAGAACTGATCCTTCTTGACAATGACGTTCCAGCCAAGAACACGAGCGTTGACAATACGATCAGCGTTCTTGATAGGGGTGATGTCAGTGATGGTCTGGACTGATACCAGATGACGCATGTACTTCTCCTTGGTTCGGGTGCTACATAAAGTGCTCTATCAGAGGCATATGCAGCACAAGTAGTTAGTGTTATGTTGAGGTACCAATCCAGAGAATCAGTCATGATCTCCAGATGAGTACATACTACCCTGTTAGCACTCGCCATGTCAAACAGAAAAGTTGTGATCTGTGCAACATCAATCCTCTTGCACAGATCACAACTCTTCATACGTGTGTGATTCTCTAGTGGATGCGTATTACTACTTCACACCAATCGCCTCATTGAACGCCTTCAGAATGTCCTTGTTCTTGAAGTCAATCTTCGTGCCTGAAGCCTTTCCGTCAGGACCGTACTTGACACCAATGAAGATAGCAGGAGTGGAGAAACCACCAGGGAACAGGTCTGACCTCTTCACCTGCTTCTCAGACGTCTTCTTGATCCAGTCAGCATAACGGTGCTCAGGAATAGTCTTAGCAACATCTGCTGGTACCCCTGCACCCACAGCAACCTCCACAAGAGCCTGATCCGTCACTGGCTTCTGACCGTAGTTCTGAGTACCCTCCTGAGGCTGGAAGTCCTTGCGGTACAGTGCTGACAGAAACTCCAAGGCGCGCTCCGGGGTGTTCTCAGCAACAGTGACGAAGGCGTTGATAGCACGAGTTGAGTACTTGTCCGTTGAAGCCTCATCCAGGAACGACACAGGAGACAGCCGCAAGTCAATGTCACCAGACTTTACCAGTTCTTTCATTCTGTCACCAGAAGCACGATGCACAGCACCACACCCAGGACACAGAGGGTCGAAGAAGTCATCAACTCTGGTAGCGCTGCTCTTTAGGTTCTCTGACTTTACCTGAAAAGCACCATGCTCGTCAAAGTTTTTAGGCGTCAGTTGCGTAGCAGCCTGTGTCCAGCCATCAGAGTCCTTCTTGTTGTGAGCAGTGACCGCTATGTATCCTGTCAGTCCAATCAGAACAGCAATCACAGACACCAGAGCCGAGACCCTGACAATCTTGTCTCTGCGTGCCTTCTTCTTTGCCTGCTTGCGCATCTCGGCTGCACGCTGACGCCTTTCCTGACGACGCTCTTCCTTTGTCTTACTCTCTGCCAAGTTGTTCTCCTTCATCTATCTATCGACTGATTCAGTATCAAAAACCAGTGTCTTCTCTGTACCGCGAAACAACAGAGTCACTAAGAGCCTGTCGCTGCTCACAGAACCTTGTCCACAGGTCCTGCAGGGTCTTGTCCTTCTTTGCTGCTGGAAGGTATCGGTCAGTACTGAAACACATGTTGTACACCTGAATGAAACCAGCGTCCCAACGATCAAGACCATACTCTGTTCGACCAGGAGTATTGACATACTCATGACGGTACTTGAACGAGACTTTAAGAATCTCACCCCATGTCCTCAAAAGACTTCTAGCATTATCAGACAGGTTGCCAGACCTTGCAGCATCCTCCAGCCACGTTGAGGCAAAGCGTTCGCTAGATCTCTGAATCTCTGAGAGCATCTGTGAGCCACCCTGATCCAGGTTATCCAGAGCCACATCCTCCATGAACCTGTTGGACACAGGAAAGAACTTGTTGTCAACATCCCAGGTCTTACCTCTGGAACTGTAACCACTCAGTGATGTCTGACGGCTACCAGAACTGAACAGCGCCAGAGTCACGCAGTCTGCCTCAAACTCCTTGTAAGAATCAGAACTGGTGAACTCATCAGTCATCCTAACAAAGACGTCTCTGTCATGAACCCAGTCAGTTCTCTCAGACTTGATAGCCTTGTAACAGTTCTTAATGACCGCAAACACAGTACATGCTTCAGCGAAGTTACCAGAGTCAACAGAAACCCCGTCGCCAGAACGGTTTGTGATAGTGAACATGCTGGTCTTCAGGTCAGCGCCCTTGAAAGTGTCTCGCTTCTGCAGGAACCCGAATGCTCCCTCAGTTGCTCGACCACGAAGATTGTTGCCCAGTTTATCAGTGAACCCATTAATCGTGACAGGATAGTCGTCAATGTACTCACCTGTTGGAGCGGGAATCATCCTCGACAAACGATTGCTGTCATCAACTCGCTTCAGCAGACACGAACCATCATCAGTGACAAACACCTGCTTCAAGTTCTTGTCAACATTCCTGCGCTTGACAGCATACCTGAACTGTGTCTGTGGCTCATGATTCTCAGAGGTGTCAATGACCCAGTGAGAGCAAAGGATAGGCCAACGTCCTGCTGTCCCGTTGAACTCACTGGCATCCATGACGAATCCTGACTCTAGCCTGAAGTCCTTGGTAAAGTCGTCAACCATACCACTGAACGCAGGAGAGGTCAGGAACGACTTGCTGAAAAAGACCACATGGAAGTCCTGAGTGTACCCGAACGTCCGAGCCAGTAGTACAACACGCCAGTAGAACTGAGTGCAGAGATCCTGAGCAGCATGACCACCACAACCAAGAGCAACCATCTCCTTGTTGACCTTGGTGGACGTGATACCGGACTTGTTCTCAGTTCGGGTACTGCCGCCAGATGTTCCATAGGGAGGGTTGCCAAGAATGACGATAGGCTTGTTCTCTTTCAGAGCCTTCACTAGTACCTCAGGAATACCCCAGCGGTCAGACGGAACAGAATCAGCCAGATACTCAGGAGTCATCTTCTTGGCAAAAGAGTCGTCCGTCTTTGGCTCAACAACATCAATCAGACGCTCAGAGATAACCTTGGTGATGCTCTCCTCTGTGACTTCAATCTCGTTGTTCTTCAGGTACTTCCTGGCCTGTGCGCGGTTCCTCCTGTTCGCAAGATTGACTGCATCTCTTTCAGCCTTAGCCTGTTCCTTGACAAGACTGAGATAGGTGTCATGAATACCCATGTCATCATTCAGGAAGTCCATCTGGAACTCATGGGCACCAGAGTTGATGCCCTCTGCTATCATCATCTCCTCAGTGTGAAGAGTTGACAGAAAGAGGTTACTGTTATCACCGTTTGGACCGAACGAGTAGTCTTTCGTCAGGTTCTTCGATCCACACGCAGGATCCCAGACAACATACTTCTCACGCCAGTCACTACCAAGGTCCTGTTCGAGCATCCTGTGCATCTCGTTAGCCCACAGGGAAGAAGTCCAGAACTCACCAGTCCATCGACGCTCATTCTCCTCCAGCAGACGGTCACAGATGGAAGTAATCTCCTGCTTCTCTTTCAGAGAGTATCCGCCGAAACGATACATGTTGCGCCACACCTCGAACTCATGAGCGCTGAATCCGTCAACAGCATTCACAACAGTCTGACGACCCTTGTCCTCCATAACGAAGGTGTTAGGGATACGAGGGTGGACATATGCAGTCAGATCATTCAGAATAGTCTTGACAAAGACAGCCATCTGCTTCTTGGAGGCGTCCTTACCTACAAAACCACCAAAGACGCTCATGTGAAACTTGATGAACGCAGACTCAAGGCTGTCAGCACTGATACGATTCTTCAGCAACTCGGTTGACTTTCCAGACGCAACACTCCTGATACCATAAGCTAGGTTATTGACATCAAGAGAGATCTTGTCGCTCTCGTCATAGACTGAGTGAACAGGTACGTTACCAACAATCGGCAGATTCTTGATCGCGTCGAGCAGTCCATGATTGCTCTCCCAGGCGCTTGACGGCGCAAGACTCCACTCAGGGTCATCACTCCATGTCCTGTCAGCAAGATCCTTCAGGGTGTCTCCTGGAACAACAAAAATCTCATCCTCATCAGCCACCACAACGATTCTAGGAGCCTCAATTGGGTCTGCTCCAGAGACAAGATTGTGAATGTAGTAGGTGCACTGAACCAGAACACGAGCACGGTGCTCCAGTCCCGCCTCACCAGAGAAGACACGATCCTGCTTGACCTCAAGAAGGATACTGTAGTCCTCACGAGTATCGAACAATCCATCTGAGGCGAAATTCACAAAAAGAAGTCCATCAGTCTTGACTCCGTTCAAAGTGGACACAAAACCGTTGCCAACACTGCCATTGTCCGCTGCCTCAACGTTCTTGATGGCATCCAGCAGCAGATCACGGTAGACAGCCTCAATGTCCTTCTCATCGGTCGCGTACTGCAGTCGTGAAAGCACACGATTACGCCTGGTGTCAGACATCACAGGCTTGTTCTTGGTGGGCACTGCCATACCTTGTTTCTCCTCAAAAAATGACTCAAAATCATTCATCTGTGACGAGTTTAGCATATGAATGTCATCACGTCAACTATCTTTTGGCGTCATATCAACATAAAGATGCAAAAGGACGAAGGCTGCACCTAGAAAGAGCAGACACAGGAGTGCCGGATGCGACCACATCAATCACATCCGGCACTCAAAGTGGATCTCAATTGTGACTCAGCACAAGTGTGAGTTCTACCATCCTTCAGTCAGGACGGCATAGACGACATCCTGAAGCCTCTTCGTCCTGTTGACACTCTCCCAAGAAGGAATCACCGGAACAGCCATTCCTGCCTCCTGAGGAGTCATGTCGCCCTTCTTGTTGTTGCACTTCTGGCACGCTGTGCACAGGTTGCTCCAAGATGAACGACCACCCCGAGACCTTGGAAGAATATGGTCAACTGTCGCCAGAGACTTCGAAACACTCTTGCCACAGTACTGACATGTGTAGTTGTCACGAATGTGCACAAGAGAGTTAGCGATCTTGGCGTCAGGGTCAAACTTCCTACCACCCTTGTGCTTGGAGACGTAACGGTTCAGGCTGACGACCAGTGGACGAGGAATTGACAGGTGCTGGCTTCTCACCAAGGACCCGTCTGAACGTGGAACAAGTGTCGCTGCACCATTAGCAACAACCAGTGTCACAGCACGAGACCATGCAACGACATCCATGACCTCCATTGCTGAGTTGACAAGAACGCTCTGTCCTTTGCCAACCATCTGCTCCAACTGAGCGATACTATCCATCGTTGTCATCTTGAACTCCTACTACATACCTCTCCAGGTGTTGACTTTTCTTTCACAAGAGAACGCCCTCAGGAAGGTCTTTCCAAAGGACGCTCAACGTCTCTATTATCGGCAAAACATTATCACTTTTGGCAACTGGTGTCTTACCTCAATATGGTCGTTGTACCAGCAATCATACCACAAAGCCTCATTCTGTCAACATGAACTCAGGTCTTCTACTCTGAATTTCGTGTGATAACCACCACTATCAAAGCAGATTGGGTGGGTCACTGAGAATGATTGCTGGTGCTTTCAAGAAAACTACTCCTCTTCCTCGTCCCAGATACGCGAGCCCTTCAGGTTCTTCCTTACTGTCTTCCAGACCTTCTTCTCAAACCCTGGCTCTCCTGGATTACGACCGTCAAGCAGACTGAATACGAAACCAGACTGACTCATCTTGGAGACTCTTGCAGCAATCTCCTTCCTGGTTCCAGTCTTGTCCAGTGACTCATACTGCTCACGTGCCTCACGGATAATCTTGTCATGCTCGTTCTGAAACATCTTGGCAACTGGATCAAACTTGCGCCTACCAAGGTCACCAATCTTGCTGACACTGGACTCATACTTTCCAGTAGAGACCAGATCAAAGATTGCGCTCTTGCTCATACCAGCGAAAGCACGATGCAGAGCCAGGTAGTCATCCTGCTTTATCTTCACCTGCATCTGCTTGTCAGGATCACGATTGAAGATCCTGACCACAACACCCTCCTTGCCCTCACGTGGTGGCAGAGCAAGAGCCTCACGTAAGGTGCTGGCTGACATGCTCTCAGCAACCGTTCTATCACCCCAGATGTCCCTGTACTTCTGTGTGCTCTGGTAACGACCAGTATGCTTGTCAATGGCTCCAATCATCCCAATGTCGTCCTTGTCGTACTTCAGGATGATCTGATGTGGCCCAGGACCAGTACCCTCAAACACAAAAGTGGTTCCAGGATGCTTGCTCAGCAGCGTATCCATCGTCTCACCAAGAGAGTCATCCTTGAGAATCATGTTGGTGTAGTCTATAGCCTGATCCGAGGCGAAACTACCCTTTGTGGCAACGCACGGCTCGCCTGTTACTGGATGACGGTAGGCGATCAGCATGGAGCCGTCACGCTTGTCAGTGACCTCTGCTGGAGCGTCAAAGTTCAGCAACTTGATCGACTCCTCAGCGCCAGCCATGTTCTCCTCATCGCCAAACGCCCAGCCAGGCTTGCCGTCAGATCCGACCATCTGAGACAAGGTGTAGAACTTCTTCCAAGGCAACTGGACAACACGAGCATCACTAAGACTCTCGTAAGAAGACTGGACAATGAGACCACGTGCTGTCTTGGTGGCGTCATTCCACTTGGCGGAGTACTGAGTAGCCTTGGTGTAGCACAGGACTCTCAGTGTGTCGTCGTCAGGATGCTTCTGCTGTGAGACATAACCCTCCTGAATCATCCTGTTCAGAAGGTCAACATCCACATATCTGCTCAGTTCTCCACCAATGTAGTCATCATTACTGGTGTTAGACACAGAAGATCTAGACGCTCCACTCATGACGTTACTGCCATAGAGCATCGTCATAATCTCGTCCTGCTCCTTCTGGCTGCTGGCGTGAATATACGGGCATTCTCTTATGTCAGCAGAGCACTCCAGCCATCGTCTTGTATCTGAGTCATAGTGCTTTCTAGTCATTGTGAATCTTGTGTCCTTGTTTTGTCAATCAGTGAGTAGTCAGTATATTGTTTTGCCTATTGAGTATTTTGACAACTCTCTCAAACAATGTTCCTATTGCTTATCTATATGTTAAACACTAATGGCTGGTGCCTGTTCTTTGACACCAGCCATTAGTAAATCAGATCGCTATCTTGACAAAGACCTCACTCGTTGAAGTATGAGAGAATGTTCAGCAGGCTCTGGAACAGGTTGATGATGTCCATGAAGATGTTGAGAGCAAGCATCGCAGCCGTCATCTGATCGGCATTCGGGGTGTCACGAATACGCTGAATGTCAATGAACACGTAAAGCGAGAAGACAATCAGCATCGCAATGGAAATAATGAGTGACAGAATAGGCAGGTGCAAGAAGAACACGTTCACCAATGACAGGACAATGGCTCCAAGGACAATTGCTCCCAACTTGGTAGACCAGTGCTCCAGGCTCTTTTCACTGGTGTACCCGAGAACAGACATCACACCAAAGATGATAGCAGTTCCACCAGCAGCCATGACAACCAGGTTTCCTGCACCAGCACTGATGAAGGCACTGACAGTACTGTACATCAGCACACCAATAACAGCAGGGATACCAATGGCGAAACCCTTGGCGAGAGTTGGAGTCATCTTGATAAAAGATGACGCAATCAGAACACCAACCGTTATCAGAGCAACGATCTTAACTGTTGCAGGTGGGATGAGAGGGCCAATAACCATCATCGCCACAGCCATGATAGCGAACTGAGCCAGCAGCCAGTTCATGACACGACGATGAGTGACAGCAAAACCACTCTCAGCGTTCTGTACAGGGTTGTAGATACTCAAAGTAAATCTCTCCTCATGAGATGTTGATGAATCTTGTCTTAAAGCATACGACAACACACTATGAGATGTCAATGTCACTTAAGTGTGCTACTGATCTCATATATCACTTTTGGTTGACATATGACTGCTTCGCTGAGGGAATGAACACCTCGAAGAACTCCATCAGCCCAGGTCTGTCCTCTGTACCAATAATCTCCTCAGTGGTCACAATCCGTCCAACAATCACAGGCCACTGGCTCCTGTACTTCCTGATTCCAGTCAGAGCAAGAACCTGCTGAGCAAAACGTCTGGCATCATAACCTCGAACAATCCGTGACACCTCCTGCTCGCCAGTCTCAAGATCCTGCACAACCACATTGTTCTCAGAAACATGTCCAACACTCTCAGCGATACGTGAGAACACTCCCAGCAACTCAGGGTCACGTGACTCGGACAACTCGATCATGTCTTTGAGCATAGTCTCAATCAGGTACTCGTTGTCATCATCTGTGGCAATCATCTCAAATGCCTCAACAACCTCCTCAGACAGGCATCTTTGCAGCACCTTAGCTGAGTTCTTAAGCCTGTGAGCGTGCAGTGAACGATCCAGAGAGGTCTCAACATACCACAGGTGGTTACCAGACACCTCAACCACCTGTCCCTCATCTGTCGTCACCTCATACATCGACTCTGGAAGGTGCTCGTCATACACCTCGACCACAGTCTCCCAGTCGTCATTGTCATCAGGAATCTCGTCACCAACCTCCAGATCTCCAAACCTCTTGATAACATACTCAAACTTGTCATCAGAGGCAACAACCTGTCCAAGGCTCACGTCATCAGGAACAGTAACCTGACTCGGCCTGAGGAACTTACTGACCAGTTTATCTACTGGACGAAAAGACATGCACTACTCCATTCACTACCTAAGAGTACTCTGACACAATCTTACCAAGAACAAAATGGAGACATTATCTGTCAAAAAAGCAAAGTGCTAGGTGCACAATCATGCAAACACCTAGCACTCACTCATTCAAAAGTGACGATAGATTCAGAAGTCAAGTTCTGATGACATCAGTGTACTGAGACGATCCACAAAATTATCATCCCTGACATCAAATGTCTCTAGATGAGTACCATTGGAGTAGACATCAAGAGTTGAGACGTCATCGCCATCATACTCAGCATCAAAAGAGACCTCAGTGTCATTATTGTAGGAGGCGATAGTGGTCTCATCAATCTTACGACCAAAACCCTGATCCTCATATCCATCAATAAGCGACTCAACAAATGTTGCCATACACTATCACCTTCCACATCATCAAGAAAAAGAATGTTTATGCCTTCTCATATCATCCACTACTTCTCTGTAACTCTAACGGAAGCAGTACGTGCACCAAATAGTTTACCGAACTGCTCCTCAGAAAGATGCTGACGAGCAAGATCCTCATCAACCTTGTACTCATAGTTGCTGACAAGAGCCAACTGCTCAGGTGTCAAGTTCTTTCGCGCCTCAGTTTGGTTAACCTGCTGCCTGTTGTTGATAACCACACCTCTGTTCAGCGCCCTAGCAGGAATGTATGTATTTCCATCAGGATTATTCAATTTTGCAGCAGTCTTCATGACATTGTTCATAGAGCCCGTTGTCTTCTTTAGATCTCTGTACTTCATGCCAAATGAGGTCTGAGCATCAGCGTACAACTGCTGGTAATTACTTAGTGCTGCATCCATCTTGTCCTCATCCGTCTTTCCAGGAAGGTTGGTATCAGCGTTAACGACATACTTACCAACATCGTGTCGAGATCCTAGAACCACATTTGTTGTTTGCGATTTTGTCAGAATCTTGGCCTGTGTCTCCTCGTCAAGATGCAGCCTGACAAGATCCAGATCAACCTTTTGCTTTCTGGTCTGAATCTTTCTCTTCAAAGATTCTGGAAGAGTTTTCAGATAGTCCTTATCCAACTGGTTTTCCTTGACATCAATAACCACCTTAGCAATTTCCCCATCCAACTCATACCTGGGTTTCTTTAGGTTGGACGAGGAAACAAAATCCTTCACAACCTTGTCAAGCCTCTTTCTTTCGTCATCAACACGAGACATCTGCTCATCACGATCAAGATAGGTGTCTGTGTCTACAACAGTTCCGTCACTCGACTTGAACCTAGATGACGGAAGAACCTTGGAGTTTTGCAAGATCTTCATAAGATGCCCATTATTCTGACCATCTGCAAAATCCACAGCCTTCTTGAGTCGTCTCTCAGCAGCAGAAGGGTTGGCCTTTGCCAAAAGAATGTCACCAGAGTGTGCTCGACGACTGATAACCTCGTTAGCACTGCGAATCAGGTTGTCTCTCAGAGCAGCATCAATCTTGCTCATCTCAACACCACGACGAACCACATTACCCTTCTTTGTAGGATGCTTCGTCATAGCGTTCTTACGTGGACGATAGATCTCAGCAAAAGCACCATGCTTAGACTCAAGATCATTGATTATGATCATCTTGACCTCATCGCGCGTGCTACCATGAAGAGCGGGTCCATAGCGACAGGCCCTCTTAGTGGCTTTGCACTCCCTGACCTGTCCGGTTGGTGTGGCATGGTACTTCTTAGCAGACATAGATAAACACCTCATCTAGAAAAAGCATGAAACGACTTTCACTATCTAAGGTGTTTATCTATAGAAAGATTCCTCTAAGTACAATCAACGAGGCATTACAATTCAGAGAGAAGTCGCCTATCCATCCTGATTCCCGTTGAGAGTGCTCTTGTATGCATCAAAGAAATTCAATAAATCGTTGTCAATCTTGTGGTAGTTCTTGTTATCGGGTCCAAGAGTATCCACACCTATCATACTCTCAATCTGACTCTTAAGAGAAACCACCTCAGACATCCTGGAGCGAATAGTTCCAACACGTGAGTCACCTCTGTCAGTGAAGCACTCACCAAGAATATGTCCAGAGTCTGCGACAAGAGAACGAATTGACTCGAATAGGTTTCCAGCATCAGCAAGCAGAGCAAACTTCTCAATGTTTCTGTGCTCGAACTCTGTAGATTGAGCAAGCGTATCCCTGAACACTCCAAGAGATTCTTGCACATCCTCATTAGACGACAGGGTACGCAAGTCATTCACTAGTTCTGCTGTCTTGCTTCCAAGTTCAGACAGAAGGTCATTCATTTCAGTCACTGAAAACACTTCCTTATTTTGTGTTCAATACCTATAACATCTTCTCTATGTTTGTTATTCACTTATCTGAAAAGACAAATCTGGTAGCTGAGATACCAGCCTTTGCTCCACTACCAACAGCCACAGCAACCTGTCTGAAATCAGGATCTGAGACATCCCCAGCAACAAAGAAGCCTTCAGTAGTAGACCTGTGAATGAAACCATCACTGTATAATTCAACATTCCCAGCAGCAGCGTGAGAGTTAGGGATCTGTCCTACCGCTACAAACACACCAGAGACAGGGTATGTCACCCCATCGGTTCCAACCACCTCTGAGACCTCACCACTACCACTGTCCTGAATCTCTGCAACATTGACGCCCTCATGAACAAAGACGTTAGAAAGAGTCTCCAGTCTCTCAACAGCAGGTTTTGAAGCGCGCCATGACGACCTCACAAACACGTCAACACGACTGCACAGATTGGCAAGATAGGAAGCCTCCTCAACAGCACTTTCACCACCGCCAACAACAGCCACATTCTCGTCAGCAAAGAACATCCCGTCACATGTTGCACAGTATGACACACCACTGAGTTCACTACCTGAAACATCTAGTTTCCGAGGCTCACTACCAGCCGCGAACACCACGGACCTGGACAGCAGGACTTCACTTGTATCAGATAGATGGATCTCAAAAACACTGTCATCACGTTTGACAATCTTGCTCACAATGCCATCAACCATCTGAGCACCAAACATCTGAGAGTGCTCCAAGAAAGTCTCAGACATACTCATACCAGAGACACCAGGCATACCAAGGTAGTTGTCAATCTCCTCAGTAGAGGTCACAAGCCCGCCAGCAGTCAGTCCTTTGACAACAGATGTAGACAAGCCTGCACGAGACGTGTACAAGGCTGCTGAAAGCCCTGCTGGACCAGAACCAACCACAACTACGTCCTTGATGTCTTCTACTGCTACAGAGGCTCTGACGGGCTCCTGTGTAGCAATGCTGTCGTGTTCTGGGGCAATGATGTTTCTGTCGTCAACATACATAAAAACTCACCTCTGGAAGATAGTCACAAGAGTAAACTAAGATCATCTTAACCAGAGATGAGAGTAGAGAAGCCGATTAACCTATAAATATCTGTTATAGGATTTGCTCAATCTGATTCAATTCACCCATAATAGTACTCATCAGCAATCCTGTCACGCCTTCTGTCAGCACCAACCTTCTTTAAGTAGCACCTGTGAGCACTCATTCTAAACGCTTTGTCTGTAGTCTTAATGGCTTCTTCAAGAGCCTTCGTATTGTCATCTTTGGTACTGTCGTTCTGGCTGACAACATCTCCTGTCTCCAGATTGACACGAGCGTAGTACTTTCTGCCATCTCTGTCAGCAGCGCAAACATCAACAAAACCATCGTACCTGAAACAGTTCGGTCTACTGTCAGTCACAGAGACAGAAGTCAGACGAAGACCATGTGAGTTGAGTTTTCTCTGAATCTGACTACCAAAAGCGTCTGTCTGATTGCTTGCCAGATGAAACGCTGACTTGCTATGCATGGTTGCGCTCCAGAAGTCAGCATCACTGAACTTAGCGCCATCTTTCTTGTCGGCAGGAAAACCCTCTATCGTATATTTGAAGTCGGATCCACTAGCGCTGCATCCTTGACGTTTTTCACCAGTCTCAGTGTTGAAGTACTCTACACCACCATAAGGATTGTTGTAAGTATAGTACATCTTACTTAAATCCTTGGCATCACGAACAATCATACCTGTCTTAGGAATGTCAAAGTCAAAGACCTGCTTGAATCCATTAACAGAGACAGACTGAATCCTTCCTTCGCTCATATACTTGTCATAAGTACTTTTAGCGAGATCAATCTTCTCTGAGTCATACCTGAGAGCATCTTTGGGAAGAGGTGGTTCAGATACGACAGAAGATCCACTCAGACCGTCATCACTGACTCCAGCAATACGAGCCTCAATCTGATCGATCTCCTGCTGGCTATAAGCGTGCTCAAGTTGGACACCACGTTTCCTGTAAGAACACTTCTCAATACCCTCACACTTCCTCCATACCCCATCATCAGGACTTTTGTGTTTACAGTTGGACATAAAATCAACCTCTACTCACATTGTATATATGGTCTTATGTATAAGTATCTATGTTACACTATCTCTTAGTGTAGATATATCTCTAGGAGGGGCTTATCCTCCATCAATATTTTAGATAGGAGTGTCTATATAATGCCTACATTTGAAGAACGTCTTAATTCAATGAAGTCTCAAAGAGAATCAAATGGAGGAGTTAAGGGTCTTTACCATGCTAACATTAATGTATTAGACAGAGAAACATTAATTGACGCAATGAAAAACCCAGAAAATTATCCTAATTTAACTGTAAGAGTAAGCGGATACGCTGTTAACTTCGTTAAACTTACAGACGAACAAAAAATTGACATCATAAACCGCTCCTTCCATACAAGTGCCTAGTTTTCGTTGAAATAACAACAAAAAATAATACACCTTATTCAAAACAATAAGGTGTATTATTTTTACAAAATTTATCTTATTCTCCTAATGTTATTCCATTCCACCAAACAATCTCATCTGCTTTAATCGACTTCCTAACATCAATAACAGACTGGTTTGATGAGCCTCTAAAACGCAATTTGGTGTCTCTCTGAGAAATCTCAAATCTTCCGTCAACTAATACATCAATATATTGAAGCAGTCGAGTCTTTGCTGGATCCTGCATGATCTCATCCCAATAGAATCCTGTCCACATCCAGACAGTCTTGGTGTCACCAAACCTGTCTCTGAATGCTTTCAATAGACTCTCTACTGCTTCCATGTTCTCAAAAGGCTCTCCACCTAGAACAGAGAGACCAGCAACAGAAGGATGGTCACAGTCACTCAGAACCATGTCAACAGTGCTTTCAGTAAACTCTTCACCCATGCGAGGATTCTGAGCCGTCGCAGACCAGCACCCCTTACACCTGAAAGAACATCCAGAGAAGAAGATGGATACCCTGACCCCAGGTCCATTCGCCGTGTCAAACTTGCTGTACCCAAGAAAACGTGACATATCACTTCTTCCTTCTGACTCTGACAATAACAAGGGTGTCAGAAGCCATGGCCTTGCCACCACCAGTACTTCCAGCAATCAGAACCATGGGGCTTGCTGACGCAATGTTGTCGTCAAACTCAAGACCATGCTTCTTGGCGTAGTCCTTCTGCTCTCCTGCAAGGTCAAACCCAACAACATGCTCAACCTCACCTGTCTCTGGATTCGGAATAGCCAGAGAGGCTTTCTGAGAAACTGTGAGGCCGATAGGAAAGAATGACGGAGCGACGCCAGGAGTGTCGATGTAGTGTGCTGACCAGTGTGCAATCTGTGGTAGTGGAGGAACAGCGTAGATTGTCAGCACACCCTTGCTGCGGTCCCATCCTGGATGCTCTGGATCACTGTCGTCAGGAACGAATGTTCTCACCTGACCGAAGATCTGGTTGAGTTGTCTAAGAAAACCTTCACCACCCATCTCGTGATCGAAGTTGTCTGGCACATTGAACTGGATCCTTACGGCGTCAATCTCGTTCTCCCACTTGAGAACCTTGATGACCTCACCAGGATTCTTCTTGAACTCAAGGCTTTGTCCAAGGCGCTTTGAAGCGATTTCAAACATTCTGTCCAAAGTGCTCTTCCTGGCCTCAACGACTGGTTTCGCCATACTCATTCCGACAGAGATTCCAACAAAGAACATGAAGGCACCAGCAGCAAGCATCCACCATGAGGTTCCGAACGACGGAGAGACAAAGCATCCTAGCCCAACTAAGAGAATCAGAAAGAAGACCTGCTTGTTAGTGATACCGCTCTCAGGTGGCTCTTCCTTATCCTCCTTCTTCTTGGATCCAAATGAGGCTAGGCGCTTGTCTTCCTTGATAAGGTAACTCAGACGTTCCTTCCACTGGTTCCAGATAGGCGGCTTGATCTTGTCCAGCGCAGCAGCATTTTTACCAGCCTTCTCAATCAGTCGGTCTGTCACCATCTTCTTGTGAACCACTGCAGCAAGACGAAGAACTATAGGCATGACAATGACATATACTGCTGCAAGTATACCTGCTTGTGTCAACATGTATCAGTTAGACCTTCCTCATAAAAACTGACCCTAGAGTTAACATATCTACTCAGCGTTTAGGATCTAACTCTGTCAGTGCTTGGTGATCTCAACAGACTTCATCAGGGCCTCAGCCTCTTTCTGACTTCCTGTAGTCACCATGACACCAGCCCCGTCTCCTGTTGCAATGACGACTGCTGGCGTCCTGCTACCTGAGGCGTCAGTGGTGATTGTCAGCGTACCAGCAGCGACAGTGTTCGGCTTGCCTGACTCCTTATAGTCCAGTCCTCCGTCCAGCAGACGACTGTGAACAGCATCACGAAGAGCGTAGATCTTTCCATTGACGTCATCCTTGGAGACTGTGCCTGAGAAACAGAAGTCTGTTGGCTGGTCCACTGTGCAGGCAGACTGTGCTGGAGTGTTCTTGAATCCCTTGAACGAGATGACGTACCCTGATGACAGCGTGATAGATGACTCAGAGACATCAGCCTTCACCTGAGAGGCACTTGGAGTAGGAAGATCCTTCAACTTTGAGGAAACAGGGTTCTCAAAACCACCAACAACACCACTGCTAAGAACTGCTCCAGGACTTGCTTGCTGGTTTACTGTTGCTGTAGGAGTAGCACTGGTCTTTGGGGCACTTGGTCTGGAGGCCATGTATCCAAGTGCAATTATCACAACGATACCAACAGCAAAAACGGTACCAGCGAGAATCTTGACCAGTTTTGCTCTGGCAATGTCTTTGGACAGAAAGTCAGTGAACTTGCTGGCGCTAGGAAGATCGCCAGAGGAAGCCTCCCCGTTACTAAATACGTCCTTAAAAATAGGGTTCTTAGGAGTCTTGACAGACAACGATCTGCTACTGTCCTGAGAAGTGTCTTGATTATGATCTGGCCCATGAGCGGAATCGTTGTCATCTGAGTAAGAGTAGGGGTGACCTATAACGCTCTCATCAAATGGAACAGCAACATAGTCAGATGCAGTGTCATCATACTCAGGAACCTTGAACTGCTGCTGACGTGCTGACTCAACATCCTCTTTTGTGGGCGGTGGTGGAGTTGATACCGTCTCACTACCCATTCTTGAAGCCATTAATGGACGCCTACCAACATTATTTCCGTCTGTTCCTTTGATGCTCATAGAACCATTCCTTTTTCAATTAAACTCTCTGTCTTATATGCCATCTGCTCGTGAATGGCTCTGACAGAACAGGTATATCTCTATCTTCTATGTTAACGAACAATCGTCTCAGAAAAGCAGATGAGCGTATGACTATTCCTTAAGATGAACCACATCTACTGTAGTTGCAATAGACAGGTTCTCCTTCGGATTCGTCGTGCCGCTGGTTGTCTGAAACCACGTATCGTGGTCCACCGCAGAAACCCTAGACTCTGCGGGGCACATCCTCACACTCACCTCCTTCTTAATCTGTGTGGTAGTGCGAGTCTTCTTCTGGTTCTGTGGCGCCTTAGGTGTTGGTCTGTTCTTTGTGCCAGGGTGCTTCAGCGGCTTTATCCGACACTTGGAGCGGCGAACACGCTTTGTATTCGTGGCGTGCTTGTTTCTGGTCTGGCAAGCCTTCTTGTGATTCACTCTCTGAGCGATGTTCGCTGCCGCGTTCAGATCTCTGTGGTGAGTGATACCGCAGGTGTTGCAGCGCGGTTCGGAATAATTACTCATGTCCAGATCGGACTGACAGACATGACACCTCTTCGAGGTGTACGCCGCATTGACCTTCATCACTCGCCCACCATCAGCCTCAACCATGTCATGTGTACGCCGAAACACCTCGCCTCGGAACCAGCGTCCGTGCTTCATGGTGTTCTTGATGTGGCTCAGGTCCTCAAAAGAGACGATGGCGTTGTCATAGTGCCAAGATACATCAGCGAGTTCCTGAGCAATGAGGATACTTGCTTCGCGTCTTCTGTTTGAGAGATGTTTCCTATGAGAGGCTGCCTCTTCGGGGCGGTTCTTCCTTTGCAAGGCAGTGACCTGAGTCTGACCACGCTTGATCTTGTTGTGTAACGACCTGGCGCGCTGACCTAGCAGAGATCTCTCGATGACCTCTTTTCTCTCAGTGTCCCACACTACGTAAGCAGCAGGATTCTTTAAACCGACGTCTACACCAATGACATAGCGCTCAGAGAATTTCGGACGACCTGGATCTGTCTTAGCATGAAATCCAAAGACAACTCTGTTGTCTTTATCAATCCAGATGTCTGGCGCACCAGGTTCACAGCCTACCTCCAGCAACTGAGGTGGAGTAGGGAAGTGCAGCGTCACCCAACTGCCCTGTACAACCATATCAAGAGAAACACGCTTAGACGTAACACTGAAGTTCTTGTGATACCCCTTGTCTGTGGCTGACAAGGCTAAACGAGGTTTCATGGAACTGGGCTTTGACTTACTGGCGGTTCTCCTCCAGCCAGCAGAGACGTATTTAGTGGAGGTCTGAGTCATGACCTCAACCCTAGTCACCCAGGAACGTAGGTTACTAACCACTTGTTCTCTGAACATACGCTCTAAACGAGATGCACCGCTTCTGAACTGCTTCTTCACCTCAGATGGGAGTTTCAGGTTCATCATGTACCCTGCACCTGACGGTTTAAGTCTATCGAAGTAGGTTACCAGAGCGAGGTTCTGCTCAGTCATCTCTTTCAAGGCGTAGTGAGCAACCAGTTCAGCGTCTTTCCTGATGCCGTTCAGAACCTCATTCAGATCTAGAGGCTTACCATTCTTGTCAAACGCTGCGTATGGTACACGTGGATATGTGCGTGACACGACAGTCTTAGACGGCATCTGGTGACCTCCCCTCAAGAACTCGACTAAGTAACAGTATGAGTGTATTATAACACAAGATTAGTGGAGCGTACTAGTACATATTAAGATAGGGTAGCAATGTTGGACTACAGTAGAGAAGCCATGACTTCATCTCTCAGAAATCATGGCTCATCTGCTACACCGGTTTTGCATCATGACTACACCAGCAATCAATCACCACCCTTAGTATGATCGACTTATGCAATCACTGGCTAAAATGCCTGTCAGAAAGGCGGGTCATCCTCGTCAACAGAGTCAGCCCAGTCGTCACCGTCACTCCAGTCGTCTGAACCGAAGTCATCATCCTTGGCCTTGGGGGCAGCCTTCCTCTTAGCAGAAGCACTGCTGCCAGATGAACGACGCTTAGGAGAAGCACTGGATCCAGAAGAGTTCCTGGCCTCACGGTCAGAGTGAGCAGGACTAAAGAGAACCGACAGACCAGTCTCCTCAACCAGGATGAACTCACGTCCAGGGTGCTCGTCACCGTTCTTGTCAGTGTATGGGTCACCAACATTCAACTGACCGTAGACAAAAACACGGTCACCTTTCTTAAAAGACTTCTCAACATAATCAGCCTGCTTGCCCCACACAGTGCACTCACGCCAGATAGTCTGCTTGTCAACCCATTCACCAGATGAGTTCTTGGCGCGTGGTGTATATGCAACAGAGAAGTTGATGACACTACGATCATCCTTCCCTACAACTCGCTTCTCTCGAACCTGACCAACTGTTCCAAAAAACAACTCCATTGGAAAAGCCATGTTTCAATCCCCTAAATGTCTGTATCTTATACTTGCCTACTCATGCGCATGTCATGGCTTGAGCATCCAACAAAGGCCGCTGGTTGTTGTTCAGAGCCCTCGTCTGTGTACATCTTAACGATAGATCTCCCAAGATAGTGATCTGTGTCTCATTATCTTGGGAGATCTGTATAGTTATGTGATTTTTACAACAAACTCACTTGTTTGGCTGAGGCCATGAGTTCGGGATAGTAACTCCGTTAGGAATGACAGGAGGCTGAGGCTCTGCTGGCTTCTCCTGATCCAGAATCTCATCCTTCACTGGCGGGTTTGTGCAACCTGTTGGCTTGTCTGGAATCTTAGGGTTGCTACCACTGTCAGCAGTAGGTGTAGGAGTTGGGTTGGAGTTTGGGAACCTCAGTGCAGTTGGTGGAGCAGTAGCGCCTGGAGACGGTGTTGGGGCTGGTGTCTTTCCACCGTTCTCTCTAGCGGCCCTCTCCTGCTCCTTCTTCCATGCCTCACCATACTGCTGCTCCCACTTGGCAAGGTTCTCGTTAGCAGTGTTGCAGGCAAGAGTCTCCTGATCGAACTTCAACTTAGCAGCCTTCTTCCTGTCATCAAAGGTGAACCAGTCGTTATGGTCTGTGACATACTGCCTCCACGAGCCCTCAATAAGAGAACGCTCATTGTTGAGCCAAGACCACTTGTCATGCACAGCATTCACCTGTGACACATACCTGTTCCACGAGTCAACCTGTGAGACGTAGTTGAGCATCGATCCTGACCAGTTGTGACGAGCCTGCATGTATCCAACAGCCTTGTGGTTGGCGTCATCCTGAGCCTTACCAATAGACTTCTTCTGAGCGCTGGCAAGTTCACCAGCATTGTAGACAGGCATCTTCTGACCAGACCATGCCCATCCGCATCCAGGACCGTTCACGTCCTCAATCTGGTAGGTGGCTGTCTCACTGAAGTCAGAGTTATCAGAAACGCCTTCTGGACGTGTCGGCTTGGCGACCTCACCAGGCAAGGAGGGGAATCCATCAGGTAGTGGGGCTTCAGGCTCCTCAGCGTCAGGATTGCTGACACTCTGTAGACCTTGCGGTAACGGGGTGGCTTGGTTGCTGGTGTCAACCTGAGTCTTTATGCTCTCGCTCTTCTTGAGCCCAGTGTAGTCGTTGGGGTGGTAGAAGAGGTTTCGCAGGCTGTCAGCAGATGCTGATGTCAGACTCAGGCACTGAGTAGCCCTCAACGTCTCAGGAACCTTGGTCTGGTAGTAGGAGAGAAGTTTGTCCCTCATACCTGAGTCTGATGCGGTTGCTCCAAGAATCGCATCACCAGAGACCATGACAAATCCATTGCTGAACGTGTAGACAGTCGCGTCTGAGACTCCAGGCTTCTGCTCAAAGTCATTCAAGCACTTCGACCACCTCTTGATGTAGTTGTCAAACTGTGCAGCAGCCTGACCAGCACCATACACCTGAACAGTCACTGCGACACCAGAACCCTTGGCAGAGACAGATCCAGCAACAGAGTCAGGCACCTGCTCCTGCTTACAGACATCATTTGGCAGAGGGTGCTGAGGCGTACCACCAGACACCACCTCCCACTGAGGAACAGACACTGGATTCTCAGCAAGCAGCGCCTTGGCCCACTGAGTACCAGGAGAGTCTGATGCAGCCACGTTCTGATAGGGTGATGTCGTCTTTGGTGCTGACACAATCTTCTTGTAGGAGGTCTGACCCTGACTAGCCATATAGACTACCAGAGCAACAGCAATCAGCGCAGCAATGGCATAGAAGATCTTCTTGTCAAGAATCCACCTGACAGCAGGAAACTTGATCTCTGGATCATCTCGGTAGTCAGAGAACTTCATTCTCCTTGCAACCTTCTTACTTGCAGACACCTGCAACTCCTTACATCTATCACCAGTACTGCTCGAAAATATCCCTGTAACCAAAAATGTCAGGTAGTGCGAGCAGAATATGCACTACCTGACATTCTAACAACATGGGCCAGAGATCCCTTCTGCTGATCGAGATGATTTTATCTATGGTTGTTTGTTATCTGATGCTGGAATCTCTGGAGCAGGATTCGCCTTTGTCGTTCTGGTTGTTGACATCTTGACCAGAGTCAGAGTTGTTGCCACCGCTGTTCTCCGTGTTCTGGTTCTGCTCAGACGAGTCCTGAGAGACACCTGCCTTGTTCTGCTCTGAGTCAGGTTGACTTTGCTGTGAGTTCTGTTGCCCGCTCTGCTTGTGCTGGGACGATCCACCGACCTGAGCCTTGTTGCCAGAACCAGGATTTGACTTGTATCCAGAACTGCTGTCTGACTTGCTCTCAGAGTTCTGGTTGTTCTGAATGCTGCTGTCCTTGTCCGATCCAGACTGACCCTCTGATTCACTGCTGTCAGATGTACTGTCATGAGATGACTGCTTGCTTGCAGAGGATGCTGTGGATGGCCGGGAAGACGCTGACTTCTCAGTACTTGATGTCTCTGCGGGTGAAGATGATCCACCATTCTTCTGATGTTCTGCCTCCAAGTTGGCAATCCTCTCTTTAAGAGCGTCCACATCAGCGCTGTTTGTCGTCACGATGGTCTTGTAGACAGGCTCACCCTTGATAGCACTGACAATCAAGCATGTTGCTCCAATGGTTATGAACATGGTTGCCATGAACATGCTAGTGTGTCTCAGTATCCTCTTGACCTTCCTTGGATCAGCGCTTGTCAGCCACTCAGGGAGGACAGAAACGATTTTGCCCATCAGAGTGCTCTTGTCAACCTCTATGCCCTCAGAATTGCTTACATGGCTCTCTGCTGGCATACTGGAGTCGCTATCTGTACTCACCTCGTTTCCAACTACTGGAATCTCCTCTGTATCACCATCCTGTATACTACCAGTTGAGAGCAACGACGACGATGACACGGTTCTCTTGGCTGCTGCAACAGCGTTTTTGGAAGTAACAGAAAGCACGGCACGATAGAACTCTGAGGCGATAGCAGTGACAACAGACGCCATGCCAGCAAGAATCAGGCTGGACACGTAGCCAGTAAGGTACGAAGACAACAAGGCAACAGTGATTGCCGCCAGTGCTGCTCCAGCAATCTTGAACACGCTGAGATCCAGGCTTCCAAAGAAACTCTTCATCTTTCTCATGACTATCTACCTTCTCACCTCCATCAAGTACCTAAATCTCATGGTTTTTAGGTAACAGATGCTCTATCTGACTTCCTGTGGTCAACAAACTGGTGGGACTGAGTAACGATCTGACACCATCGCTCAGCCCCACCAGGTAACAATCCTAAACAATCATATCATCTAGGATTGTCATAACATATCATGTGTCATTCTGTTGTAGATCTGACAAAGTTGATGACAACATTTGTTGACACAGTACTTGGGTTGTCGGTCCCTCCAATAATCCTACCATCAATGTTGTTGGTTGTTCCAGTACCGGTGTTGTCTCTGAACAGGTCCTTGGTGCTACCACTTGTGTCTGTACCAAACGTTGAATAGCACTTACCCTCGATAGGTGCTGTCTGCTCAACGTTGTTGCGTGTGACTGCATTGAACCTGCTTCCGTCACCGCTGGTCTCGAACCCGATCTTTGACGGGAATGTTGTGCTGACCTCTGGAGCGTACTCCCACTTGACGTTGAGAATCTGGGGCTTGCCCTCTTCTGACGCCCAGGATGCACCAACCTTGAACTTGTTGTAGAACCCATCCATCACACTGGCGGTACTGTTTGAGAACAGTCCCTTGTCCCAGTTCCTCTGGTTCGCAGCAGGTGTCTGACCTGTTCCAAAGACGTTGACACCCTTGCCACTGGATCCTACAGCCTCCATGGTGAACTTACCACCATTCTTGCCTGTGGTGTCAGGTGTTCCCTCAGACCAGCGAGACACTGTTGTGGTTCTTGGTGCAGCACCGTTGTAGTGAACGATGTCGGTGCTCTTCGGGTACCATGTGTCCAGCCTGATCTCACGCATCTTGTTGTCGCGGAACATCTCGAAGGAGTTTGTTGAAAGTCCCTCGGACTGAGCACCGTTCAGACCACCGTTACCAGATGCTCCTGAGGTTCCCTGGTTGCTGATGGCGTCATTCTTGTCAGAGGCACCAGCGTTCTTGGCTGAACTGGCTGTGCAGTCGAACGGGCACTCCTTGTCGAAGAATGAGATGTGTCCTGATGCAGCAGCGTTTCCGTCAGGATTGCTCGGGTCACCAAAGTCAGTGTGAACAGGCTGGCTGCTTCTCACCTGGGACTTGGCAACTGCTGAAAGACCGCGCTCAGAGTCACCCACACTGACAACCTCAGCGTTTGTGGCAGCAACCAGAGCGTCAAAAGCATCCTTGTTGCAGTGAACGGAGAGCATCTGGAAGAAAGACTTCTTCTGTGGCGTCTGAGCGTTCTTGGTAACTCCTAGCGCCCCAACACTGTCCTTGACGGTGTGCCAGTTAGTACAGGAAGAGTTCTGCCAGGCATTCCATGTACCCCAGTAGGAGTTCCATGTTCTCTTGTCCTTGCACTCACGCTGCTGGTAGTGGATGACAGTCCTAGCCACCTTCAAGGTTGCTCTTGTCTGGTACTGAGAGACATCCAGGATTCCACCCTTGGCGAAAGCCTTCTGATTCTTGTCGCTGAGATCCACAGACGAGTCAAAGGTGCCAGTCTTGTCCTTGTTGACAGCCTCAGCAACCTTTTGACGAACCTCGTTGGGTGACATCTTCGCACCTGTCACCAGAGAGTCATAGAGTTTCCCAAAGTTGGTCTTGGTGACCTTGCTCTGAGCCTCAAACTCTCCGTTGCCAGGGTACTGACCATCAACCTTTCTTGGAGTGACGGTTGACGTGATGGCATATGTGTTTGTCACGTCATATGTGTCTGTATCACTGGTCTGCCTCTGCTGGACGTAATTACGCCACTCGTCAGCACGAAGGAACGCTCCACCACAGATAACTGTGTATCCTGGCTGAGAGTCAACCTTGTGCCCGTTGCTCCAGCGGTCCCAGGACAGGAACTGTGTCACCTCGCTACCTGTTGGTGGACGCCCAGATACCGAGTAAGGACCCTCAATACTGGCACCAATAGACATTCTTGGGCCGTGTGTCGCTCCAGTCCAGTTGTGAACCCAGAACCCGCTTGAGGACTGGACCCACCAGATGACGTTTGAGCGCTTACAGATGTTGATGTCAGCACCAGACCTCTGCAACTTGCTCTCAAACGTGTTGCCCTGACCGCTCTTGGCCTTGAAGACGTTGTATGCGTTTGAGCCGGTTGCGCTCACCCAGTAGGCACTGTTGACGGTTCCGCCACCGGCCCCACCACCGAGACCACCAGAGTTGTCAGACGCGGCCGCTGTGGGTGCTGACAGACCCAGACCTAAGGCGGCGACCAGAAGACCGATGGCGCCAGCCTTTCCGAAAAATCTTCCCTTTCTCATGTTTCAGTCATCCATCCTTAGGGATCCTGAGTCAATCAGTACCCTGTTGCTCGTGTTGTTTCCATATTCTTGTGTGACCGCCGGAACAAGGTTGAGAGTCAGTGTTCCTGTTCTCTCAACCTTCTTCTGATCCTTGGTCCATGCAGTAAACTTGACCTTTGCCTCATAGGTTGCAGTGTAGTTCAACTTGGATTCATCATATGTGAAGGTCGTGCTGCTTGATGTCACCTTTCCAAACCACCTGGCAACATCTGTCAGGTCGTACTTCCCTCCATAGTTGTCAGAGTTCCAGTCGGCCAGAACCGGCACATACTCGCTGTGAGGCTTAGCAGAGTTGGACTCAGACCAGTTGCTTGTGAACAGGTCTGAGATAAGCGCTGTGTCAAACTCGGTGTTGGCCTTGTACTCGGGATACTGGTAGTTCTCCCACCCACCAAAGACGGGGTTGAGCAGCCTCTCCGTCATGATTCCGACCTCAGCACTGAACTGCTCCTCAGTCCAGTAGGAGAACATGGGGTTGGGTGTACCATCCTCCATCGTCTGCTTGTCAAGATCAGAGGTGAATCCTGCTGCCTCTGACGGAAGAGTGCTTGCGGCTGATGCCAGCCCACCACCATCAAGAGAACCTTTAGCCACTGAGGACAGGATGCTTGATCTCAGGTCATCGTTTGGAACCTGACTTGACTTGTCCTTACCAGTAACCTGTGCTGTATATGGTGCTGCCTGCCACTTCTCGTGATCAAAAGGAATAGGATTCTCTCTGGCAAAGTTCTGAGAAGCATTAGGATCGTCTGTCGGAACCGCAACCTGACCAGCAGAAGTCACCTCGGCTGTTGCAGAGGAACTAGCACTGGGCTTGGCATGACCAAAATGATGCAGCGACGACCCCAGAAATACCGTTCCTGCGACAATACCTACTGTCAAAGCAGCACCAAGAGATGAGAACAGGATAATCTTACGCTTCTTGCGCTTGTTCTCCTTGTCAATCTCGTCCTCAACAACAGTGTCTTTTGAGGACGGACTGCTATCACTAGTCTCACTCAGGGTCTCTGACAGCATCTCGTCAGCCGTGAGTGAGTCATCACTAGCGAACGCGCTCTTTTCCTTGCTTCTCATTGGCAACCTCATGCTTGAAGAAATACTCTTGAAATATGTTCAAATATCAAAACCTGTGCCTTTGTTTTATCTGGCACAGGTTTTATCTAATAGTGATTCAAGAATAATAGGTTATAACGAAAGTATTGCTATCACAAGGAAAGATGACACGATAAGAGGCAAAGCAAAAATAGTGCTCGCTTTCTTTATAACATTGTTGTACTCATCTTCAGACAATTCTTTCCTCGCTCTATCTTTTTTCATCATCCTGTGCCCGTTGGACCAGAAACCACTGTACGTCTTCCATAGAGAGACAACAGACAGAACAGCAAGAGACAGGAAGATGTAGACAAGGGAGTAGTCCATACCAAGATACCAGGGGAACATGACACTTCCACCAAGTAGTGACTTGTAGTTGTCTGTTCCCATCCTGGTTCCAAGCAGACCAGCAACAAGGACTATAACCAGCATTGACACCAGAGACGACACAAGTACTGGGACAAGAAGGAAGTCGTTCCCAGAAAGGTGTGCTATCATCATCTTTGCCGCTGTAAGAACAACCAGTATACCACTGTACCTGAGCGGATCAATCTTGGTGAACCTCGCCAGAATCAGCACGACAACAATGAATGGGAACTCAAACGAGAGAACAGGAGACGACAGAATGGTAGTAAGAAATGACATGATTAAGTATAGTCTTTCTGCTAAAAGTACAGAGAAATGAGGAGTTTAGTTTAATTGGCTGACGAGAGTTTTAGAGAATCGGAAGATCCTCATCCTCCGTTAAAGATTCTGTCCAACTCGTCATCATCGTCATCACTCATGTTCTGTGACTCATAGAAACTCTTGTTGCTCTCCAGAAACTCATCAAGGCTCTCATCCTCGTCAGAGTAGAACACAGAACCAGAAGACAACTGACCTGGTGCATAGCCGTTATCATCTGGTCTGCTGATTGAGCCCATGGGAGTAGAGACAACCCTGTGTGATGACTGTGGCGGAATGCTGTTGTCATCATCCATGTACACGGCCAACTGGTTCTTCAGGGTGTAGATCTCTTCTCTCAACTCATCGTTCTCACGAGTCAGCAGTGAGACCTGATCGCTCATCTGACTGTCAACAACCTGCTCATACCCTTCAGCAGATCCGCCCTTTGAGAGTCGGTTGTTCTCGTCCTGCAACTGTCTTGTGAGCAGTCTGAGTTCCATTAACTCGTTTTCGAGATCTGCGATGGAGTCTGTTGGCATGATGTTGATACCGTTGGCAACCTCAGCATCGAACTTCAAGTTGTTGGCATCAACCTGTAACCTGTCAATCGTTGAGGCCAGTTGTGCAACATGCTTGTTCCTGAGTTTGAGGAGATCGACTAGTTCCTTGGTGCTCTTTCTTGCACGGTCCTTGAAAGCCTCGACCTCGCTGGGCTCGTATCCTTCAGGAATCTGGATCTGGAAGTCGATTCCATCGAAGTCCTCAGGAAGCAGCACAACGTTACTGACCTCAAATGTCGGAGGGATGTCAAGAAGTTCCAGCACGTCCTGTATACGACCTTCCTGCACTGAAGGAACAGGTTCTCCAGAGGAGGGCATCATCTTGTGATACTCCTCCTCATGCTTACTGATAACCTCGTCAGCAGTGTCATCAGGGTCTATATGGAACGACTTGCCGAGGTTGGGTATCTTTGACTTCAGCCCACTAATGACACCAGAGTGACCGTTCTCCTCTTCCGACCCAAGAAGATCCTTATCCGTCTCTGAGATGGTCTCCTCGCCGAATCGTTGCAGTCTCTTTTTTGCGTTGTCAAGAAGACCCATAAGTGTTTTCCTTTGCTGAAGTTATCGATAGTATGCCAACTTTATGGCGAAATATCATTGTTTTAATGATTGCTTTGATTTATCAATAATTTCCTGTAGGCTCATTTCAACAGGCGTGCAGGTATTGCTCTCAGTAATCTGTATCCAGAACTTGCCAAAGATACGCCGAACCTCATCATAGTTCTGAAAGTACCAGAGACGATCAATCTCCTCATCATCAACAAGATAGATTAACTCATCAGGAATGAATGAGGGAGGATTAATACCAAGTTCAGAGTTCTTGACGTCATGATGAATACGTATACACTCATTCAGTGCAATCATCTTGTTCATGACATAGACATCAGACATACTCACTCGTCATCACTCTTCCTCTTGTCCGAGTCGCTATTATTCTCATCGTTCTCTTTTGAGTTCATCTCAGCAAAACGCTTCAACTCAGCCCTATCAAAGGAATCGAGTTTACTCTCCTTGACCGCCTTGAACGTCTCATCAAGATCAGCCGAGTACTTCTGTCCAGTGTTCTCCTGATACCAGACAACCCAGGCAGCAACATATGTCATCAGCACGTAGTCATAGTTCTGTGACGCCCAAGCAGCCTGCAAAGCGTTCTTGTCAACATATCTTTCAATTTCTTTTGGAATCTCAGCAGTGATGGTTGTTCTAGCATTCTCGATCTTGTCTGGCTTCTTTCTGTTAGGGTTGTCAAACTCTGCATAGTTCTTAGCCAGGACAGCATTCTCATGTTCGTTAATGTCATTTTTAACAACAGCCATCATCCTTCTAAGTTCTGCTTCTCCCTGTTGTCTTCTTCCTTCCTTTGCGTTCTGAAGTACAGCATCCGTCGTGTGAGCAAATTCTTCACCATATGCTGACTTGTAGGTAAAGCGCTTGCGGTAGGCGTCAGCAATCCTCATGCGCTGCTTGTCCTTCTCACGCTTCATGTCCTTTATCTTGCGCTCTGTCGGACGAGGGAACTTGACCTCATCCACGTCTGGATCATTGATGTCTTCCAGGCACTGTCGGCAGATAAGGTTACCATTCCCGTCTCGACCACCAATGAACATCTCTGTACCACGTTCGTCCATCTCGTAGTCCAGTTTCTTACCACACTTGGCACAGTACTTCTCACCAGCAAGAGGGTTGTTCTTACCAAGTGCTGTCGCCTGCTCATCATATGTGGTCTTTAGATGACGCAAGCCCTTGGAGCGATAAGCCAGGTTGCTGATTTCCTGGCCTATACCAGCGCCCATACCTCGTGTGAAGGTTCCTCCAGCCTTCCTAGCGCCAAAACCTCCACCAAGAGCAGATGAGGCGAACCTTCCGCTGGTCTTCAGTGGCGCCATAGTGATGTCTGCTGTCTTCCTGAAAGCAGCCTTAGCAGTAGTGCTCAAGTCAGCGCCGCCAAAGTTGACAGTAGAGAATGCGTTAATAATCTTGTTTCTTCCCTTGAAGATGGCAACAGTCAGAATCATCAGCAGAGTTACCATCTTTCCCCAGGAGATGGTGCTTGCCATGTCAAGGATGTTGGATACAAGAATGACATTGAAAATCAGCAGGAGTGTGGACATGACTCGTGACGAGAAGGTCTGCCACACCATTCCAGCGTATCCTTTGAAGATGTTCCATCCAATACCTGCCCAGCAGCCCAGCAGCAAGAATATGGGCGCAAAAGCCATTGCTATCGTCATTCCCAGAGTGTAGACGGCTGTCAGACCACCTAGAAGAATCAGGCTGGCACAGGCAATCAGGGCAATAAGAATCGAGGACAGCGATGATGTGTAACGACTTCCAATAGAGTTACCCACCCATGTGTCCCAGTAGGCAAGAGGCTTGTTCGCCTCCTTAGGCGCCTTATACTTGACGGCCTCAGTTGCTCCTGACTTGTTGACCTGTGTGTCCTCACTGACCTCCTCCTCATCATAGTTGGACAGAGCATCAACGATACGGTACCAGTCTGGCGCTACACCATTGACTGGAACCATCTTCTTACCGTCACCATCAGTGACAGCATGAGCACTCGTCTGAGCAGAGACCTGGTATACACCCCAGTTATTGATAGTCTTATTGGCACCTAGTGGAACATCAGCATGACCAACCATCTCATCGTTAGCGTTACCAAGTTCCTGAGCACCTTCTGGAGCCCAGTCAGCCTTCTTCCCGTTAGCCCACAGGTTGTTATAGTCTGTGCCGAACTGTCCTTCAGTCCAGGGCTTGAAGAGAAGGTTCTGCCACAACTTGCACCCAATGACGCTCTTGATGTTCTGAGCCGCCTCGTCAAGTTGCCCCTGCTCATCCTTACCTTTTGAGACAAGCAGGTTGGAGTTCACCTGCCCAACATCTGTTGCACACATGTCTGAACCGCCAAGCAGGTTGGAGTTCATTGAGGACAGAATAGCGGCCTCAAGGATAACAGCAGCATTGTTAGGGATAGTGATGTACTGCAGAGGGTTGAGGCTGATGATAATTGCCAGACAGAACATGGCGATAGATCTGGCAACACCTGTGACTGACTCTCTGTACTGCTTCTTGATAACACCAATCCAGAAGATCCAGCAGGCAGTCGCAATGAAAGCAAGAGCGACTAGTGGTGTGAACACTCCGTTAAAAAGTGACGTGAAGACACCGCTCTTTCCGCCAATGACGCTATCAAGACCAAGTGTAGTGACAACATCTGTCAGAGAGAAGTTGATGAAGGCAATCGTCAGCGTCACGATAATCTTGGTAATACTGAAGATCATGTTGGCTATCGTGTTAAACGACGCAGCAACAATAGGATAGGTTGGATTCGCCGAGAACTGCTTTGTTCTTACGTCCTTGGAGTTACCGATGTCCTCCCAGCCGCTCCTTGGCTCAAGTCGTGTCTGATAAAAAAGTCCAGCCTTAGGGTCGCTTGGTTCTCCGTCCTTCTTGCAAGCATCAATGACGAAGTATTTCCATTCGCCTTGATACCCTGAGAAGTTCAGTCCAGCAACACCAAAACGGTCATAGGGGTTGACATAGTTACCACCATTTGGAACACCCTTGGTTCCACTGTCCTGATTTCCTTGTTGCTGGTTCTGCTTGTCCTTCTCCTCTTTTTGCTTCTGCTCCTCAGGTGTGGCTGCAGCCTGAGGGTAGAGACTGTAGCCAAGAATAGCCTCATTGACTGTCTTGAAATCTGATCCTGTTCCTTCAAGCAGCCAGTTCAGACCCTGATCCACGTCATCAATACCGGAAGTGACAGCACTCTTTGAACGAAGGTTGAACTGCAGATCCTTTGAGTTGGCGTACTGGTAAACCTCTTTCGCTGACTCAGGAAGAACCTCACACATGAGCCATTGCGTCCAGTCAATAGCCTCAACCTGCTGTCTCCTGTACTCTGCTGACAGACCTCCAGCAACAGAGGCCACAACAACAAAAAAGACAGCCATGAAAGTCATCAGACCAGATAGTACTCCTCTGTTCTGACGTGAGGTTGACACCAGCACAGAAGACTTACCAGAGGTGTCAGCATACACTGCTCCAGGAGATTCTTTTCTGAGGATCATTAAGACTTTCCTCCGGTATCTTCTTGCTTCTGTCTTAACTCATGGAATATCTCTACTGGTAAGTGGAGCAGAAACTATTCCATATAGAAAACAAGAAAGAGAATAGTGAGAGTATGACTATTCCCTAGTATAAACCACATCTACTGTATTTGCAGTAGACTGATTCTTCTTCGGAACTGTCGTGCCGCTGGTTGTCTGAAACCACGAGTCTCCTCTATGGTCCACCGCAGAAACCCTATGATCTGCGGGGCACATCCTCACACTCACCTCCTTCTTTGGAAGAGGTGGATAATTAAGAATACTGGTTTTTCTCTTCTTCTGGTTCTGCGGAGCCTTGGGTGTTGGTCTGTTCTTCGTACCAGGATGCTTCAGCGGCTTTAACTGACACTTTGACCTCCTGATACGCTTAGTCTTCGTGGCGTGACGCTTCCTAGTCTGACAAGCCTTCTTGACGTTCACTCTCTGAGCGATGTTCGCTGCGGCATTCAGGTCACGATGATGGGTGATACCGCACGATTCACATACTGGGCTGCTGTAGTCGCTCATGTCCAGGTCGGTCTGACACACGTGACACCGCCTAGATGTGTAGGCGGCATTCACCTTCATCACTCGACCACCATCGGCCTCAACCATGTCACGTGTACGCCGGTAGACCTCGCCTCTAAACCAGCGTCCGTGCTTCATGGTGTTCTTGATGTGACTCAGATCCTCAAAAGACACGATAGCGTTACCATATCGCCATGAGACATTCGCTAGTTCCTGAGCAATGAAGATACTCAGTTCCTTGCGGCGATTTGACAGGTGCTGGCGATGAGAGACGGCTTCTTCGTCCTTGCCTTTCTTCCTTAATGAAGTGACCTGTACCTGACCACGTTTAATCTTATTACTCAGCGACCTGGCGCGTTGACCTAGAAGAGATCTCTCAACTACCTCTTTCTTCTCAGTGTCCCAGACCACATAGGCAGCAGGGTGTTTCACACCAACGTCTACGCCAATCACATAGCGCTCAGAGAACTTGGGTCTGCCAGGATCGGTCTTACCACAGAAACCGAACACCACTCTGTTGTTCTTATCAATCCAGATGTCAGGCACACCTGGTTCGCAACCCTGCTCCAGCAACTGGGATGGAGTGGGGAAGTGAAGTGTCACCCAACTACCTTGAACAACCATGTCAAGAGAAACACGCTCGGGTGTGACACTCATTTCTCTGTAGTGTCTATCTGCAGCAGACAGAGCAAGACGAGGCTGCATTGAGGTGGGTTTTGAGTCACTGGCTGTTCTCTTCCATCCAGCAGAGACGTATTTAGGATAGGTCTGAGTCATAACCTCAACTCTAGCAGCCCAAGATCGCAAGTTAGAGACGACCTGCTCCTGAAACATCTTTTCCAGACGTGAGGCTCCACTCTTGAACTGCTTCTTCACCTCGGCTGGGAGTTTCAAATTCATCTGCCTACCAGCCTCAGCAGGCTTGATACCGTTGAAGTAGGTCACCAGAGCCAGGTTCTGCTCAGTCATCTCATTCAAGGCATAGTGGGCGACTAACTCGGCATCCTTTCTGATACCATCCAGAACCTCATTCAGATCCAGAGACTCACCATCTTTACTGAAAGCAGCATACGGTGTACGAGGATACGTGCGTGACACTGCTGATTTGGACGCCATTTGGTGAGCCTCCTTTCAAGAACTTGACTGAGTGTATTATAACACAGGATCGGTGGAGCGCACTAGCACATATCAAATTAAAGTAACAATGCTGAACTGCAGTAGAATAGACATTAACTCGCCATTCTCTTTCTCGTTGATTATTGGTTTACTAGTTCAAGTCTTCTGGATCGTCTTCTTTGTCTCTGTATCGATCATCCGTATTAAGATCCCAGATCTCATCACCATTAATGTCCGGTTCGAGTTCAATCGTTGACCTAAACGGATCCTCGACCTCAAAGTCAGACTCATTGAAAATGGCAGCCGCTCTCAGTTTACCCAGAGCCCGCTTCTGATCGACAACCCAGTCCTCCTTGCTGGACTTGTAGGTCTTGTCAATCTTCTTGACCATCTTCTTTACTTCCTTGTCCTTAGAACGCTCAAGAGACGACTTCTTGTTCTTGTCCTTCTCCTCTCTTGTCTCACGGTCCACAAGTTCCTTGACGTTCCTGGCCTTGTTCCTGATCTTCGGCTCATCTGCAAAGTGTGTTCCAATCATGTTGGTGTCCTCTGCACGCATCTGCTTGGAAAGCCTCTTAATCTTCTTACCTGGAAGGTTAATGTGCATCTCACGCTCAACATCCTGGAACGTTGGCTCAACTGGACGTTCAACCTTCTGGCCCGTCACAGGATCATACCTGAACACCTCCTTGACACCATACTCATTGAAGTCCTCACGCTCAGGCAGAGAGTTGTAGTACTCCTCAGCCTTCTCGTAGTCCTTGTATACCTTGCTCTGAGTAAGGATGTCATCTCTCAGTGCTGATGCGTACTCGTCGTTGTCAAGTTGCTTGGAACCAACAACCTCACCAGCACCCATACCTCTGTTGAACGTGTCAAGACCCTTGAATCCACGCCTTCTCTGCTGGTTACCAAGTTTCTGTCGTTCAATTCTGCTTGCCTCATGAGCAGACCTGAACGGGTTGGTTCCAGTAAGAGTACCAGCGATACCTCCGGCTGCTCCACTGACAGCACCACGACGAACCATGTCAACACGGTTCTTGACGAATGAACCATTACTCATTCCAGGAACACCACTTCTGACGAATCCTCCTGGATCCTTCCTGAACCTGTCAGCAACAGTAGGTGCGTTGAAGGCCCCTGACGTACTGGTGAAGATCATCTCCTCAACCTGCTTCCTGAACATCAGGAACAGAACACAGACGGCAGCACTGAACATGGCACAGGAGATGTAGGAACTACTTGCTGTTCCAACACTGGCGAGAACCCTGAACATCACAGCCAGCATAGTAACCAGCGCCACTCTCTGAACCATAAGACCAGTGATTGTGCCGATGTATCCCTTCAGCATTCTTCTACCAAAACTCAGGATTCCGACAAGGAACATGAACGGCATGATGAGAAGCATCATAGTGCTGATGAACGTGAGTTGTACCTTGGCGGCGCTGAACGCTATGACTGTCCATGCACCAAGAATACCCATCAGTCCACCAAGGAATGCTGTTCCTGCTCTGGAGGCGTAGTTGACACCAGACCAGTTGTCAAAGAAACGGGTGTACGAGTTGCTTCCGTTACCCGGTCCCGCCTGAGCGTCAACAACACGATAGAAGTCTCTGGACACCGATCCTGTTGGCTTGCTGTTATCGTTGAAGTACGCTGTACCTGAGGTCATTGTCTTAACCTGGTAAAGACCCCAGTTCTGCTCAGTAACGCTTCCACCCATGTTCACCCCAGCATCACCGACAATCTCGTCATTGCTGTTCTCCCAGGCGTGCTCCTTACCGCTTTCCTTAGCGTACAGGTTGTTGTAGTTAGTACCGAACTGACCAAACAACCAAGGATTGAAGGCAAACGATCTCCAGTTCTCACACATCAGTGAGCGAGTACCCTCAGCAGCGTTGAACGTCAAAGGATTATCATTCAGATCTGTTCCAGGATCTGTTGTGTTCGTCCCCGTAGCAGTACACAACTCATCCGTGGCGTTGTTACCAGCAGAGAAGATTGTTCCAACAATAGTCTGCTCCACCTGCGCTGGAAGAACATCCACTGCCTTGACAACACGCGCTGGTACAGTCATCAGCAAGGTACCTGAGCATATGACAACAACTGTCATGGCAAGGTTGATGAACTGCTGCCTGAAGTCCTTCTTGACTGCTGCTGACCAGATTGCTGAGATAGCGGTCAACATCACCATCAGCACAATCAGAGGGAAGAAGATAGAGTCTCGCATGTACTTGATGGCGTTGACAACAATGTCTGTCAGTCCCAGTTGAGACAGCAGTGGTGAGAAAGACCACGACATGACCTCGTTGCTGACCATGGTGGATGATGTTGCTACACCGAGCCAGAATGATGAGATGTTGTCAAATAGAACGTTTGGTGGGAAGATGTTTGACAACACGTCTGTGTTCAGCCTGGTTCTTCTGGTGTCTGGATGAACGGTTGTATCATCCTTCGGGTAGCCGTTACCAAAGAGACCGTCTTGAATCGGCGGTCTGAGATAGCCACACTTCGGATTGTGGTTGCCCTTGTGGTCAAAGGCGTAGACGAGAGAACTGTTTTCGTCTCTCATGTCTGTTCCGTCTGAGTTGGTGCACACGAAACGATTCCATGGAGCGTTGTAGTTCTGACTTGGGTCAGCACCAAACAGTGCTGCCAGAGCACCAGTTGTGAACAGGTTCTTGATCCATTCAGAGTTGTTCTTCTCCTGCTCCTTACCAGTAGCGTTGGACAGAGCGGTGTTGTACTTCGTGTCCCACTCGGACAGGATGGTGTTGACGATGTTGTCACGCTGAGACTCGTCACCCTCTGTGGTGAACTCCATCCCGTACTTCTTGGCGGTGTCAAAGGTGGCCTTGTTGGCAGCAACCCATTCCTTCAGGGTCTGCTTCTTGGAGTTACCGCTCTTCTGCCAGTAGTAGTCACCGTCCTTCTTCAGTTCCTTCTCACTCTTGACCTGCGAGCCCTTACCGTCAGAAGACAGAGTGTTGGCCTGCAACTTGCACTCACCCTCTGTGATACCTGTCTCGTTGGCGTTCTTCTGCTCCTTGTTCTCGCCATTTGAACGAACCAGACACTTCGACTTCTCGTCCGTTGGTGGATCTGGTTTCTTGAGGTTCTTGAGTTCATCCGGCGCATTCGCCTTGTCAGGCTCAGAACCAAGAATCAGGTTGTACAATGATTGCTTGGCCTTGGCTGCGACTTCCTCAGCAGTCAGTTCTCGGGCGTTGTAGAGTGTAGCGCCATATCCAACACGGTACCACGCCCAGTTGTTGAAGACGTTCTGGTCAGACGTGTCCATGATGACCTTGACGGCTGCTGCTGAGGCACCTCCAGCAAAGTCAGTCCAGAAGTTACCGATAGCGCCCAGGATGTTTCCTGTGCTCAGTCTATTGATAGCGTTGCTCGTTGCTGTCTGAACACCATTGACAACACCCTTGACAACGGCTGTCGCCCCCAGTTTCAGACTGTCCATAAACCCGAAGTTGGACAGAGAACGGGCTGAACTCATGACCTTGATGTTGTCCCACTCACCAAGATAGTTAGTGTACCTGAGGTTGTAACCGAACAGTTCCAGACCAGTGTACTTCGAGGCCCTTTCAGACTCCTTAACTGGTGCACCACCCTCAGGAAGAGTCTCAGCGTCTGGAACACCATCAAACACCCACAGAAGACCGCCCTTTGCGTTGGCTACCTCTGCATTCTGCGGACCAGTGCTGATGAACGGGTCCAGGAAACCCTGCATGGCCTCGGTATAAAAGTTAGGAACATCACAATTATGATAGTAAGGTGTTCCTGCACCTATAGAGCCAGTACCACAGTTGAACTCTTTTCCGTCATTGGTAGCGTCAGCAGCCTGGTTAATGTATCCTGTACTGAACAGACGCCTGACGACATAGCCAAAGTTGTTAGGATCGTTCTCACCATCAGCCTTGTCAATAGTCTTAAACAGTGATGTCTTACCGTCATCATCCTTTTGTACATACGAGTTCGCTAAGCCAGAGACCTCTTTCTTATAGTCGTCCTCACTATCAGCACGAACCAGAGAACCAGTACTACTGCCTGTTCCTGAGTGTGTTGTGTCAACAGCCTGTAGACCAATACCCAGAATCATGAGTACTGCCATCAGAGACATTACTACAGCAGTAAAAGAACGGCGTCTGTTACTGGTGAGCGACACAGAGTCATCCGTTGCACTCATGTACACAGATCCGTTGCTGGTGCCTGAACGGCCACTAAGAATGCTTTGAAATCCTAACATTACAGCCATTTCCCTGTTGACATCGAATTAGTGGAAAATATCGAGGTGATGAACTGACGGATCAGAACAAAAAGTACTGGTGCTCTCAGAGTTTTAAAGAACACCAGTACTGAACAAGAATGTGGTTGAACTATCTAGTCACTATCAATGGCATAAAGAACTGCTTTGCATGTATCCGGCCTGCTTCCACATATAAGACAGTCGTAACCGTATCTCTTAGAGATTTTCAGGTAGTTGTCCTTGAAAGTCTTCACCTTCCTGAACCCAAGAGCAAGCAGCAGATCCTCGTTTCCTATCAGAGGAACACCTGGTTCAGTATCACGATTAGGAGTTCCGGGAGTCTTCAGCATGATCTCAATCCTGTCAGCACCATAAGCAGACATCTTTCTGAGAACACCAAAGGTCAGCAGAGTTCCAAAACCTTCTTTACGATACGCTGTTGACACACATACACAGTCGATCACACCAGTGATGTAGTCTGATCCGTCCTTCATCTTCTGATGGTGGTAGTGATAAAGAGCAAAACCGACAAACACTCCATCACTAATCTTGATGATGAGGTGATAGGTCTTGGCGTATGAGAACAGGGATCTAAGAACACCAACACCAAGAGACTCATTCGCTATGTGTTTAATCTCTCGTGGTAGAGAGGAGTAAGTCAGTCTTGGTGTGGTACTCTGATCTGTCATCTCCCAGTTTCCTTATCTTGTTTGTCCACACTGACACGTGTGAGAGAAGGTATGTTCAAACTGGAAGAAATATCGAGATCATCAGGTAGGAGATTACCTACAAGTGAAACAACATCACTCAGCACCATACTCTGACGACATGACAGAAGAGTAGGATCCTACACCATAGAAGACAGCGGTTCTTGCCATCTTTACAATGATCTGCTTGTATGCCTCATAGAACTCGTAAATCGGGATGGATCCGTCAACACCATCCTCGTCAACAACCCACTCAACACGCTTCCTCAGCAACCTGTCCGTCTTTGACTTGAGGTTCTCATCAGGAAGAAAAATGTCTCCGTCTCTGGGAGCACCAGCAACCACATTGACGATTCGTCCGCCGTCCCACTCACTTCTAGCGTTGTCTGACACACCTCTGAGCAGTTGCTTCTTGGCATGATAGAGAACCCTGTCTGAGTCCTCTCCGTTCAGGCTCACGCCCCACTTCTGCTGAGCGACAGCCAACTCGTTCTCCATCTCCTGATCCACCAGGTGCTTGAAGTCCTTTCCAAGGTCAATATGAATTGTGACAAGGTTCTCATATACTGGTGATGCTGGAGACACGTTAACCTCTTCATGAAGACTAGATACACATAACTATAGAGCGATCCAAAGTTTAAGGATGGCGCACATGTGATTCTAACAACAAAAACAACTAGAGTGATTCCACGTCATTTGAGAATCCACTCTAGTTGTTTTAGATGTATTGGTGAATAAATGCTCTGCTACTCTTCAGTGTTCTGAATCAGCGAGTTCTTGAACCGTGACAATGGGCGAATGCGTACAGCCTGCCTCTCTGGAACACTGATGTCATCGCCTGTGCGAGGATTCTTGGTTGTCCGAGCAGAAAGAGTCACTGTTGAGAAGGCCATGAAGCCGCTAATCTTCACCTCTCGTCCTTCATTAAGAGAGTCAGTAACCGTGCTCTCTAAGGCGCTCAGCACACGTTCCACAGCAGCCTTCTTCTCTCCTGTGGCGCTGGCAATAGTGTCAATAACCTCAGGGCGATTCATTGGGGCAGTCATAAGCAACTCCATTTTAATGAGATTCACAGAAAATTCAAGGTGAAATATCAGTTTGTCCGCAGCATCAAGCGTTTTTAATCATCGCTTCAGTCATTTTCAATCATTCAATCTTCATTGAAGCCCTAGTGTGTCGGGCCTCTGCAAGAATCGGGTTGTCATCATCAGTGCTGTTGTCAATCACAAAAGCAGGAGCAAGACCCTCACGTGCACGCTGCTTCGCCTCCTCAGCCTCACGAGCCGCCTTCTCCTCCGGATCCTCAAGAGTCGGCAGAGAGATGTTCTCCATCTTACGCTGCTCAATAACGCTTGCCACCAGGTAAGCAATCATACCCAGAACAACAACTCCAACAATAACAACAACTCCATAAGCAATGTAACCCCGAGTCGTGTAGTCAATCATAAGTACTCATTCCTTCAAACACTTGCATTCTTCTACTCTGTTCTTGCGGGCGGTTTCAGAGCAGATCAGACAACCCTGACAACCTTCCTGCCTTCAAACAGAGCCTTGACATAACGATTGTAGTTAGGCTGATAGTTAAGCACACTTCCGTCAGCAGAAGAAAGAATCTGATCAGCATTACTGATAACACCACGATTCTCCTTCACAAACTCCACGAACGGACCAAGAGGATCGTTCATCATCTCCTTAAGCCTGTTGAAGGTCTTCTGGTACTCCTTCTTAGGCAGAGAGTCAGCAATCTCCTTCTCTGTCTGTGTCATACTGAGCAGAGCGCCCATCTCATTCTTCAATACTGCTCTTGCTCTGTCATTTAGGTTGTATGACTCCACGAAGATCCCAAACACCGTCTCACCAAACGGCTTGTCAGACTTGAGAGCAGTTCTGAGATCTGTCAGATAGTCTTCAAGAGGATCCATAAGTTCCGTGTACAGGAAGGACTTCTCGATAATCTCCTGCTCCTCAACCATCTGCATTGTCATGTTGGCGTTCGAGGCAAAACCAGACTCAGGGGCGTCCTTACGACTGACCAGACCTTTCCTGTCAGCACGTCCAGAGTGAAAGAACTCCAGAACCTCCTCATTGGTGGCGTATCTACCCAATTCGTCAGACAACTTCTTCCTGACGGCAGCCACCTTCTTAATCTTCTGAAACCTTGATGGTGGAACCCCGAACGGCGCCTCTAACGCAGCAAGTTCCTTCTTGGTGTAGGTAATGATCCACTGGAACAGATAGTTCGTCGCTGACTTGTTGATCTTCTCAGGATCAAAGTGAGCAAGACCTTTCTCCAGACCGTTCATTGCGGCAGCATAGAGAATGTCTTTCAGGTCATGACGAGAGTTGCGCATGTGTGAGGTTGTGATCATCTTCTGAATCTCACTGATAGTCAGAGGCTTGCACAACTCAGCGATGCTCTCACTGGCAAGTTTCTTCCATCTGGCTCTGACCTCAAGAGCGCTACGTTCATGTGGAAATAACTCGCCTCCGTGCTCAACAAGAATCCTCTCAGCCCGGCTCCCCTCGTGGAAGTAAGGAACATAGTAACGTAAGGCGTCAGTGGTCAGACGAGGATAGTCCATCTTCTGAGGTACGGTCATACAGTATCCTACCTGTCACAAACTTCTAGGAATGGATCTACGTACAGCATACCTTGACACACCCGTTCCAGAAGAAACTGCCTGAGATCCGCTAGATAGTGGCCTCTGAGTTGGGTGCAGGGGATTAATCTCGCTGCTAATACTTGCCCCTGTTACTGATCCGTGTGCACCAAACCTGGTCTCAAGAGGAGAGGTGATGAACTCAGTCACGTCAATGCCCTGATCCATCATCTTCTTTCTCATCGCGTCAGACATGCTTCCAGGACGATAGAACTTGTCAGTCTTCTCATCCCACAGATAGAGTGGAGACGAACTGATCTTGGCATCCTCGGTGTTGCCGATTGTTGCAGTCACTTCCTGAATATGGGACACACGACGACGACCATCAGAGGTCTTGACGAGTTGAACAATCAGATCAATCGTGTTACCGATGCTGGAGTTGATGGCTCTAACTGGACGACCTGGAGCACCACTCATAGCAAACTCGGTCATCTTTGTCAAACAGTTCTGTGGATCCTCAGCGTGCATAGTGATCATTGAGCCACCAAGACCAGAGTTAGCGGCAACAAGGAAGTCTGCGAACTCTTTTCCTCGGACCTCACCAACAATCACCTTGTCAATTCTCATTCTCTGGAACTGTTGAACAACCCACGACAGAGAAGCGATGTCCTTCTCCTCCTTACCTGGCTTCCACAGAACAGAGTTCAGGTATGAGACATTCGGCTGAATGAGGTGCAACTCAGGAGTATCCTCAGCGACACCGATTCTCACATCATCAGAAAACAGTTTTGTGCAGGCTTCCATTACCGTTGACTTGCCTGCTCCGGTCGAGCCAGAAAAGGCCATAGTAAGGCCACTTTTTACAGCCGCCTCCATAAAATGAAACATCTCTGTACTCATAGATCCAGTGGAGGCAATCTGCTCTAAAGTTGTCAATGAGGCAACTCTGTTGGTAATAGTAATCTGCGCTGTCATACATGCCGGTGGGAGCACGATAGTGCATCGTCCAGCAACTTTGGTACCCCTGAATCTTGCAGACAGATAGCCTTCAAAAAGGTTCCCATGAGGATCCCATGGGTCTGTGCACCTGACAAGAGGAGCCAAGTGTGTGCCAATGGATTCCATGTACTCGTCCTCGTTCTTGAAGACGATGTTCATGGGGATCCTCTTACCTCCACGAGCCATAAAGAAGGAGTCAGGACCGTTAGCGGTTACCTCTGAGACTGCTGGATCTGAAAGAGCCTCAAGAACACTATTCCACTGTTGAGGAAGTCCTGCAACCATCTTCTGTTGCCTCTCCTTAAAAGTCTGCTGATTACTCCTTGCGAATATCGAAATCGCCTCATGTAGTAAAGCATTGGTAACACCTAAGATAAATATGAATGAATCCAGGTGTTTTAATAATTTCTCGTAAATCAAGCACACCAAAGCAGCACATAAAAAAAGACAATTATTCAACAGAGTTAAGGATACACGTCTTTTTGATAATTAGGCAGTAATCTCGACAACCTTATCACTGTGGGCGTCAATGCTGTCATTGTGAGCAATCACAACAACCTGACCCTTGCACACTTCCTTGATGGTCTCAATAATCGCCTCAGCACGAGAGTAATCCTGTGAGACAAGAACCTCATCAAGAATAATCAGGTTCCTTGATGTTCCTCCATTCAGAAGCATTGAGATGGCGATGCGCAAGGCGATAGCAGCAGCAGACATCTCACCGCCTGAAAGCATTCCAACAGGTCGCTTACGTCCATCAGCAAGAACAACTGATGCATTGAACTTCTTGTCAATCTCAAGCCGGACGAACTTTCCTGACGTGAACCTGCTGATGAGATCAGAAGCGTACTCCTCAATAACTGGAACAGAGTCCTCAATCCTGGCCTCCCTGAACCTCTCAATGAGTCCAGTTGTTGACACGGACTCCTCGGCCTGCCTGAGCATGTTCCTGTACTTCTCTATCTCCTTGTCCAAGCGCTCAACAGTCTTCTGAGACGACTCCAGCCTGGCTCTGAGAACGTCCTGCTCTGACTCAACCTCTACCACTGCAAGACCAGCCTTGTGAGCAGCCTCCACAGCCTTGTCAACCTTGCTTCTGAGCGACTGGACCTTCTTCAGTGATACAACATCTGTGTTCTTGCTCTGATTGCTCAGTCTGTCAATCTCAGCGTTCTGCTGCTCAATCCTGTCAGAAATCTCACTAGCCCTATCCAGAAGAGACTCATACTTCCTCCTGGTCTCATCCTGCTCCTTAGCCTTCACGAGAATCTTGGTCGCTGACTTCACCTCTGTCTCAGCAACCTTGATCTGTGCAAGCACCTTAACTCTCTCATCCTCGTCAGACTTGATGCTCTCAGCAGTCTTCTCTCTGTTCTCGATAGCCTCAATTAGAGAGTCATACTTACCCACAGTCTCCTGTAGCCTTGGAACCGACCTTTTAGCACCAGTGACCTTCTTCTTTAACTCACCAACAGAGTTCTGGCACTCCTCGATCTCCTTGTTCAACTTGTCAAGAACCACACTGATGCTGTCAACCTTCTGCAGACATGTCGGACAAGTGCCCTCGCCTCCTGTCAGAGCGTCCACTGCCTTAGAGAGTTTTCTCTCCTCTGACTCATGCATCCTGATACTTGCAGTACTCTCAGAGATGACTGACTTCGCCTCATCAATCTTGTCAAGAGTCTTCTGTCTTCCCTGTATCGCAGCGTCCAGATCCTTGACACTGGAGATGCTTAGGATTCTCTCAAACTCACTCAGGTTCTCTCTTGACTCCAAAAGACGGGAGTCAATCTCCTTCAAGTCTCTCTGAAGGACAGAAAGTGTGGAACGAGCAGAAGACAAGTCCTCCTGAGCGTCATCCAGTGACGAGACGACTCCACCAGAAAGGTTCTTCATCTCTGCTTTCAAGGCATTCTTTCTTGTGACAGTCTCATCAAGATCTGATCTCAGCGACTCCAGTTGAGCCTTGGCGTTAGACGTCTTCTGTCTGATAGACTCCTGCTGCTCATACGACTCGTTTGCACTATTGTACTCACAGGAAACCGAGTCCTTGTCGCTTTGCGCCTCCTGTTCACTGACTCTCAGAGCAATCAGTTTCTCCTCGTTGCTGTCAATCTTGGATGACAGTTCTTCAATCTCCTTGTGCAGCCTTGTCGCCTCGTCCTCGTCAACAGATGTTGATGCTAGAGACTTCTTGATACTTGTGCTCTCCTCTCTGGCCTTTTTGAGCGCCGCTGTGGCAGACGAGATACCAGTCAGTTTTTCAATGACCTGAGCGCGTTCTGACGGACTTGCTGTCACCAGAGAGTCCACCTGCTTCTGCTGAACGAGAACAGCAGCCAGAAAGCCCTTGCTGTCCATCTTGAGGCGCTGTCTGATGTAGATCTCAGCACTTGTGACAGACGACCCTGCCTTATGGGTGTCATCACTGAACACAGGGTCAGAACCATCCTCAGTCTCAGGTGCTTCCCACACGTCACACTCAGCCGATCCAGACTTTGAGACGATACGACGTTCAACCTTCATGACCGTATCATCCACGTTCAGAACCACCGAGGCAAAGAACTTGTCCTCACCCCACTTAGCCTGATCTCTCATAATCGCTGAGTTCTTGGACACACCACGTGGCTTGACTCCGAACAGTACCCAGGCAACGGAGTCAACGATACTTGACTTTCCAGCACCAGTAGCACCACGAATAGCCGTCACGCCCTCAGAAGCGGGCTTAAACAGAAAGTTCTCATGATGACGGATGTTTGAAAGGCTGACTGACCTGAGACTGATACTCACTGAACTCTCCCTATGTGCAACAACATACTCTTGTCAATCTTAACCACAAAGGAAAGATGTGCTGGATAGATCAGTGTTCAAGGTAGGAAAAAAGTAGTCATGGCTGCGAACTACAACAACCATGACTACCCGTTCAGAGTGTACCTAGAGATGCAACTACTTCTGGCTTGCATCACTTCCGGTCTGCTGTGGATGAACACCACTCATTGATGATGACAACCTGATAGCATCCAGAAGAGTGTACGGCGCGAACTTCCACTGTCCATCAACATAGACCATCTCCAGAGAAAACGCTGGAGCATTGTTGGAGAAGACCTGCAACGGAACATATGCTGTACCAGTCTCAGAGTCAAGATAGACGTACTTGTAAAGGTCACTGGACCTGGCTTCAATCTTTCCGTCATTGTTGCCGTCAAGCAAGGAGGAGACCTTGACAAGAGACTGATAGGTGGTCTTTCTCAGGTCATTGTCAAAGTCGTTAGTGAACCGAGTCAGTGAGTCAATGGTGGACATGTCAGCAAGAGTGCTTCTGTCTGCTGATGAGTCCTCGAAAGCCTTGACTCGATCATCTGCTGACAGGTTCGCTGAGTGCTTGTTCGCAGCAGTAAGAAGAGTAGCAGCCGCAGCCATAGCAGACGCCTTGTCCTTGTCAGACGATGCTCCAGACACCGATCTGGATACCTTCTGAACCTGCTGGCCTGAACCCGAACCGCCTGACTCGTTCTTGGAGATGCTGACAACAGCAAGAGCAGCCGCCAGACAGACTATCACAAGAGACATCAGCACTGTTACAATACCCTGTTTTGTTCTTGTATATGCAACAAATTTGTTAGGGTGGATAACAGCCTTTCTTGTAGAAGTCTTCTTAGCGGAGACACCTCCAGAAGAACTCTTTTCAGGCTTTGTCCTTGTCTTGCTTGATGGCGACTTGCTTCTACTCACTGGCTCTCCACATCGCTTTCGTCCTGGTCCTCTTCAACATCTGTCTCAGTACTCTTTGCTGACTGGTACTTCCTGTAGTCGATGTACATAATGACGCCAATAATCAGCATCGCTATGATCCATACAGCACCTACAGCATACCATCTGTATGGATAGAGTTCTATGAACTTCGGGAGCCAACTCATCCCAGCACTCTTGACCATTTGCACAAACTCGGCTGTCAGACCTTGCTTGTTAAGCCAGACAATGGAGTCACCCAGGAACGCTTTTGCCCTGTAGTCCATCCACGCCATGACAAGAGTTGTGACAACAGGGAAGAACATGACTATAGATGACCAGAATGTTGGGTTTCTCCAGAACCGTACTGGCTTGTCAGACTTCTTTCTGGTTTCTCGTACATCGAGACTTCTGTTAGATTTTTCTGTCTTGTCAACATTCTTCTTGTGAAGACTGTCCTGTATGAATGAAGCCTCTGACTCAGATAGTCTTCGTCCTGCCATCTTTCAACCACCTCAATAACCACCAGAAAAGTCTTCTATTCATGTCATTCTTTTCTGTGCTGGTGTATTCTTGCTATTACCTGAATTCCCTGTTAGTTACTTCTGTAGTCTCTCTCCAAGAGCCCTCACAAAATCAGCAGACAGTGCGTCTATCTTCTTTGTGTTGATTTCTGAGGCATCCATCTGATCTATCAGAGTATATGCATCATCAAAGTTGTTTGTACTGACAGCAGCATCAATAACCGCCAAGGAAAGTTTATGTGCCATGTCTATATCATTAGACACAACTCCAAGACCACCCATAACACCTGACGTGACGCTGGTATCCACCAGTTTCTCGTCAGACTTCTCGTCCCATGTCAGTGTTGTTGCTGCCTGAGTCTTCATCCAGATACGGTGCTTGTCCTCCAGATCCGCGAAACTCATAGGGCTAATACCCATCTCGGTAGCAATCTCGTCGCCAGCGAACGTGGTCCGGTCTTTGAAGCGCTTCTTCAGTCTCTTGATGGCCTTGGAGCGGCCTCGTTGGAACGTGCTGAGTTCCTTACCAAGATGAGCCTGTGGCAGGTCGTAAGGCCAGCGGCGAAGAACGTCGTCAAGGTATCCTGAGAACGGAACGGCCTTGGACTCGTCAAACTTCTCAATGGCCTGAATCACCCATAGAAGAACCTGTGAGTTCCTGTCCTCGTCATCTGGAAGGAAGATCTTGATGGTGTCCATGCTGCGTTTGATGAGACTCTTTCCAAAACGTTTGTAGAAGAGGACCAGACCTTCCTTGAACTCGTCAGTGAAGTCCACCATCTCACGTCTACGAGCCTGAACCTTCTTGCTCATTGCAAGACCGTGCTTGGACAGAATCTCGTCGGCAATGTCCTTCACGTACCCTGTAGAGCCGCAGTACGCCTTCCAGAGTCCTGGCTCAATCTCACAGACTCTGGCAATGCCCAGAAGAGCCTCACGGATCTCATCAGCAACCTCCACCCCAGAACGGAATGACACGATACCTACATCACGAAGCGGAGCAGCCAGAAAACCCTCCGTCTCAGTCATGTTGTCCCAGACCCTTGGAGGAAAGATGAAGTCAGTCAACTGTCCCGGAAATGTCAGGTCTCTGTCCTCGTACCACTCAAGAACTGACTCCAACGGGAACCGGAACGACTTGGCACCTGTCGTCGCCTGAACAAGGCTACCGTCCGCAAGATGAGCGGCAACCCAGTCAGCGAGTTCATCCTCGGTGCATCCAGACATCTTCCTCCACTTGGGAAGGGAGTACCACATACCGTCACTGATGATTGCACCAATACGGAAGTCAACAGGTTGTTTTAAAAACTCATTCTTGGTGTATGTAATACTGATAGTCACTTAACATCCTCCAATACAGCACGCTGAGTGAAGTGAGGCATCATACTTCTGGAAACGGACAGCACAGACAGCAGATTCAGGAAGAACTCTCTCTGATCCTCATCAACCAGCAGAGCAGGCTTACGGAACCCAACAACTATCTCACTGTTCCTGTCGCTCTCATCAGGAATATGGAACACCTTGTAGAACTTGTCCGAGAAGAACATAGTTGCAGAGTCATTCACCTTTTTAAGAGCCAACGACACGTTCTCGTCAGGGGACACATGAAACCCGATGTACACCCATGGATCACCTTTGGTTCGCCTTTTAGCCATCACACACCTCACAAAGAACTTAAAACATCAGGAACCATGGAACATCTTAACAACACACACGAGCACTCAGTTATTCTTGCACAAGATACACATAAGGTGGGTGCCTCTATCTTGTCAGCACCCACCTTATGTGTGATAAATATACTCTAGAACGACTTGAACATACTCCTCATCTTATCCTCGTCAATCTCTCTGTGCACATCGTACAACTCCTCCACATCTGCTGGAGACATATTGTTGATGAACGATCTAAGGCCACCGTATGGACCAGTGTTCTTGTCGTTCCTGGGCTCAAAATAGTCCCCTTCTTTACCATTTACTCTTGGATCCTTGATTCTTCCTGATCCTGTTCTTACAACCCCAGGAACAGACCTGTCTTCATATTTGACCCAGATGCCCTCTTTGTCCTTACCAATACGAATTCTAGTTGTATCCTCACCATAATACTTCTTTAGTTCTGATGAAAGATTACCTCTAACTTCTTTCTGATACTTTTTACGACTATCTTTAATCTTTGACATGCCAGTATCAAAGCGCTTCTGTCTTTCCTCTGCTGATGCAAAAGAGATAGAATCAATGTCTCCTATCGGTATCTGGCTATAACGTTCCCTAATAAGCACATCTTTTCTTCTAGATGCATCATAGTTCTCTTTGACAAGTTTCCTTGTTTCAGCACTATCATGGCTGGTCAAATAGTCCCTGATTTTTTCAGATCTTTCGTCTGGTGCTGAATAGTGTTCAATGTCTCCTTGTCTGTTTAAATCAAACTGGAATCCTGTCCCAAACTCATTAAAGTGACCAGTGATTCTAGTACTACCATCACTCATAGTACTAACCTTAAATCCCGACGGATTGATGCCAGACCCTTCAGTAATATTTTTACCAATAACCTCTGAATTCCTTGCTAATTTACCTGTCTCTTTACCAACTTCAGATCTGAATACTGACAGACGTAGATTCATGTATGCACTATAGTCGTTAGGATAGTCAAGCACCTCAACACTCTGTTCATGTTCCTTGTGGTTCCTTGCTCTAGCCCAGAACATATTTCCTGTCTTTTCGTTAACTACTTCAAAGAAGTTAGGGTTCTCTTTTGAAAGACCTATAATCATTCCTTCACGGTAGTCCTCGTCATAGTCCTCACTGGATATGCGAATGCGTGCACCAGGAATAAATGGTGTATCATCCATAAACCTATATTTATCATCTTCTGGCTTCAAAACCCCATACTTTTCTCTAATCCCATCTAGATACTGGACATCATTGACGTAATCAGGATCAATTTTCTCAGTCATCTCTTCAAGAGTACTAAAGATCTTCTGGGAGTCAGCATCCCTTTCAGATCCTTGTAGCACATCTCCTACACCAGCCCTCTCGGCGTCAATCGCCTCGCGCTCCGCTTGGCTGTAAGCATGAGGAACATCCAGTCCTTGCTTCCTGTAGTCGCAGTTATCTGGTCCTACACACGGCTCCCAGTTACCCGTTCTAGGGCTGAGGTGCTGACAACCGCTCTGCTTCTGTCCGGCCATGATGAGTTCTCCTTCAAAGGTTCCGTTTCTTCTCTCCGCTCAGTCTCATCAGAGGTATCTAAGCGGCAAAAAAAAAACGATCCTGACGAGCGAAAGAGGCGCAGTGAAGAAACCCGAGTACGACAAAGGAGACAAGCAACACAGTTACTCACCTAGATCTATAGAGTCATATGGTGTAAAATTGGTTTTGGTTATAAATCAAGTATAAATTCATTAGGTATGCAATAAGATGAAGGTGACAGCAGACACCTAGTCTACTCTACTGTAGTCTGACGTTGTTACCTTATCTTGATATGTACTAGTATACTCTAATGGTTCTGTGTTATAATATACACATACCATCACTCAGTTAAGTTCTTGAGAGGAGGCTCACCAGATGGCGTCTAACTCTGTTGTGTCACGCACATACCCTCGTGTACCATACGCTGTGTTTGACAAGGACGGTGTGCCTCTGAATCTAGTTGAGGTTCTGGACGGCATCAGGAAAGATGCCGAACTAGTCGCTCACTATGCCCTGCAGGAGATGACTGAGCAGAACCTCGCTTTGTCAACCTACTTCGATAGTGTCAAGCCTGCTGAGGCTGGTAGGCAGATGAACCTGAAACTCCCTGCTGAGGTGAAGAAGCAGTTCAAGAGCGGCGCATCCCGTTTGGAGAAGATGTTCCAGGAACAGGTGGTGACCAACCTACGTTCCTGGACTACTAGAGTCGAAGTCATGGCTCAGACCTCTACTAAATACGTCTCTGCTGGATGGAAGAGGACCGCCAGCAAGTCAAAACCTGCCTCGATGCAACCCAGACTTGCTCTTTCTGCTGCTGACAAGCAGTACAGAGAGATGACTGTTGCACCAGAGCGCATCGAGTTAACGATGATCGTTCAAGGACAGTGGATTAAGATACACTTCCCTACACCTCCTCAGTTACTGGAGGTGGGTTGTGAATCTGGCGTGCCAGACATCTGGGTCGATAAAGACAACCGTGTAGTATTCGGCTTTCATGGCAAGACCAATCCTGGTAGACCAGAGTTCTCTGAAAGATACGTGCTTGGCGTAGACCTTGGTGTGAAGAATCCTGCTGCTTATGTGGTCTGGGACACTGATAAGAAAGAGGTTGTTGAGCGGTCTCTACTTGGTCAGCGCGCCAGATCATTAAACAACAAGATTAAGAGGACGCAGACTCAGGTTGCCTCTCTACAGAAGAAAAAACGTTCAAAGGAAGCCGTTTCTCACAGAGAGCACCTGTCTAACAGGAGACGTGAGTTAAGCATCCTCATTGCCCAGGAACTCGCCGATGCCTCCTGGAGGTATGGTAACGCTATCGTGTCGTTCGAGGACCTGTCTCACATCAAGAACACCATGAAGTACGGGCGCTGGTTCAGGGGCGAGGTGTTTCGCAGAACACGTGATATGGTTGAGGCCGACGGCGGTAGGGTCTTTAAGGTTAACGCTGCGTATACCTCTCAGAGATGTCATGTGTGTCAGTCCGACCTTAACATGAGTAACTACAGCAGCCCAGTATGTGAATCGTGCGGTATCACCCATCATCGTGACCTGAATGCCGCAGCGAACATCGCTCAGCGAGCGAACGTCAAGAAGGCTTGCGAGACCAGGAGAAAACACGCCACAAAGACGAAGCGAGTCAGGAAGTCAAAGTGTCATTCTAAGCCGTTGAAGCATCCTGGTACGAAGAACAAGCCAACACCTAAGGCTCCACAGAACCAGAAGAAGAGAACAACTCACACTCGTCCACCTCTTCCTTCCAAGGAGGTGAGTGTGAGGATGTGCCCCGCAGATCATAGGGTTTCTGCGGTGGACCATAGAGGAGACTCGTGGTTTCAGACAACAAGCGGCACGACAGTTCCGAAGAATAACCTATCTATTGTAAATACAGTAGATGTGGTTTATTCTAAGGAATAGTCATACTCTTTACACCTGAGTATCTATCTAGGCTCAACAAAAAGCACCCTCCAGCTATGCATTTAACTGGAGGGTGCTTGAAGATTATGTTTCAATTACACCATGAAGTCCTGCATTGTCAGTCCTTCCTCTGTCATGCTCTCTCGAAGGATCTTGAGAGCCTTGTTCATCTCAGAGCGGTACTTCTGGACTGATAGACCCCACTTACTCCTGATCTCTGCTGGGCTCATGTCCTCGTCTATGTTGTCTCTGTTGTCAATTCCGAAAGAACTGGAGATGATGTCCTGATGCATCTCGCTAAGAGCACTGACTCGAACATGAATGTCGCTGCTCATGTCGTTCTCGATGACAACCTGATCCACTGCGGGCTCATGACCGAGATCAATGACGTCAATGAGTTCCTTGTCATCACTTCCGCCAAGACTGGGGCTCTTGATGTGTGTGTTCAGTGAGACAGCACCAGCAGCCGTGTTGACGATTGCTGAGAAGTCTGCCTTGCTCAGTTTCTCTTCCTTGCGGATAATCTCGTCAATCTCTCGCTTGGTCCCAAGACCGAGTTCTGCGTAGTCCTCACGCTTGGTGTTAATCTTGGTGTACTGGCTGACACGGTTCTCTGGAAGCCTTACGGTCTTTCCTGTCATGTTGGTCTGTCGGATGATGTTCTGACCAATCCACGGGTGAGCAACAGTACTTAACTTGTTGTTCCTGCTTGGGTCATACTTCAGGATACCGTTCATCAGACCAACACACCCCTCTTGAATCAAGTCCTCAATGTCAGGGGATGATGGGTACTTCTTCTTGAACTTCTTGGCTCGGCTGATGACAAGACCGATGCATCCATCAACCATCTTCTCAACTGCTTCCTCACCCTTACTGATGGTGATTTTTAACTGAGCCTTCTTGTCATCTGTCAGGTTCTCGCCTGCTGACAGAGCGCTCTTCGCCTTCTGCATCTCCTGCACAAGAGCACCAAGTTCGAGTTCCTGCTCCTTGGTAAGGAAGTTCGCACGATCAACACTGTATTTCGCCATACCTACCTGCTTTGTCTTTGTAAAATTCCTGTTTATTCTAGGCGTCGCCAGTGAAGGCGCCTGCTCAATATCAGTGACAGGCAAGGCAGGTATGGCCTCTTAGTATACGTTGAAATAGCAACGTTTTATGCCTATCACACAGGTGTGCGCCTCTTGATGACTGTGATGTGACGAGCACCCTAAACAGGTGTCTGCTCCCCGCCTCATCGAGAGAGTACTCTACATGAGATAGAGATCACATGTCAAGTCGTCATACTGAGGTAACCTCACAATGATACCATAGTTTAATAGTTCATGAGGTCATATTCTTGTACATAACGACAAGTAATATATACAAGAGTGGTTCGGTTCATCAAATGATGCTATCACTCACCAGTTCTCATCATACACATCAACCAATGGGTTTCTGTGCTCGTCAGATTTGGAGTCGTCATCCATCTCGTACAAGGCGTCCTCAGCGTTCGCGTCATACTGCTCAGAGTTGAAGTCCTTCTCAGAGCGAGCATCAGCATTCGCTTCAAGGATGATATGCACTAGCCTGTCCATAGACTGCTTTGTAGCCCCTTTGAGGCTATTTTGTCGAGGAATGACACCTGTACTAGTCAACTCTCTTCTAAGGTGTCCTATAGCCCTGTAATCGGCTCTGGTGCACCCATTAGGGTAAACCAGCACCGGTGGCTCGAAGTCATCTATGTCTGAAACAGGAATGACTCTCTTCGGTGAGAAGTCACCATCCGAGTCCGTGTCGCTCAACATGTCTTCTGTGTTGTCATGAGTGGTTTCATTCATACGAAATCACCTCTTAATATAGAATTCTATAGTTGTTCTCAACGAGGTTCAGAAGATTCTTCAACTACTCGCCCTTCAACCTCATCAAGGCTGATTTCCTCTGCCTCTACTCCGCTGATGTACTGAACCTTGTTGACAGTGATGTCAGTGACAACAAGATCAAGTTTGTAGTCATTCACTGACTCAACTACTGCGCGTGCAATCCGATTATCAAGAGTCTCGTCATGACTCTTGTAGTCCTGAATAAAAGACAATCCTAGTGACACAAAACACGTCATATCGGAACCATCTTCAATAGTATTAGTGTCATCTCTAAGATCGTGGACAGACACCCTTGTCATGAAGTCCCCACCATCCATGATAGTCTTCAATGATGGTTCCTTGACTTGCGCAGACCTGAGTACAGACAGCGACAACGAGGTTGCTAGACCCTTATCCTTCTCACTGAGCAGTCGGTCACAGAGAGACTTAGACAACGCTGTCTTGTCTCCACTACCTTCTCTGAGAGAGACAACTAAATCTATACCTCTACCCAAAACCAGACCACCTCTGAACCACACATACTCTGACAAAACACAATCAATCGTTTTGCCTATATCTTACCGAACATAACTAGTACGTAATGGTGTTGATGAGATGTTTGTGTGTGACACAGATGGAATGATGCTGTCAGATCCAGTGTATGTCTTAATACCAAAAAGAACAGCAACAGAACACAGAGCCACAAGAACAACAGCAGCAACAAGTTTCAGGACAAACAAAATCCCCGCAGCAGAGTTCGTTGAGATGGACTTCCTTCTGACATGACTACGATACTTCTTACTGGACTTCTTAATGTCCTGCACCTCACGCTCGTCAGGATCCTCCATGCGTCTGGTTCTCACAAGTTCATCAAATGGCACGACTACCTCCAGAATCAAAAACACTCATTAATAACAGAACAGAATAAAAAGCAGGATAAGTGTGGGTGCTGCACTGCACATTGCCTGACGTGTTAGTTGTCGTTCTGTCCAATCAGCAACTCACCTGTTACAGAGTTTGACGAGACAATAAAAACCTTGCCTGGAGCACAGTCACCTTTGACACACTTGACAACATACTCATTCTGGAGGAACTGGCTCTCTCTGTCCTTGGTGATAGCACTGTACTGACTGCTTGAAACGTTACTGGAAACAGCCTTGCCATCAACTGTGAGAATAGGCTCAGCCCAAGAGAGTCGTCCATACGGCCCAGCAAGAACATCAACAACACTAGCCTTTCTAGACGGAAGGAACGCCTGTCTCATGTGGTCAATGATTCCACCATCATGAGGACGAGAAGGGTCAACAACAACTCTGGATCCAGATGGAACAACACTACCAACAAAGGTAGGATTCTTCACTGGAACAAGTGATCCGTCACCAATAAGGACAACACGAAGGAGAGTGACAGCAAAACACAGGTAAACCACAGCCAGAGCAGCGAAAGTCATTCCGATCCATCTAACAGCCGTATTGAAAACCAGTCTAGAAAAGGCTGAATTTGATACACGAACCTTTCTCTTCTTGTCTGCATCATTTGTGCTGCTACCACTATTTAATGCCACAGTATTGTCCCGTCTTAAGGTGATTACTAACTTGGCGGAATATCAAAAGATAGTGGCAATGATAACCTGCAAAAATGCATATGATACAGCCAAAGCGAGATAACCACCAATGACGATGAGGAATCCAGCCTTAATCTTGTGCTCACTGGCCCAAGTCTTGGCTCGGCTCCACCACGACTTCTTGTTTGCTCTGTCCCCGTCACTCATCTTCCTGGTTGGAGGAGGTGAAGGAAGGAAAGGATCTCCAGCATACGCTCGACGAACATCCTTCATGACAGACTCCATCTGAGAAGCGAACTCACGACTCAGGACAAAACTGACCTCATTATTGTCACTGCTTTCAATCGTCAGCACAGGAGGATTTGCTCTCACCATGCCATAGTGCTTGAAGTTTCCGTTCTTGGTGTACAGGTTGTCAACCCGCCAGCGAATAACATTGTCACTCTGTAGAACAACTCCGTCTTTCTGACTCTCATCAAGAACACGATCATCGCCAGCCAGGAACGCCTCATCCTCAGCGAAGTAGGAGTCAACGAATTCTTGGCTCTCATTCAAAACATCATTACTGTCATCATCTGTCTCATCAGAGGTGACGTTTTCTTCATCCTCTTCATCAGAGACATGATTATTGTCAGGGTTGGCAGACTGAATGTCATTAATAATCTCCAACTCGGCTTCTATCTCAGCAGGATCAGAAAAATCAACAGATGTAGACTTCTCATCCTTCTCTGATTCAGTCAACTCGTTATCGCCATTGGACTCAGTGTTGTTGATAATGGCGTCAAGTTCTGCATCTACATTAACATTGTTCTCTTCTAGTGAGTGCTTACCCATTGCTGACAACCGCCTGGTCTTTTTCTGTCTGGTCTGTTCTTGATCTTGAATCTTAACTATAGAGGGCGTTTTGGTTCTGTAGTTATATAACCAAAACGCCCTCTATAAAGTATTTTTGTCTTTCACTTACTGGTTGGTGTCGGTGCTGGTGTCGCAGAAGGTTGCGGATTCTGACCCTGAGTAAGTGCCTGTGCCTGCTCTGGTGTCAACGAGGAGTTGGCGTTTGGCTTGCCGTTAGAGCCAATGCCACGAGATGTCTGAATCGTTGAAGTGACCTCAAATCCCCTTAGATCGTAGCCCTGCTGAATCGGCTTGTTCCAGTTAGCCAGAATGAAAGGCTTGGTCACCTTGTCAACAGAGTACACCTTCCACTCATTGTTGATGTTCACCATCGTCAACTCAACAGGCTCGTCAGAGAATCCGCGAGACTGAACAGTGTAGGTACCGTCCCACTTCTCGTCATTTCCGTTCTGTACCCTGATGGAGACATGCGAGGAGAACTTACCTCTAACCTTCATTCTCATAACCTGTTTACCATCAAAAGTAACATAGGATGCTTTCTTGTCAGCCTGAAGATCCAGGTTCTTCATCTCAAAACCCATCAGCATCGACAGGTCAGACTCGTTAGACCACTTTGAGGTAACGGTTCCGTCAAAGTATGCTGGCGATCCTTTTGCCACATACGGGAGAGCGTTTCTGTAAGCCATCTGTCGAGTGACGAACAACGAGGGGTACTTCTCAGGGTCGTAGGAAACAGTGTTGGAGACTGTGATCACGTTGTCTCCCTGTTGGTCAACAGTTCCAGAGACTACTCCGAAGTTGCCAACCTTACCCATGTAGAGTTCAGCAACAGAGAGAGCCTTGGAGCGATCAGCGTCAGAGACAGCAACATTTGCGGGATTCTTGTCGCTCTCCTGCTTGTCATCAAGATACTGCAGGCCAACATACCCACCAAGAGCGACGACCAGACCCACAACAACAGCAAGAACGACAGTTACAGCAACATTGCTCTTGCTCTGTGAGCCATCATCCTTCTTTTTCTTGCTCTTAAAACTAAGAAATGCCACTTCATCTCCCTGTTGACTGAAAACCAACCATGATGTGAAAATGTGCTCACATCTTGCATCTTCATTATCATATCACATGATGAAACAAGATGTGAGCACATTGAGTCAGTTAAGATGACTACTTCTTGGCTCCTCCGCTTCCTACGTAGTGGAATCCAACGAACTGTCTGTGTGCACCACCAACAGTGTAGTCCTCAGTGAACGACTGGTTCAGGTAGAACTGACCAACACCACCAACACGTTCCTCCATGGAAGCCTCGGCAATTTTGTCAACACCATCAACATTACCGAGGTAGACAAAGATGTGTCCTACATATTCTGGCTTGGTGATGAAGATGTCTCCTGGCTGACGCTGGTTATAGTCAGTGTACATCTGCCACTTGTCAGGGTGAGATGACATGTACTCGTACTGAGTTCCTGTTGGACCCCAAGGGAACTCTGGATCAACAGTGTTCTTGACAACAGTTGCAGCGAAACGACCACAGTCAGCCCAAAGATTCAGTGGGTCAGCACCTGTCTCCGCCTCCATCTTGTGCTTTGCGTCCTTGTAAGCCTGCGGAGCACAAGAGTATCCGTTAGGCTCTGGGCACTTGCTCTCCTCCTTAGTCGGGTAGGCGATAGAGATGGCGAACTGCACAACGTTTGAAGACCCACCAGCAGCACCTCCACCCTTGGTGCAACTACCTCCAGAACCACTACCAGAAGAGACACCAGAGGCTCCTGTGAACTTGCTCAGAAACTCTGTAGCAGAGTCCTGCCTCTCTCTCAGTCCAGCAGCACCATCAGCACTACCCTCATAGACCTCATGGAAGATGAGAGCCAGTTCCTTCTCGCTCTTGCCCTGGTCATTGAAACCCTGAGCCAGAAGACGCTGACCATATGTCGAGTCCAACTCATTCTTAATCATAGTCAGTTGGACCTCAGCGTCATACCAGTTCTTACCCATGGATGCTGCCAGATCAAGAAGAGTCTTAGCACGACCTGGATTCCATGTCCACTGAGCAAGACCAAGACCAGCCGGAGCGTAGTTCTTAGTGAAGGCATCTGCCTCTGCATTAGACATGTGACCCAGGTGGCCGTCAGCGTTTGGACCTTTCATCTCAGCCTTGGCGTATGTGATACTGGACTCCTGAATGAAGTTACCAAGAATACCAGCAGCCTGCTCCCTGCTCATACCCTTGCCACCAAGGAAGTCGAACTTCTGGCTCATTAACCATGAACCGGCCTCGTTACCTCGTTGAGTCCAGTCACCGTCATCACTGTTTGAGAAGTTACCGAATGATGATGCAGCACCGCTGTCTCCACCAATACCGAAGCACCCATCAGCGTTCTCGTTTCGACCAACCACAGTGATAGTGCTGTTGACAAGCAGTCCAGCGACAGCCAGACAGACAACAATCGCAGTAACCACCCATGACGTCGGGTTAGCCATGACAGCGACAGCGCTCTTAGCAGAAGCGGCAATACCTTGAACTACTGCCTGGGCCTTGTGGAAGGCGTTGGAGACCTTCATGGCGGTGTCAGCCATACCGTCTGGAACAATGCCCTTGGCAGCATTCTTGGCAGCGCCAGCAGCCTTTGACTTCAGTGCACTTGCTGGGTTTTTAGAACCCTTAGAGTCATCACCGGAATCTGACTTCTTGTCATCAGATGACGAACTGTCATCCTTGTCGTCACTGCCTGAAGATTCTTTCTTCTTGTCCTTATCCGACTTGTCCTCGCCCTCACCTGCTCCTTTCTTGTTGGAGCCAGCAGCAGTCTCATTGCTGTCCTGAGGATTTGGAGCAGTAGCAGCACCTGGATTGAATGGCTTCATATCCAGATTACGATTAGGAATGTCATCATCCGCTGGAGTCTTATCCGGTTCTTTGTTCTCGTTACCAGAACCATCAGCATCAGGCCCAGGGTCTTTGTTGTCCTTACCAGCAGGATCGCCCTTTGAGCCGGATTTTAGAGCATCTTCTGGCGGGTTTTCTGGATTGAGATCTCTGTTTGCTGGCTCCTCAGGATTGTCTGTGTCAGCATTACCTTCCTGTTCAGGATTCTTTTTCTGACTGTCAGCATCACCACCACCATGAACTTCTTCACCTTCATCAGGTGCTGCATCCATGTCTGGAAGAGACACATCAGGTTCACCATCACCAGAGACATCCTGAACCTGAGTATCGCCACCATCTGCCCCAGCAACATCTTCATCTTGTGCTGACGTGCTCGCACCTTGTTTCTGCAGAGGATCGTCACTGGATCCAGCAGCAACCTGGATAGCCTCATACTTGGGTTTCCCGACCTCGCTTCTGGCTGGGAACCTGGAATCGCTCATGACTTACCTCTCAGAAAACTTACAGTAATTGATTCTTGTTAATTATCAGAAGGAGAACTTTTACTCATCTGCCTTTGGCTTACCCTTGTCATCACCTTTGTTCTCGACTCTGGATGCTTCTCTGTGAGCGCCAAGAGATGAAAGGAATCCACGTCTGCTGACACCAGCAGGCTTGTCATCACTCTTCTGCTTGTCCCTCAGAGACTTCCTTGATGGAACTGGCTTGGACTCTGGTGCCACAACAGGAGGTTTTGGAGTGTCCTCTATTACCTGTGTGTCTGTGTCGTCATCATCCCAATTTCCAGACATAGAGATCCTGAACACATCTTTTTCATCCTCGTTGTCAGTTGCTCTGGAGTTCCATGATGACGGTTCAGGAGGAGTTGGTGCTGACTCTCTTGCCTTCACCTTCCTTCTTCTTTCAACATTGCGACGCTTGTTCTGCCTGTGCAGCCTCTCAGCCTCCCTCTTTCTTTCCTGAGGTGACTTGTACTCCGTGTTGCCATGGATGTCGTAATCCGCAGCGCCATCCAACTCTGTTCCCGCGTCACCATAGATCTTTGTGTCTGGTGACAACTTGCTGCTTGCGTCACGGTTCTTCTTCTTCTCAGCCTCAAAGTCCTTCTTGGCTGTCTCAGATGACACAAAACCCTTGTCCTTGCGAGCCTTGGAGACCTGCTTGTCAACCTTTGTGACCTTTCTGGCTGTGATGACACGTCCTGTGGACACAGCGTTCTTGTCGTTGGCCTCGCCATACATACGGGCACGCATGTCAGCGTCAGCGGCGGCCTTCTGCTTCTCGGCAGCCTGCTCATAAGCCCACTCGCGCTCAGAGATAGCCTCAGCCATAGCAGGAGTAATCTCCTCCATCCTGCTACCAATCTCCTGCAGCCTCTGCTCGTCCTGAGCCGTATACCTGGTCCTCTTCTGAATCTTCTCAGCCCTCTCAGCGACCTCCTGGTCGATCTCGTCAAAGGTGCGACCGTCCATGTCGTTGAAGACCTCCCAGGTCTGTCCACGATCAATGTCAAGAGCGTTGATACGACTCTGAATCTCCATCCTCTCGTCAGGATCAGAGGTCTGGGCCAACTGCTTGTCAAGTTGCTCAATCTGGAGTGTAAGGCGACCAAACCTGACGTAGTTAGCCATCTGCTCCTTACGGGCAACAGCAGACTCAATCTGCTCAGGTGTAGCGTCAGGCATTCTCCTGATTTTCTGCTCAGCCAACTTGGCCTCAGTGAGCATGTCCTCCTGAGCTACGACATCAGAGTGAGTCATACGACGACGACGACCCTCAATCTCTGAAGACTCCTTCAGCAAACCTGTCTGCTCCTTGTCCAGGTTGTCAAACTCAGTCTGGGCTCTCTTTCCAGCAGTCTCGTAGTTGCTGGCTGTCCTCTTGGCCTCAGTAGCCTGGTTCCTGGCCTCAGACTCCTTGTTCTTCAACTTGCCACGGTTAGCGATGTTCTCACGGTCAACCTGGCGAGCAATGTTTCCAACAAAGCCACGAGAGCGCTTGAGTTCACGGCTGACAGCATCTGCTCCACCAGAGCGCAGTGTTCCACCAGCGAGTTTGGCTCCAAGAGCACCACCAGCCATAGCAGCAGCGACGTCTCTAGTGCCTCTCAGGCCATTGTGCATGGTGTTCCCGAGCCTGTCAGTCATACGTGAAGACAACTGCTCTCCACCAAGGTTTGCACGACCAATAAGATCGATGATCTTACGCCTGTACATGAACAGTGCCATGGTCATCAGAATAGTGAACAGCAACGTCATACCGATACTGCCCATGCTCTCCAAAATGGCACCATAGATGGCGATAGTGACCACCAGGAACGCCGCTGAAGCGATGTACTTCATGACGTTGGATACGACCTTCTCCAGCCATCCAAGCATGATTCTGCGTCCACGTCCTGGAACAACACCAATAAGCAGGAAGATTGGGGCGAAGGATGTCAGTACAGCCGACGAGATGTAGTAGACGTTGGCGTACAGTGAGGTGATGACCAGAATGAGGCTTCCAAGAACTGTGACGATGATTGCCATGAGAGCAATACCGTTCTTGGAGTTCGTTGAGGCAAAGGATCCACCCCAGTTGTCCCAGAACCCGTTGTTGGCCGCAGCGGCATCAATGACCTTGTACCACCTGACATCTGCCTTACCATTCTCTGGCAGTGTGTCATCTCCTGACTGGACCTTTGTCTCCAGGTACATCTGGTATGCTGCCAGGTTGCAGACTCGGTTGGACGTGCCCTTTTCGACAGTCTTCAGGGTGCCGTTCTTCTGTCCGTCAATGCTTCCATCTGTGTACAAGTTCACACAGTAGTCCTCAGGGTTTAGACCAGCGTCAGTCAGGATCTTGTTGGTTGGTCTGTCAGTGCTCATGGTGTCCAGGTTGTCAAAACTGGTACCGAATGACCCCTGAGAGTACATGTTCAGGATGAATGACTTCCAGATCTTGCAGGTAAGACCACCAGCAACCATCTCCATGTGCTCAGACGGAGAAGCATCAGCAACACTGGACTTACAGATAGCAGATGACGACTCCTCGCCCTCAGCAAGATCTGAGTTCGTGTCACTGTCGTTCATGCAGTTTTGTCCGCTGAATGCTCCAATAACACATGTCGCCACTGTGCTTGAAGCAGCAAGAGGCGCCTGTGCCAGAAGGGCTGGATGCAGGAGAAGCATAAATCCAACGAAGTATGATATGAGCGCCCATCCCAAACCAGCGAAGGCTTCTCTGAAATGCTTGTTGACAAGACCCTTCCACATGAAGGTGATGGCAACGAAGATGAATACCAGTGAGACCAGTGTCATGTAGATGCTGCTTGTCAGGACACCAATGATTCCACCGTTTGAGTTACCATTGGCGACCTGAGTGGCGCTAGGGGTACCGTTTCCGCCAATGATCTTCAGCAGGTTGAAGCAGTCATCTGTAGGATTCTTGACATCAGTGCAGATAAGGTCAGCGTCGAAAGAGTGCTGAACGATGTACTGTGTGATACCAGAGATACCGTTAGCGATACCGAGCAGACCGTTTGCTGAGATGATTCCAAGCCCGTTCAGAGTGCAGTTGTTGAGGTTGCGCTTGCCTTCAAGGGTCTTGACGTCAGTCTTGCTGTGCTCCTTGTAGAGGTCACTTTCCTTGTCTCTGACGAAGAGTTCACCTTTACCCTCACCATGGTAGTTCACAAAGAACAAACCGTTCTGCAGAGCCTCCTGCATCGTCAGCCGTCTACCTTGCTTGTCTGAGACAGGGTAAGACTTCAAGGCGTTGTACCATGACGCCTGTGAGTCCATGTTTGCACCCATTAACTGACTGCAAGCGAAACCAAGTGTTCCAGCATCTACTCTGGTACCAACAGCGTGCTCACTGACTCTTGGTGACAGCGCAGCAGGGAATACAGCAACAGCAAGAATCAGCAGTGAAAGCAGACCAGTCATCACTGACGTAATGATTTTTGACACAGGTCTGGTGACAACTGAGTCTTTTTCGTCGTCGCTTTCGAGATCGACGTAGAAGGACCCTGCTCTTTCACTCATCAGACAACCTCTATAAAAAGAACGACGACAATTCAGAAAATACATTCAAGGCTGCTTCATAAAAACACCTGAAACACATTACTGCTTTCAGGTATAGAAACAGAGCGGCCAATATCCCGAAAAATATCGACCGCTCTGGATTTTGCTCTGACGCTATTTATCTATTCTCAAAGCAAAAACATCGAGTTATTCTATCGCTGATTCTCCAGCAAACCAGAAGCAAGTTCAGCAACCTGCGATCTCTCTGTCTTCTGCAACGTCACATGAGCGAACAACTCAGAATCCTTCAACGAGTCCACAACACTCCAGATGTCAGCATTCTTACCCGACTGCAGAAAACGGTTGTCAACCTGAGCAGCATCAAACGTGAGAACAATCTTGGAACCAACACCAGCACGCGACAGAATGTTAAGAATCTCACTCCTGGAAAAGTTCTGAGCCTCTTCAAGAATAATGAACGTGTTAGCCAGCGAACGACCACGAAGGAAAGTGATGGGAGCAATCTCAACCATCTCTCGGAGCCTCTTCACCTCAGCGTCACGGGAGGTCTCACTCTTAGCCTTACGGCTCTTGGAAGCGATAACGTCAATAGCGTCAAACACAGCACCAGACCATGCTGCCATCTTGTCATTCACATCACCTGGAAGGAACCCGATCTCCTGCCCCTGACCAAGTTCGTGAAGTGAACGGAAGACCATGATCTTGTCATAACTCTTACGCTTCAACTCCTCAAAGGCGACGGCCATGGTCACCAGCGTCTTACCTGTACCAGCGGAACCACCGAGCGAGACAATCGGAATAACGTCAGCAGGTGTACGCAACCACGACATGGCAACATCCTGCTCTGTCGTCTTACCAGTGATACCAGACGCCTTTACCTTGTGGTTCACTGGGACAATCTCATCACCAATAACCAGAAGGTCGTACAGGTGTCTAGTGTCACCCTCCATCACTACAGCCACATATGCGTTCTCAGACCTGTCCTCAGGAAGAGAGTCAAGAATATAGTCCTCAATCTTGTACAGGTCCTCAGGATCACCATAAATGCCCTTATTGGAGCACTCCTCCTGGGATAAGGTGACGACGTACCTACCATCAAACGGACGAGCGCCAATCACCTGCATCGCATTGAACTCAAATGCTGGGATGTCCAGATCCAGTGTTGAGTGCAGCCGCATAGGAGTGTCGTTCGACAGCAGCACAACATCCTTACCGTCCTTCATAAGGTTCTTCGCCACTGCAAGAACAGTGCTGTCATGACTGCCATCCTGAAGGTGCTCAGGAAGTGATGCCTGGTTGCGGTGGTTGGGCTCGACTCGAACAGTAATGTTCTCGCCCTCATCAATCCTCACACCATGAGCAAGACCAATACCACGGCTTGCACGAATCTCCTCCAGCAGACGGATCCACTGTCGGGACAGGAACCCTATTGTCGGATGCGACCTTTTGTCCTCCAGTTCTCTGACGACAACTGCTGGCACAACAATCTCACATTCCTCAAGAACTGAGAGCAATCCAGTCCCCACCATCAACAAGGAGGACGTGTCAACAACCACCACCTTTCCACGAAGCGCTTCGGTAAGTGACTTGCTCTCGGTAGCAGTAGTGGTCATTCTCTTGTCCTATCTCGAAACTGGAAGCGTGCTCATGGAGTTCCAGCACCATCGCTTCCATCCTGTCGAAATGATTCTCTAATAGTACCAGATGCCTTTTGAGAAGCACCTGTCATCTATCTTAACAATAATTATCAGCACCTCCAGAGTGACTGAAACAGAATGGGCAAACTGGCGTCACAAACCTACAAAAACAAAATCAGTCAGAGATCTGCATTCAAGATCTCTGACTGATTTGTTCAAGAAAAAACTATTTTTGAGTCATCGCCTGTGTCCCAGGTCCCTGTTGCTACCAAAGGCGATAGCACTGACAGGCGAGTGATGCAACTGACATGTCTGCAAGCCAAATCCACCAAACAGTGACTGGGTTGAGGTGTAGACATCAGCGCTGATAACCCTATATGTTGCCTTGCTATCAAGTTCAACATCTGGGATTCTTCCGTCAGGTCCGATACGGAAGACCTCGCTCTTGGCCTCCTTGTTCTGACCTCTCTGTGTTCCTAGCCTGACCTCAAAGTACGGCAACTGCCTCTTGACTCCGTTAACCTCCATGGTGCTGCATGAGTCAGAGATCCACGCTGATGAGTCCTTGGTCAACTGGTGCTGGTACTCCTTGACAAAGGCGTCCACAGAGGTCTTAGTCAGGCTTCCTTTGGCGTTGATGTGCTTGACTGCGGTCTCAGCAGAGGTCTGAGCCATTGCCGAGTACTCTGCTCTGTTGGTGACAACGTGTCCTACATTGATGACAAGACCAAGAAGAATGACCGCCAGAGGAATGTAGATGATGGTCAGAACCAGAACACCGTCACCATCATCTGATCTGAGTTTCTTCAGTATCCTGTTGATTGTCCTCATCAGTGGCCGACCTCCTGACGATTGACCAGATCAACAGCGCCGTTGTAGCGAACCTCAGACTCAGATGTTCCTACAGCGTGCTTAACACCACCATAGTCAATGAACGACAGGAATGAACCAGCCACGCCACCATACTCCCAAGAGATGTCACAGGACACACGTTCTCCAATGCTGGTCGCCACACGAGGTGTGCACTCAATCTTCTTCACCTTGACGTTGACCAGTCCTCTCTGCTGCTGGAGAGCCTTAGCAGTGTTGCACTCAACGGCACTGCTGGTACTGGCGTCAACCCCCCATCCACTGACGCTGGAGCACACCAGTCCTCGTGGCACACCATAAGCGTTCTCAATCGGAGTTGCCTTACTGGCGTCACCGTTACCACCATAGATGGCGACAGTTCTTGCAGCGTCTCTGGCAACGGCCTGAATCTGACCACGGTTCAACATAAAGATACCGTAGTCAACACTGGTAATAAGAATCATCAGGAGAACAGGAACGACAATAATGAACGACACCAGGGAATCCCCTCTGTCGCTCTTGAATGACTTAAAAAATCTCTTCATTACCGAACATGTCTCCTTGTGCAAAAATACACCACAACATATACTTTGGCAATATCACAACGAAAACCAGACCAACATTTTTGTTAAGTCTGGTTTTCGTGTTATTTCTTATTCAGTTGTTTTTGTATTCAAAGTAGAAATTGACTTACTTGTTATGAGAATGCACGAAGTTGCTCGTTCTCGCTTCTCAGTCTACGAATCTCGTCCATGTAGTTCTCACACTGTGAGCAGTGGTAGATGTTTGGTGGGTTGCCCCAGCCGTTGTTTGACACCTCAATGATGGAGATATAGAAACGACGCTTGGCGTCAAGACTCATGTGACTGTCAGCGATACTGTCCGGTTCCAGTCCGAAGATCATCATCCTCAGGTAGTCCGACGCTGAGATACAGAGACGCTGCGCCCGCCACTTCACCTGCTCAGACTCAGGCATTGACATACGCCCATTCAGAGTGTTCTTACGGCTCTGTGTCTTGGCGACAATCTTGTCAAGTCGTCTGGTGATGTCATCAACCTGTGCCATCAGGTAGGCCGCAGTTGAGTTGTCATCCTCGTTATCAGCCTCCAAAGTGAGAGCAGAACGCTTCTTCCTAAGCATCTTCTGGTTCTTTACCGTGTCCTCAATCTCTTCAAGAGCACGTTCAGCAATAGCGCGCCAGCCCTGAATGTCAACAGAACCAATGGCACGGTTCCTGATGAACTGAGACATGGAGATGTTCTCACCAGCCTTCTTGATGGATCTCACCTCAGCATCAAGACTGGCACGCTCCTGCTCAGTCACCCTGATACTGACTCTCTGATCCAGCGGAGCACCACGACGACGCCTCTTGGACACACGTGGCTTCCACTCCTTGAACAACTCAATGAGATCCGGACGGTTCATCTCCTCAAGGACACGCAACTTGTCCTCAACACTCATCTTGGAGGCGCCAACCTCATAACCGCTCTCACTTACTGCCTTCTGATGCTTGGCGAAGTCTGTCGCTATCCTGGCACGCCTGGAGGACTCACTCATATCTTCATCTACCTTCTTTGGCTAAAAGTGTATACTTATTGCTTTCAGTAAAGATCTATCACTCAGTTACTGCACTTCTTCAGTCCAGCATCAAGAGCGTCCTTATCCTTCTGTGGAATTGACATGTCGTTGTACTTACTCAGGATGTCAACCCACTTCTTGGAGTAGTCACACGTGTAAGCCTTGTTTGGAGGCATGTACTCACTTGGACCCTTGTCACTCTTCGAGCGGTTCTCCGAGGCTGAAACAGCCAGCAAAACAGTGTCAACATCGTTAGCGTACTGCTGCTTTCTCTCAGCACTCCAGTTCTGTCCACCGTTTCGTGCCACATAACCAAGTGGAGCAACATGGTCAATGTCAATCTTCTTTGGATCGGTGATAGTCTGTCCACTGTACGGATCTGTCCATGTACCGCTAATCACTCGACACGTCTTAGGGTCTGTCTTGACATCCTTACCCTGTTTGATAAGAACTGTCTCACGAGTGTTGCAGGCTCCGTTGATGTCGATCCAGTGCTTCCACTCTGAACGCTTGTATGACACCTTACCAGAGTCAGCAATCTTGACGCCTCCGAGAGCACCCTGAGCATCACTCTTTGACAGGGCGGAGAATCCCTCAGGCAGAGCAGCAGCAGATCCACCACCTGAGGATCCGTTACCACTAGAACCAGATCCGCTCCCTGGATAAGAACCCTGACTGCTGGAACTCACGTCACAGTTCTCACCAGCAATACAGTCATTCGTCTTCTTACTGGCTGTTTGCCCCATTGACCTGAGGTATTCCAAACCATCCTTAACAGAGTGGATGTCATTACCCTTGACAATACCGTACCCTGCACCAAGGAAGACAATCAGGGCGAGACATGACATCATCAGGCCGCCAAATCCACCTGATCCGCCACGACGGCGACCACGGCCTGAACGAGATTTTCCTCTACCAGCCATTACTTTCTCCAGTCTTCATCAATCTGTAAACTACTCAGCATCAGTACGGTAAATCCTGTCACCAACGTCAGAGGAGTAGTTGAACCCTGATGTCGTCAGCATGGCAAGATTGGTAATCTGCTCAAAAGACTTCACACGCTTGTAGTCACCAGGCATCTGCTCTAAGAAGAGGTCCATTTGATCGCCAGCAGTCCACTGAACAGTCACACCCATCGTTGAGTCATACGTCTGCTTGATCTGTGAGCAGATGTCCCTGAGTTGCTTCTCAGTAGCTGTCTCGACCACAAGATGATAGGTGGCCTTGAACCATGGGGCCTTGTCCTCTTCAAGAATGTTGGTGATTGTCTCAAGATCCTCCAGCGTCTGGTTCACACCACCAGGAGTGCTACCCATTGCTGAGTCAAAAGCGTCCGTACCAGCAGCAATGTTCTTCAACTCGTCCTTGGTGAGTTTACGCTTCGTCTCGACGTCTGCCTTCATCTTGGCGTTCGGGTACAGGGTAAAACGTGAGTACATAGTGAACGGCAGAGACATCTGGTCAGGCAGATACAAGAACGGATACCACTCGTTAGGGAAGTTTGAGTTTCTTGGGAACTTGATGAACGAGATTGTTGCTCGGTATCCGTCAATCTCCTCTGATCCGTACATCTGACTGAACTTCAACCAGCGGTACTTGTGTTTGACGACACCAAATGCCTCACGGTCAATGTCTCCTGGACCAAACCGTTCCTCAGGATCAATGTCTAGGTACGGCGCAGGCATTCTCGGCCAGAACATACGCTTGATGAGAAGAAGAAGTTCCTCACTGGTACACCTGACTGCCCTCATGTTCCCGTTTGAGAGAATGGTGAAGTACTCCTGCTCCTTGCGTCTGAAAGTCTGCTCCTCAATGGCGTCAACATCTGAACCAAGTGGATGAGCAATACGGTCGGCCCAGTCCTTCAACGTGACAGCGGCGCCCTTGAAGCCTGTCTCAAAGACGTTCATTGTTGACAGGTCAAGTGCACCGCGTTTACCTAGCATTACACCGAAGTAGCACACCTTCTTAGTGAACTCATGCTTTTTGAGAAAATTTCTCATCTGCTTCATGTACTGCTCAAAACCAGCACCCTTGGGGTAGTCGTCTCGTGAGTTTCTGACCTGTTCCTCCCAGGCGTCAACATCCAGTGGAACATAGGTCACGATGATGTGCCCCTCAATAGGCTCCTGTCTGGTACCCATAAGACTGGAGAACGCTCCAGTAAGATTGACCGCTGCACTCACCTTCTGGTTGTGAGACAGGAAGTCAAAAACCTGGGTAGAGATTCGATAGTACGCCCAGGACTCTTTCTTAGAGAAGACGATGTTGTCAATCACTGCCTTTGCAGAGATGTCTAACCTCTTTTTTGATACAGCCATTACATTTCCTTAAAAAGTGTGCTATCCGGTTCAAAAATATCAAACGTGTAAGCGCTTACTAAATACGTATACAATAGAACAACACCCCTGACATTTTTCAATCAGAGGTGTTGTTGTGGTGGTTATTATCTCTATCTCTTACTCAATAGAGATAATGTCATTCTGCTGTACTGGAGTAACAACATTGACAAGTTGTTCAGTCTGGTTGATAACGCTTCGTGTGACAGTCGCGTCCTTGCTACCAAACAGCTGCTTAGCGCCCAGAGCAAGAGCGAATCCCATGATGACGACCAATGCGAAGATCGCCATACCACGAACCTCTTTCTTCCAGACAAGAGGGATAACAGCGAGTCCAACTACTCCAATAAGAACAGGAGTGATCCAACTGTTCAGAATAGAGTCAATATTAATTCCTGATGCAAGAACTCCAAATCCTGCAAGGCTTGAAAAAATTGATGTAATCATGATTACCTACTCCAAAGTCTCTTTTTGACTGTGGTCAACTAGTTTCTTAATCTCGTATCTAACCGGTGTGTATTTGAGATCGTTGCAAAATATCATAGATTTTTCAACGAAATGCATAATTATTTCTGTCCACTATTACTTGTGTCAGTCTGATCGGCAGCAATCTCATTCGGGTCTGGTTCGTAAAGGAATGGTGCGAACTTTGTCGCCAACCACTTTCCAGAGGAATTGTCAAGAGTCAAGACATATGTTGATGTCTGATTCATGGTGTTTCCTGATGTTCCAATAGCACGACGCCAACTAACAACAACCTTCACCTTGACAATGTTCTTGTTGTCTGTTGGATAGACCTCATACTCTACAGCATTGTCTACACCACCGTTGAAGGTGAATTCACCACCAAGACCAGTCTTCAAAGAGTTCTTGGCTCCATTGACGACATACTGGTCAAGAGCACTGTGGTTCTGCGGTGTGGCCTCAGCATAGGCACTCATGAAACCGAGAACAGTGGACTTTGTCTCGCTCTTCAAAGATGAGTCAGACTCACCTGTACCAAGTTGACGAGCAGTAGGTGTGTCCTTAGAGTTTCCGACACTTGATACTGGGACAACAGCAGGAGACTCAGGAGTAATGTACATCCTGTCAGTCTTTGCATCATAGTAGACACTGACGTTATAGAACTGCCAGGTTGGCTCAGTACCAGTCTTACCAGAGGCATCAGGCTGTGGTGTGCTACCATCTCCAGCAGAAGCCTGCACAAGTGCACCAACAGTGTACACGCCAACAGTATCACTGGCAGACTTTGCTGAGTAGACTGTTGGACCGAAAAGCACCTTCTGCTTGTATCCTGATGAGACCTGCAGGGAATCTGGTGTTCCTTCACCCTCCATCGTTCCTGAGTAGAAGTACCCTAGAGCCTTGGTGGCTGACTCATCTCCCGATGTCAGGTAAGCCTGCATGAAGTCCTTAGCAAAAGCCTCACCGCGAGTTGACGGGAAGTTGGTCATACCGACAGTAGACGCTGCAATCTGCTGAACATCATCTTTTGAGAGAGTTGCCTTGGGCCAGAAAACGTTATAGGCTCCAAACCCCACGATAGCCACAAGAACAAAGACAGTCAAATAGTGGATAATTGTTGCTCTGATCCTGAGGTTTTTTCTGGAGTCAAGATCATGCTCCTTGACCTTCTTCGGCCTCTTGCCACCTCGACCAGTGCCGAACGGAAGAATCTTTCCCTTCTTACGGTCAACAAAGTCCTTTCTGGTGTCTATGTCAACATCATCTGAACCACGAGCAGGCTTACGGTTGTCAACAACGTCAGGAGATCCAGCAGACTGACCAGAAGACTTCTTCCTCTTGGTCTTAGTGTTCTTTCTACTGTCGTCAGCCTTCCTCATTCCTCCGGGCTGTTGCGGCTGAACAGCATTTACAGGCTGACTGTCACCAGTGTATGTTCCAAGTGATGACGGAAGAATAAGATCCTCCTCGTCCTCAGCATCAAACTGTTCCGAAACGGGGATAGGCTCAAACGGATCATCATCAGCAATAGAGGATGACGGGGCACTCATTGATGACCTCATGTGTTGACGAAGCCCAGCAGCAGTGCTTCCAGCGACGGAGGTGTGGTTGACTCTCAGCCCGCCGTCTGAAACTCTTGAAGGGGGCGGAGAACTTGGAGAAACAGGTCTGCTGTCGTAGTCAGAACCACCCAGATCAGGTAGATCGAAATCAAGATCATCCACATCACTATTAACTGACATTGGAGCGCTTGCTGAGGACAGTGCAGATGGTGACATTCTTCTCATTGGAGGAGAGGACCTTCTGGATCCAGTCCCCCTTTCACGCCTTGGAGCGCCTGATGGAAGGTTGTTACTGGAAACTGGCATTTCTCCTCCAGTCATTTTAAATAAGATAGGACTATGTTTGGAAAATATCACAAAAGGTGTTTTACTACCTGTACTTTTTCATGATTTACAGATCAGGAAGAGTTATCTCGTCATCATCTTCCTCATCATCGTCATCAAGTCCAAGATTCAATTCATCTGCAAGACTTGTTGTCACACCAACAGGAGTACCAGTCGTAAAAGTCGTGCTATTGGAGCGAGAACTCCACTGATCGTCGTCATAGTCAGTGAACCCCTCATTGACTTCATTCTGTGTATTTGTGTTGTTTTTAGATGATGGAGATGTGTGATCGTTATTGCTGTCGTCAAAGTCACTTAAATCACTGAGGTCAGCACTGAACGAGTCCTGGACAGTTTGTAACTCATCGTCATCACCCCAGCCAAATCCACCGTCTTCCTCCTCGTCCTCATAGCCAGCAGAGTTGTGTATCATGCTCTCGTAACTCTCCATGGCTGCAAGAATCTCGTCATCTGACGGACCTTGAACCGACTGGTTGTCAGTAACTTGCTCCTCAGAGTCAACAGTCAGGTGAACGTCTTGATTATCCGAGTAGAACTCATCTTCATTGAATGCCACTCTTCCTGGAACGTAGTACTCTTGGAGAACAGCCTCATCAGGAATCATGTGTACACGACGAGCAAGTGGCCTCTTGATGTCTGAGTAGTTCGGGTCAGATGTCACCTTTGTGATGACAATTGCAGTTGCCTTGTACCCGTTTGACTTAACCGGCAGAGACAGTTCCATGAACTCTTCAGGGCGAACAACATAGTCCTCCCTGACCTCAGTTCTGACAAGTGAGTCTCGACGGTTGTTCCAGTTGAATGACCAGAAGTGTGACTTGTTCTCATTCGTTGACGAGTACGTGTTGAACTTGTCACGACCAACCAGTTTTGCAAATCTCTCTGCTGACTCCTCCTGTGAACCAGCGTGCACGAAGTAGTTGGCACACGTGTCCATAATCCCCTTAAGGTACGCCTCACCGTTCTTGTCAGTTGATGAGATAATCTGTTCAAGAGACTGGCTGGATAGTGTTGTCGAGATACCTGATGCACGAGCCTTCTCCAGCAGGCCAGCAAGAACCTGTGGAGGAATAACCTGGAACTCATCAATGTAAAGATTCAACGGAGTTGAAATACCCTGGTTCCTTCTCAGGGCTGACACTGCGCTCAAGTCAGACATGATGAGAGAGCCGATGTACTCAGCGAAGTCTCGCTCAGAGTCAGAGTTGATAGAGAACAGGATGACAGCACCCTTACTTGCGTCCTTCGTCAACTCGAACAGGTTGATGTCAATAGAGTCCTTACCGCCAGTCCTGAGCCATGGACCGTAGTCTGAAGCCATCAGTGTTCTGACGTTTCCTCGAACCTGCTCAACAGCATTGGAGAGATGGCTGTTCCGGGTCTTGATTCCGGCGTCAACATCCTTGGCGTCCTCGTAGATCGGCCTGCCCTCACATGCCTCAACCAAGTCAGTGAAAGCCGAGTTGTTCTTCAAGGCACTGGCAACCTGTGACAGTCCTCCGTGGTTCCAGTCGATGTACTTGGTCTTGGTTCTGTCGGCCTGTTTGAGCATCTGAAACAGCACCTGCAACAACTGTCGGACATTACTCTTGTAGACCTCAGATGCTGTGTCCCACTTCCTCATGTTCAGCAGCATGTCAGACTTTGAGGATCCACCGTTGATGAGTGGATCGTAGTGGGCCTGACCTGGAGAGTTAGGAATGTCGTATGCTCGTGGGTCACCGTTTGAGAAGTGATAGAACGGCCTGTCATGTTCCTTGCACCATGCAGCAAGTTTGGAGGCCATTCTAGGATCCCGCTTCATGTCAATCATGATGAGCGGTGTTCCTGATCTGATGTCGTTCAGCATCATGGACTGCAGCGTGATTGACTTACCAGAACCAGTGTTTCCAGTCACCAGAGTGTTCAGGTTGGCATCAGACTGGTAACGGTAGGCAACCATGCAGTCGTGCTTCGTCTCAAGTCCTGACTCATAATCTGACGGAGCGAAGAACTCTTTCTCCGTAATACCCATAGGGGCTCTCTCAACAGACGAGTACTCCCCGTTTTTAAGCCCCTCAATTGTCTTGTTCCGCTTCCAGATCTCCCATGGTGTCATCCTGAACTCAAAATCCTTGGTCCATGACCTACCCACCTGCAGCAGGTGAGGGTTGTGGATCATTCGACCGACCTGGACGAAGGTCATCACTACTCCGCCAATAGAACCAAGAATCAGGTTGACGACCACGAGCAGCGGAATCAGGTACGTCCATGTCTTCATGATGTTAGTGATGTCGTAGAGAACCAGCGACGCTGTGTCAAGAGCGTGCACCATTGTGCCGTAACCAAGCGCAATGGCAATGATAGTGACAGCAACCATGAAGATGACTGAGCGCTTCTGCCTTCCTTGTCTCAGCAGGAAGTAGTAGAGACCCCAGGCAAGAGCGAACGCAGGAAGAAAAAGCACAGACAAAATGGCGACAAAACCACTTACTCCAGCGTTACTGTCGTTGTCGTCCTCTAACTCTCTTTTTCTGATGTCTGGGTCAAAATCTTCCACGTCTTCTACCTCTAGTCCATCACTCTATGCAAATCTGGTGTTTTGGTCGAGTTGCTTGAAGTTGTTCCAGCATTGTTTCTCTGTGCTTATTTACAGAAGCAAGAATCACTCATCGGTGTTGTTGACAGAAAGCAAGTCAAACGGGTTGAATCTATGAGAACTGACAACCTGGAAGAACACTGGTGTGTCCTTGACGTCAAACTCAGTCAGGTCTGGCGTGCTGTCAAGCAGAGCAGGATCCACCTGAACAGCAGCGTCGTCTGAAGGGCTATGGAAAGCCAGGTTGAACACGTCATTGATACCCTGAATCTTGGCCTCAGCAAGAGCGATGCACTCCTGAACATGGTCACCGTCAAGTTCAGAGACAATCTCAATAATCTCGGTCAGAATCCTTCTTCTGGTGTCGTTGAGTTTGAACCTGGTGGACTCAGTTGACTCAAGGTCGAAGAACGACGAGTGAGTATCCTCCCTGATAGCCTCAATCTCCTCGTCTCCGTCAGACAGGCTCTTTGACGATCCATGCATCTGATCACCGATGACATCTATCGCTCTGTCGTTGAACTCTCCGAACGCCTCGCTGTACTGCTGCTTGTTCTTGAGAACCTGTTCCTCAACATCAAGAACACCGACTTCCAACTCGTGGTTGTACTCGGCCTTCTCTGTCAGGACAGCAACAACCTCGTCAGTAGTGTTGGTGGACTCATGCAGCACCTTGTTGACAAGTGGACGCAGATCCTCTGACAAGTGGTCTGTCAGGCAGTCGTCGTTGTCAGCAGAGATTCCGAAGCCAAAACCGCCATCGTCATGCTCATCATCCTTTGGTGGGTACTCGAACGAGAAGTCATCATCCTCGATGGCACTCATGTCAAAGGCAGTAGACACAACCTCTTCCTGCTCGTGTGCATCAGATTCGTTGTCATCAACATCATTGCTGCTGTCTTCTTGAACTTGTTCACCAGAAACATCATCTGTCTCTGTGTCCTCAGTAACGTCAGGCTCTTGGATCTCTACTGTCTCCTGACGCCTTATCTCAGCCTCAATCTCCTCAGCATCAGGAAGAGCGAACTCGTCATCACCCTCTTGTGGAAGAATAGTGACATCAACAACCTTCTTCCACATCAGTCTCTCAGTAGCAGCAAGAACCTTCGTCCAGTCAAAACCCCATGCAGCCTCAGCAACAATGTCAAGTGTGACATCATCCTGAGCCATGTCTGCAATCAGACGCTCCTCATCAGATCTGGGAGTGAATGAGGTATATGCAACACCTTCAGTGACAGTAACATCACTCAGTGGAGCACCATCAAGAAATACCTCCGCCTTCCTGGCCTGCACCTGACGTGAGACAACTTCCTGACGAACAAGGTCAACAGGAAGATCAAGCCCTGGAAGACCAGCAAAAACATCTGGGTTGAAGTCCAGGCTCCACTCCGACTCAGCCTTGACTATCTCTGTTCTGTCAAGATTTGCCTCCAGAGCCTCCCATGAAAGAACTGACAAGACCTCACCGGTCAGAGGTCCAATCTCTGGAACAGAGGATACAGCACGACTTACTGCCGCTGGCAACGAGTCGTCACCGCTGGAGAAAACCTCTTTCAAATTACTGACTGCCTCATCGTTCAGAACTGTGCTTGAAGTACTTGCACGATCAATGAGTCCTGACACAAACTCCTGCTTGCTCAAAGAGTTTGAGAACACATACTTAACAAGCCCGTTAATGACAGCAACATCAACATGACTTGTCTTCCTTGACGAGGAATCACTACCTACTGAGTAGTCAATGGACACGATCTTTGTGTCCTTGGATCCAGAGTTGACCAATGACTTCAAAACGTCATCAATACCACTGTAGACAATCTCAGGAACTTCCGCTGCTGATACATTGAACTCACCCTTATCGGTCTTGCTCTTTCTTGAGAAAAGCCCCATGTCGTCAACTCTTTTCGATAGTTCCAGAAAATCTACTTGATGTTAGCCGGGAATATCGACACAGACAAACCCCTGAGGTAGGCGCTTTATCTTGTTTATTAGCGCATCTCAGGGGTTTATCCTGTTAGTAAAAGATTGACTCCTGTGTATTATACACTATGCTGAGTGAGTAGAATCAAAGACCAAGATTCTCTCTCTTCCTGTCTATTCTTTCAATCGCCTTCTCGACCATCTCAACAGGAGTGTCAGGGTTGGCTACAGCCCTTGTGGTCTCGCCTATGAACTGCTCCATCTCCTGTCTCTTCTTCTTCTCGTAAATGTAACCCATGAGATAGTTGAACAACTCGTCTGCCTGGCTTATGCTGGCTTCGCTGCCTTCTTCCTGCTGCCCAGTAGTCTCCAGAACAGCAATCTTGCTGACGAGGCTTCTCTCGATGAACTCCACCACTCGTTTCTGACGGAAGTCCTCTGGAAGAATAACCTCTTTACGAGAGACTTTCTTGAAGTCCTCCCACAAGTACCTGAACTCCTTAGGGTATCCTCTGTGTCCCCTGATGAACGTGTCTCTCCTGTTGCCAGCCTGATTGCTTTTATCAACACCTGTTGACTCATCATCCTTGGAAGGCACAGGCAGACCTCGGCAAGCAAGAAGAAAAGCCCTGGCAGTAGCCTGGTACAGCAGATCACTCTTAATGAGTCTGACAAGGGATCTCTGCATCTCCTCACTACTAACATCAGTATCAGGTTGACTCTTGCTGCTACTGTCAGTTGAGTTGGTGTCAGAGTCATGAGTGTTAGCGTCATCAACAAACGCCACTGCTCCTTCGTTGACATCATCCTCAGTCAGAGGATCAGCCTTGTCAACACTGGATCTGACAACAGATGTTGACATGAAGGCATCCAGAGACACCTTCTTAATCATCTGCTCCCTCAGCGCGAAGGAGGCGATAGTCTTCAGTACTGGAGCAGCACGCTCAACGTAGCGAACAGACGCTGCTGGATCCTCTAAATCATACTCCTGAGCAATGATGTTCAGGACGTGCTCAACAATCGGTACCTGGTTGGACTTTGACGTAACATAGTCCCTCAGCGCCTCAGATCCATACTTCATCCTGTAGTCACAAGGATCCATTCCGTCAGGAAGAACAACCACATACGACTGAGAATGAATTGACGGAATACTGGAGAACACCTTATAGGCGGCGTTCATACCAGCCTTGTCGCCGTCGAAGCAGAACACGATCCTGCCGTCCTCACCTACCATGCGTCGGCACAGACCACCCTGATCCTTAGTGAAAGCAGTTCCAAGTCCTGCCACAACAGCCTCAACACCCGACTCGTCCATAGCGATGACATCAAACTGCCCCTCAGCGACATACAGAGTCCTGTTGTCTCCTCTGAGAGCCTTTCTGGCGTTCGCGTGGTTGTACAGCACACTAGACTTATGAAATAGCGGTCCAGCAGGTGAGTTGACGTACTTACCCTTCTTGAAGTCGTCCTCGAACAGACGCCTGCCTGAGAAGCCAACGTTCTTCCCCATAGCGTCTTGTACGAAGAACATCAGTCTTCCTGACCAGAAGTCATTGATCCTTCCAGTCCTCTCAGACTTCGAGCACACTCCTGCAGCCAGGATAATCTCGTCTGAGTAGCCCTTGTCTTTTAGGAAGGAGTACAGTTCTGCTCGTCCTCTAGGAGCGTAGCCGTATGGGATCCTGTCTCTGTATCGCTCCAGACCTCTGTTGGTCACCTCACGAACAGCATCATGGTCTGAGTCAAGTTTCTTGTAGTTCCGCCAGTAGAAGACTGAGGCGTCACGAACACATCTGCGCAGAGCCTGGTAGTCAATGCTGCTCTCTGAGTCTGAGGACTTGTCAAGCACAGACAGATCGATACCCTTGTCCTCAGCAAGTTTCCTCAGGGCGTCCATGAACGACAGGTTCTCTGTGCTCTGGACATAGGACAGCAGGTCTCCGCTGACACCACAACCGAAGCACTTAAAACTCTGTGTTCGTGAGTCAACATTGAATGATGGAGTCTTCTCGTTGTGGAACGGGCACAGACCCTTCTGAGAGTAGGTGCCAGCAGGCTTCAGTGACACACCAGAGGCGTCAATGTACTCAGCCAGATCATACTGTCTCTTGACCTCTCCTACAACTTGCCTGAAACCACTCTCGTCAGCCAAATCAACACACCTCACTCGCTCTCAGGTGCCAAAATCATAAAATCTCAGCACCACACATTCTAACACTTCCTCTTGGATTACACAAAGAAACAACTCGATCTGTCTGAACTGCTTCTCATCAAGTCAGCGTTATCAACAGATCGAGTTGTTTACTAAAAACTAGAAACACTTACCTTATTGTGCACTAGGTTCTCTTGTCAGAAGTTCCAGGGATTCTCCTCGGACTCACTACCAGCAAGACTCTTGATCTTGTCAGGCTGAAAACCACTCCACTCATCCCCATCGGAAGTCACAACGATAGGGGCTTGACGGTGACCACGCTCCTTAAACTCCTTGATGTTTGCTGGAGTAATGGGCTCAGTAGTGAACTCAACTCCCAGACTAGTGAGAAGGTTCTTGGTGTCCTCACACTGTGGGCAGTTTGGCTTGGTGTACACTGTTGCTGTTGCCATGTAATAGTTCTCCTGTGTGTGTTAGATAGTTGAATACTCAATAAGATTCTGACGACTACATGTTGAAGTCATCTCTCTTCAAGAGATCTGTTAACCAGTATCTGATGACTCATTCTAACAAGTCACTTGTGCTGCTCTGCCATGCTCTTGACGACATCCAGATAGTACCTGTACTCATCCAGTGAGTCCTGAGCGTCAGCAAGGGCACGGTGGGCACGAGATTTCCTGTATCCTGATACGCTCACGCCATCTTGAAGCATCATTGAGACTGATGTGACATCAACACTCATGTGTGACAGGTGAGAGTATGTGACGGGCATCCACACTGCCATCAGACCTCTGTCAAGGTAGGGTGAGTTTCCGCCAAGCACAACATGTGAGGATCCTGCTGTCTCGCTCAACCACTCAGCCATATCGTGGTCAACTCTGTCAGGTGCCTGCGATCCGTTGTTCCACAAGTCGGACCAGAGTCCTGACTCCTCATGCATCATCCTGGCAACAGGGTCGGACATTCTCATGGCCTCAGAGATGGAACCAGTGTCCACCAGAGCGCTGAAACTGTCTCCGTACTGTCTTCCTTGCATGTCAGTCACGATTCCAGCAATCTCTAGAATCATGTCTCTGTCTGGAGAGGTACCAGTTGACTCGACGTCAATCCACGCTATCATCTTGTCTGCCATGTCCAGTATCAGTCCTCTACCTGATCTGACTTCAACTGGACAATGAAGTCTCTCATCTCTGCTGCGCTGTAACCCTCAGCAGCACCCATCATGATCAGGTTGATAACAGTCAGTTCTGGAAAGTCATCAGTGCTGGCGCCTTTCTGAACCTCATGCACGCTCTTGCGCAGTGCTCTGATGAACAGGTAACCAAGGTCTGTCCTGTCATCCTGTGGCTCTTGCAGAAGAACAGCACGAGACGTAATCTCATTGACTAACTGACTGAAGGAACTCAAGACAAACAAACCCTTCCAGTGCTCAGGACAAGTTGTAACCTACTGATAACTGGCCGGAATATCAATATATGAGAGTTTAGTTGTCAGTTAACTCACAAAACAGTAATGTGCAGAAAAAGTGATGGATGGGTTTTCAGTCCCTGCTCAACATCCTCTTCGTGATTCTTCTCTCACACACATACATTGCTCGATCTGTGCTAAAAACTGTTGCTCCAAGATAAAGAACTGACAACACACCAAGAGTCCACCAGTTCCAGATGTAACCGCCATATGGAACCACAGTCACAACCTCTGACTTGATGTCCTGATTAGTAATCTCACCAGGATCGTTGACAGGGTTGTTGTCACCCTTGGTCTTGTAGATCCTGTTACCATCCTTGTCAGTTCTGGATGAGACAATGCGATGAAGAACATTCTTGTCATTAAACCATCTGGCCTTGTACACAACCACATCACCCTCAGTCAGACCACCATAGTTCTCTGAAACAAGAACCAGATCTCCCTTACTGATACTGGGCTCCATCGAACCAGATACCACGTATAAGGTCCTGACACCAACAATGTTCAGTGAGACCACAGGCACACACACTGTAGCAATCATGATGAACAGAACCAGCGATGCTATGAAAAAACGATTCCTAATGGCGCGTGCTCGTCTGAATGAAGGCGTAGTCCTTGACGACATGACCAATGTTCTTTCTGTACTGCTAAATCTGTTCTCTTGATCTGGATGCTCACGCCCTTGTGAGAAGTATCCAGGTGGAGCAGGCGCTATTGTAGCACATTCTCAATGAACTCTGTCGTGTCCCAAGGCGTTTGAGATGAAACTGGTATCCTTAATCTCTGCTCTCAGTTCTCTGGCGTAGGATCTCAGTGTCTCAGGGTCACAATCACCATTCACAGAGACATTCTTCACTGTCTCAACCTTCTTGGCATGATCCCCCATCCTTGACATGACTGTTGAGCGTGCTGACTGCCTCGCCTCACGACTTGAGTTGACATACGCAAGAACCTGCTCAGGAGTCATACCAGAGAACCTGTCATCACCAGTGAGAAACAGGTTGTCCTCAGTTCTTCCAAGAGTTGTATCTTCCTGTTGAGATGATTCTCTTCCTGCGTCTGATTCAATGTTGTTGCTTTCTTGACTCTCAGAAGAACTGCTATCTATTCTCTCCGGTTTTCTACTGGCTACAGCAAACTCACCGTACAACAGAGCATTCTGGTCGTTGATAAAGGACTCAGCCTGTTCCTTTGTCTCAAAGTGTGGTTCATCCTTGAAGTGACAACGACTTCTGACTTTTGCTCCACACTCAAGGGGCTCATCAGAACCAGGACGAATATGATACATAACAGTTTTCCTTCTAGAAGTCCAGTGACACCTTTCTGTTCTTACCTGTCCTCTCACTCTTCTCAGGTAAGAACAGAAATTATTTCCGCTCTCATATCTAAAAGAATGGTCATTATTGCAACAAAATAATCATTTCAGAGCAGCAAAAATCCCTGAATCATGTATTCAAAGCACCAAATAAAAAAGTACTTCATGACTCAGGGATAGATGATCTCTTCGTAAGAAGATTGTGGTGTTTGTCCTACCTATCACTTCCTGGCTGTCAGGACATGACGAAGTTGAATCCAGTTGTCTCCAAGATTGCTTGCCAGTGCCCTGCTGTCCCGACTCAGGTTGTCATCAGTGAAGTCGGTGTAAGCCAGCGTGTCAAAAGCGATGTGCTCGAACGGTGACAAGTGACCCTTCTCCAGCAGTGTCTCACCAAGACGTGTGGTTGCGGTAGACTTGCTTGCTCTAGACTTGTCTCGGTAGGAAATCTGAGCACAGTTGGTTGCCGACAGAAGCAGATCATGATACAGGCTGTCAAACGAGTCTGTCTTGGCCGGAACGCTCTCAGCGAACGGAAGATGAAGCCAGGTAGTCTCAGGCTCAGAGACCTCCAGCGCCTTCTCTACGAGTTTAGCCAGCGCCACAATCTCAGGCTGAGCAGCAGACAGGTCGGTTCTGAGATCAAGGAAGTTCTGCCACCACACTGAGGTAATCAGGGCCTCGTGGAACATGAACGGCTCAATGTACCGGTTGGCGTTCTGCTTGTGCATGTTGAGGGCGTCAGGATGAGGCTCGTCAGAGGTGTAGACGTGGGCGTAGTACTCGTCCAGCAGATCGCTCCAATCACAGGCATCATAACTGTCATGCATGTCACCCATGAGCGCCTGAATCTCATGAGACACAGCAGCGTCACGTGCAGAAAGGTGGTTGTCTATCATTCTGGCTCTGTCAGCAGCAGAGACGAATCCTCCTGACATTCCCTTCTTGTTGTAGGTGAACAATGGAATGTATGGGTCGTTCATGACGTCACCAATAGTCACCTTGACGCTACGAGCCCTGGACGATGCACTGTTCCTGGAGAACTGGCGATGAGTATTCACCTCAGACAGGATGCAACGGGGGAACCTGGCGATGATGGTGAAGATACGGTTTCCCTCATCCTCCTTGTCCTTCAGGTGCTCCGGCTTGCTGTCAGCGATCACTGTGACCTCGTACTGACTCAGCATAGGGTCAGTGTAGGAGAACCTGAGATACGGCTCAATGCGGTATGGAAGAGTGACATGCTCGGTCTTGATGGACGTGAAATCTGGCTCAAGAATCTGATCGTTCATTCAAAAGAACCTTTCTCCAAGAGAAGGAAGAGATGTTACTGGTAAACACCTTCATCTTAACGAAAGGCATTCAGTGCCCAGCAACACTCCTTTTCTTCCTACTACTGCTACGCTCTAGTCGTCAGATTCTTTCTTCTTCAGTGACTTCTTGACCTTGCTGACCATCTTGTCAACCGTCTCACCAATATGCTCGTTAACAAGCGTTCCAACATGAGCAGAGAACTCTTTCGGAAGACCCGAGGAGTAAGGATAGGCAAAGGACCTGAACAGATGAGACAAGGACTCGTTGGCGTTCTCATTCCTGTAGTAAATAGGGGATGGCTTATTCAGGAAGTTAATCGCTATCAGCATACAGGTCTTCCTGAACACCTCCTCACCAACAATACTGTATAGTTCCTTCAAACTTGAGGGAATGTTGTAGATGTAGCAACTGTTACTGAAAATCTTGTCCCTGTAGTCCAGCATCTCAGTAATGTTACCAGCATCCTCAGGGACTATAAGGTACTTGGGAAACGGTAGCCAATCAGCAGCACTTCTCTTGTCTTCCGTCCTCATGCCGAACTCACGATCAAGGTATTTGAGCACAACATGATCAGGATCCTCTTGAAGCAGGGATGAGGTCTTGACACTGAAAGGCTTTGTTCGCTCAAGGCTCTTCTCAACAACTGCTGCTGAGGCATGGTATGTTGGTGGAGCAATAATCCTGCTCACATCACCCACAGCATTGAGAACCTTGGCCGTGATGCCAGTGACCGCTAGAACGCTCTTGTCCTTTAGAGCATCATCACCATACTTCTCAAGGTAACCGTTCAAAAGGTCACACAGTTCCACAGTCTTGATTGACGCAGGAGAGATAAGGATAACAAAATCAGAATCCCTGGCAATTGAGGTGATGTTCTTTGTGCCTGCCAGCCTTCCTGACGGAATGTTCTTCCTAAGAATCTTGTCTCTGGTCAGTCCTCCGTCAGACGCCCTGCTGATCCAGTACCCATTGATCTTGATAAGAGACTTGTTCTCAGCGCTAGTGTTTCTCTTGATTGAAGGAGCGGCCTCTACAAGTTCATCGATAGACCCGAACCAGAACTGATCCAAGGACACACCCATAGAGTCAAGAATCTCAGCCTCCCAGTCATCCACTGAGGTCTTCGACTCCGTAATCATCAGAACAATCTTGGTGTAGTTACACACCTTACCAGAGGATGTCTCAGTAGGCTTCTTGAACGAGTTGAGGATTCGCGTCCTGATTCTGGCAATCCTCTGGTAGTCGCTCTCATCTGAGCACCTGACAACAAGAAACCTTGTTGCCTTCAAAGAGTCGTCTGACACACCAGTGACAACACCCACAAGACTGCTCGGGTTGTACTTCTTGGAAAGTGTTTCAGTCAGAGAGTCCTTGGAGTGCCTTGTCTGACCATACACAGGGTAGACCATTGAGTCCAGTTTGATTAGACTGTACTTTCTAGGATCGGACTGACGGGACCGAAACACCTCAGCGCCGTAGTCCAGATCCACAGCAACATCAATACAGCGGTTCTTGTGCAGCCTCTCAGCAGTATGCCATCCTGTAGGACCACTTAGAGTAGTTACTGGTACTTTCAGCCAGTCGTTGGCGTAGAAAATAATCTTCTCGTCACTGAAAACCCGACTATTGTCACCACGCTCCAATGACGTGTCGAGTGCCATAGAGCAGTCATCAAGCAACTGAGACATATCTCTCAGGTTCCCATATGAGACGACAGCAGGAATAATCTCAGATACCTTGTCCTGAATCTGCTTGATGACAGTACTGTTCAGGTTGTCCAGCCTCTTGTCCTGAGTAATCGTGTCTCTGGACGAGGCGAAGTTGACAAGCCCTGGCTGAATCTCCACGGCGACCAGAGCAGGATTCTTACTGTCCTTCGAAGAAGTGAACCTGCTGTCGCTTCGATACTCGTAGCCGTTCAGGATGTAGGACAACCCAGAGTTCTCACCAAGATTGCCTTCAAGCATCTCAGCAAAACTATAATACCTCAGTTTCTTAAGAAGAGTCCGAGCACAGGGAAGGTTAATTCTCGGATCAGGAATCCACACACCACCTTCAAGACCAGACTCAGAATCCAGAGAAATGTCACAGACCTTGATGTACTCACTTGTTGACTCATGAAGAACTCCGTCAATCATGATAGGAGCATTGCCTCCCAGCCCAGCATAACGAGAGTACGTCCTCAGAGCATTCTTAAAACGCCCAAAGTCCTCCTCACGTACCGGAACAGTCACCTTCGTTCCATTGGGCCTATCAGTGCTCGTGGTGCTCAAAGAGGCTACAGGACCATCCTGCTCACGCCTGATAGAGATGCTTGTCAACTCGCCATCACAGACAGTCTCAACCTGAAACTCACTAGTGTAGGCAAGCGGCGCCTTAGCACCCAGACCAAAAGCACCAACCTGGCCGAGGTCATCACGCTTGGAAGACATGCCGTAGGAGACGTAGGTCCTCTCCACCTGCTCCCTGGTCATACCATCACCGCTGTCTGAGACGACCAGAGACGGGCTTAGAAGGTCAGGCGACTCCACAACTACAGGTGAGGTGGAACCAGCGCGTCCAGCGGCGTCCTGTGCATTCGAGACAGTCTCCCTGACAACAGCCTCAACAGGATCAAGGTACAGGTCCGTCAGACGAGGAAGAATGTACTTCATCGCCTCAGGTGAGACAGTCATAGCAACATCGCTAGTAGATGAGTCATCCAAACTCACAGACAGCACTGAATCCAGAGAGGAGGTCTTAGACAGAGACAAGATAACCAACCTTCGCACATACGTGGATAAAACAGATGGACTCTAGTGTAGCATCAAGGCGGCATGTTTTCAACAAGACAAGGACGAGTAACTAGCAACACCCCACTGACAACCAAGGACGCACCAGGCACCAAGGACCCAATAGCACGACTATACAAGATCTATAGAGTCATATGGTGTAAAAACGGATCGACACGAGTTGGCGCCATTACCTTTTCTTTTAATTGCAACAAAAACCACCAAAGCACACAGGTAGGTCAGACTCGGTTGATCTGAACAATAGTGTGATGCTTGGGTGGTTGTGTTTTGCTGTGACAGCAGGTTCTTGTTAGCAAGACAACTACAGGTGTCTGGAGATCTATCACCCGCCAAACAGGCTCATCATCTTGCTGGAGAACTTCTGGACAGCACTCTGACTTTCGTACTCTCTAGCGGCCTCTATCTCTTTGATTCTTTCTATCCTGGCGTCGTGCTGCTCACGAAGCCTGTCACTGGAGACATCATGTCGTCTAAGAACCTCTTCCATCTGCCTCATTGTCCGAGACGCCCACTCACCTGCACAGCCAGCGGTCATGTGGTCGTTTCTGGGCATCTTGGTCGTCGTGTAGTTCCTGATGAACTCCTCAGCCTGCTCTGGAGTATCGATTCTGTGAACCTGCTCACCCTCATCGTCTTTGGTGATGACACTCCATCCTGGATACTTGTGCCCCTCGTTGTAACCATTCTGGAACTGCAGCGCCCAGGAGTTCTTTGAGGATCCGCCCTCGTTGTTGAACCACCTGACGTCAATGTCCACCTGATCGCTGGAGTATCTAGCGGATCCGTCATGTGTGTCTATGTATCTTCCGATACTGGACGGCCTGACAGGGTTGCAGGACAGATCAATGTCGCCTTTCAGCCTACCCCCAAGCGGTCCTCTTCTGAACATGGTGTAGATTCTCTCGCCTTTACCAGGCTCGGACCAGGATCCTGCGCCCAGACGATAGAACTCCTGGGGCTTGATGGAACTGAACCTGTCCTCTTCTGCAAGATAAGTCAGACCAAAGTCCGCCTTGGCCTCATCCTCAAGCAGGACTCGGGACTCAAGAACATGATTGGCTATCACAGTGCCAGGCCACGGATCCACTTCTCTTATGTCATAGGTACTATCTGGATTGTTATTGTAGAACTTGCACATCGTACTGGCAACAAAGTGTGCCTCCTGATCCACTCCTGTGAACTCATCATTGAGAGGTGAGTCGTACCCAAGATTATGGCTCTTGCTCTCACCAGTTTCAGTGTCAACCATATGGAGTGTGTAGTTGGTGTAGAGATCGCCAGAACTACTCATGAAAGGCTCCCTCTCGAGGAAGTACTGGAAGCGGTTCTCATGACTATGCGGGTAGTTGACAGGAATGACAACATTCTGCCACTCAGGACCCCAGCCATTTGCAGTCAGTTCATCCATGCGCTCATAAGCGTTGACCAGCCCTTCCTCACCAAACGGGTTCATGGAGTCAGTGGCAGCACATCTGGCGTAACGACGTGAGTTGCGAGCGTGATCACGCATCTCTTCTATATACGCCTTCTGATCGTTGGAGAGAGTATGGGCGTTCTTGGCGAACAGAGCCTCCTCATAAGACTCGTAGTCCTGCCAAGGACACTTCCCCGTAGTTCTTCCACACACCTCAACAACATTGCCTTTATTAGGGTTGACGTGCCAGTACATAACGCTCACACCTCTTTGTTTTTCAGTTCAGTACCAGAAGCATATGCAAGAATGCATTCACTATAAAGAACGCTACTTCATTCACTTCTACTGATTAACACAATAGCACATGTTTTAAGATAATCTCTAAAACAAGAGTATATGTAGTATATGAATTGGGTTCTGAAAGAGATTTTTACGTCACTCAGGACTACACAAACCACTGACTCATATAGCATCAAAAAGCGGTATAGATGTCCGCAAGGAGACGCTTGAAACGTTTGTAGACAATGATTCTGTAAGACGCTGTATACATGACAAAAATGTTGATAGCACTGGAATAAATCAGTGTGACAGCAGCACCAGAAAACATATTTCTAGCACGCTACAAGATTATGTTCTTGAACTTGCAGCAGAACAAAAGCAGCGCTTACCACAGAAGACGAGCAGCAGTGAGATCAGGTATTTATAACGTTTTGGTAACATCTTGAGAAAGTACTTGACAAGTGTCAGTGAGCAGCAGGAAATTGATGCTAAAGCACCTCAAACAACTCGTCTGTGCTTTTGAATCATGTGAACTGGACCACACATGATTCACTGCGAGTATACACAGAAAACAGGTTCCGGCAGAGAGACAGAACTCGATACCAGAACCTGTTCAAATGCGAGAGTATTCTCTTTTATGGTGTGCTGAAGACTACTCTATTGTCTTCACAAAGTGTCCTCATTTGCACGCAGAGTCCACATCCACTCTTTACGAGCACCTGTGTCGTTACCAAAAATGAGCGTCAACGACTCCAGCGCAGCAGCGGCATCAGGAACAGTCACCTGAGTCACCACGCGGGTCTCAGGATTGATGGCCGTCTCGAACAGGATGTCAGGCTCCACCTCACCAAGACCCTTCAAGCGAGTGATGTCATACTTGATACCGGCATCATCCAACTGAGCCGCAGCAGCATCACGCTCACGCTCATCACGAGCATAGATCTTCCGCGACTTACGACCTTCATGTGTTGCGATGGAGAACAGAGGCGTCTCAATCTTGAACAGACGACCCTCAGTGACAACATCCCTGAAGCACTCCCAGAACAGAGAGTAGATGAGACAGGCGATGGCGTTACCGTCAGGGTCGGCGTCAACAGCAATGAACACACGACCATAACGCATCTGATCCAGGTTGAAGTCGTCACCATAACCAGCGCCCAGAGCCTTGATGATGTCCTGCACCTCCTTGTTCTCCATCACCTTCTTCGGAGTATTCTTCATGACGTTGATGATCTTGCCTCGAATACCCATGAGAGCATCCACACGACCATCACGAGCCGCCTTCAATGACGACAGAGCCGAGTCACCCTCACAGATGTAGAGGGACGCCTCCTCAGAACCAGCCAACTCACAGTCAACAAGTTTCGACGGCAGAGAGGACGAGGAGATCTGGTTCTTCTTACGAGCCACATCACGCCTGTCACGAGCACGCTGACGAGCCCTGGACGCAGACACAACCTTCTTGGCGATAACAGCAAGATCCTCACTGTTCCCACGAGAAGCGATCCACTTACTGAAAGCATCACGCAGAGCCTCCAGAATAGCCTTCTTCACAGCAGGACCACCCAGTTGCTCCTTCGTCTGAGAGGTGAATGAAGGCTCAGACACCTGCACACTCACAACAGCCGTCATACCCTCCAAGAAGTCAGAGACAGCAGGACGCTCCTCACCCTTCTTCAGCAGACCCTTCATCGTCGAGAAACGCTCACCGAACGAGTCACTCAAGGCACGATAGAAAGCATCCTCATGAACACCACCATTCTTCGTGTTAATCGTGTTGACGTAACTGCTCACGCTGCTGTCGAAGTCAGTACCCCAGGAGAGCATCACCTCAACTGGCACACGACGCTCAACATCCTTGTGAGAGACAGTTCCGTCATCATTGATCACAGGCACGTTGCGCTCAGTGTAGAAACCATCAGTGACAATATGAATGGGCTGGGAAAGGATTGAGTCGCCACGCTGGTTCGCAGCCACCAACTCAGCCAAGCCGTCCTCAAAGTGATAGAACTCATGCAGAGGCTCCTTGACACCAGTCTCAGGATCCTCAATGAGGCGGATCTCGTCATAGACTTCAGCATGAAGAGACGGAACCAGGTAGCAGGTGGCCTTCAAACGCTCAGCAAGATCAGCAGTGTCAACAGGATAGGGAGACTGGAACACTGAGTCGTTCAACCACACACGAACACTAGTACCGGTCGGGTAGAGAGACTTCTCCTCCTTAGAACGAGTGTCCTTGGAGACACGCAGGTAGTCATACTTGTCATCATCCAGTGGGGTAAAGGTGGAGTCAGGGTTGTCATCCTCTGCAAAAAAACCAGGAGTGCCGTCCTTGAAATGAAGTTCATAAACCTTTTTATTGCGGTAGACCTTGATGACGGCCATTTTGGAAAGGTGAATACAGGCTGCCCCACCTAGTCCATTCAACCCGCCGGTAAATTTATCTGAATCGCTAGAGAATTTACCACCAGATTGGAGTGTTCCAAGTGTTTTATAAATACCACTTACATTTCTTCCATTTGCATCAGGAGAAGAATCAATTGGAAGACCTCGACCATTATCAATTACCTCAAAACTACCGTCATTACGGGCAATAGTCTTAACATGGGAACCATATCCACTTCTTGCCTCATCTGTAGCATTGTCCTGCAGTTCGCGGAGGCTGGTATTCTTTTGGCTGGAGAATTTATAATCTCCACCACCAGATTCATGCCCCATTGTCAAATTAAGACGCTTAATTAAATAAGAGTGACTGTCTAATGTCTGAATGTCTTTTGAGGTATATTCCGGTGCATTCTTTGCTGTCATTATTTTGTATTCCTTATTCTATTTATTTTTAGATAGTAATTTCTTTTATTTTACAACTGCAAATCCAGGTGTCCAGATAGGTCTGAACCTGGAGTCAATCATTCTGCTGTACTCATCAGACAAGTCATAGTCAGTACAGTCTCTCAGGTATGGCCCAATACTCATTCTTCCTGTTCTCTCGTACTTGTAGTGAACCCATACACAGAGTGGACCAGTGTAAGAGTAGGCAACATCATCTCGTAGGTTAGTGGTCTTACTAAGGTCTATCCAATCTCCTTCTGTTGGATTTTGAATCTTTACTCTGTTAGCAATCATTGGGATCACTGTATCCCAGTCATCCCAGTCGAAAACCTGTATAAGATCATACCCATTACTCAGAGCAGTCTTACACCTGTTCAAGTGATATGAAGTTGCTGTAGGCTTGTGTTCACTGCAAGGGTATCCACAATGTGTTCTCTCACAGGCAAAGGATCTGTAACTATTATGAGAAACTGTTGGGTTGATGTCCACTAGAATGTTCGTTCCTGTCAAGTGCAGATCAAAGAATAGACTACCAACCCTCTTCTCGAGTTCTGACTCTATACCCAGTTCTGTCAAAGACTCTTGAAACAAGATGTTCTTCTTGGATATGTTACCAGCGCCTCCGAACAGGATTCCATGGTTCTCAATAATCTTGTTCAGAGCCCTTTCCTTTACCTCAGGAATCTGCATAGGGTTTTCATAACCATAACGTTCCATCAATGTTTTTCTGAGTTTTTCTCGTACCTCAGGGCTTGACATTGATCCCGCACCTCCGTATCTTTCGATCATGGTCTGGCGCTGTTTCTCTGTGTTGAAGGCGTAGACTCCTCCGTTGTTCTTGTATTGTGTTTCTCTGATCTTTTTCTGGACTTCTTTGTTTTTGGATGGAACCTCAACCCCATACCGTTCCATCATGGTCTGTTTCTGCTTTTCGGTGTTGAAGGCTAACTTGCCGTATTTCTTTATCTGTGAGTCCATAACCTGTTGCTTGAACTTGTCCAGGTGCATAGAGTTCTCTACACCGTAGCGTTCAAGAGATGTCTTCTTGACTTTCTCTCGTGTTTCAGGTGAAAGACCTCCGCACTTGTATGAACAGTACTTCTTGTATTCTGCTCTACAGCACTTGTATTCAAATACAATGCCACATACTGGACACTCTGATGTCTTATTCTTATTGCAGTAAACACCTCTGGAGGATCTGGGTGTAAACATCTCTCCACATAGGAGACATTCTTTCTGGTTATGTTCTACCATTTTATTCCTTTAATAAATCAATCAAAGACTACGGCGTTGGTGGTACTATCACATCTTAACAAAAGATGCACCCTGCTTGGCAGAAACACAAAGATCTAATCTGCCTACGAGGGTATGCGGCCGTTTACAGGACACCTCACCTGTACCTGATGTACTCCTTGTACTGTTCTTGTGTGAGGAATCCTGGTCTGTTCATGAGTTGTTCTGCTTTTTTGAGGACTGGTTTGGGGGTGTTTTTGACCATTCGGATGCATCTGTATCTGTGGTCTGGGTCTTTGAAGGCTTCTGTGAATTCTTGGACGAATCTTCTGACTCTGGCGTTCATGTCCTCGCTGACTGTGACGTCACTGTTTCGTCCGGTTCCTTTGAGTGTCTTGCTGTAGTCGAAGTCGAGTTCGTGTCCGGCTTCAAGCAGTGTTTTCTGTGTGAGGTAGAGGTTCCAGAGTGCTACCTTGCGGGTCTTTTTTCCTCCAGCGTTCATCTCTACCGTGTTGGACAGGGACTCGTCGATGGCTTTCTGGCTGGGGAGTTTGCTTGGTTCGCGGTACCCTAGTTCGTCAAGCCATTTTCCTATCTGGTTGGCCGTGGTGTTGAAGTAGGTTGCGAGTGTGCCAAGGTTGACCCATTGTGGTTCGCCTGTTGCTGGTGCCTTGATGTCCTGGTTGACGCTGGCTCGTTCGACGTGCATTCCTGCTTCTGTCAGAGCGTCGTGAACAGCCTGTAGGTTCCACAGCAGTGTCTTGCCGCAGGTGTCGATGAGTCCGTCGTCCAGGGCCTTTCTGGTGGGCTTGTAGGCTGTGCTGGTGCCATCCTTGGCTACCGCCTGTCTCATGTATCCCTGTTGGACGAGGATGTAGACAAGTGCTCGTTGGTGCAGGCCGCTGAAGTTTGACGCCAGGGATGCTGTGGAGGAGTGGGTCGGGCGTCTTCCACTGAGATACCGTTTCGTGGGTGGTTCCAGTTCAGCCATGATTCCTGCCTTGTTCTATTGTGCTTGCTGGTTGTGACGGATTCTGATAGAGAGAGGGTTTGGTGCAGATCGTCTACTCTGCTGTTGTCCACACTGTTGTGCTGACTCTATGCCATCATCTGCTCATCACTGATTTTGACAGGTACGATTATCAGCGGATTCAAGTGCTTTGAGCAGGTCGATGGCTGTCTTGGTTGCTTGGATTACCTTTTCTCTTGCTTTTCTGGCTAAATCATGAGTGTCGTAAACTTTTTGCGTCACATCATCATAACCAAGAAAAACCAACTCATTAAGATAGCGCACTAGGCACAAGATGATTTCCATAGTAAAGTTATATACATCCATAAAATCAGTAAGTTCGTTGTTTTGTTGTCTATAGATAGATTTGTTGAGTGATTCTATCGCACTTGATCCTATAGCACTACTGGAATTATTTGTCTTGCTTGTAAGTGTTTTATCAATCTGTAGACATACAGACACCAAGTTATCAACTACTCCGAGCATCATGTTACTCAGGCTTTCAGAGATGTTATACTTACTGATAATGTTCTCAGTTGTTTGTGTAGCAGTATTATATTTTCTATGGATGACTGAAAAATGTGTTGACTCAGAGAAAGATCTTTTCTTTCCATCTTTTTTAGAAGAAAATACTCCATCTCTACCCGTTATGTATCTGACCAGAACCTCAGACACAGAGCACGCTAAGATTTCTGGTAAACGAAAAAATCCCTCAGTATTGATAACGGATCCTACATCCTCAATAACATCTGACGACAATTCATCAAACGCTGTCATAAGTACTGGTTCCATCTCATCATCATGATAATAGTATAGAGATGAACCTGTTTTTAGTACTAAAGAGACTGTATCAGCATCACTAGTGACTTTTGATGCGGTTGCCTGAGTCAGACGCAGTTCCCACAAGGATGCTCTTTGGTACTTTCTTTCACATGAGTTAAAATAAGCACCAGTCCAAAAAACCTTATTTAGAGTTTTTTGAAATGATTCCTGAAAACTTGATGGTATGAGCGAAGCAGTAACAATTCCTGGTGCGCTGCAAAAGAGATTTGTCTCATCAACAGGATGTTTCAACGAGCCTTTCATTTTTAATGATCCAAGTCCAACAGGTTCTACTGTTTTAAGCAGTTCATCAATACTCTTGCACGCTGGCAGATGATACACCATGTTCCCGATTAGAGCCGCCGTTGCTCCAACATGACCAGGCTCAATCTTGTGTACCAGACCAAGTGCTGAATCCTTCAGGTTCTCTGTGATCTCATCCCCAATATTGAAGTCAATGGTGGTGTTCTGGCAACTGCTGGTATCAGTGCACATCATGACCTCAATCAGTCGTTCTGCAAGAACAAACAACCAATGGTCCACAAGACCCTGATGAATCATGTTCACAGCAACTTTATCCGATTCTTGCCTGAGAACAGCAACGACATCAGCGACACTGGTTTCATAGACGTCCTCGTGCCTGTCAGCAATAAGTCGAATAGTAAGAACACCTCCATCTTCGCCATCAGTACTTCCTGACTGAACAAGGTCTCTTTCTATTTTTAGAATGACTTTGTCATCTTCTCCTGTAAGAGAAAGATACGGGTCATAGTCTTCAGGCTCAAAGAGTAAGGATGCTGCCACATCACCAGCGGAGCACGATAGTACGCGGCTCCTTCTCTCATTACTGTAACCAGAGAGACACCATTCAAGTCCACCTAGATACGCAGAAGTAGTTGCCTTGTTGCTCATCTCGTTCCCGCTCCTCACGAATTCACTGGTCCTGCGCCGTGCACTACAGCAAGTCGCTCTCATCAAGCATCTTCATCAGGTCAAGAGCCGCTGATGCTATCTTGACTCTGCTGTTGTCATCCCATACACCGCGATCCCATACAAATGGATCCTCATGAGCACTCAAAAACACCTGCTCATTGATAAGTCGAATCAGGATCTCATTCATTAAAAGAATCAGGTAACAGATTCGTCTTGAGTGAGTGATACCCAGAGCATAGACGTCTTTAGAAACGTCTTTCTCACTGCTCCTTATTATTTGATCGAGAACAGAAGATGGATTCAATCCAGTAACCTGAAACCTGTCTAGGAAAGAGCATACTCTATGAGCACTATCAAGAGTCATCTCTAAGAGATCTCGCAATCCATCATCATCTGACAGACCCAGACTCCTCATAATTCCATGAAGATGTTTCGTGCTGTCACAGGCGATCTCTTTATGCGAGTCAGCCTCAACAAAGTCCTCATCCTCTCCGTAAAGATCCTTAGCGCTGTTGCGCCAGTCCTTACCATATAGACGAACAACAAGCGACTCGGTAATAGAAGCAGCCATAAGAGCAGCCAGCCACTCGTGCTTGTCAACATTCCTGGCAAGAGAGAAGACGTTCTCAACAGCGTTCAGAGAGTCGTCTCCTAAAGGGTTCAAGGCGGTGATGGCATACTTAATGTAATGATTTGTCTCCTGCATCCCGTTAGTATGGTTGGAGTCAACAATGTTGTTGCTGAGTAGAAGGGCTTTGACGAGATCTGGCGAGTCAATAGCACTGCAAATGATTCTCTGAGTGGCCCTCACCTCCCAATCGGAACGAGTGAACCACAGAAGAGGCCAGGATGATGAACCACCAAAACAAATACAAAAACCACTAGGAAGAGCCTCTAAAGCCTTATCACTGTTCTTACGAGAGACGAGATAACTGATAACAACATGGCGTGCATCCTTAAAAAGGATAGGCTCATTGCAAGGGTGCTCCAGCGATCCTGTCATCCACATGTCTCTTAAACCAGAGTGGCTAGTAAGATCAAGAAGGCTATCAAGATCACCACTAGAGGGAGTGTTGTAGACAATTCCACCGAGTAGCGCTGCTGTCGCTCCAACATAACCAGGTTTAATATGAGATAAGACATTTCTAATCATGTCTATTCGATCTGATGACTCAGCATAGACCTCAATAGAGGCTCTGCATCTGTCCGAGAATCCCGTACACAACATCACCTCAACAACACGCTCAGCAAGACATATTATCCAGTGATCGCGCAGTCTTTGCTCAACATCATCAAGATTAAAAGCAGGATTTTCCTTGTACAGGAATTCCAGCCCATTGAAAGACTTCTCATCAAAAGAGTCCTGTGAAGATGACCCCATGAAGCGAAGATCTAAGGATGCATCATTAGGGCCGCGAGAAACCCGAAGATTCATATAGTACTGCCCGTCTTGATTCACAAGGCAGGTGATGCCTGCTTGAGTACCAGCAACTTCCAGTAGAAGCGAAGCGCGACTACTGTCAGCAGAGACAACAATCTGCCAAGGCATGTTTGACACATTCACAGGCAGGATGCGGCTGCAATCGAGGGAAGACATGAAAACAAGTGTAACACAGCACGTCGAAGAGGATCAAGTGTATGAGAGACACCTAAGGACAGAAAGAGGAGGCGATAGACTCTTCTACAAGATCTATAGAGTCATATGGTGTAAAAACGGATCGACGTTTCATGTGTGCCGTTTTTAATTTAATGTTGAACATCTTTTACACAACAGATGTAGACAAAGGTATGAGAACGATGTGTGCTCTAGTGCTGGAGTACCTGACGTTTGTCACCAGTCGGTTATTTACGTACAAATCCGTAACAACCAGACTTTTCGTTGCAATAACGCGGATTGACCAAGAAATGACCATCCTACCTTGCGTTTTTACACCATATGACTCTATAGATCTTGTTAGATAACCGGGTGTGGTTCGTTAAAGTGTTCGGTGTGACCTTGCCGACACTTTCGTGGCTCGGTTCCCGCCGCCGTCTGACTATTCATGGAGGTTTATCTGATGCCGTCAACTTCAGGACACCGTTATCCGCAGGGATCCTCGTTCCTGCAGTCAGACATGATCCCTGGCTTCTCTGGTGGTAAAAGAGACTACAGCAAGCGTAGCATCTTCCTAAATTCCTTTGATCTTAAAGAAGCCAAACAGGCTATTCAGCGTATCATGAACAAGAACGTTCGTTACATCCAGGCGCGCGACGACAAGAGGCCATATGGGAAGTCGTGGGGATCAGGGACAAGCAACTGCTACGACGACATCATGTCTATCCCCAGCAATGGTGGAGAGTCAAGATACGGCATCATATACAGCGGTGACCTTGTGTGCTTTGACCTTGATGTTCCTACACAGTACGAGAGCGAGGTTGAGGGCTATCTGGATGTCTGGGACGCTGTTGACCAGATGTCTGAGTTGTTTGGTGTGGATCTTCGTCGTTTCGTCGTGGGCACTCCTAGTGGTGGCCTCCACGTCACCATGCGTATCCCGTCCAGGTATGCCCCATCAGCACAGCACAGGCAGAGCCCTGAGGACTTCTGGTTCCCTGTTGGACACTTCAACGAGTACAACCGTTTCTTCAAGAAGGTCTACGGTGACAAGTGGTTCAAGATCAAGGGTGACTTCAGAAGCGGGGCATCTAACGCCTACGTGCTCGGACCAGAGGTCATAGCAGAGGTTGGCACACCATCAGACGGCAGGTACATGCTGTTCTACGACGAGGAGCCTGACACCCTGCCTGTTGAGGCGTGTAAGAAGATTCGTCAGGTCACAGGGATGAAGCGTCGTGAGCGCAACAAGAGGGCCGAGAAGGCCGCTAAGAAGGCTCGCAGAGAGCGGTTGAGCGGTATTGAGTTGCAGGACATTCAGGCGCCCGTACAAGGTCAGAACGCCGCCTCTGTGAAGAGTCAGATGAAGAGGTTCGCCGAAGGTGGCCCGTTGAAGGTTCTTCATGGGGACATGGGGCAGGAGCACCTGTACAAGGACCTGCGGTCTCAGAGAAACGTCAGCGAGTACCTGGCCGCTGCTCCGTCTGACGACGTTCTCCAGGTCGTGGCCTCCATGATCCAGACAAAGATCCAGGCTGATGAAGGAGAGTACAAGTACCACGCCTTGAGAGCATTCGCTGCTCGCTCCCTGTGGTGCTGTTATGACGAGAAGTCCATCATCGGCGCCTGTATCCTGCTGCACATCGATCAGGACACCAGCCGTAGAAAGCGCATTCCAGTCAAGGAACTCGTCAACGACATTGAGAAGTTCTACAAGACAAAAGACTCCGACTCCACCTACCACGGTCACGCCTGCCCTAGAAGAGTCAAGAGCCCTGAGGAGCGCAAGTCTCTGAGCGAGCGAATCTTTGAGGGCCAGGACATCCACGACAACATCGCCAGAAAGGCCGAGCGTATCAGGAGCGGGAAGTCCTTGTCATACAGCGGCACACAGCACCTGAAGAACAACCAGGACGGTATTGTTCTGGACTACGAGAAGATGTATGACTTCCTGCACGAGACCGTCGGTTCCAAGAGGGTTGCCATCCCTAAGCAGGTCACTCACGCCATGATGATCTTCGACTACGTTCTCCAGCCGTACAGCAACATCGGGCTCTACTGGATCGTCATCGCCTACTCCTACCTGATGGAGCACCTTGGACTGACGAAGAGCCAGGTGAGACAGGCCATGAGGCTTCTTCGTGAGGTCGGAGCCATCTACGTGGTCAAGAAGCAGGCTAAAGGCATCGCCCCTGTCTACATGGTGAACACTCAGGTTCTGATGCATGTAGGACTGACAAAGGCTCTTAAGCGTGCTGAGCAGGACTCTTTTAACAGGATGCCTGACGGCAGTCCTCATTTCACCGTCTACAACCGCATCACCAGGCAGTTCCAGCAGGCTCTGACAGGAAAGGTTGTTGTTGGGCGGTTCATGAGTAGGAGGCTGGAGAACAAACTCTTTAAGCGCGAAATTCCTAGCCAGCAGTGGACTGTCGGACCTGGCTCCACCATGGACTACCTGAAGAAGGAGCGTGAGGAACTGGGACTGGAGCGTAGCGACCGGACCAAGCAGATGCTTCAAGCAGGAACAAGCAAGCGCGCCAGGCACTTCGTGCACTACTCCACGCGCTACCGACCAGAACTTGAGAAACTAGGTGTTCTCACTCCTGAGTCACCTCGTTTTGTTGAGGAACTGGCTCGTTTCAGCGCCACGTTCACACAGATGACAGGCGAGGATCTGAACCATGACAATGGCAACAAGTCAACGCCTTCCGTCTCTGACTCCTGGATCGATGTCGTCACCTCTATTGCCACCAGGGACTTCACGCTACCCACTAGAGACAGGATGAGTGACCTTCCAGGACGTTTTGAGGCGTTCATCAACGGCCGTGTCTACGACGTGAGAACATCCACAACACCAGGTATCAGGAACAACAGCAAGAACCAGAACTCGCCATCATTCGTTAAGCGTCTTTCTCGCTCTCAGAGAATTGCTGGAGCACAGGCACAGTTCATTAAGGATGTCAAGTCAGGGATGTACAGGACCATGAGTAGTGGCCATGTCAACAGGTACGCTCCACGACCTATTGTTGGAAGAGTCCTTTCAGGTAAACCGCCATTCAACAGGAACGATGCCCTGAGCCCGCTCTCCTACACATCCAGGAATGCAAGTACAGAAAGCATAGACAGCAGGAATCAGACAACACAGAACTCTTCTACTGGCAGCAGGGATTTTGTCAAAAGCAACGATTCTGACAAGACAGTTTCATCATCAGGTGTAATGAGTGCTGGAGACAATAACCTGAACAAGCGGCGCTCTGGGAGATCACCTATTGCAACAGCAAGAATAACTCATGGTTTTACAAGAAGCATGTTGGAGTTATCCAGATGCTATGACTATGAGGAGGAACACATGTTAATGATGATGGCGACCAGCACAGATGACAGGAGCAGGAAATGAGCGATGACATTAAGAGCAGGGTTGACGATATGGCGGAAGAAGTGGAACCAGAAGAAAGCGCCAGCGGCAATGAGACAGTGCTTGACATTCCTGAACCTATTGTTACTGACGAGTATGTTGACGACACTATTGCACGTCTGAGGAGAAGATGGCGTATCAGAGAGATGTCGATCTATGACTGCAAGAAGAACGCCCTGTCGCCTGAGCAGGAGTACGCAATCATTGAGATAGATAAGCAACAAGAAAGGCAAGGCCGGTAAAAGCTAGAAGTGATAAACTTCACTGAAACAACCAATTTGTGTTGATTTAGAAGCATTTGCCAGAAGAACAAGGACAAGAACCCATGCCAGAAGAAGTCAGCAAGCCTGCTCAGGCACCCATTGACAGCATGAGAGGCACCTATGGAGCATGTCTGGTAGGTATCTCAGGGAAGATGGGGTCAGGTAAGGACACCGTTGCCTCGCTATTGGCTGAAATAATCCATAGAAGAGGAGACAAGGTTGTCATCCGCTCACTTGCTGACAGCCTCAAGGATGAGGTTGCCAGACTTGTTGCGGATGCTCTCATATCTCAGAGCGAGCAGGACTTCTGTGACTCAGTGATCTCTTGGAGCAGAATTAGCAGCACTCAGGCACAAGAACTCTTGAAGGTCCTGCATCCGCTTTTTACCTCACTGCTTGAACAGAGAGTTGAACCTGATGAGGTGACTGCTGAACTGCTTTACAGGAACCCTGCCGACAAACCACTGGTGAGAGAGGTTCTGAAGTTCTGGGGCAATGATGTCAGGAGAGCACAAAATCCTGACTACTGGGTGGACATGGCAGCAGTGTACGCAAAAGAGCAAAGAGATATGGATGTATCATGTATCATCCCTGATGTTCGCAGACAGAATGAGGCCGGTTTCATCAAGGATGCTGGCGGTCTGCTGGTAAGATTGAACGTATCCGAGAAGGAGCAGAGAAGAAGACTGCTGAGTAGAGACAACAAACTGTCTGACAGATCAGCATTCACTCACATCACTGAGACGGATCTGGACGACTACGACAGGTTTGATCTAATCCTGGACACTGATAGCATGGGTCCAGAAGAGGTTACTGATGCCATCATGTGTGAACTCACAAAAAAGTGAATCTCCATCTGTCATGTACATGTGACACAAAACACTTCCAGATCAATCGCACCAGTGTTGATACTTGCCATGAAATGATGCTACAATCATCAACCAGAAATCATTCATACCTCAAAGGAGGAGCAGAAAAATCATGGGAACGATTGCCATTATTGGTATGGTCTTCTTGGTTGGACTCGGAGCCGCCTGTCTCATCATGGGTCTGACTCTTATTGTCGAATCTCTGATTGAGAAGTACTCCCACAAGAATGACGGCGGTTCTCTGACTGAGAGTGCTACAGAGAGTCATGATAAGAAGACTGTCGCTGACGCTGTCTAGTCGCTGATCTGTCTCAGGATGCAGGTGCTGGGAATCTGATGTATGATAATGATCACAGATTGCAAGAACCAGCACCTGCATTTTTCTACCTGTTGTCGTGCTGGTGAATACAGCAAGTACTCATTCAAAGCAGATAGGACACAAGTTGATTATTGTAGCAGATCATGACAGGGTTTTCAACAGCAGTATCAACCTTAATGGCACAGAAGTTCTCTACCTGAGATCTCTGAATGAAGCGCTTGACTGGATGAACAGAATCTTATCAGGAGAGACAAAGATTCCACACATCTCACAGGTGTGGGTCAGTGCTGAAAGCATTCCTGTGGAATCAGTCAGCAGCACTACGTTTGATGAATCTCAGTCAGAAAAGAAGATTTTCACAGAGTTTGAGCCGCTGGTCGTGTTCCTGTGTGAACTCTTTGAGAACGAGAAGAACCTGATGCTCAGCCCCGACTCTTTTGTCCTGTATGGTGAAAATGAGTCTATTAGCAGGATTACGAGCATTCTGACCAATAGGTTCCCAGTCAACATCCTGGAGTCAGTAGACAAGTACTTGATCAGCCAGCACCATGGGTGATAGTAACAACTAACTTTTTAGAGGACGAACTTCCTGTCACTAATCTCTGGTCCATACCCTGTAATTCCAGCCGGAGTGTCTAGATCATCCAGACTAATCATCCCGTCAGACGTGACAACCTTACCATCAGTGAGATCCAGGTGACCAACAGACAGGAAATCAGGTTTGACGATACTGACAGCCCAGTCCAGGTCATCCATCACCCAAGGAGCAGTCCTCATGCCTCCAGCCCACTGACTGACAGGGTTGTGCATCTCCTCCGCATGGAACTCGCCTTCATGAGGTAACGGTCCAGCACCATGCCTGGTGGCATACGTCCTCATTGCCCCATAGACAGTTACGTCATCAATACCAGCCTGATCGGCAAGAACTCTGGCGTTATGAGGAGTTGTGGTTGACCATGTTGTGTGAGGCTGTAACCCTAAGTTCTCATCCAGCATAAAACCTTGAGCACCTTCAAACACTGTGTGTCCAGTGGAAAGAGACTCCAAGAAGTCGTCATCACACAGAGTCGTAAACACCATTGCAGCAGCATCAATCATCCGCTCAGCAATGACCAAAATCTCGTTCCTGGGAAACATCTCATCCAGACCCATAGCGCTGCCATATGTGCTCATCCAGTCAGCAGCCTTGACAACAGCATCGGTCCTATTCCTACCTGATCCAGTGGACGCTATGTCTTTCACTCGAAGAGGATTGTTCCCATAGTACTCCCAGGCAATGGTCTCACCGAACCCTGTCCCAGTTGAACCGTGCCTGTTGTCACCACGCAGAGTCTCTTTGGCGTGATTGACAAAGATGTGTAGAGGTGTTGTTACCTTGACATCTTCGTGAACCCTAATAGTACGTGTCTGATCGGTCAGAACACCCTTGCCAAGTAATGACTCCTGCTCATTGAGCGCTGACAGAGGATCCGCAGTACACAACGGCCCGATGAATGTAGGTACTCCACTGAAAGTCCCAGATCCATACGATGCGAATGGATGGTGCAGACCATTATGAACAACATTGTGCATCGCCTGATGTCCGCCGTTGAAACGAACAACTCTGTCAGCATCATGCTCAACCACAAGAGCAGCAGTAGTGACACCCTTGCCCTCGTCTCCCCAGCCAAGACCAGTCACAATGTCAGCACTAGGACGCTTGGAGGAAGTCATGTTAAAGGTCCTTTCTGAAAGAGGAAGAGAAATGTTGGTTTCTTTTGGAGTACATCAGGGGTGCAGGCAAAGATTTTTTTTGTGTAATAATTCTGCCTGCACCCCTGACAACTTGTGTGTACTGAATCTCAGTCAGCGAAGGGTACGAGTGAGCCCACCCTTGCCACTGACGTGCTCCAGAGTCCTGCTGACAGCCACAGCGACCTCCTTGCCAGAGGCGGTAGCCAGGTCATCAGAGATGGTGTCAGCGTCAAGACCCTCAGCATAACCAATTACAGCAGCAATGGTCTCAGCCATGTTGTCAGGATTCTCAACATCCAGAACGCAGTCAGCACCGAACAGGTTGGAGTAGAACTCACGAGACTTCTGAATCCTGGCAGCACCGTTCGGAATCAGAAGAACCCACACGTTCCACTTCTCAGTGACAGCCTGAGCAATACCCTCAAACGACAGATCCTCCAAGAGTGGCTGACCGTCACCAATGAACTCCTTGACATGGCTGGCAGTGATCGGAACCTGCTTCTCATCAGCAATCAGGAACAGGTGCCCCTTCTTACCCCGCTTCTCAAACGAGTCCGTCTCAGTGTGAGCAGCAGCGTAGTAGAGCAAGAGGTTGGAGGTCTCACCATTGTTGCCACCTCCACCGCCCTCCAGGTACAGGTTGTCCAGAGCGTCGTCAATGCGGTTGTCGCTCTCGAACTGTGAGAACTGAAGCGGCACGTCATCACAGGTAGCGTCACCATACGTAGCGACAGCGATCTGCGGATCCTTGGCGTAACCCTTGTCAATCAGCAACTTGAACAGGGTAGCCAGTTTCTTCTGAGCAACACGAGGAACAGAACCCATAGAACCAGTTGAGTCGAACCCCACGATAATCGGCAGCGAGTTCGGGTGCTCGTCACTGTCTCGTGACTCACGAACATTCAAGCCAGCCTTGTTCTTACCCTTCGGGTCAACACTCTCATGTGCCTTGACGTCACCGCCAGACCAGCGTGCACGAGACATCCTGTCGTGGTATCCGAATGAACTACCAGACGAGATTTTCGCTCCAGTGGTTGCAGTGTATGTTGCGCTTGACCATGATCCTCCACCCATGTTTCCTTCTCCTTATGTGTAGTGGATGAGTAGTTTCTTGATTGTTGTGGTAGTAGTGTGTTCTTGTTCTGTCATTGGTGCTGGATGTCAACACATGTTGATAGATGACACCAGCACTTCTACTACATGAGATGAGCACCCTCAGGAGTACTCAACTCATGCCAAACCCTTTTGCCGAAGTCACTGTTCAGAGCGCCCTCAGTCATTCTGACAGCCTGCTCCAACTCAACTGGGCGCAAAGTCCATTCTTTAAGAAGTGACCCCAGTTCACCAGCAGGCTTGTCCCAGCAATCAGTCATTGTCCTGGCAATATGAGACACCATCAACAGATCATCAGCCTTGCTCCCAGACAGGTAGCGCCTCAATGTCTCCTGCTTAGGCGAGACAACCAGGTGCTCACCAGATTTGACAGCACTCCACCAGCCATCCAGCCTGAGACCATGCACCTTAGGAGCAAGAGCAATGACATGCTTGTTGATGTCACCATGAACAACATTCTGGTTGTAGGAGACAGTCGCAACAGCGAGTAGACGCCTGACGACCCACGCCACAGTCCTGGAGTCAAGGCTGTAAAACTCAGACAGCATCACCCAGGATCCATCGTTCTCATCCAGGCTATAGGTGCTGATGTAATTAGAATCATCCTGGCTGTCAACTCGTGGAACCCACTTGACATCATCTGTAGCCGAGTGAACAGACCGCTGAAACCTGATGGCACGCTGAGCAAGGTCCTGGTTCACTGAGTCAAAAAACCACCTGACACCACCGTCTACATACCTGCCCTGAGCGATCCTCAGATCGATGTCTGGTGCACTGAACAATGAGTCAAGCATCATGTACGCTTCAGTGGCCTGCTTGTGCTTGCTGACGTCAGGGTGAAGCATCCGCTTGGCTCTCAGCAAACCCTTCTTGTCATGAGACAGACCAAGACGAGCAAGAGGATCCCAGTTCAGTGCTGACAGAACTGCATCCACCAGAACATCCTCTGAAATCTTCTTGGTGCTCGTCTTAGTCATTGCTCTCACTCCTTGCGTTAATGCTACTGGTTGGTTTTACTTAGTCGTTCTGACAGGACTCTCAGTCGCCCATGTGTGCACGCTGAATGGGCGGGTAGATCTCAGTCGCCTCGCCAGCGGTGTATAGATCGGACGGGCGACCACGACCATCCACCTTCTGCTGACCTGGAACCGGCTCAAGCAGACCAGTCACAGATAGCATCTTACGACGGAAGTTCTGAGGAGTCAGTCGGTAGCCCCAGACAATCTCATAGATCCTGCGAAGTTCAGTGATAGTGAACTCACTCTCACGCAGGAACTTGGTCGCCAGAGGACTGTACTCAATCTTGGCACGAACCCGCTCTAGCCCGTCAGTGATGATCTCACGGTGATCGAAAGCCAGGTTGAAGTCGTCATCCAGAACATCATCAACCGGGAAGAAGTGAGCCTCAGCGGCGTCATCACCAGCAACAGGAGAGTTGACCTCAGGAATCAGAGCGACGTAGGCGGTGGTGACAACGAAACCACGTTTGTCACGGTCAGGCGAGCCGTAGGTCTTCAACTGCTCCAAGTGTCCACCGACATTGATACCAGTCTCCTCGAACAACTCACGAGCAGCCGCCTCATCAAGGCTCTCGGTGGTGTTGACGAACCCGCCAGGCAGAGCCCACTTACCCTTCTCAGGATGCCCACCACGCTTGATGAGCAGGAGAGACAGGCTTCCGTCACGGATGGTGAAGATGAGAAGATCAACAGTCACAGCAACAGACGGGAAGTCCTTCATGCTGTAGGAGGCAAGAAACTCCTCCTCAGTAATCTCTTGATCCTCTGCCGGAACCATGTTCATGTCAGTCATTGTTGTCAATCCTCTCGGTTTTGTGATGGTAGGTCTGTCTTGTTTTGCTGGTTTTATAACTTGTGGATAATGGTGGTATCACCTTAGTTTTTCTGGTGCTATCAGGAGTGCTTCTCGTGCCATCTGGTGTGCATCTTCCTGTTGATGACCGCTGCTCCACACAACAGACAGATCCTCAACGGGACAGGTTCACCAGTGCTTGGATTGACGTCTGGAACATCCTTGTATGAAGGTTCCTTGTCATTCCATGGTGACGGATGGTCGCTCTTGTCAGACAACGATGATACCCGCCTCAGGCAGAGTCACCTCAAGGGTCTGCTTGGTGGTCTCTGGGGCGACACCACGAGTCATGTTGCTCCACACAAAGGTCCTGAAACCAAGTTGAGCAGCATCAAGAGCAGTCTCCTTGACACAGTAGTCAGTGGCGATACCAGTGACTGTGACTGAGCCGATACCCATACCCTTCAGAGTGTCCTCCAGGCTGAGACCGCCATGGTTGGTGATACCCTCGAAAGCACTGTAAGCGGCATCATGCATACCCTTGGTGACAAAGGTTGCGTTCTCAATCTCACCAGCAACCTTCTTGACAGGATCAACAAGTTCAGCGCCATGGGTACCAGCAACGCAGTGAACGGGCCAGGAGTCAACAAAGTCAGGGTTGTCAGAGAAATGGTTTCCAGGATCCACGTGCCAGTCCTGAGTGAATACGATCCTGTCGAAGGAGTCAATCAGAACTCTCTTGGTCAGAATGCTGGCAAGATGGTCGGCCAGTTCCTTGCCGCCTGCAACACCCAGTGCACCTCCCTCAACGAAGTCGTTCTGCACGTCAACGACGATGAGTGCGGTTCCCTGATTCTTCGAGGTGTCAGTCTTGTTAGTGCTCATTTTTACTGTTCCTTCTGTATATGGTGTGGTTGTTCTTGCGTCTTGGATGTATTGTCTCATACTTTGAAGACATTTGCAATCACTTTGACTATAATTCTTCAAATGTCTCATAATATGAGATTCTGTGTATGTAGCAGGGCCTGGATCTCACTTCTTCATTGTGATCGGTACGTTCCTGCTGCTGGGGAAAGAGTAGGAGGAGACCTTTGGACCAAGAGCAGTCTGACGACGCTTCCACTCAGCGATACGAACCTTCCTGAGAACCTGATCCACTATTTCCTTGTCATGAATCTCGTAAAGAGACTCCAGGTCGTTCTCCAGCCCTCCCTCAAACATGTCTTTCAGCAGAGCGTCCAGAACCGGGTAGTCAGGAAGAGTTTCAGAGTCCACCTGACCAGGCTTCAACTCAGCGCTCGGCGGCTTGGTGATGGAAGAGATAGGAATCGGTGAGTCCTCCCAGGTGTTCCGGTACCTGGCAAGTTCATACACATCAGTCTTGTAGACGTCACAGATCGGAGCGTACCCACCAACTGTGTCACCATAGATGGTTGAGTAGCCGACAGCAGTCTCAGAGGCGTTACCAGGCTCCAGGACCAGAGCGTTCTCAGTGTTGGAGACACCCATGACAATGACTCCACGAATCCTTGCCTGAAGGTTCTCCTCGGCTACACCCTCAAGAGACAGGGCCTCCTGGAACACGTCAAACATTGGAGAAATAGGAACCTTCCTGAACTCTCCTCCAAGGTTGCTCATCAGTTCCTCGGCGTCATCCTGAGAGTGCTGAGAGGAGTAGGCGCTTGGCATGGACACTCCAATGACGTTCTCGCCGCCAAGAGCGTCAGCAGCCATCGTGAGCACCAGAGCGGAGTCGATACCACCAGAAGCACCAAGAACAGCCTTGCTCATCCCGTTCTTGCGAGCATAGTCACGAATTCCCAGGACAATGGCAGCATAGGTGTCAGCAAACCTGTCCTCCTTGATATGCAGACAGGATCCAGCAACGAAGGAGTCAGTGTCAATGGTCTCAGCGTGCTCAGTGAAACGAGGTAGGTGGTGAACAACCTTCCCGTTGCGGTCAACAACAAGAGACATACCGTCAAACACGAGGTCATCCTGACCACCCACAGGGTTGACATAGAAGGCGTTCCTTGCCCAGGTCATCCACATGATGTCATCAACACGCTTCAGTCGGTCTGTCAGAGCCTCAGGGGTGTAAGGGTCAGCAGCCAGAACGATGAGGTTGTTCTCAGTGACGTCATCTGCTGAGAAGTCGCTACCCTCAATGACAACCTGAGCCCAGGTGTCAGCATCAACACGAACCAGGTTGCTGCGACCATTACCAGCGATATGACGAACCCGACCATCACTGACAACCGTCACGACCTCATTGCCGTCACTGTTCATCGATCCGTAGACAACAGTCGTGTTCTCAGGCGTACTGCTGACAATGTGCTCCTGAGCCCGCTGGACACCACGAACCATGTCATAACTTCCAGCGATGTCGCCCAATCCGTAACCAGTGACAGCGAAACGAGGCAGAACAACAAGGTTACTCTCAGCGTTCCTGACAACCTCAACAATCTGGTTGGCGTTACCCATGTAGTCGGCTGGAACCGGGTTGATCTGACCGATTGTGATCCTCATCTTGATACTCCTTGGTCTAAGTCTGTTCGTCTTGCTGTCTCTGTACTCATACTGTCTTCTCAGCCAGGAACACTGGAACGCCTGCTGCAATGAACTTCGCCTCTTCTGGGAGCGACTGAACCTGCTTGGCGTGACGATCCCTTGCCTCATCAAGTGTCTCAGTAAAGAAGAAGTTGTTGTCTCCGTCAACCAGGACAACTCGAGACGGCTTCTCAAAGTGGTCAAGAGTGACATCATGACCAACCTTGAAGAACTCCCCAGTCATAGTACCCTGAGCGTCAAAGGTCCGGTAGGCAGTCTTGAGCCCACCGACAGAGACCTTGCCCTCAGCCTTCTTGACAACAGGTTTGCCGTTAATCTCCACCAACTTATAGACCATCTCCGCAGTAGGTGCACCAGAACCAGTCACAACTCGTGTCCCAGCACCGATAGCGTCAACAGGAGTGCCACGATCCTTCATCTCATTGATGGTGTACTCGTCAATGTCGCTGGAGAGAACAATCTTCGTGTCCTTGGCACCCAGGTTGTCAAGCAGCCAGCGAGCAGCAACAGTGCCCTCGTGAAGGTCGCCAGAGTCAATACGGATACCACCAGGACCAGGAACACCAAGACGCTGAGCAGCAAGGACAGCATTCATGATCCCCTCAGAGATGTTGTAGGTGTCAACCAGAAGAGTTGTGTCTGTACCCAGAGCCTTCATCTGCTGGTAGAACGACTCCTCCTCGTGCTCAGGGTCACCAAAAGCAAGAGTGAAGGCGTGAGCACTGGTTCCAGTTGTAGGGATGCCGTAGCGAAGACCCGCCTCGAGGTTGGAGGTTGCAGTGAACCCAGCGATGTAGGCAGCCCGTGCAGCGAACACAGCAGACATCTCATTGGTACGACGAGAACCCATCTCAATAATCGGAGTACCCTCAGCCGCAAGAACCATACGAGAGGCGGCGGACATGACTGCGCTGTCATGGTTCAGGATGGAGAGCAGAACCGTCTCGAGAAGGACACACTCAGCAAAAGTCCCTTCGATAGTTAGGATAGGAGTGTTCGGGAAGTACACGGAACCCTCAGGAAGACCAGTGATTCGACCACTGAACTTGTAGTTCTCCAGGAACTCGACAGTCTGGTCAGTGATGAGAGGATCATTACGCAGGTAGTCAATTTGCTCGTCAGTGAAGTGAAAGTTCCTGACAGCCTCAACTGCTCGATTAACTCCACCAACAACACCATAGCGACGACCCTTGGGAAGACGACGCGCAAACAGATCGAAGACCGCCCTGTCGTGTGCTCTACCTGACTCAAGCATTGCCTGAATCATTGTCAGTTCGTACTTGTCGGTGAGGAACGCTGTACTGGTCATGTTCGCTTCCTGTCTGTGTGTCAATGTTTGCTCTGCTTGTTCGGTTGATGTCAATATCAGACGAATTAACATCACTCTGATGTTTAATGTTGAGCACATCTTAACAAGAGCAAGTCGGTATGTCAACCCCAAGCAGCACCTGAACAGGAATCATGTACGCGCAAGCGCCATGTCATCAAGTTCAGTGACATGGCGCTCGCGTGGATTTATGTTGAAAATACTAGGATTACAGGGATTCTGGCTCTTCCTTCTCGGGTGTATCGCCAAGGATCTCTGTGAGGTTTTGTTCGCTGACAGCAGAATTCTCGCCGCTTGCATCAGCAATCGGATCAACTTCTGCACCCTCTTCAGGAGTATCAGTAGTTATCTCGTCACCATGTTCAGCGTCTTCACTCTCTGTATCAAACGACTTATTGATGACATCATTCTCATCAGAGTCATGGTGATTGGTGTGAACCATGACCTCATCCTCTTTGATACTGGTCCTCTCTAATGAGACCTGAGCACTGGCGACAAGTTCTGTCAGTGACTGCCTGTAGTCCGCCTCAAAAGCCTGTAGTCTGCTGATCTCCATCAGGTACCTGTCTCGAAGACTCTTGGCGTCAGTAACAATCCTGTCTGCCTCTTCCCTGGCGTTGACAAGTGTCTCTGTCGCTTCTCTGGTGGCGTCAGAGATGATCTCCTCTGACCTGGACTCGCCTTCACTAATCAGCCTGTCCTTCTCGTTCTGTCCGTCAAGAATGTACTGGTCATGCATCTGCTGAGCAAGGTCGAGGATGGACGCCGCCTTAACAGATGAGTCGCTGGATGATGGAACAGAACTGATGATTGTAGAGTCGCTGCTGTCACCTGTAATAGTGACCTCACCTGAAAAATCTTCGCTCATTAATAACTCCTGAGAGAGAGTAATTGTGAAAATATAGTGGAAATACCACAAAATATCAATGTTTAATAAGGGTTAAAAGAAAAGTTTTAACAGGTAGAAGTATATTTTACGTTTTTATCTGTGAAAATTGCTTTTATCAAACTCAGCAAAAACCGCCATCTGGGATGAAGTGGTAGGACCCAGATGGCGGTTGGAACAGAATCAAATGAACGACAGAAAATATCACTCAGAGAAAAAAGACGCTCCACGAGAGTGCTTCTTACCCCTCTTCGGCTTCCTGTCAGGCATGGACTCAGCAGTGTCAAAGAACTGGTCAATAACCTGGCTGATACCATATTCAGGATCAGGGCAGATGGTGTGGATACCAACACTCTCAGCCCACCTACGAGAAAAAGGATCCATGTCAGAGTTAACCCAGATCACAGTGTCCTCAGGCTGGATGTCCTGATCCTCAAAGAACTTCTCCAAAGCCCCACGGAAAGGCGAACCCATAGTCATACCAGGAATACTCAGTGAGGGGAACCTGGCAACACCCATAGCCTTCGTCACAAGGTCGTGCTCCTTGCTGGTGCTGAAAAGCGACAACCAGTAGAACTCCGCGCCAGCAACAGTCCTCTCAGCCTTGACCCACTGCGCCACCCTCTCAGGAACCCTTCTGTTACAGAAAGAGGTGGAGATCTCAATAGGATCCTTGACGTACTTGGTTGGCGCCACAACCCCTTCAAGATCCAGAATCCAGATGCGACGTGGCTTACGATTCGTGCTCATGCTATCTCTTTCCTGTCGCTTGCTTATAGAGTAGTACAAGTCACGTTTGTTGTGTAACATGCTCCATATCTCTACATACATATTTTAACAGGTCGATGATACAGGTGTTCCGTCATGTAATGATCTCAGAAAGAGAGATAGAGAACAAGTTGTATTAGTTGTGTGTCTTTCTGGTAGGATGAGGTGTATGGGTAAGAAGTTCCATGTCAACGACGAGAACCGTGTACTTGAGTGTGATGCATCAGTACGTGAGTGCAAGTTTGACCACTATGACACCTGGGAGCAGGCCAATGAGGCTGTTGCGTCAAGTCAAGGGAACTCTGTCATCGCGTCAGCATCAAGAACTGTTCCTGCAGAGGACAACCTTGTTTTAGAGCAGCAGAATACCCCATCCTACTCGTTTACTGGACCATACTCTTACTCCAGAGGTGGAATCAGTGGTGCCGGGCAGTTCGTTGACATTGACGGCAGAAGGTTTAGACGAGGAGACCTGGAGGATCCAAGAAACAGGTTCATGCTCGTTAACGGAAGGTGTGGGGACCTGGCAAGAGCCATTATCGCCGTGGATCCTTCAAGAGAGCCAGCGTTTGTTGTCTATGACATGGATCAGAAGACATTCGACTACAACTACCAGCATGGCGACAGTGACGACTCAAGATCAGCCATCATGCATGTTGTCATTCAAGGAGAAAGATCTGGCGAGTACCTTGACGCCTACGGATGCCAGACAGAGGAGAGCATCAAGCAGTTCTACCCGGACGCACACATTCTTCGCTCAGACGTAGCACTTGATGACTACCATACAGGAGTACCAACAGAAGACCTGAGAGAGTTTGCTGAGTCTGCCCTTAAGATGGAAAGAGATCGCCAGTCATACAGTTACAACGACTTTCCTCCAGAGAACTACTTCACGTCACAGAACCCAGTAGTCCTGCACCAGCAAGAGGCTCACTACATCAAGAATCGTCACTACTTCTCTGTTCATGTGCCTGAGTCCGCTCTTAGCGAGAGACTAGCAGCATGGAGAGACTATGTTGGACATGACAACGCTGACAGAATGGAGCAGGCTAAGGCTCAAAGAGATGGGTCTAGGAAGTTTCATGTCACAGCGTTTACCTACAAGGACCTACGAAAACTCGGCCGACGTGGAGTTGAAAGAGTCTATGATGTTTTGTCAGATACTCGCTTGGACCTGAAACTTGAAGGTGTTGGGACAATTAATGATCCAGACAGCAACAAGGAGACATGGTTCGTCAAGGCTGCCTGCCCTGAACTCAACAAGGTCAGAAGCAACCTTGGGCTGGAGGACAAGGACTTTCATGTGACAATTGGATTCACAGGAGGAGATGTGTTCAATAGGCACAAGGGCTATGACACCTTGGTTATTGAATGACACTACAGGCGACAGTTAAAAACAAAAAAGTAGACCCCATCCTAGTTTGCACTCAATTAGAGTTCGCCTGGATGGGGGACTATCAACACAAACATATCAGACATGTGTGCTCATGTCAAGAAACATGATAAAAGACACTACTCAAACCATGTTCCTGCACTTTGGACCAATGTTGCCATGCTTGAGGGGCTGCCCACAGCGAATGCAGTGACCAGAACCATAAATCGTGTTGATACCCGGCTCATCATCGTCATTCTCAGGCTGACCAACAACAGACACCATGACATCATTATGTCTGAACATGTCAACATCCTTTGCTCTGTCGTCGATGGCGTGAACAACAACGAATCCACTGTCTCTCAGAGAGTTGATGACATCCTCCTTGTGCTCATTCGATGGCCTCATGTCACCTTCACGCTTCATGAACAACTTGGACACAGGAGCACCAGAACGAACCAGAGCGTCAATAAGAGGATCAGCGAAGTCGTTGGTACGACCAGTGACCAGAACAATGTTAAGCCCATCCTTCTGTCGCATCTGTGTCACCATGTTCAGCACATTGCTATTGACAGGAGCCTTGGTCACAGCGGTGTAGAACCCAGGAAAGTTCTTCTTACGACCTGAAAGGTACTTGACAGCATCACTATGGTTGTTGAACAGAGTGCCATCAGCATCAAGAATGACAACAGACTTACCCTGCATCGGACTGATAAGAGCCGCCCGCTCATTGAACTCATCCACAGCCATAGAACCAGATGTTACACGAGAGACAGCATGAACCATCCCATTATTGCCTCTGACAAACTCCTTGATGTGACCACGATCGATCAGAGTGCCGTCATCTGCAACAATGTCTGGATCATACCCTGCGCCAGCCATGGAGTCGATGACGTTCTCTGGAACCAGACGACCACCAGACTCACCACGAGCACGGTTACGACGCTTGCACTCCTCAACAGGAACATCAAAGTACTGGTGACTAACCTCTGCTCCATTCTTGTCAGCAAGTGTGTATAGTTCCCTGACAGTGTTCCTGTTCAGGTTGGTGTCGTCGCTGATAACCGTGTCAAACTTTCCTGAGGTAAGGCACTCTGAGATTAACTGGTCTCTCAGCGCTGTGACTTGCTTCTCAACCTTCTTGTTTGGTCCACGAGAGTGATACTCGTCACCAGCCAGGACAGTACGAATGTCATCACGATTAATACGCGCTGCTCGGCCATGAGAGTCACCTTCAGCAACCTTCTCAGCCCAGGTTGACTTGCCACTTCCTGGAAGGCCGTGGCAGATGAGCAACTTCGTCATGATGACTCCTTGTAGTTGGTTGAGTTGACAGGTGGAGAATGATTGTACCTCATCTGTTCTATCTAAGCATGTATCCCTTGCATTCATCCTGTCATCATTAGTACCATGTGAAAATGATTCAAACAGATTGAGCACAGAAGAGACAGAAGTATCCGGCTGACCAAGGAGAGAGTTTGGTCAGCCGGATACAGGATTGTTCTCAGATGAGCAGGTAGTGGTGATGGTTACCTACTACCTACGTGAGATCACTGAGCCGGAGCGGCAGCCACATCAGAGGCGGTCGTGGCCGGAGCGGCGTCGCTGGAAGTTGCAGCAGCCGGAGTCTCAGTGCTAGAGGCCGGAGCAGCCTCCTCAGTCACGGTCTCAGTGACCTCAGAAGTTGCAGTTGCTGGCTCACTGGTCTCAACTGCTGCAGCAGGAACTTCGTTAGAGACACCCTCAGAGGAGTTGTCACTGACAGTCTCAGGAGCAGTTACCTCTGCTGCTGACGTACCATACTCAGGCTCACTGTTGGCCTCAGCAATAGTGTCATCAAGAGCCTTCTGGGCCTCCTGCTGACCAGCCTGAGCAGAGGACAACTGATCCTCAGCCTCAGTGACCTCAGCATCAGCCTGCTTCACCTGCTCAGCAGCCTCAGGAACCTTGGCCTCAGCGTTGTTCACAGCCTCGTCAGCGGCCTCAACAGCCTTTTCCTTGGTAGTGATACCAGCAGCCTCTTCACGGTCCTTGATGTCCTTCTCAAGCACCGGCTTCTGGATGTCACCAACAGTGAACGAGGAGGTAGCATTCTTCGGAAGGTTGCTCACGTCAATCTTGCTGACATCAGTCTTGGTGACAGGCTTCTCAATAGAGTAGTGCTTCTCATTTGTGTTGGTGTTCCAAGAGACATTGTCATGCACCTTGGAGACATCATAGAAGTGAGCAGTCTGGTTCCCAGTGTTACCCTCTTTATAACGAACCATGTTCAGGGTGGCGTAAATACCACGCTGACTGTCGTTCTTGACCGCGATAGCCATAGCGTTCATGTCGTTAGCCTTCATGTTCTCGTTATGGACATGGCTGTTGCGCCACAGGGAGAACACGTACTCAGCGTCAGATACAGGGTTGTTGCTGTTGACGTAAGCAACATTCTCGTTGATGTTGGTAACTCGAGTTCCATCGGCCTTGTCCCCAAGGTACCCCTGTAGACGAGCACGGTCGTGGCCGAAACCAGCCTCACCAGTAGCCATCTTCGTGGACCACTCCTGAGCGAAGTTATGCAGGCTGTCAGTCTCAGGAAGAGCCGGAAGACCCATGTTCTCACGGTAGGCGTTAATCTTGGCCGCAAGGATGGATGCAGTGATACGAGCACGGTCATTCTCACTCACCTTGCTCCAGTCAACCTCACCAGCCTTGGAGAACCGCGAACGAGCAGCAGCGTCAGCGTACTGAGCACGAGCAGAGACCATACCAGTAGTGGAGTCCAGATCGGCCTGAGCCTGAGCAAGAGCAGCGATAGCACCGGCCTGCTCGCTCTTGGCATCAGCAAGAGACTTCTGGGCGTTAGCCAGAGAGGTCTTTGCAGCAGAAGACTTGTTCCTGGCGTTGTTCAGATCGGCCTGAGCCATAACGACCTTGGCGGAAGCGTTGGCAAGGTTGGTCTGAGCGGTGTCAATACGAGCCTGCATCTCAGGGCTCACTGGACGAGAAGGAGTCGCAGGAGGTGTCACAACCCCACCATTGTCACCACCAGGGTTGACGACAGGAGGAACAACCGGAGAGTCGTCACTACCGCCACTAGGAAGCGGAGGGAACACAGGAGCATTCCCACCAATACCAGGAATCACAGGGTTGGTGTTACCAGAGCCACCAGTACCAGGAAGAGTGATGGATGGAACACCAGTCGGATCATCAGTGCTTGTTCCAGGTAGAGCAGGAGTGTCAGGCAGTGATGGGACATAGGTCGGGTTGTCAGTCGTCACACCATCATTGGTGCTGCTGTGACCAGGAATGCTGACAGCCGGAACAGTGCCAGTGGAACCGCTCACAGACGGAGTACCAGCGGATTCAGAAGAGCCACTACCACCAGCATAGGCGCCAGAACCCTGCTCGTTACTGGCCGTAGAAACCTGAGGGGCCGTGTTGGTAGACGTAAAAGGATTGCCAGGCACGTTTACCCAAGGAGTCGGGAACCAGGGTGTAGGAGCAGCCGGGCCAGAGGCAAACGAGGAACCAGGCTTAGGGGCAGCGAATCCGTTAGCGACAGATCCGTTAGATGCGGGAGACGGAAGAGCCGGAGCAGCCTGATTGGGACTGCCAGCAGCAGAAAGACTGTCAGAGGACTTACCAGCAGCCTTGTTCTTCAGGTTACTGTCCTTGGTGCTCTTGCTGTCAGCCTTCTTCTGAGCGGTTGCAGTAGCGCTGGGCTTTGCAGACGGCTTAGCGGAGGCAGAGTTCTTGGGAGTACTGTGCCCACATGCCGCCACAGAAAGGGCAACCATTAGAGCAACAGCAGTATGACGAATAGGGGTCTTCATGTTCATGTAATTCTCTCTCCTTGTTGATCAGTGGTAAATCACTGAGTCTGTTGTGAACGATGTTTACCTTACCTCAACCAGAAAGGAAATGCAAATCAATTTGAGGCATGTTACCACTAAGAAATAACATTCTTGGTAAAACAGAACTAAAACTCAGTGCGCTTACAAGTGAATATCCTGAGCACAATACACAGGAATGTTATCTTTTACTACATGCTGTTCCATGATAATTCTGAACCACTTTGTATAGGTGCTTACTCATGACGAACATGTACTTTTAGAAGGTTGTCAACTGGCTTTCCGTCACTTCTGATGACATGCTGTAAAGGTGACTTTTTACGACTACATGAGAGGATGTTCCTCACTACTAGATAGATGTCGTCTCCATGAGACCATGCACGGGTAATACTATATGACAAGCCAGGAAGATAGCACCCATAGAATCTGATGGCACCTGACTCAATAGTAAGTCCAGGTGCCATGTCACTAGGTATTTTTACGGGTAGAGGACGATCAACTATCAGCATCTCCTGCTCGTCATTCTTACTTCTTCTCATCACAAGAAAAGACGACCCGATAAGCACAGCAGTTCCACATATAAACAAGGATGTCAGCAAGATCGACCACTTCCATGACTGAACAAGAAACAACCAGCAATCTACCACAGAGGAGTATTCAGAAATCGTTATATCAACTATATTTAAACACGTGGTCCAGAATATGGTATGTGTAGACGTAAGCGCTCACAAACAATATATTCTAATGATAGAATTAGAGCGTAGATCAAGAGATGAAACACCCATTTTTGCCTAGTATGGATTAACCGATTCTCTTTGCTGAGCGCAGCATCCTCTCAAAAACCTTGTGCTCATCATTCTCAGTCGTGCTGTAAAAGAATGGCAGCGACTCATAGAATCGTGCTCGCTCGGAGTTAGTGAACCTAGACGTGTATTCAGTTCCGTCTCTCATGACCCTGTTCATCATGACGGCGTTCCTGAAAGCGGTCTTTATTGCCTTTCTGGAACGCTTCTGGTTCCTGTCAGCATCTTTGAGAGCATTCTTGATGTCACGAACAGAGTGTGACTCAGATCGGTCCAGGTACTCAGTAGTGTTGAAGCGCAGCGACCTTATGTACGCCTCGTATGGCGAGTTGTCGTACCTGATAGTGTTCGACATGAGCAGATCCACCTCAGATGGTTGTGACTGGTGAATCCTGTCAGCAAAAGAGAACACGCTGGACACCCTTACGTCTGCGCCGTCGTCAAAGACCTTGTGATAGTCAGGCGCCTTGAAGTCAGTGAACAGAATAACGTCTCTGTCGCTCTCAGGTGTGTCCAGGTTGTAGAACGATGACCCAATCAGTCCGTATCCAACCAGATTGCCGTTTGCCACCTTCTTGTGTGCTCGTGCAAGCAGTTCCTCCGCCTCATTGCGGAGTAAAGGATCATGGCTGGGAACGGGAGGAACGACTGACCTTGGGGAGTTAGAGGAAACCAGGTGGTTAGAGCGACCAGAGGCGTCTCTTGTGCTTGTTGACGGGTTGCTGTCTTCTGGTAGTCTTGACACTGACGAAACAGCACCATGAAGAAGTTCCATGTGCTCCTTGAATGCCCTATCCGCCTCGTCCTTGGTGTCAAAGTGTTCTAGGATAATACCCTTCTCAGCGTAAGGACACTGACGTACTGATGCCCCACACTCCTCTGATCCTTTGTCAGTGATGTGGTACTTGACTGACCCATAGTTACTCATACTCAAACACAACCCTTAATTGCGAGAACAATCTCACTTGTTATCTATTGACAACACAACCAAAAGAGTGTGGGCAGTTTTTGTGCTTGTTGAGAAAAATCTTGAGATTCAGGTTGGAGAAAAAAGAACCACCTGAACGCCCTAACTACATCCTATGAGATAAAGATGAGTAGTGTTCAGGTGGTTTTAGGTTCCTGCTGTCACGCGCATCAAGAGCCTCAGTAGTTTTTCTGCTCTAGTAGATAGAGAGCGAGTAGTCCTCAGAGACATCATCAAGAGCATCAAGATCGCCGGAGTTGTACGCCTTGACAGCATTGCTCAAAGATGCACGACGACGAGAGACCTTCTGAGACTGACGATCAGGATCGCTGCGACAAAGATCACAGTGACACTTACGGCGATACTGCTCAGGATACTCAATACGACACTGAGAGACATGATTTGGATGATGGGGATTGAGGCCAGGGCCAGGAAGAGTGTCACTGTTGTCGTTGCAGGAGTACTCGAAATGATGAGTGTCAAAGGAGATGATCTCAAAGACAACCATCACATCGCTGTCCTTGCATTCAGAAAGGTCCTCCTTATAGGGATCAAGAACACTGATCTCGCTGTAGGTGACCTTCTGGCTCTCAGGATCCAGGTCCTTGACAACGTTACTGATAAAGTCGTCAATAGCACTCTTGTCTGAACGCATGAAACGATAGGTCTTACGTCCAGTAAAACTACGCTGAGTGCCATTCTCACCAAGGCGAGTGTGGTTGTGGACAATATGAGCACGACCCTCGTCAAGAGCCTCATGAACCTTCACCCAGTAGGGCTTGTCCTTATCAGTATGAGACATTATGCTCTCCTGTGAGTAAATATTTCTTACAGAGAACATTATCATAAAGAACAGAAACACACAAGCAGGTGAGTACAAGTGTTGTCTATCTCACTTACTTGTGTGTTTCTGTGTTTAGATAGTGTCAGCAGAACGTAGGAACAAACTCCCCGTTGTCATGCATGGAGTTCATGAACTGCCACAGAGCCTTCATCATCATCTCAGTGTCCTGGGCGGCACGGTGAGCGTTGACGTACTTGACACCGTTGTACTCAGCGAATGATGAAAGAGTGTTGTCATCAGCCTGCAGAATGAACTTCTCAGCCAGCATACGAGTGTCAAGCACCCTGATCTCACCTGCCATACGAGCCTCTAGGAAGCCTTCGAGGTAGGCGTCAAGCCACTGCTTCTCGAATCCAGCGTTATGAGCAACCATGACACCAGACTTCAGCAGGTCAAGTAGTTCGGCCTGGAAGTCCTTGTCCTCGAAGAACGGCTTGCCCTCAACCATCTCGGGTGTGATCTTGTGCACGTGAACCATACCAGTTCCGATACCGTCAAGAGCGATCTGAGGAATACCGTGCAACTGGTCAATGACGGTCTCAATCTTTCCAGTATTGTCAAGAGTGACGACACCAGTCTCAATGATTCGACCATGCTTCGGAGCAAGGTGACTGGTCTCAATGTCGATACCAACAAACGGACGCTCCATCATCTTCGGATCAATCTTCGAGAACAGCGAGGACATCACCTCATAGTTGTAGCCCTTCAGGATCTCGATGTTGCGGGCCTCACGTGCAGCGCGCTCAGACGCAGACTCCTCATGACCATCGTACTCCGGCTCAAAGTCCTTGGTCTTAGGAGCATTGTGGTTGTAGCAGAACCCGAATGTCTCGGCCACACGGAACTTGGCCTCACTGTCATCAAGGTCAGCGTAAGGACCGAACCACTTGGCACTAGCCCGTGAGTAGTCAACCTTCTTGCCGAACCCCTTACGGATGCCAGAAGACAGATCGATACCCTCATTCTCAAAGACATGACGGTACTGTTCGACCTTGCTCCAGAACTTCTCAGTCTCGGTCTCAATCTCCTCAACCATCTCCTGGATGTAAGGATCGTCCATATCAAAACGGAACTCACGATAATCGTAGTCATCCAAGACAGCCGCGATGTAACCGTAGTCCAGACCAGCATTCATGGCGTACCAAACCGCCTGCATGACATACGTTGTCGGTGCGTCCTCGATACGGTCGCTCGGACCCCACATAGCACTGTGTGTACCAGTCTTGATCTCGAGAATGCCTTCAGGAGTGCCATCATCACCAAGAATCAGACCATCAAAGTTGGCGTGACGGTAGGAGTCAAGACCAGAACCTGCCCAGGAGGTCTTGCAGAACGCGACCTTCATCTTCGGGTGACGGTCAGCGAACATGTGTCGAATGTGCTCTTCCCAGGCACAACCACGACCAATTGCTGTAGCGAAGTTGTCACGATCTGGGCTGTCAACCTCAACCAGAACACCTGTCTTCGTTCGCAGGCACTTCAGGTACTCATCACCCGCATATGTTGGGTCACCAGCCTTGAGAATCTTGCCGACGTCAGAACCACCAATACCAGCCTTACGCTGATCGTGCCACTCCTGTGAGCCAATCTCGTACTCACCCAGGGCAACAAGGTTACTGATAGTGTTGTCAGTGTACTCAATGAAGGTGCCGTTCTCTTGCTCCATCTTGTTGCGAATCTGAGAGCACAGCAGAGCAGCAGCGGCAGACGGAGCACGCAGATCATTAATCTTCTTACGAACCACATGCAGACGCTCGAACTCTGGACGAGCCTCAATCGTGAGCGCAGTCACGTCAACACGGTCATTGTTCACATGACGAGACTCCTCCAGTGCCTTGTTGTAAGAGTCAGCAACAGACCCCAGAAGTGTTCGCCTGGTCAGGGTACGACGAAACTCCAGGTTCCTGTTACGGTTGTCAATGAAGTCCTTGAGGATCTTGATGTTGGTGAGGTAGTCAGCACCAGGATCCAGAGACAACCCATATGGTTCCACGATAGACAGATCGATTCCGTCATATGAGTTGCTGGTTGTTGTGTTGGCGGTCATAAGTGACGCACACCTTTCTTGTTGTTTCTCTCCTCTGAGGACAAACATAGTGCATCTCACACAGAAAGTCAAGGGATTGCACTGGAATGATGGTCACATACACGCTATACTCATTGCTGACAAGTTCAAGACATACTAAAAACTAGGAGAGTTAACATGACCGATGTTGCACTCAAGAACCAAATCAAGACCGACATGACTGCTGCCATGAAGTCAGGCGACAAGAGCAAGGTGATGGTTCTGCGTTCTGTTCTAGCCGCCATCACCAAGGCAGAGACTAATGGCAAGAAGCGCCACGATCTCACTGACACTGAGGTTCAGGCAGTTCTTCGCAAGGAGGCCAAGACTCGCCGTGATTCTGCTGACATCTTCAAGCAGGCTGGCGCTCAGGATCGTGCTGACACTGAGCGCGCCGAGGCGGAAATCATCGAGAACTATCTTCCACAGATGCTTGATGAGTCTGCTACAATCACTCTGGTTGCTGACATCATCAATGCGAACCACCTTACTTCACTTGGCAAGCGAGGTGTTGGTCAGGTTATGGCAGCACTGAAGGATCGCTCGGATGTTGACAAGTCTCTGGCCGCCAAGGTTGCTACTAAGATTCTGGTTGACTGATAAGTTCATCACATCTTTTAGATGACACGATAGAACCCTGTCAGCAATAGGGGGGTAATCTTGATGACACCATAGATACCAGGTTGTTTTTGTTAGATTGATCACAATGACTCAGTTTGACAAAAACAACCTGGTATTATAACAAGAACAGATGAGTGAATAATTTTGTCCACTCTGTTAGCAACAATACAAGAGCACCAAGGTTTCGTTCAGTAGTTGTTAAGATATACAACATGTGATGCAGGTCATAATTTTAAAAAAGACTTGACAGAAATACTCTAGCAGTGAGGTATTAAATGGCAAAATTCTTCAACTCATACGAAAAAGGAAGCGTCATGAGCACAGTGTTCAAGACCCTTCTCCTTCTTGTTGCTCTCATTCCTCTGGCAATGATTACTGTAGGACTCATCTCACTGGCATCAAAGGTGGTTGCTGGTCTACTTGCAGGAGTCTTCGTCCTGGCTGTTCTTGCAGGAGTCGTGGCATCAGGTTTCGCCATCACCAACAGAATCAAGAACTCTGACACCAAGTTCCCTCTGGCTATCGTGTGGATTACTCTTATCGGACTGTTCATGCTAATTGCTCCAGGACTACTGAAGGTCTCTTACAGTGCATTCAGTATCCTACTGTGGACGGTCCCACCAGTGCTTATCCTCCTGGGGCTTCTTATTGCCTGGAGAGACAGGAACAAGAATGAATCTAACGACCAGTGATAAGAACACCATCAACTCAGCACTAGGAACAGCCTCCAAGATAGTCGGTGAGTCACAACTGAAAGAGGCAAGGTGCTCATACATCAGAAGCATGAGTGCAGTCGTTCTCAGATGGCATAACTTGGGATCGCTCATCGTCTCAGTAGACGGAAGTGTTCTTTATGCTGACAAGGACACTGACTTTCAGCAGCATGTTCAGGCATTTGCTCTTGGCCTAAGAACACCACCAGAAAAGGTTCTTAGAAGGTGTATGAGTGGTTCCTTGGTGTAGAAATACAACATAACACAAAATAGTCAGGGCGTAGAGATAAAATTCTCATGCCTTGACTATTTTCTTTTATCGTGTACCCAGTGACTCATATTTTCTGATGATGTTTCTCAGACGTATCTCCGTCCTGTCCATCTTGAGAAGAATCTCACGTCTTCCTTCATCAGAAACATGCAGGTCACTGACATTGTGTATCTCGTCTCTGAAAACAGAAGCCACAGGAAGATACTTCTTCGCCTGCCTGAGCGTCCTCTTCTCTCTACCTTTGACATCACTGTGATAAAGACCAGTAGCATTATCAATAAAGTCGCTTACCTTGACCAGAAGAGCGTCAGGATCATTCTTGATTGAATTCCTGACATGATTCAGGTACAGATCCGCCTTCTCCTCCTGAGTCAACTCCGACCACTGCCTTCTTGAGAAGTACTCGTTGGTCACCTTGTGAACAGCGTTAAGGACACGTCCACCAAAACGCTTCTCAATGTAGTCCTCAAGCATTGCCCTGGCCTGAACCTCATCTATCCTGCCATCAGTAAAACGATCTTCGGCGAACTTTTTCACAAAATCAACCGACCCATCCTCGACAGTATCATGAAGAACATTAGCAATGATGACATCCTGCTCAGCGTTACCAAGCCGAATGAGTCGTATCGCGTTCCTTAAAGGGTGCTCAATATAAGGTGTTCGCTTAAGCGTTCCTCTGGCACCTCGTGACTGATTCTCATGAAGAGAAGTAGCCAATGCAATAGCACTCTCAAGTTTCTTATCATTGAAACCAAGTTGTCTGCCAGCACCTACCAGGCAGTTGCCCAACTCGGAAGCAGTCATATCCTTCAGAGCGACATACTGAATTCCGTTGTAAATCTCGTATCTCCTGTTCTTGATTCTTTCTTCATCATAGACAACAGATGAGGATAAGAGTAGTTCTGAAACCTTCTCTACATAGAGCGCCTGTGACCTCTCAGAAGTCGTTGCAGCGGTACCAAATGGACACGTCTCAGGATTCTGACAAGCAAGAACTCGCCCTTCATCATTTGTGTGAACAAATCCATTACTGTTCGTCATGTTTAGCACCACCTTTTGCTAACCTGTTTTAGGTGGTTATCTAACGTGTTAGGCCAGTAATAACTGACAGAAATGTTTTTAATAAGATTGATACCTTTCTTTATTGTGCTTCAACTTCTTTCAAGTGATATGTGCAGCCCTTGCCGTCCTGTGAAGGTCTGCTGTACATAATGCCAACATGATTGACACCATTACGCTGCCAGGTTGCCCCAGATAGAGATGTCTCATTGCCCTTTCGGCACACGTAAGACGGAGAGATGGCGCTCTGATTAGACAGAGACAGGTTAGTCACCTGAGCACTGGATGCAACACTCTTACGAATCTCCTGAGCAGCATGATTCTCAGCCGTGATACCAGTAGCAGCAATCAGGAAACCAAGTGTGATAATTCCGGTCTTGACCCACCATTTGCCTAAGACTGATAGCATACTGGCAACAGAAGCAAGAAACCCCTGAGAATCGTCCTTAATCTCGAGACCAGCATCATTGTTCATGTCTGGAGCAACAAGAAGCACCAGACCAAGAACTATCAGAACACCACCTGTAATCGTGGCAGCAGGCATCCATAAGGACATGTAGGCGATTGACACCGACATCCAGTTCTCTCCTTGCATCTCTAAGTTTGATCTATCTGAGATGAGTCTATCACAAGGTCAACATCTTGATCAATCTGAGCACTGGGTGAAGTGACCAAGATCATCACATATTCTTCTAATCAAAAGAACGACCACCCTCATCAACAATCATATGACAAAGGTGGTCGTTACTGGATTATGTGATTTATCTCATGTTGACAGATTAGAAGAATCTGTGATTATCGACTCAGTGTTTCACTTGCCAATCTCCCAGATCTCACCTCGCACAGTGTAAGTTCCTTGGCCCCATCTGTACCAAGTTCCATACCTTGACATCGTAAGAGTTGGGGAGTAATAGCCCCTGTCAATGTCTTCTTGAGTCACAACGTGGTACAGGATACCAGCGACAGTCTTGGTCTCGTTGCGTCCAACATAACCCCACCTGGCTTTACCTCGCTTGTCGTTCAGGTCACCACTGGTGTAGGCGAATGATGCAGGACTGGAGGTATTCTTGATAATCAGGGTGTAGTACATACGCTCACCAACACGTTTCGCGTGAGTGGAGTAGTCAGCCTTCAACTGGATCTCAGCACCTTGCTTCAACTGGTTCGACTGGTAAGGAACCTTCATGTAGTTGGCCTTGGCAGCGTTTGGATCTGTGGCAGCAGCAGGTTTTGGATCCTCATCTAGACTCTTGACGTCACCGCTTCTGGTGTTACTACTGGTGGACTTGAAACCCTGATAGAAGTTCAGCAGTGCTCCACGATTGACTGCTCTTCCTGGTGTCACGACCGTTCCAGTAGGATCAACAGCACGAGCAACATCCTCTGGAAGACCTCTACCTGTACCAATCTGTGTCTTGTCGTTCAATCGGTAGTCGCTGGACTTGTAGTTCGAGATGCTATTTGCCTGCTTCTTGTAGAACGAGTTGCTTCCACGTGCTGACTTGATGTCACTTGCGTGTGACTCACGGCCGTCAATTCTGGAAGACACGTTTCCGTTTGACGTGAAGTCAGATACCTTAGCAGCATTGAAACTCACCTTGTTTCCCCATCCTGGAGCGAAGTGCCAGTGCAGAGTGTAGGGCTCAGCGCTCATGTCTCCACGAACATAGGTGTTGTAGTCAATTCCTGAGATCATCTCATTGGCGTAGATTCTGCTTCCGTCCCAGTTGTCATGTCCAGTGACCCTGAGCATGAGCAGATGACGCCATTTGTCCCAGGAGAGTTGCTTCGTCTGCTTGTTGGAGATGATGTTGTTGTACACCTGAGTGTTTGTTGTGTCCCATGACAATCCTTTGGCGACAGACCATGACTCAGGGTAACGACATGATCCATCCCCGCCACGAGCGTTGCAACCATCTGTTCTGTCATCCTCCTGGATAATCAAAGGTGACAGAGTTCCGTCAATGGTGTTGTTGTAGATCTTGTCACTGTCACTACCAGAGATGAGGATACCAGTGTAGGACGCCTCAATGATGTTGGAGGCGATGATGTTCCTGCTGGAGACCTCATCCATGATAGCGTTACGACCAACGTTCGTGAAGAAGTTGTTGACGATGGCTGAGTTCATGACTCCTTCATCAAACCACACCCCGTTCAGACGGTACGGTGAGTTCACGTTAGGGTCGGAGTTCTCATAGCCCGTTCCAGAGTAGTCATGAGTATTGTAGGCGTACCTGATTCTCTCAGAGTGAGTGATCTTGGTGTCAGACAGAGTGCAGTACGCCCCACAGTTGGCAGTGATGAAGCCAGCCTGGTTGTTGGCGCTCCAGGTGTTGTACTCAACTGTTACGTCACTGGCTCGGTTGATGCCGAAACCTCCTCCACCGTTCTCAACAAACTGGTTATGGTCAACCACTGATCCGTTGGATGAACTGAGCGCCAGAGCAGATGCTGCGGTTGACTGAGTGAAGGTGTTGTCATGGATGTGGTTCTTCTGACCAACAACAAAGACCATGGCGCCACCAACGAGTGAGTCGATCTCAGGGTCACGATAGTTCCATGACTGAAGAGGAGCGTACTTCTCAATCCTGAAACCCGACAACTCCGTGTTGTTCCCAGTCATTGTCAGAGCACGAGAGTGTGAGACCACCTCAACGCTGTGTCCTGAGGGGTTGACACCAATGTGCACACTGGTTCCACGATGGGGCTTGACGTTAAATCCACTGGTGTTGTTGTTCGGCACTCTGGTCGTGATGGGATCCTTGTCCTCAACATAGAAGGAGTTGGCATCAACTTCATTCAGACTGAGAACCTGCTTCAATGGTTTGCCATCAAGATACACCTGTTCAGGATAAGCCGCCATTCCCTCTTTTCTCGGGTCAGCGTTAGTGGTGCACACATCACAGTGACGGACCTGATTGTCAGCCCTGTAGGTACCTCTTCTGCCGTCATGAGCCCAGTTGTTTGGTGTCTCAGCCCCAGAGAGGACTACCTTCTCACCAGCCTTGGCGTGCAGGTTGACTGTTCTTGTGGACCACAACTCGCCTTCACGATACGTACCGCCCTCAACTGTGATGTCAGCACCAGCAGGAGCGCTCTGCAGTGCTTTGCCAATTGTCTGATAGGGTCTGGACTCTGAACCATCATTTCTGTCATTTCCTCTGCTGACTGAGACAAAAACTTTTGCTGTTGGAGATGCGTGAGCAGATGATGAAATTAGCACTGATGATCCTATTAAAGGAATTGTTAAAGATGCTGCTCCAATGATTCCTGTTAAACGTTTCAAAACGTCTTTGTTCATATATCTTTTCCTTGTGTTTACAGGTATTACTAAGAACCTTCAAGGTGGCAGACAAGGCGTATGAAATATCACTCTAAAATACGTCTGACCAGTAGAAATACTTATCCTTGAAATATGTTTAAATCGTTTTACGTTGATTAAACGGAATTTTTTAGTCAAAAAGAAAACCTGTCACAATATAGTGTGATGTATTTATCACGCCAAAATGATTGACAGGTTCAGAACAAGGATGTACCATCACCTCTATGTCAAAGATTAGTCTAAGCACCCCGTACAAGAAGGGGTTTTCTCGTACACGCCGTAACCGAGGCATCATCCTGTCAGATGTTGACGGAACACTGGTCAAAGGTTCGGTGGTTCTTGGTCACGCCGTCTCTTTGCACAGAAATGGTGTACTCAACCTTGGTGACCTTCCCTCCAAGTGGATGAAGGACCAGAAGAACGAGTCTGTTATCAAGGATCTCGCTGAGGCTTACCGTGAAGGAATCATCGGTAAGACGGAGGCGGAGATTATGGCTGATGAGTATGTCAACCGTCTTGTGTCCAATCCTGTCAACTTCTACAGCACCATGTGGCGTCTTCGTTCACTGCGAGGAACAGGCACACGTGTCGTCCTTGTTAGTGGATCTCCATCGTTCCTCGTGGATCGTTTTGCCAGGCACTACGGATTTGACTCACAGGCCAGCCACTACTACCAGGATCCGTTTGGTCGTTTCACTGGTGGGTGTGACGGAATGTTCACAGGTGCTGCCAAGAAGAAGTATCTTGGTCGCCTGCACCTGAGCCGCTACCCAAGCATCACTGCCTTTGGTGACACGCAGAGTGATCTCCCGCTGTTTGAGCGCGCAGGGTACAGGGTGCTGGTTGAACCAAACTCTCAGACCAGATCTATCATTGGTCACATGGCGAACGAGATTGTTCATCACTAAGAGCAGAGCACATAGCAAAACAAATCACCCGTTATTGTCTTCATCCTGTTGACAATAACGGGTGATTGTGTTATGTGGTTAGATCTCCTTCAAGGAAGAAGCCTGTCACCTACCAGAGACAGAAGGAATAGCAGAGGCCACCTGAGGAATGAAGTCGTCCTTGATGGAAAGGATTGCAGCAACGGGGAGAACATAGACATCTCCGTTGTTCTGCACACCTGGAACAGAGGTGATGACTCCAAGATCTGAGCCCTTCACCTTGCCCAGGATGCTGTTCTGGTTGTACTGAGTGTGAATGTCGCCATCGTCGTCACGAATGTGCTCAACATCCACGAAGTTCCCGTCCTCCTGCAGATACAGTTCAGCGTCCCTCTCAAGATCTCCACTCTCAACGGCTGCAACAACCTCACGCTTGAAACGAGTGATGACAGACCACTGCTCAAGCCGCTCCAGAGCCTCGCTGAGATACACCTCTGACTCACTAAGGAAGATAACCTTGCGTCCTACCTGCTGAACGTCCTTGAAGTTCTCGGTAATGGCATCAAGTAGAGCCTTGACCGTCTTGTCACTGGTGTTGAAGAACCCAGAGTTGAGACCCTGAACGAAGTGCTCTGGTGAATTGAAGAATGTTGACTTGAACTGCTCTCTGAGAGCATTGGCCTTTGCCTGGTCTACTGGGATGAAAGGCATGTAGAGACTCCGTTCTTACTGACTTGTTCCATGTCTTGCTACTTGTTGCTCAATATCGCTGGCGCCATCTGACAAAACTACCTGTTTCCAATGACTTCAGGTGACTTTGAGTCAGGGTGTTGCCAACTTCACAATAATGTGCTAGGCTTCACTTCGTGAGCATCACCACATGTTCTGTTGGTCACATACCAGTCGGGCTGACAGGGCACCAGTGAGGTCATCTTAACCTCCATGTGTGAAGTTGCTGACACCTTGAGTTTTGAGCAGAGGACAAAGGGAAGATGGGAACAGGCATCAGTATATCAAAAAAGCCTGCGAGCAGCACATCAGGTGCATCTCGTCACAGGAGCACAGGTACCCTTGGTGCAGCATCGCTGTTGCTTGGTGCTACTGGAGCATCCATCGCTCTGTCCTCTATTGCAGCAGCCGATGACAAGGATCTTGCCGGTAAGGCTGCCGAAGGACTGAAGTCCTATCAGGTGTTCCGCCAGAACGACGCCAAGATCAACCACGGCAATGACATCGCCAATAACCTGTCAGGAACAGACATTGGCATCACTGTCATCAAGCAGGAAGATCTGAAGGGCCAGAGCCCGGCTGACATTGCACAGGCTGTTCTGGACAAGACGGACGGCACCTATGACACGATTGGTGTAGCGGTTGTTGGCAGCAATGGGCACAAGGACCAACTCTTTTTCGCCTCGAAGCACGACGGATTCGTCTCAGACATCCACTCTCTGCTTGGTAACGAGGTGGATGATGTTGGTCAGACGCTCTATGAGGGCTCAGGAAGGATTCTGAGGACATACAGCGCTCATGGTGGAGATGTTTCTGGTGACAGCAACGATGTCCTGGAGAAGGCTGACAAGAGCGCGAGCAAACTGGTTGAGAAAGCTGCATCCAGTACGAAGGATCAGCACGTCTACCAGGCTGATGGAGCAAACATTGGCGACCTGTCACAGACTCTGAAGAACCTCAAAGACACAGGCGTTACTGTCACCGTCCTTCCAACAGACAAGATGGAGGGTATTGGCGTTCAGGACGCTGCAAAGCAGATTGTTGAGGAGAACGAGAGCATTCTTGACGACAACAGTGCGGTGTCTGTCGTTGTATACCACAAGAACGGTGGTGTTGACCAGATTGGTGTCTACTCCAGAAGCGATGAGTTGCAGAAGAACGTCAAAAACGCTCTGGACGCCACAACCACTCAGAACTCGAACGCTCTGCTGAATGACAAGTCAGACGACGTTGCTCAGGTGTGGAACAAGTGGCACACAGAACAGGAGCATAGCGACAAGGAGTTCATGAATTTTGTTGGCAGCGCTTTCGCTGGTCTTGTCGGGCTGGTCGTGCTGTTCGCCGTCGGATCCTTTGCTTATGGCGTGGTATCCAAGGTGATTGAAGGTCACAAAGAGAAGATCGAGGCTAAGAAGAAGGCTGAGAAGCAGGCCCGTGAGGAGGCCGAGCGCTTGAAGATGGAGCAGGCTGCCGAGGAGGCCAGACTTGCAGCCGAGGTCAAGAAGCGTGGTGGCCGCAGCCAAGAGGTCTACGAGGAGATGCAGACTCTTGAAGACAACCGTAAGAAGATCTCCAAGGGACGCAGATCCAAGAGCACTCGTCAGCAGTTCTCCAACATCCTGAGTGAGTTGCAGAAGAACATCCTCACCCTCTATGAGGTTGCTAACAAGAGCGAGGAAGGCTGCGAGCCGCTGAACACATCATTAGGGATGCAGATCCACGAATTGAACAACTCTGTTGGTCCAAACCACTTGCAGAGCATTCTTGACAACCCTGAACTGTGGACAGAGCCGGACGAGAAGATCAGCCTGTCACTGAAAGCGGCTGAGGCTTTGAACCGAATTGTCCTAAACCGGATTACCAACCTGAATGAGGCCAGCAGTTTTGATCCCAGTGTCAGCGCCATGACTCTTATCGAGATGGCAGATGAACTGGAGGGTACCGCAGGTCTTGATGACGATGATGCAGAAATTATGGAGTTCGCCATGTCAGAAGGAGAGAACTGATGAGCGTATCTGAGATTTTAATGATGATTCTACTGATTGCAGCGGTCGGCGTGCCAGCAGTAATTCTAGAGGTGTCTCACTACAAGATGCTGACTGCAAACCGTAATAACAAGGTTTCCGATCAGGATGGCGTCACAACTGCCAAGAGTGACGAGAAGAAGGAGGACCTGGCATGACGACAATGATCATCATCATGGCTCTCAGTGGCTACCTGTTCTTCAGGAACCACAGTCACAGGAAAACTACCAAGAACCTCCGTAAGAACCTGGCTCTGGCTAAGAACGACGTATCCAAGGCCGAGGCTGAGATCGCCGCCCTGGAGGAGCGTATCAAGGAACTCGATCCTCCTGACCCGTACCAGGGGAAGGTACCTGATGAGTGCCTGGCATTCAGGAACTCCATCAGGAAACTCAAGGAGCAGTACCTCTGGTACGAGAAGAACAACTACACAGATGTCGCCAAGAAGATTGATCTGATTGGACGTGCTCTCAAGGTTCTGGAGAAGATCATCCGTAAGAAGTTGCCAGAGGCAGAGCAGATGAGCGACTGGATCCGCTACGAGGACATTGTAAAGAACCTCCAGCACGTTCTTGACACCGAACTCTATGACGACAGGGTTAAGCACCCAGAGAACCACGAGAACCCTGAGAAGGGCATCAAGGAGGTTGACAACATCCTGGACCTTCTGCTCCCAGCCATCTTCGCTCGAATCAAGGAGATCAACTCCAAGGAGGATTTCGACCGCGAGGTGTCCATTGACGTCATCAAGTCCTCGGTGAACGAGATTCTGGACAACATGGGCGTGGAGAACTCCATTGACGAGATGGCCTCCATGGTTGACGTTGACGATGAGATGAGCGAGATCGAGAAGATCGCTCTGAGCATGGACAGCAACCTGGATGATGACGATGAACTAGGAAACGATGAGGCGGTCAAGGCAATGTTGGCGTAACAAAAAATGACAATCAGCCATTTTCCAGCACGACACTACCAAGACTTATAAGAAATTACGATAAAACAGGAGAGTAACAACTATGAGTGATGAGAAGAACACCGACGAGTTGACAGACCTTTTCGACTCCACTGGTCTATCTGAGGAGGACGAGGCACTGGCAGCCGAGTTCGCTGACATTGATGAGGACGATGACGAACTGCTGTCACTGGATGACGACGATGAAGAGGTCAGCGAAGGCACAGAGAGCACTGTTGAGGGTGACACCACAACAGAGGATCTGATTGCCAGCACCACAGACACTCCAAGCAAGTTCGACAAGAAGTTCCTGGATGAGTTCAGATCTCGTCTGTCACCAGAGCAGTTGCAGGTCGTCTCCACCATTGCTCCAAAGTACGCCGCCAGTATGCTTGAGGACCAGGACCTCATTCTGTCCTTTGGTAACAAGGTGATCGACGAGATGAGCACCTTCTCCAAACTCCTCATGAAGGCCCAGAGCAAGACCAGGCTTCCTGAGGTTGAGAAGATGGTCAACCAGATTCTCATTGAGATGAAGGGCTACAAGAAGTTCTCTGGCAACAACAGCAAGTTCGGCTTCCTGTCCAAGATCGGTAAGAAGGCCCAGGACGTCTCTGAGAAGGCCAACTACAAGTTGGAGACTATGGAGATCAAGGGTATGGACTTGAGTAAGAAGTTGTCCAAGATCAGCACCAACCTGGAGAAGGTTGAGGTTGGTCTGGTCAAGAACGGTGTTGCTGGTAAGAAACTCTCCCAGAAGATGATTCACTGCCGTAACAAGTTGTCAATGGTCATCGCCACCATGGAGGAGATTATCGACCTGACCAGGACCCAGGCTCAGTTGCTGGAGAGAACAATCTCACAGCACGAAGGCGAGGGACGAATCCTGTACGACGGTGAGTATCACACTGTGGAGGACCTGAGGCTGCTGCTGGAGACCTACTCATCCGCTCTGGTGACGATGGAGAAGCAGTGGGCCAACTGGCGAGCACAGTACTTCTTCTATACACAGTCGATCAAGACTGGATCCATCCTCTATGTCAGCAATCAGGAGATGCGACTCACAGTCAAGTCTCTGCGCGAGAAGGCTATTCCTGTCGCCATCAACCAGATTGCTCAGTGGCAGCAGGCCGTTATGCTGGAGAGTGCTGCCGAGCAGGCGAACATTGTTGACCAGGGTATCAAGAAACTCATCCAGGAGGGCTCTGACTCTACTGCAAGCGCTGTTGAGTCTGTCGTCGAGATGGGTAACCGTCAGATGCTTGATGAGGAGACAATCAACACCCTCACCAAGAACATCGAGAAGATGCACACAGCAATGTCGAACGCCGTCAAGGAGGGCCAGCAGAAGCGTGCACGTGTGGCTGTTCTCATGGCTGAGGCTGAGAAGAAGATTGACCAGTCTGAGCGTGAGTATCAGAGGAAGCGTATTGAGGACGCCATTGGTACCAGTATGAAGTCCAAGGCCAAGGTATCCAAGGCTGAGGCGCAGTCCATTGACGACATCCTGAACGAGATTCGGTGATGCCTTGAGAGACTGACCACAAGACTGCCCTGAGGGTGAGGTATGCCCCGAAGGGTGTTTAAGAAGACATGAGCACATGGTTCCTATCTCTGCTCAAACCTGGAACCATGTGCTCATGTCTTTTGTTCTTGTTTTGTCAGTGTTTCAGGAAGTCAACTTTTGTGTCACTATTACCTGAAGTTCCTGATAGTATTCATGTCGCTGAACACCTTCGTGTACCCGTCATATGGCTTGATACAGCACATTGCCACCTTGGCAACAAGGCCAGAGTCGATAGTGCTGAGATCTTTCTCACTCAGATGGTGCTTCATTCTGTAGTCCAGAGCGCTGGTCAGGTTGTCAATACCAACCAACTGAAACCCGTGCTTGGGCCAGCCTTTCTGAAACTGGACGAACACCTTGTCATTGTTGACACACACGATGCTACTGACTTTGACGTTTCTACCAAGATACTTTGACCAGAGTCCTCGTGCCTGTCTGGCGTGAACTCTTCCGCCAGGAAACGATCTCCCAGAACGCAGCACAACACCCTTTTCATTGACTGAGTACTTTCGTCTGCTCTTCCATCTCTTGGAATCAATGGCGAACACATTGGATCCAACAATCAGAACATGATCTGTGTCAGGTCCGTCACCATCCTGTGTGGCAGCATCAGGATCCACGTCCTTTCGCCCCATACCCTTGATGTGAACCGAGTCAATGAGAACAGCACCAGGATACTTTTTCATCCACTCCCTGATGACTCTGGACGTTGATCTCTCACCCTCCATACCAGCCCTGACAACCTGCCTGCCAAATGGAGTACTGAAGTCAGGGTTGTTGGCATGATGAGTTAACGATGCTCCAGCGGAACCGAAGTACCTACGACCAGATCTCAACGACTGAAAGATTCGTTCTGACACCTCTGGCCTAACACCAGAGACCAGTGACTCTGAAGGGATGAAAACATGGACTTGCTGTGAGTTGCTGGTCACTTGAACTCACGAAGGTTCTTGTCAGAGATGACTCGCCTGAACTTGTTGTACGGTCTGATACAACGAGTGACGAACTGTGCTACAAGATGAGGGTTGATAGTGGTGGCGTTGTTACCTTTAAGGATCTCAAACTTCTTGTCCATCATCTCATAGAACCTATCAGTCTCAATCAGCCTGAAGTCGGCCTGGAACCAGTTGACATCCCTGTCCACACTGACGTTCTCCTGGCTGATGACAGTCATACCGACAATGTTCGTTCCAGGAGTGAGAGTATCCAGCCAGTTCTCCACATACTGACACGTTCTGACGTCATCTGACTCTGGGAACGGCTTGCCAGTCATCAGAATCTCATTGTTCTCACTTACAGTGTAGCGACGTCTCTTAGTGAAGTTGTGAACGTCAATCATCACGACCTCGTTGCCAAGCAGAACAGCGAAGTCAAGGTCATGTCCCATGATGAGACCAGTGTACTCGTTGATCTCTTCCTCGCCAGAGTCAGGCACAAGGACAGACTCAACAACAACAGCATTCGGTTTCTTGTCTGTCCACTCTTTGAGGAACTTGGAAAACTCCTGCTCCACCTCCAGCAGTTCCTTCGCCTTGGCCGAGTCAGCGCCTTCTCTGTTAGTGTAGTCAGGATCATAAGCCTGATGAGACATGAACGCTCCAGCAGAACCGAACTGCCTACGACCAGACTTCAGCGCCTCAGCAACCCTGTCAACAACATTCTTGGTACACTTGAGGTTGTATGTTGGTGTTGGAAGAATAGTCACACCAGTTTTAGGGTCTACGTATGATGTACTGCTCACTTTATTGTCCCGCTCACTCTAGGAAGCCAACCTGAAGCCTGACCACAACTGGCCGAGACCTCTGTCTGAGACTCAATATCCACGGCGACAACGTTGCTTTCACAGGTTTTCTCAGCCTGATAGATGAACCAAGACTTTGGATTCCAACCTGGCTGAAGGCTGTAGACAGTGAACTGTGCTTGACCTTCAACACTGACCTCACCAGTGTTCTTCATCACACCAAGCGCAGTACCACCATTACTGTAAGAGAACGAGGAGAACTCAACCTTGCCCTCATCGGGAAGTTCTGTTGTCGTGGAACTTGGAACAGACATCCATGACATGGTGACCAGACCAGCAACAAGCAACAGTGCAGGTGCACTCTTGGCAATGACTTCAAGAACGCGAGTTGCAGCCAAAGCAATCTTGAATGGTCTACCAATGACAGGAATCCCTGAGAGGATGCCTAGAACTGAGGTGAGAATCTTGAAGAAGATTCCTACAAGTTTGTTGTAGAATCCACCAACAGTAGATAGAAGTGATTTCAGAGGATTGCTGCTACTGCCCTTACCCTTCCTAGACCCAGACTTTTTAGACTTGTTGTCGTCATTGCCTTTCTCATCGGAATCAGTGTTGCCCTCATCCTCGTCATCAGATCTGGAGTCAGGCATCTCACCATCATGTCCTCTGAGGTCGTTCTTAATGTCTGCAACCACTGATGACACACGTTCACCAAGACCAGAGGCAAAAGCCTTCAGACGCTCTGTGAACGAAGAATCATCACTCTTAGTGTCATCACCTGTCTTGCTGTCAGAAGAGCCCTCAGAACCGCTTAAAGAGCCTTCTGGAGTGCCTAAATCAGAGGACTTCCCATCATCCTCAGAGTTGTTGTCCCGATCTGAATCTGAAACAGTGTCAAATCCAGTCTGATCTCTGTCAGAGGAGTCATTCGTCAGAAAGTCTGTGCTATCAGGAGAATCAAAGTCGTAGAGGTCGTCCTCGTCCTCATCGTCGTCAAACAGTGTCTCGTCATCATCCTCGAACAGACGCGAGTCGGTGAAACCCTCCTCATCCGGCGGCACGTCCTCAAATGACCAGCCGCCTTCCTCATCATCGTCGTCAGACTCAGGACCTCCAGACAGAAGACCGCGCTGCATGAAAGGAGAACCAGCCTCTGAAGACGAATCCTCATCATCAACCCAGGCGAAGTTGTCATCATCCTCGTCTATCTCATCATCGTAAGTGTCTTCATCCTCAGGTTCAGCACTAACCATTTCAAGACGTCTTACAATGTCTCTGACTCCATCAGCATCAAGAACACCATCTGAGGGGGAGGACAGGAAAGAGTTGTCATTGAAATCGCCGTCTTCATCCTCATCGTCGTCGAAAATGAATTCATCATCGTCATCATCAAAGTCGCCATAGATGATTGACCCATGAGACTCATCACTGATTTGAGAGGAATCAGACTCCCCACTGTCAGCATCAGGATTCAACCCATCCTCAAAGCCAGCAGAGTCACCATCGTCATCAAACAGAATCTCGTCCTCTGTGCCAGTATCAACATCTGTTGACACAGAGGAATCATCCTGAATACGGCTGTGACTGTCTACAGGCAAAATGCCGTCAGGGTTGTGATCAGTCTCAACAGTAGAAGAGAAATTGCTCACTGTCTGATCTTCTGGCAGCATCTCGTCATCATAGTCATCAAGACTCGGAAGCGCCAGATCATCCTCATCATCGTCAATGTCATCATCAAGACCAAAGACAAAACCACTGGTATCTGCATCATTAACGTTCTGGCTACTGGATACATGAAGATCCTGAAGCCCTAGAGACAGATCAAGGTCATTCTCGTCAACATCATCGTCATCAAGGAACGGGTTGCCTGACACCATTCACGAAACCTCTTCCTGTCCCACAAAAACAAACCAGAAGGTGGTTGACACCACTGACAACATGTAGTATCAACCACCTTCTATATACGTGCCACAACTATGAGCAACTATCACTCAGTCATTCTCGTCCTCAACTGGAACATAGATACCAAAGTCATAGTTCTCATGACCAACCTTGTCCTCAATAAGGATCTTCAGTTGCTCAGACTTCTCAACACCCATGGATGTGTTCACGTATTCAAGTGAATCAACTACTCCTTGAATATCCTCGGCAGCAGGGTACTTTTCAGCATAACGAGAAGGAACACTGGTCGGCCACTGCCTCTCGGTCTTCTTCTTGGAGGCAGGCTTCTTCTTGACTGACTTGCTGTCATCACTGAGCAGCCCTTCCTGCTGTGACACCTCCTCAGAACTGTCCTGTCTTTCAGCCTGTCTGGCGTCACGCTTGATGATGTCAAGAGCATAGCGAATGAACGCTTCTTCACTGACCTGGCTCTTGTCAGAGTTGTAGCGAGCAATCATCAAGTGGCTGTCACCTGGGCATTGCCTGCGAACAAACCCTGGAAGTTTTCTATAGACAAGTGAAGCACGCTCCTTGCCTAGACCAGACTCCTCACCATAGTTGACTCTCACGCGAACAGGCAGAGATCCGTCATGAGCGAACGTCACCGGCTGGATGGATGACACCTTGGTCATAGGGTCACCCTTACCGCCCCAAGCAGGAATAACATCAACAGTCAGCAGGTAGACACCATTGTTCTGCACATCAGGAAGACCAGTCACGTCAGAGAAAGCCTTCTCAACAGCAGTCTTTGGAACAGACAGGTCACCACGACAGAAACGAGCCCTGATGTCATTCCTAGCAGCAGTCTTGTCCATACCCTTGACAACATCATCAGTCACTCTGGTAGAGATGAGACCAGTACCGTCGTCAAGATGCATCGTCACCATCTTTCCACGACGAGTGTTCTTCGACTCCATGGACACAGCAGCAACAACCTTGACTCGCTGACGCTTCTTCAGTGCTGACAGGGACTTGATGGAAACGTTGTCAAGACCAGTACTGCTACCAATACGATCCATTGGGTGACCAGTCAGGTACATACCAATCATGTCGGCCTCAAGACGCAGGCGATCCACATACGGATAGTCCTCAACATCAACCATCTCAAAGGTGTCCTCAGCCCCTTGTCCGGCAAGAGAGAACAGATCCATACCATGGTTGACCATTTTACGACCATCAGTCAGCATACCTGGAATTGACTCAATCACCTTGCGCCGGTTGGGCTCAAGATCGTCAAACGCGCCAGCCATAGCCAGGTTGATAAACACGTCCTTCTTAGTGATACCAGCCATTACGCAACGTGACACAGCATCCTGAACAGACGTAAACCTGCCTCCACTGTCACGCTCCTTGATGATGATCTCAGCACTGGACTCAGACACACCCTTGACACCAGAGAAGCCATACAGGATCTCAAACCCAGACTCACCAGAGTAGTCAGGAGACACACGAACGTCAGACAGGTTGATGTTCACAGTACCCATAGAGATACCCATACGACGAGCCTCACGCAGGTTGTTGAGAGTCTTGTCCTTCTTGTCAATCGTCTGGGCAATCAGAGCAGCAATGAACTCAACAGGATAATGCGTCTTCAAGTAGGCGGCCTGATAAGCGTTCATGGCGTAGGCGACACTGTGCGAGTTGTGTGACACCAGACCGTTGGCAATGAAGTTCGCTGGTCCGTCATCAGCCATCATAATGTCATAGGTCATCTCATGAAGAACCGAACCATCCTCAAGAACCTCTGGTGGAGTGATGGACACAACCTTGTCACCACTGCTGATGTGATGACTCATAAGAGCAGCATCAATCTCATCACGATAGTTCTCAGAAGTCAGGTAGACAAATGGTACATCACCATATTTGTTGTCAATAAAATATTGGCAACCAAGACCTTTGCTGTCCATCTCAAAGTAGGTGCCGTTGACACAGAAGTCAGCAACACCAAGAACCTCTTTATTGGAGGACAAGATTATCTTGTTGGTCTCAAATATGGCGCCACGAGCAATCAGGTAGTTCTCAGCAAGAGTCCTGTCAACATCATTAGGCAAAGAGACATTCTTGACACCAGAATAAGAACTGGATCTATATGACCAACCTCTTCTAGGATTTGGTCTTCTTTGCACTGTTCTGAACCTGTTGTTCCAGTACTTGTCATTAATCAGTTCTGAGCCAATCTGAATGCCACCACCTTGAATAGTCTGGTAACCATTAGTGGTCAGCATACGATGGTTTTTAGTTATCCTGATCGTCTTGCCTGATTCAGTCTCAATTGTCCATAAAGGCTTTCGTCCAGTCTGAACAATCTCAGAGACATTGTGAAAGTGCAGACCACCATTCTCAAACATGGAGAGAATCTTGATGTTCTTCTCTCCATTCTTGAACCTGTGATAAAGGCCCTCAACTGTTATCTTAGTGTTCTGACTGGTAAGAACTTCTGTCTCTCCATATAAGCACTTGTTGAAGGCGTACTTTGAGAAGGGCTCCAGAACATCCCAGAGTTTGTTCATAGCCTCCTCAGAGTATCCGTTAGCAATTCCACCACTGATGAATTTTGGCTTCATCTTCATCATGATGTCATGCTTCTTCTTACCCATTGCCTTACGGAGTTTGTCACCCTCCTGAAGGGTCATTCCAGCGATCTCAGAGGCAATACGCATCGACTGCTCCTGATAGATGCACAGTCCATAGGTCTGACTGAGAATCTTCTCCAGCGGTGAGTCCTTGAAATCAGGATGAAGAGCCTCAATCTTCGCCAGGCCGTTTTTCCGCTCAGCGTACATGGTGTGAGAGTTCATCCCCATAGGTCCAGGACGAGCAACCGCAGTGCAGGCAGCAAGGTCATTAAACTCTGTCGGCTTCATCTGTCGAAGAAGGTTACGAACCATCTCTGAACCGAACTGGAACACACCAACAGTGTGGCCTTCCTGGAACAGCCTGTACACCTCAGGGTCATCCATCTTCCCTTGAGTAATGGCAATCATGTTAGGGGCATCCTTGCCAGACTTCTGAATGTACTCAATGGTGTGTTGAATAAGGTCAACCGTGTCCAGACCAAGGAAGTCCATCTTGATAAGACCCAGAGCCTCACACTCCTGGTAGGTCCACTGAGTAATAACCTTGCCGTCCTTCTTCCTAATATGAAGCGGAACAGTGTCAGTCAGAGGCTTTGCTGAGATAATGATCCCACAAGCGTGCACACCAGTACTCTTCACACGCCCAGCAATACCCCTGGCACCAGTGATAACACGATCCCACTTCGGGTCACCAGAGGTTGCCTCACGAAAGTCAGCAGACTCCTTGTAGTAGTCAGAGTCCTCGTTGTAGATGTCATCAAACGTGACCTCATGACCTTCATCGCCATCAGGGATCATACTGGCAACACGATTAGCCTGAGCAAAAGGGACCTCATAAATCGTGCACATCGACTTGAAGGCACTCTTTGTGGCAAGGGTACCGAACGTGACGATGTTGGCAACATTCTCCTTACCATACAACTCAGTAACATACTCAACCGCCTTCTCACGAGCAGTCACAGAGAAGTCGCTATCAATGTCTGGAGGGCTGCCAGGAGAGACAACCTTCATACCAACAACCTTCTTGGTCTTCGCCACCAGACCTCACACTCCTGATCAATCCATACATATAAAAATACTGGTCACATTCTATCACACAGAACAGAATGTGACCAGTATCAACAATGACTCAAAACGTCTACTTCAAGGAATTAGACGCTCAGAAGTCCCAGTCGTCGTCAGTAGTACTTTCGACTTCTCCCATAATATATGAGCTTCCGTTACCACTGAAGAAGTCATGATTCTCGTCAGCACCTGGATTCAATGCAGACATGATGGATGAAACCACCTGAGACTCTTCAGGGCTATAGATTCCTTCAAAGCCAAGGTTGTTCAGAGCCTTGTTCGCATTGTACTTCAGGTACGGCTTGACATACTCAGTCAGACCCAGACCGTCATACAGGCTCTCTGTATACTTGATCTCATTCTCCATCAAGTCGTGAACCATGTTGACAGTGAAGTCATACAACTCCTTCTGTCGCTCAGGAGTAGAGTTGTTGTAGGCAATCTGGAACTTGTAGCCAATGTAGTAACCATGGACACAGTTTCCAGTGATTGTCACAGAACCCTGATTCCTGGTAACAAGAAAGGTGGAAGGAACCTGTACACAGTAGACTTCAGCGGGACCGTTCTCTGTTCTGGTAACACTGGATCCACTGTAGGATGAATGACAGGGGTTTCTGGAGATTCTGACTCGATAGAGATCTAAACCACTATTATCCTTCTCAGTTCTGTATGAGGCAGTGTACCCCAGTAGAGCACAAGCAGCCTGAATCCAGTCAACTGTACTCTTGTGCTTAGTCGATACATTAGTGGTTGAGTCTCTTGTTGTAATCTCACGACCAAGAACACTCTCAAGATAGGTAAGTGCCCCGTTGAGACCGGACAGTGACAAGGAATCCAAGTCACGGAAAAGACCCTCAACCAGTTCAACCTCATCAGCACTGTAGTCAGTGAAGACGAAGCCGTTGCCATTGTCTACCTTGGTTCCTGAGAGCCTGAACGATACATTAGAGAGAGCACTATTGGTTAAGTTGTCAGCCTCAATAACAAGAGGTTTCTTGTCCCGCTCAATATACATTCTGTGATGTGGAGAAACTGACTGCCTGACCTTACCATCACTAGACTCAAACAACCAGGTCCTGTCCTCATGGTGATGTGATACCTTGACAGGCTTGACGAACTCAATAGAACCATCATCCTTGTTGTACTGAGCAACAGTTGTGTTCTCGTCAACCTCAGAGATGTTCACCCACCCAAAAAGTGTCAGCAACTCATGATCATCTGTCAGAGCCTCATCTCGAAGGATCAAGCGGATAATGTCAGCAGTGTTGGTGAGTTTTGCCTTAGAAGCCCACCAGAACGGCATGAAGAAACCGCTATAGAAGAGGAATGATTCAAGCAATGTGGAGGCAATCTTCTTCTTCTCGGGATCGTTTCCGTGGTAGTAGGAGAGGATGATTCGAGCCTTCCTCTGCAGGTGCTCATTCTCCTTGGACCAGCGGAACGCCTCGTCAATCTCAGAGGTGGAGATCAGTGTGGAGAAGATCGACGAGTATGACTTAGCGTGAATGCAGTTACCTGTAATTACAGGACTGTTCCCATTCCTGGTAACCAAAAATGTTGTAGGAACTTGAATACAGTAGACTTGCTGAGGTTCTGCTTTATTTACTTTTATAGACTGAGCCCCAACACAATCTTTCTTTAGGGTAACATTGGTGACATAGCAGTCTTGATAAGATTCTTTCCTGTCATCAATTCTAACTGTAGTTCTTGCTCTATATCCAGCGAGAGTGGCTACAGCTGTGTAAAAATCGTTGTTTCTTTTATTCACAGTGTAGTATGTTATACCTGTTCCTTCTTTTTGGGTGTGACCATCCCATAGACCTGATTCTTCAATAAAATCCTTAGCCCATTCGCAAGTGATTGAATCGATGTCCCACCATTCGTCAAAATGCTTCTTTCTATCTCCGACATGATCCATTGGGATTTTAAGGACTATTCTTCCAGAAGATTTTGTTTCGATTTTCCATCCAGCCTCTTCTGCGAGGCTAAACAACCTATCCTTCTTTCTTTGTTTAGTAAGATCAAAAGTACAGGGTATGTATCCACAAATTTCTCCCGTATATCTTGGTGATGATCCGCAAAAACTACCATCGGCCTGTATTGCTACCTTTAGTCTGTCTTCAGCAGTCATTCCATGACCATGACTTGCTAATCCGGCAGACCTGAACCGCCTGTTTGCAGTCCTCAGATTAACCTTTTTGTTAAACAAATCTCTGGCTTCATAAACTCTATAAGTCCATTCCTTGCAGGAATTCCTTTTAATTTTCTTTTCTTCAATATAAACACGATGACCTCCAGAAACAACCTGTCTAGCATTTCCATTGTTAGATGTTATTTCGTAAACTTCATCAGAAAAATGATTACTTATAGCGATTGGATTCGTGAAAGAGATTCCATTACTAGACGGATCATATTGAGCAACCTTGTCACTATAGGAAATTTCTTCAATATTTTTCCACCCATTAGATGTGAGCAACTGTGTCCCAGCAGCCAACGCTTCCATGAGCGAAATGTCACTGTAGACAGCCGCCTCATGTGGAGTGATGGCGTCAGGAATGAGTGAGATTGCACCCACCTTTGCCTGAATGGTGTCAAGCAGAGTCAGTCCAGCGAAGACACGAACTGTGGTCAGTTTCTCCTCGTCCGTCAGTGTGTTCCAGGATGGAATGTCGTTGGACAGAGGAATCTTCTCAGGGATCCAGAAGTTGTTGATGAGCCGGTTCCACACCTCCAGGTCTTTGGGATCCTCAATCCTGTTCCAGTTGATGGGTTCCTCCAGCAGAACCTCATCATCTACCTGAACCAGAGGTAGTCCACTGGCTGTATGGGTCTGTTGGTTGCTGACTGAAGAATTTGTCATTCGTGCACGTCCTTTATCAAGATCACAGTAATGAATGCTGAAATCTTAACAAGGATGTGCACGATCAGTAGATGACAAACTGGTATCAGTTAGCAAGAGTAGTCAACCAGTCACACGCCTCTTCCAGTTCCTTGATGTACAGCGGCTCAATCTGTCCAGAGATGTCCATTCCGAAGGCGTCGTAACCGTTCAGGGCTCCAAGGAACGAGCCTCCAACTGCTGCAATACTGTCACTGTCGCCGTCCGTATACACCATGGCTTGAATGCCCTCGAACGGGCGGTCATGGTAGATGGAGACAGCAGCCAGAGCACAGGAGAGCAGGCTGTCAGCAGTGTTGCCCTCACCAAACACCAGCGAGAGATCTATCACAGAGTCACGACCATCAAGAACGTACTCAAGGATGTTCCTGGAGTTGTGAAGCAGGTCACTCAACTCTGTGTAGTGATGAGGCGCAATCTCGCTGAACATCGAGTTCTTCTTGGTGATGGCCTTGATCTCATCCAGAGCGTAAAGAGCACACTTGTAAGGATTCTCCCGGAAGTCAGCGTCGAAGTACTGCTCAAAGAGAATCTTGTGAACCAGTAGTGCTGCCACACCAGCAGACAGCCAGGCCACAGGGTGATCATGCGTCGTCTGTGACTGGAGCATGGCAAGATTGACAACAGACTCATTCGAGATGTTCAGAGCACCAATCCAGGGTGCACGCATAATGGTTCCACAACCCTTGGAGTTGTTGCCCTCTGCACCCTCACGACCAGTAAACTCCTCACTGAACGTGACGAGATGGTTCAACTTGTCCAAAGACTCGCTGACAGCGATACCAGGCGCCCGGTTGTTGTTCGGGTCGAGGTGGTACTCGATATGTCTGTGAGCAAAAATCCTCAGAACATCCTTCTGACGACGTACAGCAGCCCCATCAACAGCCTTCAGGACATCACCATCAGTACGATCCTTGAATGTCTCAGCAATGTCACCAATCGCCTTCATGTTGTACAGGCTCATCTGGGTGTCATCAGTAACCACTAAGGGGGACGGGATTCCAGGACGATCAAACAGGATGTCAGCAATCCGAGAGAACTCAGTGACATATCCCCATGCGTCACCAAGAGCAGAACCGTAGATCATTCCCTTGATACGCTCGTCCTTTGTAAGAGTATGTGTCTTCATACTGCCTCCTTGTCGTATAGCACTTACAAAACTTCCTGCAACTATTCTATACGACCATCCATAGTTGATTCAACATGACGATGATCACATAATGGATCCTGTCTGCTCTCAGTTCGATGTAAGAGGTGTTTTAATGCACAAGAATAGAAGACCTGATAAATAACTTGCTCATAATAGAGCGTTGTTACCTATCAGGTCTTCTATGTTGTCAGAGATTACTTGTTACGCCGCCTTTGCCATGTCCTCGCTCTTGACTTGCTTGCGTCTCTTGGGGTTGAGATCGTGAACAGAAGCAGCACGACTTGATGACGTGGTTGCCTTGACCGGCTTGTTCTCATGGATGCTGGCTGTCGTCATGATGATTGCAGCAACAGTTCGGGCCGTCCTGATAGCCTTTCTGCCAAATGGAGACCTTCTAAACGACCTGACGTGCTGCCTGGCTGACCTTCCTGGAAGAACCATCGTGTGATCACGGTCAAACTTGAAGGTATGGCTGCCGATAGAGCCGTCCTTGTCTCTGTATCTGAACGTCACAGCCCTGTCTCCACCACCAAGATCCTTGATAGCAGAGACCCGACCGTACAGACGGACATTGTCACCAATCCTGACCTCTGACGGCCTGAGGTAACGAATTCTGATTGGAGCGTTGTATGCCTTGACAGCAGCCTTCTTTGCTGCAGGAACAGCAGTCTCAAGAACCTTCCTCTCAGCCTTGGTCAGAGCAGGAGCAATCCTGTCCATAGCCTTGTCAACCTGCCGCATCACTCTCTCATGGCCTGATCTACCAGCACCACGAGCACGGTTCATGATGGACACCCTCTCCTTGTAGTCTCCATCCATAACACCATAAGTCCCGTCACCCAGGCGCCTCTTCCTGATAGACGGAAGAAGGTTCTTGACACCACCAGCAGACTTCAGTGCACCAAGAATCCTCATCTTGGCAGTCATTCTTGGAGCGTCAGTCACACCGCCTCCGACCTGATGCGGCCTGTTCTCCCTCGCCCTGGTGTTGTTGAGAACCTGCTGCTTTGCTTTTAGTGAACGAGTACGTCTCTTACGCATCTTCTTCAAGATGACATCATGAGCATGGTAGGCGGCCTGACGCAGTTTCTCAGCAGCAGAACGTGATGCCACAGCGAACTCACCGAACTGGTCAACAACCTTCTTCTCCCAGTACCTCTGAGCAGCCTCCTGAGATCCGAAGTGTGGCTCACCAGCCTCCGTATAACGACATGCACGAATACTGGCCCTGCACCGACGGGGACCAGCCGGACTCACGTGATACTTGACTGTCATTGAGACATCCCCTTAAAACGTTTGATGCAACTTACTAATCTAAAAACGTATCTATAACAAAAATCCTCCAAGTCACAACATTTGCTTAAAACTCAGAGGATTTTACACGTATTTAAGAAATTGAGCAGAAGAGTAACTCATGCTCCCAGTGCCTTGATGAGTTCTGCACGAGACACAAGGAACTTGTTCAGGAAGGCAATAACATTTTCATCCTCAATCTCATAGACAACCGGCTCCTCGTCCTCCTCCAAAGTGTCCTCAATCATGACCTTCAAGTCTGAGACAATATGAAAACTACGGTTGAGGACATCTATCACCAACCCATAGAACGAGGCGCCCTTCTGCTTGTGAGAGAAGAGCAGAGTGATGTCATCAAGGTAGTAGGCGACCAGATCGGATCCTTCAATCTCTTGGCTCTCTGTCGCCTCACGAACAGCCTCAGCGAGTAGCGTCACGTTCTTCTTTTCAACCTTCACTATCTTCAGCCCTTCTATAAAAAACTAAGGAACACTGGTGGAAATATCACTGGTTGCACACATATTCTCTCATTTGCCTGACACCTGGATTCTGTAAGATTTCAACATGGATATTTTTGTTCGCTCACAGCGCGACATGCAGTCCTGATTAAACGCTAGAACGTCATTTTTAGACACCCCAGATCAGCAGGAGAGACAATGACCATCAATTCAACGAAGCAGAGTCGGTTGGGTCAGGTATGGACTCCAGACTGGATGGTCTCACACATGCTGGATCTATCCAACTACACAGATGATACAGTTCTCTCAAAAAGGATTCTTGAACCAAGTTTTGGTAACGGAGCATTCCTCAAAGAGATTGTCAGCAGAATACTGAAAGAGTCATCTGCTAGAGGCAAGACTACAGAGGATACAGCATCAATCATTGACAACAATGTGCATGGGATAGAGATTGACAAGGAGATCTACAAGAGCACCGTTGACGAACTGGTAGAAATGTGTAGCAGGCATGGTGTACACACGTCATTTCCAAACCTGTTGAACATGGATACCATGGATATTGACCCATCCTTCAAGTATGACATCGTTGTCGCCAACCCTCCATATGTTCGAGTGCACCTGATGAATGAAGAATCAAGACAGAATGCAGAACGCTGGTCTTTAGGCGCCAGGATTCAGGACCTGTACACAGTCTTCATCAACATCTGCAGTAGTGTTCTGAAAGAGGATGGAACTGTCTGCATCATCACACCTCAGTCGTGGCTCAAAGACAAGGGCAAGGCACCGGTAAGACGCGCTCTGTGTGAACGAGGACAACTGGATCTAATCGAGAACTATGGGTTCAACCCGGTTTTCAGCAAGGTCAGCACAAAGGTATGTGTTACCAGGTTGTCAAAAGGTGAAGGCAGGAAAACCTCTTCTGGCAACGTGTGTCTACAGAACAAGTCAGTGAACAACAACCAGATCATAGACAATAGCGAGAAGACTGTTACTTATGACGAGTTCCTGAAGAAAGACGGCACCAGGAACAAACAGAAGATCTCTATCTCTGTTTTTTCATCTTCATCAAACCTCATCAGGGTCGGAGACCTGTTTGAGGTGAGAACAGGCGTACAGACCTCTTGCAACAAGGTATTTGTGCTGAGTCCTGACCACCCTCTTGTGTCCTTTGAGAGCCGGTTCATAAAACCTGCTGTCAAGGGAACCAGACACAAGCCCGGGGACAAGTTTGGTCGAATCATCTATCCGTATGTCAACACTGTCTCAGAAGATGGACAACATCAAGTGGCTCCAGTAACAGAGGAAGAGATTGACACTGAGATAATAGACTACTTAAGAGAGCATCAGCACATCCTTGAGAAGAGATCTTTGTCGCCAGGATGCCAGTGGTTCCATTACGCCAGAACACAGGCACTGGTTGACACACTGAGACCTAAGGTCCTGACACCTGGAATCATTGATACCAAGGAAGGGTGCAATCTGCCTCAGACAGACATCCTTCCATCAGGAACTGTCGTGTACTCAGGTCACTACCTGATGCACCCAGCAGACGACATGGATGCTCTCAGCAGGGTTGCACAGGTGTTTGAGAGCAGAGACTTTGTTGACTACGCAAGAGAGAACTGCATCAGGCTCTCAGACGAGTGGGTGAACATAAGCCCTGGATTCATCAAGAACTACATCATTCCAGAAGAGTTCGTGAAGATTCTGAATCTGAGTTGACTTCGTGATCTTTATCTTGCTGAATGTGTGAATTACTGGTCAACCAATCCTGACAGCATATGCGTGAAGCATCTTGGATCCAACACAGGTCTGGAATGCGAACTGACCTCTGACCTGCTGAACGTCAGTCGTGTACTCCATCCATTGAGTGTGAGTAATCCTGTAAAGCCCAGCACCATTGCCAGTAACTTTGATGATGTCACCAGGAGTGAAGTTGGCAATGACTCCAGCCTCACCATAGTTGTGACCAGCAATCATCTGAAAGTTGGGAGCGTAGTAGATGTACGAAAGCGAGTATGAGTTAACGGCAGCCTGAGCACACTCCCAGCCACCATCACAATAACCAGCAACATTCAAAAGGTAGTTGTACCCAGGTGACTGAGTTTGTGAGGAACCAGTACCTGAAGACTCTCCTGATGACTGACTACTCTGTGAATCAGTAGTGCTGGGAACTGTCTCATTGCTGTTGTCGTTAGAGGATTTGCTGGAACTGCTCTCAGTCTGTGAGTCAGCAGCAGAGTCAGAGTTGGCTACATTCTTGTCAACCTCAACACCTGGCTGAGATTCAGAGCCACTACTATCTCCTGCAGCAGCCTCTGTTAGGTTCTTGTCCTGCTTCTTATCCGTAATGTCAACAGATGTAGACTCCTGTGAAGCAGGCCATACAGAACCAGAGCCAATGGTCACATGAGAACTACCAGCAGATTCAGCCTGCAAAGAGTACACAGCGTTATGATTGTCTCGCTGGTGAGAGTTGTAGGTACTTGTGATAGCAAAAGCGGTTGACACAACAAGACCAGAGACAAGAAGAGATGCTACAGTAGAGGTGGTCATCATCTTTGAGGTGGAGTCAGAAAGAAGGTTCTTGAACATCATGGGAACAGATTACCAGACTGAGCACTAAGAAAGAAGATCTGATTGTGAGAAACTATACACATTCAACCAGGTAAAATAACAATTCCTTTGTTACTCTTGCCTGCTGACCTCAACACCAACCAGGTTCCCATCCTCGTCAACATCAGCAACACAATTAGAGAACTCAATGGTTCTGCTGACGACTTTCTGTTGATCTGTGTTGTCATCAGCAGGAACGTAGACATAACTACCATTTGTTGATTCAGTAACCTTGAACGTGTTGGTGGTGATGATCTGATGCCCTGATTGCATTGGTTCTACCAGGACATAGTTGTGGTTTGAGTCAACTACCTCAACATCATTACTGCTGACAGAAGTGGTTGAATGAGGTGACAGAATCTTTGTTCTGCCATCAGCAGCGTACCTAACTGGGTACTCGCCAGGTGTGTTACTTGTGATGAGAGTGGAGCCGTCACTATAACTGGCAAAGGTTCTGCCATTCTGTGTCATTATGCTCTTGACATCATGACGAGGCATATCTTGACCACCAAATACACTACTAATACTCATAGAAGTAATTCCTTCTTTACCTGCTGAATAAACACTCTATTCTGTCACCTAAGATCAGCAAGAAAGAGTGCCTACTTTAGTTACCAGTCGTTATTGCGTGACTTGTTCTTGTTGATTCTTCTACGCTGAAACCATGCTAGTACTCTTAATAAAACGACCATGCAGAAGATAGTAGCATATGGCTACAAGGAAGGTCAAGTAAGAATAACTTTTTGTGTACTAGTTGATTTATCGAGTTTGGCTAATCTTCTTCTTGTGACACTTCCGTCTTGACATGTTGTAGTTGTCAAGCACATCACCATCAGTTGACTCCAACGTGCTCTGATACGAGTGATGATCCTCACTACTACTAGAGGATGTAATCTCAGGGTCTGAGTTGGTTGTAGCAGATCCTTTAAGTCGGCTCAACCTGAGGAACCAGGCAAGGGCTGCAAAAATCAGCACACCACACCAGCACCAACAATAAGAATCTTCTCGGTAGTGTCGCTGATGGCAACACCCAGAAAACCAGTCATCTGACTTCCCTTTTATCTCAGAGGAAAGCGGCTCCTACATAACAAGATGTATGAGCCGCCACATGATCAACGATCCCAGAATATCAAATCATGTTGGGCATCGTCAACATGACTGGTATCACAAATCTTCTAACCACTTCGCTGAGTTTGGGATTGCATTCTTCGCAGCACTCTTGGCCTTCTTCGCGCGTTCAAGACGTTGACGCTTCTCGATCTCAATGATCTCCTTCTCCTCACGAGCCTTGGCGATCTGTTTTGCCCTAGCCAGAGGCTCGTCAATCGCTGAGAACAGGTCAGGGGGATTAATAGAGTTCACGACGTCAGATCCAAACAATCTGTCGTACTCTTTGTTATTATCCCACATAGGAGAGTCAATACCTGTCTCCTCAGGAAATACCCCAACCTTCCTCAGACCAATACTAATAGCACCATACAGACCCAAGATTCATCACCTTTCAACACTGGTTGACAACACTTACCTTGTGATACCAGTCATAGTACTATGAGATACCCAACATGTCAAGAGTGAAGCAGGATGATGTCAGAACAATGATGAACTGGTTCTTGTGCTGTCATCTGCGTTGTCTGAATCGGAGTCGTTATCTAGTTCATCAGAATAGTCAATAGGATTCGAGAACCACAATGATGGATCACCAGAATAACTCAATGACTGGTATCTATTTTCTGAAGTTGCGATGTTGTTCGTGGCCAACTTCCTCTCAGCAATGAAGTCAGTGTAGGAAATCTGCTTGAAGTCACTTGTTCTATTGATGTCAAAAGATCGGATGACACTTCTGGAGTTAGTTGGTTTGTTATTTGGCTCTGCATTTATGTCGTCGTTGCTGGTACCTTCCCAGTCGATAGGATCAAGATCTTCAATACTGGTAAAAGGTTTAGGTTGCTCATGTGGGGTATCTGTTGATGGTTGTACCCCAACAGGAGTTGTGACTGAGACATATGGAGCAACGGGTGTGCTGTCACCAACAATGGTTCTACTCATTCGAGGTGGAACCATGCCGTATTCGTTGATGTAGTCACCATCCTTCATTCCTGCAAGTTTAGTAGACCTGGAGGAATTCTGAGAATTGTTTGTGGATTCTTTGTCGTCATTAAGAAGTGCCCTCAAAAAAGATCTGGATGCTTTGAGCATGAAGTACATGACAATCATGAACCACAATAGACCAAACACTGGAAACCCCTTGAAACACAAATATAGTAGACACTCTTGACAACAAAATACATATCAGAATGCATATGTTGTCAAGAGTGCTGTGATCTGGTGATTGTGTGCTGTTGTGGAACAAAAACCAGTGCTGACTATTTGCTTTTACCTGGAAAGATTGTTGAACTTCACTCTGGTAAGAACCGTCTGATCTGAGTCGTCATACTTGTTCTTGCCATGACTCTTCACCGTTCCACCTGTCAGTTCAACCTCCTCGCCAGCCTTGAGGTCAATGTACTTACTGGCTCTCCAGAACACCTGATGACCTTCATCATCCTTAAGTGTGATGTACGACTGAGTTTTGTTGTACTGCCAGTTGTCAACTTGCTTGTTCCTGACGACAGTCAGTTTCTTGCCTGAGACTTTTGTACCCACGTCAGCCATGAAGCCACTTGCCCAGCCCTTAGGCTTCAGGGCCTTCTGACGGTTCCTGAAGTCCACCCCAACTGCTGATACAGCGATACCCAGACTCTTTGAAGTCACATAGTCATTATTGGCGATGGTTCGCAGGTTTGCGCAGTAGTCGTTGTTGCCATCAATCTCACGAGCCGCTTTCAGAACCCTGTCAACACTGCCGTCAGCCTCATATTGTTCAGCCAGTCTGGCGATCCTGGCACGCTCAGAAGCACCTGCTGATCCACGAGGAGACGACATAAATAACTCAACGTCATCAGCAGTAGAGTTGGTTCCATAGTCCATGGCTTTTGACTTGGAAGTGAACCTCTCTCCATTGTTGGACAGAGCAAGAGACAGCCCAATAACCTCTCTGATAGACGGAGTGAAACCACCGCTGTAACCAACGTTGTCGCGATCCATCTTCTTCAAAGGGTTGCTTCCAACAGTCCACAGACCTTCAGGCTTGACACCCAGATAAGCCTCCACACACGTTGAGCCAATCTGGTGTCGCTCACCATCAGACCCCTCGACCAGATATGTCTTAGAGCGATGACGTTTCTGCCCGCAGTGCTCACACGCCTGGCTCTCTGGTCTCCAACCGTTCAACTCAACGTTGTGTCCTGTTCTGACAATCAGTCCGTTGTCCTCCTTGTCAATAACAGCAAGGAACTTGTACCCAGCGTAAGAGATGCTTGGGTGATTCAGATGCATCACCACATAATCGCGCTTTTCCTTGAATCCTCTGCCATTGACAAACTCAACAGAGATAGGCTCCTCGGTCACCTCAAAACGCTCAGAGATACCAGCACGCTCCAGTTTCTTGTTCGCCCTGTCAATCAGTTTTCTCGCGTCCCCAACAGCACCAGCAGGAACGGTGTATGAACTGGGACCATCATGCTCAGCAAAAGTCTGATGGTTCAATTCTGACTCAGAGGTAACTAAAAGATCTTGTTCAGGTGATTCATCCGCCTTAGCATCATCACCCGCTTCATGACTGATAACAGAACTGTCGCCTTCAAGTGCCTCCTGGCAGTTCTTGACCGCATCAGCAAACCAGCCCTTAGTCTCACCAGTATACGCCTCATACGCTGCGCGAGCCTCATCAGCAGTAGCAAAGTGTGGAGGCTCACCATCAAAACTGTCCGCAAATCTGCATCTTATCTCAGCGTCACATTTACCAGTTCTACCTGTTTCAGGATTGAAGTGATACCCTCGTGTAGTAGCCATGACAGAACCTCACAATATAAAAGCCAACAAACAAAACTCAATTCTGTTGAGGTATCTAACAATACACAACAAATGGCGGGAGTATATTGAACTCCCGCCATTTGTCAGTCAGGCAAAACTCAAAAGAGATGGCGCCACATGCTCAATCAGATACACCTCACCCGACTTGTACAGAATACACCCAGAGTCAAGAAGATCTCTTGTACTCACCTTCAAAATGACACTCTTACCAGAACGCCTGTCAGCAACACTTCTGGCAGTCTCTAGCGATGGAGTCAGGTGCACGAAGTTCCTGTCCATGTGCTTCAGCCCATCCTTCATAACTGACTTGATGAACTGCTCCTTGGTTCCATGGTAAAGAACTTCTGGAAGGTCGCTAGAAGATGAGTCAACTACCTCAAGATCAGGGTTGACACCATCAATTGTGTGCCCATGCTTGCACCAGATTCTTCCAGTTTCAGGGTTATAGGTGAAGCGACCCTTGTTGTCATGCCTGACCACATAAAGGATGTCGTCAGTACTGGCTCCAAGTGCTTTCGAGAGGTCATCAAGAAGCACACTCGCGTCCAGTGACATCTCCAGCCCAAACTCTTCAGGGCGATGCCTGAGAGCATACGACATCTTCTTGGAAAGAGTAATCCTGTCAGTATTCTTCATGATGTTCTTTTCTCAATTCTGTTGTAGTTGTACTTGTTGGTATTTTATGATCGCAAGCGGATTCATCGTTGCAACCACTTGACTTCAAACTCGTCTACATCAAGCAGTAGCGTGGGATGGTTCCTCTTCAGTGACTTCTGTACTGTGCTGAATGCGCCACCATTTTGAACAGACGGTCTCCACACAGCCACCAGTAAGTCAGAATCTCTAATCAGAGCGTCATTTCTGGCGTGATACAACCTGTTAGAGAACTGCTGACCAAACACCTTCTCGATGACAGCACCTGATCTCAAGTCTTGATACTTCTTCTTGTCAGTCTTACTCCATCTGTCTTCCTGGCCCTCAAACGGAATGTAAGCATCATACTCAACACCATATTTGAGAGCAAGTTCAGCCCAGATTGTGTCAGCACCTAGAGCCAGACCAGTCAGAAACTTTCCAGCACCATAGTATTCAACCAATCCGCCAGCAATGAAGTCAAGACTTTCCTTCATGTACTGACATTGCTCTATGTTTAAAGAGCCTGGCCTGTGACCAGTAATCGCCACAACAGGATAACAAAGTCTTCCAGATTTGTTCATTATCTTGACTCCTGGATCTGATGCTGTCCTCAACAAAGTGTTCAATATACATTGAGGGAATTAGATGTCTGTTCTACTCTGAGCTCATAATCTTTCTGAATGACGACAAAGTTGTATCAGCATTCTTGTTTCTCCTGTTTGCAGGAATCATTGACATCGCCAGAACAGGACTTAGCAAGAGAATGGATTCAATGTTATTCCTGTAAGAACTTATTGTAGGAAGATTACCATTGTGCTCCATCACAACATGCTCAATAAAAGAAACAACAGAGCACAACCTGTCATCCATGCTCATGTTGTTGTCATCACTCTTGAAGGAAATACACTCATCTATGAGTTTAAGGTACTCGCTAGAGTTGTTTCCTGTAGTGAAAATATGTGTACGCAAGACCACATAGATAAAACAACACACAGACCTGAATGAAACTCTGCCACTACGAGCAAGAGGGTTAAGCATATCAAGAATGTGGTAAAAAGTCAGAAAATCATATGACATCCCAGCGTTCTTGTTCTTCTTCATGACAGAACCGAACACTGCTGTCAAAACCCCTTTCATATGATCCATCACCTCAAGAGGGTCAGATGGTTCAGGGCATGGTGCACCACAGGTGTATGCAGAAGATAGTACCCTCATCATAGCAACTGAGAGATCGTTGCAGCTGACCTCGCTAACCTTCTGAGGAATACCAGTGAAGTCAGATTCATTGCTCAGTACTTTAAGCAGAATCGCTTCTGGATCCTTGTCCTTGTAGTTCTGCGGGTTACTCTTACGATCACTGAGAACAAAGTCAATTGAATGGTTTAAATCACCAGATGTGGAGTTGAGGACGTATCTGCTGAACGACTCATTGCTCTTTTTGTTGACGAGTGAGATAATCATATTCTTCTCATTGCCAACAGAACCCAAGAAGCAAAGGTCCATTAGTTTTGACCCATTTTCATGCTCCCGACTGACCTGAAGAGATGACACCAGAGAGTTCAGGACCTTCTTCTTATTCTGACAGAACTTCTTAAAAGACGACTTCTTTGCCGCAGACCCAAGAAACTCGTAGATTCTGATGAAGTCATAGAACTGAAGTAGGGTTGACTCAACATCATCAGAATAGATAAACTCAAGATCCAGTTTCAGGAATCTTTCAGCAGAACGACTTTCAATAAAGAAGGTCTTAACTGGTCCCTCAGGAAAAGCATCAGTGACACGTTTAAAATACTCATCAAGAACATTCTCATACTTGTCACCCCATTGATTAAGAGGAGTCGATCTCAGAATGTCTGACATCTTGACACCAGCAATCTCAGGCATCACAACATAGTGAGAACTAAAGGAGTTCAGATACCTCTCAACAAGATAGTACTGACTCAGTGATTCCTCGTTATAGAAGAAGCAGATAAAACTGTTTCCTGTTTTGTAAGAAGATTCTAGTCTTATGTCAGCACGATGCATCTTCCTATAAGCGTTCTGGTTCTTGTCACCCATGAAATCATAGTAAGAACTCGTCCTGAAAACAGTAGTGCCCACTGAGGATGTATCAATATTTTTGTCTGAAGCATTCACAATAAACCTTTCGTAATCATTCTTAGAGCAAATCAGCCCAGCACTTGAGCCATCTTCAAAGGATTGTACTTCGACCTGAAGATGACATGCTCTCTGGTAATCACTCGCTCGTTGCTGCTGGGAATCTTTGACATAATCGGAACCATCATATTGATGTTTAGTGAGAATACATCCCCACCATCTCTGACTGCTGTCTTCCAGTTCCCAAATGTTGGCAGAACAGAGTCATAATCCATGAGAACTCTCACCAGCGCCTGTACAAATTTGACAGCACAGTCAGACTCCAAACCAAAACTAATGACCTCAACCGCCTTCTGAGGAGTACATGTACGAAACACATAGGTCGGATGAGCAGCAACATAGAGCAAAGACATCACCTCAACCGGCGTCAGCTTGTAAGCAATCCTGTCCAGATGCTCCATCATGTTCCCGAACGCTTCCAAAGGAACCGTCTCTGAGAGCATCAGACCGCTTCCCAGGGCATCACACAACACCTCAGCAGTGGAGATGTGTCCAGGGTCCCCAAACTCCTCAGAAGCCTTTAGAACAGCGCTGGTGATAAGATTCTGATACTTTTTCAAGCCGGTCCTCTCACCTCTGACCTCATTGATACGATCAAGAATGTCCTGATGATGCTCTTCCTGCATGTACCTCAAGTCCTTGTTGTCAGTGTAACTGCTGTTGCGGATGAATGACTTGTAGAGGATTGTGTCACTGGACAGACGTTTGCACATGAGATAAAGATCCCAAGCAGTGGCAGACAGAAGCGCCTCTTTCGCCTGATGAGACATACTTGAGTGCCATGACACAGAACCTCCATTAACAAACAAGTATAGCAGGTTTTCCAACTGCTCACAAACAGAAGGACGAAGCCCACCCATCTGCTTCCTGATACCCTCAGAGTTCTGGCGAATGAAGTCACCAAGACGTTGACTGTTCTCGCCCTGTTTTCTTACCTTCTCCAGGTCGTCATCAACCTCACGAAGCAGCATACTGCAAGCAACAAACACGAACAACACACTCTCATCCCAGAATGTAGTTGCCCCGTCTGTGACGTTCATGTCTCTTCTGTGGAGCACTTCTTTATGACCTGCAAGCATCATTCTCTCAGCAAGAACACCAAAGTGCTGCCAACCACGAGGAGACAGAGCAATTGACAACTCTGACGGCATCTCAAGGTTGTTCCACAGATCATCAGTCACACGTTTACGAATCGCAGCGCCAGGAATAAATGAGGAGTCAGGAACAACTACGGAATGCTTGCTTAAATCCTTAGAGGTGATGTCACCTGACTTGAGACGCTTCTTCATCCTTCTGACAAACTGAGGAAGAGACGGAGACAGAGTGAAGGATCCTTGCAGATCATTATCCTGAATCCACTTGAACGCATTATCTATCTTGGTGTCTCCTGTTGATGTCAGAGGATCACTGGTGTCAGATAAAGGCAGTCTGACAACAGGATAAACTGGCATTGAGTCAAGTATACTGATAACGTCATCAAAATTATTCTGCTCAGATACCATTAGTTAACAATCTCCCCAGAGATAATCCTTCTGAATTTTTTCGTTTGACTAGTGACTTTCACCTTCTTAGATTCTGTATCAGAAATCATTGAGACCACTAGTTTAGGGTCAATTGAGATAATGACATCCAGATTGTCCAGCCACTGAGAGTATGTCGGGGCGGCAGTATTTGACTCAACTGCAAGGTGCTCTACAAGATCTACAAAACGGATAAGGTACTCGTCCTCTAACTCTCTGTCCTGCTCAGCCATGTAGATTATCTTCTCAGCAACAGCAAGAAAGTCATCCTTGCTGGCGGATTTGCTGAAAGTGGTTAAACTTGACAGAATGAATACAAATGACGCCACACCTCTGAAAGAGATACGCCCAGTTTCAGCAATGGAGCAAATTCTCTCCATCAAGGCATAATACGTCGTGTAAAAATATGAGGTGCTCTGTTCGTCAAACTTATCTTGTATCAAATAGGCACTTGTTCTATCAAAGAAAACATGTCGAAGTGTTGAGTCAAGGAACTTCATCAAGTACATAGGGTTTACAGAATAAATGTCTCTGTTCTGCAAGTAGGAAACACTAAGAGCCTTCATTGTTACGTCACAGATGTCGTTGTAGGAAACCTGCTTCGGTTTGTTCATGTCGTCATGGTCATAACTGCTCAACGAGACTGGAGAGACAAGTACAGATGTCAACTCATCCTTCAATACCTCAATGCTGGACGAAGAATTCTGGTCCATATACTCAATAGCATGGTTCACCTGATCCACATAAGTATCACCCAGAATTTTTCTTGATGACATGTTGAAGAATACAGTAAGCCCTAGATTCTGAATCTCACCATCTTCAAGATTGCTCATACAGAACTTGAATAACTTGTCTCCTGTGTCATGTGTTCTGCTTACTTTGAACTCTTGTGTCAGACAATTGAGTTCTGGCTGATTCTTCTTACAGAATTCACGAAAACTAAGATCCGTACCAGAGCCAGAGAACTCATACACCTTGATGAACTGTTTATACAAAGAAAAACATGTCTTCAGAGGACTATAGAGATGGTCCTCGTCAGTGTCCAATTGAATAGTTCTCAAACTCTTGATGAACAGGTCTTTTACATGACCATCTGGCAGAACCTGCTCCAGACGCTCTATATAGGTATCCATAGCGGTCTGACACAACTCGTCCACATCTATATGATTGTCAATTAATTCAGTAAGAATGTCAGACATCTTGACACCAGCAACCTCGGGCATCACTACAAATGGATTTCGGTATCTACCTTGATAGTCAACAAAAGGATCCAGAATCTCAAACTGACGTATTGACTCATCATCCCAGAAATAGCATTTAAACCACCATCTATAATACATCTTCTTAAAAACATGATGTCTTTTGTCAGAGATATATAGATCATAGAAATATTTTACCGTCGTAATACATGATGACATTAATAGCCTGCTTTCTAAAAATTGTTATCTTAATTCCCAATCAACATTTTACCAAAATACCTTTTAGTAACCCATCATCTTCCTAAACTGCTTCAAGTACTTTGGAACATTTGTTCGTCTGCTCTTAGGGAACGGAATCATTGACAAGGAAATCTCTGGATTGATTGTAGTAATAATGTCTATATTATCATACCATTTCTTAGCCGAAGGAGGATTAATTTGCTCGTCAATCATAAGAACAACTCTTTCAATCAAACCAAGAGTATTAGATAAAGCATCCTGTTCATTGTGATTGTTTTGTCTCGAGTAGAGAATACACTTCTCAATCAGTTTCATAATGTCATTAGGGTGCTCCCATGTTGAGGATGAAGAAAAAGCGCTAGGTCTTTCTATAAGAAAAATCAAACAGAGAACAGCATTGTAAGAGATCTGACGCTGCTTAATTAAAGGAAGAATGAGACTAAGTACAGCATAAAGGGTTATTATGTCATATTCATAATTACCATACTTTTCAAGAAAATCTGCTGACATCATCTGTAATATTACTTCATTGGCGTAATCCACTGAAGCAAGCATATATGGGGTACAACCTACACTATTGTTAGAGTATGAATCCACAAGAATCTGTGTAAATATTTCATTGATCTGACGATACGTAACAGTAGTCGGCTTATCAATTGATCCAAGAATCAAGTTGTTCATCATCAGTTGGTTCTTTCGATTCTCTGTTCTAAAATGAGTATATATGGGTAAATACTATGTATCACCTACACGTGACTCACATTCTTACTAGAATCAAACTTCTCAACAATCATATTGATCGCCTCATCCTCATTCAGCAGAATACCTTCATCAGAGTTCAGAAGCCTCATCACCTTGCCCAGTTCAGGACCAGGACCAATACCAAGAATTTCCATCACTCTGTTCCCATCAATCGCAGGACGCATAGCACTCCTGTTGTCAGCGGCCCTGATTCTGTCCATCTCAGTAACCAGACGATCCACCTGCCTCTGAACAGCAGCCCTCTTACTGGCGTGCTTTGATGTGACATCAGACCTAAAGATGATGACCAGTCTCTTCAACTGCTTCTCGCTGGATACCTCGTTCATCAGGCGACGTACAGCAGAGTCGTTCCACATCTTCTTATCTCCACGAGTGAAACCATGTGAACGCATGTGCAGTCGAATCAGTTCAGTGATCTGAGTCACCTCTGTCTTACTGAAGCCACCTTTGAACAGGGATGGCTTGATGATCCTTGATCCCACCACCTCATGACCATCAAACGTCACACCACGACCAGGAACTACTCTCCTGGTCGCTGGTTTGCCTACATCGTGTAGGAACGCAGCAGCACGAAGAACCACATCAGCACTATCATTCTCATGTGAGATGGCGTTCTCTAGAACCTTCAGCGAGTGGTCAAACAGATCCTTGTCCTGCCTGCTCTTGCGACCAAGTTCTGCCATCTGTGCAACATGGTTGTCAATGTCACCCAACTTACTACGACGATCCATCTCCCGAAGAAACCCAGCAGGATTAGGGAGAAGAAAGATGCTTCTGAGACTCAGTGCAGATGTAGACATAGAGTCAATTGTACACCATCAGCACAACCCAGTCAATCATCTCGGTTCTTAAAAAGACAAGAAACAGGTGAAGTGTGTCACAAGGACCACACTTCACCTGCTTGGAACTTGTTGAATCTTGGCAGATGACTCAATCTGATTTGAGGATCTGAGAGAAAACCCTCGCTTTAGAATGACTTGTACATAGCACGAATCTTCTTCTCGTCGAACTCTTCTTCATGGCTCCTGTAAAGTTCCTCGATGTACTCCTTAGGAATCTTCCTGACCTCACTCAAATCGGAGTCAGACATGTTTCCATACTTGTCGTTACGTTGCGAAACAATGTTGTCACTCTTTCTAGGGTCACTGATACGACATGTTGACACTACAGGAGATCCAGAGGATGTGTCTGTCTTCTGTACCCAGAATCCACCTCTGTCACGACCAATCTTTACCTGAGAGCCATTGTCATCTGAACCAAATGCTGCTCTCAAAGGTTTGGCAACACTGCTCCTGGTGAACTTCTTGTAGTCAGCATCAATGCCCTTAAGTCTCTTGATCTCTAGGTTGAGTTCCTTCTGCTTCTCTTCTGGTAAAAGATCCTCAAAGTCCTTGCTGTCATAGTTAGGCAACTTAGTACGCATACTCTTAATTGCTCGTCTACTGAGAATGGTTCGCTTGCGACTCAATGATGCTGACTCTTTTGCCAGGTTGTCATACTCTCCACTATCAATTGACTGCTGGATCTTCTCTGGAACACTACCTTGTGTAGAGATAGAACCATCCTTGTTGAACCTGACCTCAAAGGATTTTCCCGACTTGTAACCAGAGACCTCAAGAGCGCTATCATCTCTCTTTGTTGAGATGTCTATGTCACTTACTCCATAATCTGAGTTTGTGGTGAAGTCGTCCTCAATAACCTCTTCAATCTCATTCTGCCTAGTTTGAACAAAATGACTATCCCTGACAACCCTGGAGTGCTCAATCGCATTCATCGCCTCAGGGGTGTTTGGATAGTCAACAATCTGAACCTCTGGCTCGTTACCTCTTAGACGTAAGAATTGAACTGATCCAGTTTCAAGATTTAGTGCTCTATCAGCATAGAAACCATGATTCTCACTGACCACCATCATGGTTCTTGTTCCGTCATCAAGTGTGTCTACTTTGACAACCATGCCTGGAACATTTGGCACGAAATCATATACACGATCACGCTTGTAGTCATTCTGTGTTACACCATAACTGTTTCTAAGGTTGTTCCCAAACTCCAGTTCCTCTGTTCCAGTGATAGTAGGATCTGCATCATCAGAGAAACTAAGAGAATTGTCTGAGTTAGTAGCGCTTACCCCCCCCCATTTCGTTTCCAGCAACACCAGCACGCTCCGCGTCTATCGCTTCGCGCTCCGCCTGGCTGTAGGCGTGAGGCACATCCAGCCCCTGCTTCCTGTAGTCACAGTTCTCCGGTCCAACACAAGGCTCCCACTTACCTGTCTTAGGACTGAGGTGCTGGCAACTTGATAAACTTGATGACATAATCAAAACCTCTCACGTTTTTTGGTGAACAACAGAATCGTTAAGTTATCTAAATGAAAATATGAAATAAAAACAACGGTGAGTCAGAAACTAGATCTGACTCACCATTAAAAGAGAAGCAAACTCAGTGAAACCTACTTGACTTCATCAAGTAAAATTCCTCCACCTAGATACTTGCCCTCGACCTCTGTTCCAGTCTCCTCTTCATATGCCTTTCCGTTAGCGATAACTAGTGTCCTGAACTCGTAGAGGTTGTCCTGACCCTCGCTTTGACCAACCAACTTGAATCTTGCACCATTCTTCTCCAACGGAACATGATCGTAGGCGTGTTCTCTGACCTGCTGCTCAATGGAGTCCGTTCCATCAGCACGAAGAGTCACACCATCAGTGTTCCTGATGCTGCTAATCTCGCTCAGATCCTTCCTCGCTGTTGGAGTCAGTTTTGCGCTATCCTTCACACCCAGCGACGGGAACATGTCACCATCATTCGGGATCCCCTGGTTCCTGCGACGAACACTCTCCATAATCCTCTCGTACTCATCTGTGTCACCCAAGGCAATACTTCTGGCAAGAGCAGACCCATGCCTCTGAACTATCTCGTTCTTGTGCTTCGACTCAAGTACCTCATCCTTGACGTCACCGGACCATGACACGGGGAACTTGCAACTGACACGCTTCCCAGTGCTTTCATTGTAGATGGTCTTCATTGCTGAAGGCACGACACTGACGCCTCTGTCACGAACCTCAGCCGCCTTCTCGATACGATAGTCCGAGTCAGACGCAAGAATCTTGTCAATCTTCCCATCAAGATCCTGGCTTGACATCTTTGCTGTACGCCCCAAGGAGTTACCACCATATACCATCGAACTCAGTGCCCGTTCAGGATTCTCGTCAATGAACGACTTCTCTCCAATGGCATCAGAAGCAGACAGGTTGTAAGCGAAAACCTCACGCATGTCATCTGCTGAAACGTTCTCATTGCTGGGGAACTCGGCCGTGTTGATAAGGAGGAACTTGTTGTCCTCTCCTGGAAGACGCTCCGCCTGATAGCCAAGGTTCCTGGCGTCAGCGACAGCGTACTCAGGATTGTCAGTAGACACCTCCATGGAGTCCATGTCAGCACCCCTGAGCACCTTCATGTTAGCGTCAAGAGCCTGCTGAGAGAGTATGACATCACTGGTGTCAACAGGCTTCACCTCATTCATGACACCTGTTCTCGCAGAGTCTTTGTCTGGTACTGATGCACCTACTCTTGATGTTCCAGCCATAGGATCCAGCCCCTGACCAGAAGCAATCTGCTCTGCAATCTTCTCGTTCGCCTCGCTCCTGCTCCCAGCCTCGACATGAATCGCTCCGCCTTCTACACGACACTTGTCAGGAGAAGGGGCGTCACACTCAACCATGTTGTTGTAGTCGCCCTTCCTTGGGTGATACAGACCTGTTCCCTTACCAGCCATCTCCAGCCTCCTGTTGAGTCACATGCTCTTTGCCTTAGCGTCTGAGAGCGTCTTTCACACAATATGTTTCTAACCGTAACTCAAAATAACGAAAATTCAGAATTCACTATCTCAAGATTGTTTTTAGTGTTTTTCAGCACAAGGTTATACGGTTAACCTGTTCCGTTCAAACTCAAATTGTTTCGATTATTAACCATGCAACAATTACTTTTGCCTGAACATCTAATATTATCTGCCGTAAAGGGAGATGCTAGACTGTCTTGCGTCTAATACATCTTTATACGACAAGGTTTTTGTTAGGTTATTTTAAACTATACTTTGTCGGTATAACCTTGACCACGACGAGCAATGACAAAACTTGCTCCTGTATGAATATTTAACTTCATTTGAAATTCTTGCTCCACCGACATCACCTCGGTTTGTTTCTTGACGATAACAATTTCAATACCTTAATGTGCTAGGTTAACTTTTATAGATACAGTATAACATAGTTTAAGAGACTTGTAAAGAGAAAATATATGAAAAAGAAGAAATAATTCATATTTCTTCTATACTATGAAAAACTGTTGACAGACCCAAAAATAAAGAACGCCAGTAGAATGAAGTATGTCACAAGATCTCTGGTGAACTCAACCTGCTCGTTATTGACTAACTCGCTCGCGTTCTGCGCATTTGCTGACGCATCAGAGACCTTCTCTGCTGAACTGCTGCTATCGCTTGTGTTGATGCTTGCTGACATCAGTAATCTTTCTTCTAGTTGTTTTCCAGGTAGTCAATACTTGCTTGATTCATTCCGATTAACCGACCAGTATTGTACATGGTGTAACTGAATACTACAATAACGAACACGTTCAGAGCAATAATAGTAATGTGAGAGTAAGTACCGCCCCAACCGAAGTTCTGGTTCTGAAAGTCCAGAACAAGAATAAACGAGTTGATGATGACACCAACAGCATTCAGGATGATGCACGCAAGAGCAAGAATCCAAGTACGTTTGTAGTTCTTGATGTTCTCCTGGTGAATCTCGATGCGACGATCCATAGTGAGAAAGTACTCGTCACCACTTCCAGTCATGATACTCAACCCTCTCTTTGTCATGGTTCTTCATCTTTGCGTATACCCATGTCATCAGTGCTGCAACAGCCATAACAGGCATTACGACACAGACGATAATTGGAAGTACTAGGTCAAGTGTAGCATCTCCTGACGTGCTGGTCATCATCAGATGGTAGATGTAAGGCATACCACACAGGTAAGTGGTCATTGTTATCACTGAAACCAGAGCAGTACCTAGAACAAAAAGGACTATTTTTGTGATTGGATTGATGCTGTAATCCTGCTGAATGATACTGGGCGTGCTGATACTGGCGACGCTTTTGGAGTATCCAGCATCCTTGGCGTGAGTATACTCGTATGGGTAGACAGAGGGTGCTTCTCTCCTGGGGTTTCCGTTCCAGTAGCAGGTGATGGCCTCCCATTGAGGTGGCTCATATGTGGACGCAATGCGCTCAGTCTGCTCCTGCCAGATCCTCTGCGCAGCGACACTGACCGCCTTGACTGGACGAGCACGAGAAGACGCTGGCCTCACACTTGCTGACGACGCGGTAGACATAATCATTGCGATACCTCCTAATAGATGAACCAGCAAACTCTTGGCCTAGTTCTTCTGGACTGCTTCTACTATATGTACCACAACCAACCGATTAGGTCAATTAGCTCATAGTGAGGTGTCAGTCACAAGCGTAGAGAATACTGGATACCTTTACTTACATACCCATCTTCTGCATCAATCCAACTGCCAGATCATCCTGTTTGAGGAACTGGGACAGGTTGCTGTAGGCGTTCTCAAAACCCTTCTCAGCAGTCTTCTTGGAGGCATCATTCATGGGCTGGCTCCTCCAGTGCTCTGTACCACTGCCAGCAAAAGACAGATTCTTACAGGAGTTCTCAATGATACTGGCAACATGGCTCAACGACCTTGCACTCAGATATGCAAGCACTTCATCTCTCCACTCTGTGTATGCATAGGCATCCTTAGCAGATGCGCACATGTATCCGTCATAGCGCTCTGGTTTGAAAGGGTATCTCATCAGATAGTTGTGCACATCACATGTGTCATGATCCTTGCTTCCAGCAATCAACGTGAACGGGTTGGCAGGATCATCAGGATCACACATGCTTGCCAGCAGCCGGTTCCATTCATCAGTGTTGCACTTCTCACACAGACACTTTCTGTCCAGAGATTCAGTGTGCTCTGACATCATGATCTCAATCAGGTTCCTGCTCTCACGCCTTGGCTGGAGGAACAACTTTCTGACTGGTGCACTGAGTTGAATACCAGGTAGTCCTGTATCAGTACCAGAGAACTCGAGGTCACCTAACAGAATACTCTTGATAGTGCTGCCTGAAACATGTACTGGAAAGATCTCATTGGACAGACGACGTTTCAGAACACTTCCCAGCGTGTACATCTTCTCAGCAAGAATCTCTGAGTAGTCAGCAAGAACAGCGCCGGAAAGGTATCTGTATTGAGTGTTGTCTGGATACTGGATAGCAACGTATGCGCACTGACGAAGATAAATAACAACCTGAGTGATTGCGATGTATGTTGCGATTGACAGAGCGGTGTCAGTCAGAAACCTCTTGTCACTTGGTGAGAAAACGCTCCAGTCATCGTCAGGACAAAGGATTTTGTTGGCATATCTCTGAACTGTGAAGTCATCAGTGTAGTAATCCTTCACAAGGTAGTTCAGTACTCCTACATCTGGGGTATTGATCTCATAGTCTTTGTTACTTGTGGTTGATACATACAATGCGCGAGTCAGTGAAGTATGGTAGATGTAGTACTTCATGCTCTTTGACTTGCTGATCCACTTGTCCTGATCTGGATACCACAATCTGGACCCTGACACCATAATGACTTACACCTCCTTTTCCTTTATGCTAGTCAAACTAGTTGAGAGTAAACATCTACCACTGACTAGCATGAGATCTCTGAAAATTGTCGTCAGCAAAGAACTCAGGCGCTTGCTGACGAGGAGTGCTCAGTCTCGTCATCGTCATTGTCTTCCTCCTCATCAGAGGAACTGTTGGGTGAGACACCACCAAACATCAGATCGGGGTCGTTCTTGTCAACTCCAAAGATACTGTGCATGTCAAAAGTGGGCTTTGTGTTGCTGGCCTTCTCCATGTCACCAAGAGCCTCCATGAGACTGTCAGACATGTCCTCCTGACGCTTCGACTGAGCAGGATCCTCATCAGTACTCAGGCTGACATCATCCTCTGCTGCATCAGAAGATGAGGAGGAACCAGCACCAAACAGGTCTCGTGCTTCATGCTTCCTGAACTCCTCCACCTCCTCATCAGAGATGTCATTGAACTGCTCCATGGGATCCTTGTGAGGCATCTCAAACTTCTGTCGGCCCAGACGACCTGGAATGAACCTGCGAACCTGGCTTCCAAGAATCTCCAGACACTTCCCAACAGGGTTGATTCTCTGCAGGTACTTACCAAGTATACCGCTGAGCGAGAGCATCCAGGCGACGTTAGTCAGTGCCACACCAAGCAGGACGAACGAACTGCCTGTCAGGATTGTAGCCAGACCACTACCCACAAGTAGTGCTCCTGCCCCAATGGCCTGCGATAGAGCCTTGTCGCTCTGAATGTCCTCGTTGTACTTCTTCATCTTGTCGTCAAAGGAGTCAGAAGAAGACTCTGTTGTAGAGTCAGTACTAGCATCATCCAGGTCAGACAGGAAGTCGCTGATCTCTGTCTCGTTGTTGTCACGGTCACTCATTGGTTCTCCTTAATGCAAAACAGGCAGTTGTTGATTGTGAGCACACTTTTGTGATGATGTTAGCATATTCACACGTCAAAGTCCACACTACAAACAAACGTCACGTCAAGTAGGAAAGTCGGCACTCAATCACCAGTCAACCGGTTCCATGTCAGCAGGGTCAATCTCCTCAACTGGCGCCGACTTGGTACCACTGAATCTGCTGGTATACCTGTCACTCACTGGAAAGTAGCCATTATCATTCTTATGGCTGATAACTATACTAATAACAAATGTTAGAACAAATGATACGACAGCAGCAATAATATAGTATGTCATAACAATTGATTAGTTTCTTGAACTTCTACCAAATTATCTTAGATTCTCAGAATTCAGCAGACCGCTTCCCTCATGTTACTGCGTAGAAGATCCAGGTGGTCCCAGAACGACTCATCAAGATCAGTAACAGTCATGTTCAGGCAGTCCACGATCTCGCCATCTGTTGTGGCGAGGTAGCGCCCTGCGTTGCTGGGTCCGCCATAGACCTTGGTTGAGGCCAGCAACTCAGTTCGGTGCTGGTCCACTCTCTCCAGTCCCTTCAGAGCGCTCCAGACGCCATCTGACACACCATCACTCTGTTTGATCGACTTGATTCCGTTGACAATCTCGGAGGATGGCTGGTTGCTGGTGAACTTCATGGTTATTCTCCTTCAAGGAGGTAGGGATGTACATGTTCATGGCGAATTAAAGCATGGTCACCTTGTGCTGGCAAGCGTTTTCAGTGTGATGTTCAACACTACTCATGGAGGAACGCAGGATAAAGGAACCTAAATCAGCAAACACTTAAATACGGAACAGATCTAAAGATTCTGGTTCTTGTAGATAGTAGTACATCTCACCTTGATACATGTCAATAGTAGTGCTACCATCTGATTCAATAGTGTTCCCATACCACAAGGAGAGAATTTCATGACAGCACGACTGATCCTGGTTGCTCATGATCCAACTGCTAGAATCCTGTCTGATGACGAGGTTTTGAGTGTCATCCGTCCGATGCTTGAAGGATCTGGAATCAAGCATGTGTACACCGCCAGCCGCAAGAATGATGTAGGTGTTGGTTTCACTCCCCGTCTTGCAAGTTATGGTGACAGGTTTGCTGAGGATCTGTCGCCCCACACTGACGTGTCCTCGCTGGTTGAGTCTGTGAGCAAGGCGCTGAATGAGGCGCAGGAGAGTGGTTCAGATGAGCCGTTCTGTGTTGTGGTCTCTGGTCTGGTGGATCCTGATGAGGTTGTCTGTCTGGAGGACATCTGTCAGACCAGCATGTTCGCTAACGGAGTGCAGATTCCCAATGGGACTGTGATGGTTGCGCAGAAGGCGACTCCGGTTGGTCGTGTAGAGATGTGAGTTAAATCACTCCTACTCAGTCAACTCTCTTGTTGAAGCACGTGTGAGCAAGTTATCATTGACAAAATCTGCTCACACGTGCTTCGATGCTATCTGTTCTGTACAACTTTTTTGCAGTAACAGCAATCAGGAACAAAGATTGGATTCAATACGTGTCATCACTATCGCCTGTCGTGGATGAGTTCTGGAGCATGGCGGATACTCGTCACAACGACCACAACTTCCTTTTCGCTTCCCGTCGTGTTTTTGTCGATGACGTAAAAGGCAGGCAGGGGTGGAGCAGCAACCTCTCAAGAAGGAAGCGCCCATCAGTTCTGTACACACATGAAGGAGTTAAATACAGGTTTAGAAAGATTTCTGACACTCTTTTTGAGTGGAACGACCATAATGGCAACTTCTGTGTTAGTGTCCACCATAGTGCTAATAACGAAGTAAATGAACAACCAAGAGTAAGTATCAGGTTCTCAGATTACTCGGGAATCATTATTGTCTCATCTGACCATGTTGGTAGAACAGATTTTATTGAGCGGATAGTGATTCTGCTGAGCAGTACCTTTATGGATGATGCTGGTTTTAGTATTCTCGACTCCTTGAGGTACAACGAAGTGGTTGTTTTTGATAACATCGCCATCCCTGTGTTTAACTGGCTTAAGTCCAGGCCGGTTGATGACATGATGGCAACAGCGTTTGCTTTCTCACTTATGTTCAACTCTTCTATCATCTACAGGATGGGTCTTTTTGCAGGAGGCGAACGGGAGCAACTTTCCGAGGGTGTTTTGTGTCAGGTCCAAGAGATTGACTCGTTGTACAACCTGGTGTCAACAAGTTTTGTAAATGATGCTGACTCAAGTAGTGGATATGGCAAGAGTTTCGGATCTCAATCAAGAAATGCTTTTAGTAATCTGCTGCCCAACAAGTCATCTGCAAAAAAAGAATTTCTTAATCTGAGTCGTGTACTAATGCTCTGTGTTACTGGGATGCATGGAACGATTGGCCGAAGCAGCAAAATACCTTTTACAAACAACTACTATGTCAGTACTTCTGGTATTGTGGGAGCCATTCAACAGGTCTATAAGGTTGTCAAGAAGCAGGCTCTTGAACAAGTTGATTCGCTTGAGATGGATCCTATGTCATACACCTCTCTTGCTTTCTTTGTTCGTAACATGTCAATGGACTACTCATTCATCAAGAGGATGGACGAGGATCTGCTGTCTGAGTTCTTCATTCAGTTCGTAGAGATAAAGAACAATAGTCGTGTGTCAACCACTGATGATGTTGTAGTGATTGCTGCCCTGTACTCAATGCTTAATAGGTCTGTTAGTCGTTTTGGAAATCTGACTACTCGTATTTTGACAAAGAGGATTTTTGACAAGTTACTCACCAGCACTGGTTCTGACATGCTGGATGAACTTGATAGGAATGCTCTCAGGCACATCAAATTCGATGACTTGAAATGGACTCTGTCTCTGCTGTTTTATCAGGAAATGCATGTATCCATTGCTTTCGCCTATGAGATTGTCAAGCAGATAGATCGCTCGTACACAATGAACCTGCAAAGGATTATTGGGTCGTTCCTCACTGATTTAGTTATCTATCAGCATGATGCTCAACAGATGACAGCAGCATCACAACTATAAGAAGAACAACTCAACTCATTCACACATGTTCATGAGTACGTGTGAGCAAAGTTACACATCCACTGAGAGAGTAGTTGTTTCAGTGGTGGTGCACTGGTACTCTTGTGTGCTATGATGGGCGTGAACTGACCTGAACGCACGGTACATTGACATCTGATTTGTATGTCATTACCAACTATACAAAGGAGAGGCAAGTGCCGAATTACCGAAGTGATGGACCTAACCAGTTGACCAAGGACCCAAATGCTCGTGAGATTGCTGAGTTGATGAGTCTCAGTGATGAGCAGTATGATGAGATCTATGGTGATGAGGACGAGTACCCTGTCAGTGAGTATGAAGGTCCGCTGTTCCCTGTGACTGGTGTCAACGGTGAGGACGAGGCTGCTCCTGGCGGGCCGCTGGATCCATCTCGTCTGTGGGTGCTTAAAGCCATTCAGAACGGGTTTGATGAGGAGATCGTCTACTCCCTGGCTGAGATGGAGGAGGCACTGAAGGACACTCTCAGCGAGATCTCATTCTATGTGGAGGCTGCTGACAAGTTCTCGTTTGGTCACTGGTTCCTGCTGCTTGAAGATGACGAAATTACATTGTCTGGTATGAATGAGAAGGCTATTGAGATGATCGAGTCTTTGAGCAAGATTATTGGCACGTTGGAGCATATGAGTACCTTTATTGGAGACAATGAGTCCGACAAGGATGCCATCAGCGGTGCCATTGAGATTGCTGATCTGATTCGAGAAACGGTTGAACATGTTCTCTTGCGTGAAGGTGCTCGTGTTGAGGATGCGATTGAGGACAACTGAGTCAGGCACGTACTAAAGATACGTAAAACGCAGATTCACAAAAAGAAGAAAAAACAAGAACGAGGAGAAAGAAAAATGGATCTGAGCAACATCAAGTTTCGTTCAAAGTATGGCAGCAACGAGGTACTGAGCCTGGAGATTAAGGCGTACTTTGACGGCAACCCTGCTGTGACCGCATGGTGTGCTGACGGGCCTTATGATACCCTGACAGTGAACACTCCGGGAATCCCGGATGGTTGCCTGGCGGTTCGTGACGACAACCACGAGTATGTCAAGGTGCTGCATGATGCTGGGATCGTTGTCTCTGAGGACGCTGTTGGTAGTGTGCCCAGTGGATTCATTACCATCTCGTTCTATCAGATGACTCCTGAGGCGATTGCTGCAGTAGAAGAGTTTCTGAATGACTACTACGAGGACGAGTGACATCATCCGTGAGTTACTACAGGCAGATGTTTAAGTGTCAGTCTAGGCGTGATGACGGAAAGGTCAGTGCCAGCGGCTTCGTCCTGGTTGTTCTAGTGTTTGCTGCTCTGATGGTGATGACGTTTGCTGGTTCAATAATGTCACAGAACAAGAACATTAGTGAAAAGAATGCCAGCAGTGATGTTTCAGTCATCAGTTTATCTCAGGTGTGGTAATGAATTGAAAAACTACATCCACACGAGAACACGATAGAATAGTTTTTCACATAAACACACAACTATTCTGCGCTCCTAATGCTAATTCGACTTTCTCTACTAGAAAGATCTCACCCATGAGTTTTACTAATTCTGTCAAGAGCATTGTCTTCGGTTTTATCAAGAAGCACCTGCTCTCCAACTTCCGTCGTGGTTTCGCCACCAACTCGTCATCCTCTCACTCGTTTGTGTACTTGAAGAAGGTTCCTGAGGATGCTTATGACCATAAGGTTGACTTTGAGAGTACAGACAATGAGTATGGTTGGGAGGACTTCAGGCTCTCTTCCATTCTTGAGAAGTTGTTCTATGTGATGACATCTCGTATCGAAGGCTGGGAGAGCATGAGCGAGGAGAGGAAACAAGAGATCAGAGATGAGTTTTCTGAGTTCAGTGACTCTGAGATCGCTCTTGCCTCTGATGGATATGTTGACCATCAGTCAATTGGAACCATCAGCGCCAAAGAGGCCAGAGATCCGTACACTGTGATCTTTGGTGGTCATGACAATGATGGATGGAGTAACGAGCGCGCCAAGGTTGTTTCTGGTGGTCTGGTTGACTGGAAGCGTTCTGACCCACATTGGTCTGACACAGATGTTCTTGGAACCGATCTGAAGTCACCTGAGTTGGCCGAGATGATTCAGGGTCTCAAAGACCAGGGCTGGAGCAATGAGAGGATTAAGTATGAGATTAATGTTGATTTAGGTGAGGATGACTGATGAGGCGTTATGGTGTTCGTTTTGACAAGAATGCTGTCTCGTTCTTTGACAGGTCTGACGGTACTAAAATCAGGTTCGCTGTTGGCAGATATGAGAAGGCTGGAAAGCCCGAACTATGCGATGTAAAAATTAGTGACTACTGCCCTATTGGGTGCCGTTTTTGCTATATGAACTCTACCATTTTTGGCAAGCATGGGTCCGTAAAAAACATTGAGGCTATTGCTCGTGAGATGGGTAGGGCCAAGGTGTGGGAGGTTGCTCTGGGTGGAGGTGAAACCACTTCACATCCTGAGTTCGTGAGGATCCTGAAGATTTTCCGAGATAATGGGGTGGTTCCAAACTTCACGACCAAGTTGCCTGCTGCTGTGCGCAAGTTCTGGCCTGAGATCAAGGACCTAATTGGTGGCTTCGCCTATAGCGCTGAGACTCCCGCCCAGATTCGTTCTGCTGCCAAGTTGCTGCGAGATGTCCCATCCAGTAAGGCGTCACTGCACTACGTGATGGGACTTGGCGACAAGGATGCTTTCAAGGAGTACATGCGTGCTGCTGATGAAGTTGGTTGGCGTGTGACTCTTCTTGGGTACAAGACTTCTGGCCGAGGCAAGAACGTGATCCCGTGCCCGTATGACTGGTGGATCGACGCAGTAGATGAACTGATTGCTGAGGGCAGGTGCCCATCGTTCTCAATTGATACTCCGCTGGCTGATCAGTTCGCTGGAAGGATGCCGGTTGATGACTTCATGTACCATCGCCATGAAGGTAAGTTCTCTGTCTTCGTTGACGCGGTAGAGATGAAGATGGGTGCTTCCTCTTTTGAGGACAAGGAGTCGCTGGTTCCATTCACCCAGGAGACATGGTTGAAGGAGTTCAGGAAGTTCTGAACTAAGTGGGGCACAAATTACTCTTTGTTGAAATCATCTTGTTTTTGTCCTCTCTGTCGAAGTAGAGCCTTTGTCAAACAAATAGGTACAGATCAATGTTCTTCAATCAATGAGAGCATTGGCCTCCATCTGTTTTTGCTTTCATATTGTCATGTTTTAATGAAAACGGCCATCCTAAAACCAATCGTATAAATATATGCAAGAGATGTAAGGCTGTTTTCATTACGTGTTTCCGTAGTTTTTGTTGAGATAGCGCCGTTTTTGTAATCGAAGTGTTTCCTTAACGTTACCAATTATGCAAGATATTGGGCTACAATCATCAGTAAGGATCATGCTTGTGGCGTCCGCAGTGTAAAAGCACCACACGTATGGAACATTTTTCGAGAACTCTATCTAGGAGATACGCAATATGATGAGGTCGTTTAGGAAGGTCTGTCTTGCGGGAGCACTGACGATGGCCGCCTGTGGTGCTGCTGTTCCGGCTGTCGCTGCTGACAATGATGCTGTTGTCCCGGACGCTTCACGGCAGGCCACTTTGGACATTCACAAGTTGAGTGGTACTGAGTCCACTACTCGTGCTGACGGTACGGCTCTGGCCCCTGAGGAGGCTGCCAAGTACGGCAAGCCTATGGGTGGAGTCGTCTTTGACGTGTACAAGGTGTCTGGGATTGATGTCTCGACCAATGAAGGTCTGAAGGTTGCTGAGAAGATCCATGAGCGCAAGGTTACTGCTGCTGACGTGGCGGCTGGAAAGATCTCAGTTGACGGTCAGGACTATGCTCTAGTCAAGGAGGCCCAGTCTGTGACGACTGGCGCAGACGGTTCTGGTCAAGGAACCTATGGGCTGGGTGTCTATGTCGTGGCTGAGAACCTGGCGAACTCCACTCCGACCGTTGATGGCACTGCTGTGGGTAAGGATAAGGTAACTCCATCTGCTCCGTTCCTTGTGTCTCTGCCGATGACGAACCCGAATGGTCGCTCTGAGTGGATGTATGACGTGAATGTCTACCCGAAGAACCAGGTTGACGAGATCACTAAGAGCGTCAGTGATGGTAAGGTTGGGACACAGAACCAGGACGGCTACAGGGTTGGAGAAAAGATTACCTACACCCTGAACTCTACTGTTCTGGTGGGCGATAAGAACGGTGATGGGACTGTGGATGGCGCTGATTTTGGTGGCGTCTATCAGATCACTGACACCTTGGACGCCAGCCTGTCCTTCGAGAGTGAGACTGTCACCCTAACGAGTGCCGCCGGTTCCTCTGAGGTTCTGAGCAAGGGTGCAGACTACACTGTGACCAGTGCCAACAACACGGTTACTGTGTCCATGACTGAGCAGGGGCTCGGCAAGTTGGCTAAGGTCTCTGGTGGCAGTGTAACCACTGACCTTGTGACTCGTGTCGCTACTATGCCAGCGAATGGTATCGTCGAGAACCAGGCTGCTTTTGTGCCGAACAACATGTGGAAGACCAGCCACCCTGAGCCGGGCATCTTCTCGAACAAGGTTGTCTCCAAGTATGGTGACATCGTGATACACAAGACCAACAAGGCTGGTGACAACCTTTCTGGCGCTGTGTTCAAGGTGTTCCGTGCCACTAATGGGGCCACCTGTGATGTCGAGGCACTGAAGGGCGACCCTGTTGCCACCTCTAACCCAACTGATGCTGCTGGTCTGACCAAGTTGGGTGGCCTCCAGTTGTCCAACTTCTATGATGGTGCTGAGCAGGCCAACCTTCACTCCTACTGCTTGGTTGAGTCCACTGCCCCGAATGGCTACACGCTTCTGGCTAAGCCGGTCAAGTTCGACCTGACTGCTGCTGGTTCGGTGACTGACCTGTCTGCTGCACTGAACGATGGTGTTGACGCTGACGCCGAGGACCTGACAGGCCGGAATGTCCACATCACTAACGTCAAGAAGGGTGAGTTGCCTCTGACTGGTGCTCAGGGTGTGGCTCTGCTGGCAACCATCTCCATCATCCTTGCTGGTGTTGGTACAAGTCTGGTGATCTCCAGCCGTAAGAAGGCCAAGGCCGCTGAGGTCGTTGCTGACTGACATTGTAGGTCTTTACTGGTGCTGGCAGATGGTTCGACCTGTGCTGAAAATCGGGTTGGTCTATCTGCCAGCACCGCAGACGTAAGACGCTGACAACCTATAAGAAGAACTTCAAGAATAACTGACCCTTACTTTTTCTAGGGAGAGAAAGAACCTTGAACAGGATTACTGAGACCCTGAAGAGCCTCGGAAACATGAAGACTGGACGAGCACTGTCAACAGCAGTGGTTATCGCCCTGGTCGCTGTCGCTGGATTCGTGGTTGGGCCGCTTAGGGCTGCTGACCTGACTGAGTTGCTGCTGTTTGACTCAACGACAGGAACGGTCAACGGCCTTACCGAGGAGGGCAAGGCACAGTTCAAGGATGCTGAGGATCTGAGTATTCCTGGTGAGATCCATGGGGTTAAGGTGACTGCCATTGGGGACAGTGCTTTCAAGGCGATGAAGTTCAAGAAGGTGATCCTGCCTGAGAGTGTGACCACTCTAGGTGAGTACTCTTTCTATGGGAACAGTATCAGCGAGTTGTCCGCCTCAGGAGTGACGACCGTCAAGGCTCATGCGTTGCAGTTGAATGCTTTGAAGTCGTTTACCTCGAAGACTCTCTCTGAGGTTGGTGACAGCGCTTTCGCCCAGAACGCCTTGACCAGTGTGGATCTGTCTCAGGCTCCTGCAACCACCATTGGTGAGTCGGCGTTCAAGGACAACAAGATTAGCGCCCTGTCTCTGCCGTCTGGTGTCACCACGATTAAGGCTGGTGCTTTCTCCAGCAACTCCCTGACCTCTGTCACCCTGCCTGAGAGCGTGCAGGAGGTTGGTGATAAGGCGTTCTCCAGCAACTCTATCCAGGAGGCCACAGTAGGCACGAATGTCCCCTCCTGGGGCTCTGACGTGTTCTCCGGGGCCGGGCGTTACATCAAGGTCGTCACCGAGAACCCAAACGTCACCACTCAGGGGTACTCTGACGGTTTTGGTCAGGTCGTTAACCCTGTCACAGTTCGCCTACACCTGAAGGACGCTGCAACCGGGCAGGAGATCGCCTCAGTCGTCACGATGGGTCAGGATCTCACCAAGCAGGGTGAGGTTTTCGGTAAGGGCACTCAGGCCAGGGTCACTGCACCTGAGATTGACGGCTACAAGGCCAACAACGCTTTCGTTGACTTCACCCCAGACAGCGACCCTTACGATGTTGATGTGACATACACCAAGGGTGGCGGCAACCCTGTCATTACGGTGTCTGGTAAGCCGAAGTCGTTCAAGCAGGGTCAACAGGTTACCAAGGCCGATCTGCTGAAGGACGTTTCTGCTACTGATGTCAACGGGCAGAACATCACCTCCAGCATCACGGTTGAGCCAGAGACACTGGACACCAGCACTCCTGGAACCAAGGACGTCTTCTACACCGCGACCGACTCTCAGGGCAACCAGACCATTAAGAAGGTTGTTGTCGCTGTTGGCACTGACTTCGGTGAGATCGAGATGTGCAACGGCTGGAAGGTCAAGGACTTCGCGTTCGATGGAACAGCAGTCATCGGCCTGAGCAGTTCCGGTCAGGCCAAGGTTCGCTCTGGTAACACCAAGATCTGCTTCCCTAGCGTCACCAAGGACGGCAGGACCGTTGAGTCTATCGGTAGCGGTGACACCCCGTCATACCAGTACTTGACGAATGGCATCACTGCTGTTGAGGACTGGGGTAGCGCAACCAGCCTCAAGAAGGGTTTCTTCTCTGACCTGAATCGCCTTGAGAGCCTTCCTGAGACCTGGGGGAACATCACCAGTATTGGTAAAAGCGTTTTTGAGGGTGCCAGCAATCTGACATCTATCCCTAACACATGGGGCAAGGTGACATCTCTTGGTGATGGTGCTTTCAATCGTGCTGGCCTTACCAAGATTCCTGACCAGTGGCCTGCTGGGATGACCTATCTCCCCAAAGATGTCTTCAAGAGCAACAAGATCAAGTCTGTTCCTGAGTCCTGGGGTGACATCAAGGACATTGGTAACGGCGCCTTCGGGTACCAGGACCTTACTGCTGATGACACGTTCAAGGTCCCGAACTGGACCGGCGTCACCAGTATCGGCGATCAGGCTTTCGCTAGTACCTCATCCAACAACCGGGCAAAGATGGATCTTCCGGCCTCTTTCGAGACGGTCAGGTCTATTGGCTGGGCTGCGTTTGAGTACGCCAAGGGCGTTGAGGACAAGATCACTGACTGGGGTGATGTTGAGACCATTGGAGCAAACGCCTTCTACCGCTCCGACCTCACCTCTCTGCCTGACTCCTGGGGCAAGGTGAACAAACTTGGAAACGAGGCGTTCGCTGAGACCCATGTCGCTAAAATCCCAGACAACTGGGGAAACCTCACGACCATTCCGAACGGCCTCTTCTCCAATGTCTACGACCTGACAACCATTCCGTCTTCCTGGGGTAACGTCACCAAGATTGACGACTATGCTTTCAGTAAGACGAGGATCACTGAGATCCCTGACTCCTGGGGTGAGGTCACCTGGATTGGTAACGGGGCACTGAACACCTCTGATGGCAGTAACTCCAACAACGGCACCATCACCAAGGTTCCTTCCTCCTGGGGGAAGGTGAACGTCATACGTAGTTACGCCATCAACTCGGCAGTGTCCTCCTACCCGAGCGACTGGTCTGGTATCCGCCTGGTTGAGGAGTGGGCTCTGCGCAGCAAGAACCAGAAGTCAGCCCAGATTGTGACCGCATCTGATGCTCTCCTGTCTCGTGAGCGCCCTAAGCGTGAGGGAGGATACACTGGTGACACCAACCAGAAGGTGTACATGTACCCTGCTGACGGAACATTCCCGGACAACATGCCTGCTGACACGGATAACATCTTCGCTGGGCCGACATTCGCCAAAGTTCGCTACGTTAACGAGAACGGGAACGACATCCGTCCTGCCGTCAGCACGAAGATGTACCCTCGTGGCACCGTGATTAAGCCCGTCAGCGTGTACGGTTTCGAGACCCCTGGGGACTACACTGTTCCTGTCTCCACCAGTGCTGACGAGAAGGAGATCGTCTTCACCTACAAGCGCAGTGGTCCTGTAGAGCAGAAGACCAGTATCAGCATCTCCAAGACCTACACCGACTCAAAGACTGGCGTGACCACTGACACGGCCCCAACCGTGAACGCTGGGTCTGAGGAACTTGCTGTCACAGTCAAGATCGGTAACAGTGGCGCCAACGCTGAGGACATCCCTGAGGACACGACTATCCGTATCCCCATCTCTGACGCCATGACCTTCAGCGGTATCGGTCAGGCCGACAGGGCGAAGTCAGCGAAGGTTGTTGGTAACGAAATTGTCATGACCTTGAAGGCTCTCCCTAAGGGAACTGACTTCTCTGTCCCGGTTCGTTTCAAGTTCAACCGATACAAGACTGCCGCCAACACCGCGTACCCGATGAGTGCGACCATGGTGTACCCGGATAACACCGCCAGGGGGCAGAGCAACACTGTTGACATCTACTCCCGGTATGAGAACCCTGAGATGCGGAAGGGGACCGTGGAGAACGGCAACGAGACGAACATGAAGTGGGATGGTTACCTTGTTGATGACTACACCGCTAACGCTGATGGTTCTGTTGCTGCTGGTGATCAGGCGAAGAACTACCTCACCTACACCTTCTATGTAACTAACCTGCACCGTAACATTGGATCGTGGGAGGTCACTGACACTCTGCCCACCTACAAGAAGGCTGACGGCAGTGAGGCGAAGGCTGTCTTTGATCCTGCACTCAACCCTGGGTGGTCGCTCTCTGACGACGGTACCACAGCCGTCTACCATGGGAGCGAGGCCATCTTGGACACTGACTCCAAGTTGCTTCCTGTGACCCTGAGGCTGCGTTACCCTGACGCTGCCAATGGTGCCAACATCAAGAACTCTGCTGACATCCGGCTCACACCTCACAACAAGGGTACTGCTGAGAAGGACCTGCACGCCAGCAACAGTATCACCAACTCTTTCGTGAAGTTCCCTGAGTACAATAGTACTGGTGACGACTATGGGTCGGACAAGTACGCCAGCGGACCTGAGTGTGTTCGTGCCCGCGAGTGCTTCTTCTCTGACACGACACGCGGGCGAAACATGGAGCAGAAGTGGAACCTGGTGGCCTACTCCAAGGGAGAGTCCACCCCACGGTTCACTGACCATGACCTGGATCCGAGGCTACGCTACACGGCCCTGACCAACATCTCCGCTCACGGAAACCACCGAGGCAAGTCACACCCTGACACCCTTGAAGGTGCCGACGTGATGGTGGTCGATCAGGAGGGCGCAACCCTGTGGACAGCCAAGATGCCTGCCGCTGGTTCCAGGCTGGACATCCCTGAGGAGTACACAACCGGTCAGGTGAGCGTCATCATCAAGGCGAACAAGAAGATGACGAACTCCACGGCCGCCGTTATCGTCCACACTGAGTTGCGTGACAAGACCAACAAGGTCGTCACTGAGGACCCAACGACAGCGATCATGCGTAACAGCGTCACTACTGAGATGGATGGCGGCTACAAGGTAACCCGTGAGGCCAACCTGAGAGTGATCCCTGAGTCCAGGAAGATCACTGCCACCAAGACCTCCTCGTTCGCCTCCCCGACGGTTACTGGCGACACTGGATCCTACAACGTTGGTTTCAAGACCGATGAGGGATTCGGGGCAACCATTGAGAACTTCCGCATGGTTGATCTGCTCCCTGCTGGCCTGTCCGTGGTGGACTACACAATGTCTAACACCTTTGAGCAGTCACCTGGCGCAAGAGTTGAGGCGGTATCCAACTACAATGGCACTGGTCGTACTGCTGTCATCTGGACCGCTGACTCCATCCCAGCATCCGCTGTGACGAACAACACGATGGCTGTGGGTGCTATCACTGCCAAGGTCTCCGGTGAGGCCGCCACAGGACGCATCACCAACGACGTGTACCTGACCTCCACTACCGAGGACATGGTTTACGGCAACAAGGTCGATAACCCTCCTACCGGTAACGGAACCTGGTCCAAGGCTGAGGTGAGCGACCCTATGCTGGCTGCTGAGGACCTTTCCACGGTCAAGGAGATCCGTAACCTTGGTGGGGCATGGTCCAAGGACATCACCACCTATGCTGGCGAGCAGTTCGAGTACCGTCTTGCTGCGTCCAACATGACGAACACGAACCGGACTAGCCCTGTGTTCTATGACTTCTTCCCTCACGTTGGGGACACCTCTGTTACTGGTGACCCCAGGCTTTCGGAGTTCGCCAACACTTGGGACTTGTCTCGTCAGCCTGTCCTGCCTGACAGGTGGCGTATCCAGTACCTCAACACTGACAGCAACCCTCCTGTTGTGACGCAGAGTAACCGTGATGCTGTCCTGGAGTCGCTGAACTGGTCGGACACTCCTGCCGCTAACACGAAGGGGATCCGGGTTTCTGGTCCTGTTATTGAGGCGAGGACTACCGCTGAGGTGATTCTTCCGATGAAGGCGCCTGAGGAGCATGTTGACGGTATTGCTCCGCTGCCGTACAAGAACCTGTACAAGGTGGCGCGGAACACGTTCATGTATGATGATGACCAGTCGCCGTTCCTGCTGGAGCCTGCTGGTGTCGTCAACCGCATGGACGCCCCTGGTGCCGACATAAAGTTCAAGAAGGTGTCAAACTTCCCTGGTGGACCTCTTGCTGGAGCCAAGTTCGTTCTCAAGGACGACAAGGGCAAGACGATTGGTTCTGCCACCTCAGGTAAGGACGGTATGGTGAAGTTCGTCAACAAGCGAATCAAGCCAGGGTACACGATCACTGAGATTCATGCCCCTAAGGGGTACAAGGTCACCTCTAAGCCGATTACGATTGGTGCCGACAAGTTCATCAACATGGTTGGGCGTACTTATGTGATTGACCTGGGTGAGATGTCCAATTCGAAGATCTGGGCTCCGATTAAGCCGATGACTGGTGAGGTTCGTTTCACCAAGATCGGTAAGGGCGAGATCCCTCTGCCTGGGGCCACCTTCCAGTTGAAGGGTACATCTGGTGCCACCAGTGGGCTCACCTACACTGCTGTGTCGAACAGCAAGGGCACGGTCTCCTTCAAGAACGTTCCTCTTGGTCGATACTCAGTCAGTGAGGTGTCTGCTCCAGGTCGTTTCGTGAAGACTGACCGGACCTGGGATGTTGCTTTGACCAAGGCCAATAAGGCTGTTGTTCCTGACGGTATGCCCACCTCTGGTGTCATCAACGATAGGGTGAACGTCCGGCTGGTGAAGATTGGTGTGACTGAGGAGAACACAAACAAGAAACTGGGTGAGTACACTGCCAACGATGGGACGAAGGTTCCTGGAATCTCGTTCGACGTGCTGGACCCGGCTGGTAAGGTCGTCGCCTCTGGAACCACGGGCGCTCTGTGGAGCGGCAACGATGGTGTTCTGGAACTGAAGAACCTGGAGACTGGTGTCGTCTACACCCTGAAGGAGAAGACCAGTAACCCAAGGTACGAGAACTTCCTTGGTGACATGAGGCTCCAGGTCTCACCAACAGGCGATCTGCTTGATGGTGATGGGGCCAAGATGAAGATCCAGTCCGATCTGTATGTCCCGAACCTTCTGAAGAACGTCCCGTCTCAGGTGGTCATCACCAAGCACAAGGACGGCGACAAGACAGTCAAGGTTGAGGGCACTGAGTTCGCTCTCTACAGTCTTGACTCCACTGGGGCATGGGTCGCTGAGCGTACCGCGACCACCGGTCAGGACGGAACTGTGTCGTTCACTGGTCTCACTGGAAGCAAGTACAAGATCACTGAGACAAGGGCCGCCAAGGGGTACCTGAACGACGGCTGGAGCCAGGTCATCACAACTGACCCCAACAGGGCGAAGACGTTCTCCTATGAGGTTGCTGACCGTGCCGTAAAGGCGAAGGTCGTCAAGACTGAGACCCTTGGGACCGGTTTGTCTCAGGTTCAGGCTGAGCGTCTGGTGAGCCTGTCTGGTAAGCCTGGGCGGGTCGTACAGGATGGTTCCACCTACCGTGCTGAACTGCTGCTGCCTGGTGCCGAGTTCGACATCAAGGACTCCAGCGGTACAGTGATTGAGCACGTGGTCACTGGTCAGGACGGTACTGCTGAGGTCACGTCAGTTCTGGACGAGAAGGAGAGCTACACCGCTGTTGAGACGAAGGCCCCATACGGGTACTCAATTAAGGGCACTGGTTCTAAGTCGTTCCGGGCTGCTGACTATGCTGCTAGGAGTGACTTCAAGGGCACTATTGACGTGTCTGTGGACAACTTCAAGGAGCACGGTCGTATCACAGTCTCCAAGATCGACGCCACCACTGGTAAGGCACTGGCTGGTGCGGGTTTCGACATCAAGGACCACAATGGTAAGGTTGTCAGGTCTGTTGTGACTGACTCCACAGGAATCTCCAGTATCACTGGCCTGGAGTTCGGATCCTACACTGTGACTGAGACCGCTGCACCAAAGGGCTACAGGCTGGATCCTGAGCCGAAGCCTGTGACTGTGACACCTGAGGACGCTAACGGCCAGGTCGTTGTCAAGGACTCACCAGCGTTGACGTCCTTTAGTTTCACGAAGGTCAACACTGCTGGTAACCCGCTCGCTGACGCTGAGTTCAACCTGGTCAAGGACTGTGCTGGTGTCCAGGACTGCGCCCCTTATGAGACGACTCTGAAGTCTGATAGTAAGGGCAACGTCAAGGTGAGCAACGTGGAGACCAACCGCGTCTACACGCTCACCGAGGTCAAGGCACCTGAGGGCTACAACCTCCTGAGCGAGCCAGTGAAGGTCACAGTCGGCCCTGATGGTGTTCAGGCAGTCTCAAAGCAGTCTGGTGCCGTGTTTGACGCCAGCCAGACCGGACAGGACGGCGACAGCCACTTCACGGTCGTCAACTACACTGAGGGCCAACTCCCCCTGACTGGTTCACCCCTGACGGACTGGTGGAAGGTGTGGACAACCACTGGGGCTCTGGTACTTGCTGCCGGTACAGCACTGGTGTATGCTTGGTCGCTGAGACGTCGAGAGAACTGAGGAAACTCTAGGTGACAAGCACTAAAACTGCCAGGCAGGCTGGGGTAAAGAAGCAGAAAATGCTGATTGCCCTGGCCTGCCTGGTGTTCATTATCGCTGGCGTGGTGCTTGGGTACGCGCCCATAGCGACGGTGGTTAACAACCTGAGACAGCACCAACAGTCCCAGGAGTACAGCCAGCAGATCGCTAGACGCGAGAGCACCAGTGAAGGCAAGGCTTTAAATAAGGCTGCTATTCAGAAGGCCAGAGACTACAACAGCACCCTGAACGGGATCCCGATCCTTGACCCGTTTCTGGATGAGGTTGAGGACAGTTCAGCCAAGTATCGGCAGTATCTTGGCGTTCTTGCCGACTCTGACGTGATGTCTAGGATTCGTGTTGAGTCTGCTGGAATAGACTTACCTGTTAGACATGGAACAGATGACTCGTCTATCGCAACCGGAGCAGGACACGTCTACGGAACTGCTCTTCCTGTTGGTGGAGAAGGTAACAGGTCGGTTCTGACAGCCCACACAGGAATGCAGTCAGCGACCCTCTTTGATAACCTGGTAAAAGTCAGAAAGGGCGATCTGATGGTTGTTGACACATATGGTGAGAAACTGACTTACAAGGTGACTGACATACGTACTGTTCTACCATCTCAGTCTGACGCCTTAACTGCTGTTGCTGGTAAGGACCTGTTGACACTGATGACCTGCACTCCATATGGCGTCAATACTCACAGACTGCTTGTAACTGGCGAGAGGGTGCCTAACCAGCCTGAGAAGTCAGGATCGTCAGTTGTATCCAGTGAGGTTGCTGACTTATCACTGATGATGAAGGCCATGGCAGTTATCTCAGTGCTGCTTGTTGCTGCTGGTCTGCTGGTTCCGTTTGCTGTTAGGTCAGGGCGTAGCAGGAATAACTCACATGACGTCAGTCAGAGCACGGACACAACCTATTGATATAAGAATCTCTCTTGGTACACAGATCTGACTTTTAGCAACAACCTTGTGATAGATAATACATTGAGATTATATGTTGTCATGGCAAGGCAAACTGGATATTTGTCAGCGACTTTCTATTTGCTTTTTTAGTGTGCTCTGAGAGGTTCTTTGTTATGTGTCGTGTAGGTAAGCGCTGTTCCTGGTACCTGAATCACCAGAAGGAGTACAACGCGAAACGTCGAGCCAGGTATGCTGCTTCCAAGAAGGCGAAGGCTGAGGGCATTACCATACAGGAGGCGATGATCGCCTTGTATGGTAATGATGACATGATGCCAGGTAAAACTGATCCTAAGGCGACAGCGCTTGCTCACAAGAAGTTCCTGTCTGAGAACAATGTCCTGAGTCTGACACAGGATGGCGACAAGGACTTCGCTAAGAAGATTGCTGACATGACAACCAAGGAGTACAACTCTTCTGAAGAAGCCACCAAGGAGTTCGAGAAGGTTAAGCAAGAGGCTGCGTCGAAGTGGCCTGACGGGTATATTCCTCCCAAGGCAGGTGATGATGCCTCTGGTTTAGTTGTTCGTCCTGAGAATATTGGTAGGGACTGGTCTGACGCTCCAGTTGTAGGGAACGGGATTGCTCCATATGTTGACAATATGGGCTTGGTGAATGAGCCAAGCAACATCGAGAATGTAGACCACTCGTTCGCCAAGTACTATGCTCCACGTACCATCTCTGGGCGTATTGACCCTGACCTGCTGGATGAAAATTCCTGGAAGAACTTTGGTCTTAAGAGTGACGAGGACTGGAATGATTCAGGTTTCTGCAGTTACGAAAAACCTGAATCTACCTATGAAGCATGGTCTGAGAATGAGATGGAAGGTATGTCTTTTAGTGAGCAGACATGCTGCAGAGTCTTTACATCTTCTGCTTATGAGGATTATGCCAACATCTTATATGGTAACGATGAACCATATAGTGAATCTTTTGAAAGATTTGATGATAGTCCTGATGCTTTTGATAAGGAGGATAAGTACTACTATCAACTTATTCGGAATGTTGGCACTCGTGATGCAGTCAAGCAGATTACCAGAAATCTTGATTTGGCAATGAGTAAATCTCCGAAGAAGCAAAGAGTTGTGTATCGTGGTGTTAGTGAAGACTCAACAATGATCCGTGACGCAGGGGGGGTCGATAATTGGGTTACAAATCATGGACAACTTGGTCAGACAATCTCTTTTAGTTCTTACACATCTACATCAACATGCATTTCTGTGGCTAATAATATGTCAACAGGCGGCATTTTATTTGAGGTTCTTACTCCAGAAGGTGTTAACGTTACTTCCGTTTCTGAATATAAAAGTGAATGTGAAGTCCTGCTTCCACGAAACCAGACGTATGTTGTTGTTGGTCATAAAACAATAATTGATAAGTACTATCCTGAAGACAACAAAAAAGTTGTTCAAATAGTTGCCATCAACTCAAAGGGTGAGATACTTGATGGCACCAATGCTGATGAGCCGCCAAGCATTGACAGCATCTTAGAGGAGAACAAGAAACGACTTGAGGCAAAGAAGAATGAGCCGAAGGAAGAGCCCGAACCAGAAGAGTCAGAGTCAGAAGGCTCCTGGTCCTATTCTGGTCTGGAGTACTGAGATGTACTTCACATGTATAGCGCTTGATGAACTTGAAGCAAATGTGCTACGATAGTGGCATACAGAGGAGAGAACACATATTCCTCCACACTACGACGAAGAGGAGATAAAAAATGAGCAAGACTGCACAGACCGGAATGATTGACGTTCCTCAGTACGGTAACCTTCGAGACCTGATGGTTTCTGAGGACACTCGTGCAGCCCGTCAGAAGGCTGTTGAGGTGGCCGAGAAGGTCGTCCAGAATCGTCTTCATGAGGACTCTGACAAGAACTAACTGACAGAACACAAGGACCATGGCAGTATGACATCAACCTTGTAATCATGAGGTTGTTGACACTGCCATGGTCATTGTTGTACAATATACTGAGACCGTTTAAACACCAGACACAAACCAGTCGCCAATACTACTAGGAGAGATGCAAATGTTGGACTTCATTCTTACCGGCAACAGTGAAGGTCGGACACTGACGGTCGCTTTCCCTGACTTCAGTACCCGAGTCTTCACTGAGGAGACTCCAGGATTCGACAGTATTGTTGATGTCATCCTGGATCAGACCGAGGACGATTTTGAGACGGCTGACCTCATTATCTCCATTATTGCGGATGATAACACTGACGATCCTGATTCTGTCTGCCCTGACAACTGCACCTGTGAGGATAATGTTGATCTTGTTGACAATGATGTTCCGTCACTGAAATCTATTATCTGTGACCTTGCCAGGATGTTTGAGAGCGAAAATAGTGAAGAGGTCAATTCTTCCAGCAAGAGTGCTGACATCCCTGACACTGATACTCAGCCTCTCTCCTCTGGAAAGACTGTAGAGTTGAATGACAACTACAAGGAATCCGAGATTGACAGCAGTACAGATGACGACAAGTCTCATGATGCAGACAGCAAGAGCGTTCCTGTTGACTCTCTGGAGGATCTGCTTGCTCTGCTAGGTATCAATCTCACCACAGAAGACTCAGGTAGTGCTGACAATGATACTTCTGATTCTGAGCCTGAGAGTCACTTCTGTAATCGGGTCTGCAGTGACATCATGAGCAATCAACACCATGAGTCAGAAGAGGGTAGTGCAGAGTCAGATCAGAATGATAATGACGGTGGTGACAACGCTTCTGACACTAAGGCTGACCAGCAGGAGAGCACGTCTGGTGGCAGTGACAGCCCGTTTGCTGGCACCATCAACAGCGTTGTGCTTGGTAGGGTGATTCCAGTTCGCATTCCTGTCAGCCAGGCGAACTTCACCGGATACACTGGTCCTGGTCCGTTCATGAGGGTCTGACAGAAAACTGCTCTCTGTGTGATGGTGGTTGTACGATAACACGATCTCGTCACCAGAAAGACAAACACATAGAACAAGCATCTCTCATTTTCGTTAAGATTGAAGCATCGTTTACATGTTTCTTAGATTCCTCTATTGCAGGAGATTCTATGATTCATTACGAACGATGCTTCATCTTTTTGATCTCTTGAGTGTGCTTATTCTCTTGAGTGTGCTTATTTTGAACTGAAGGCGGCTTTTATTCCATGAACTCACCTGTCTCTTTGAAACCGTTCTTCACTTATTTCGGTGGAAAGTTTCGGGCTGCTAGTAGGTACCCCAAACCAGAGGGAGATCTTGTTGTTGAGCCGTTCACTGGTGCTGCTGGTTACTCCGTGAGAAACTTCTCGCCATCACTAAAAGTTGTGCTCAATGATCTGGACGAGAAGGTTTCTAGCACATGGGACTACCTAATCAGAGCAAGCAGTGATGAGATTATGAGGCTGCCTGTCTATGATGGATCCTGGGAGACGGTTGATGACATTCCTGGGTTGTGTCAAGAGCAGAGGTGGCTTATTGGATGGCACCTGAACAAGGGTAGTGCATCGCCGTCTAAACGTCCGTCAAAGTGGATGAGGCAGTCTCTTGCAACTGGTGAGAGCGTTGGTGCCAACTACTGGGGAGAGGAAATCAGAAGCCGTCTGGCTAGACAGGTTGAACTCATCAAGCACTGGGAGATTCACCATGGAGATTACCGAGATCTGTCTAATTACAAGGATGCGACGTGGTTCATAGATCCACCTTATCAGGTTGCTGGTAAGGGTTACAGAACGAACAAGGTTGACTACAACGATCTTGCTGAATGGTGCCAGATCAGAGACGGATTGACTATTGTGTGTGAGAACAGTGGTGCTGACTGGTTGCAGTTTGAGCCACTTGGTGACATCAAAGGAACTGCTGGAAGGTACAGGTCTGGAGTGTCCAAGGAAGTCGTCTGGATCAATAGAAGCAATAGTACAGAGAGTCACTGAAGAGGTGCTTGACCGACTTGTTGTTAAGATGTCGATAGTGTAGGCGCTTACTACGAAGTTGGGTTCTGGAGTAGGTCGCTCGCACGACTTACCTGAAAATCAATCATTACCCAGAAACGAGAGCAAAAAGTGTTATCATGGATTGTTCCTGTAGTTATTGCGTCTTGTGCTTTTGGAATCCTTGTTTCTATTGTACATGGGAGAGGATCTGAGACACTTAAAGTTATTGTTCTATCAATTTTTCTGATTGGTGGAAGTATTTTTGCACAGAATCAGATTGAGAGCATGAACAAAGACTATTCTAGCGCCAACTCGGCATCTACGAGTAGTTCAAATCAGACCAGTAGTCCGTCTCCATCGCCTTCTGGGGCCTCTTCTCAAGATTCTGGTGTTGACCACCATGGACGAGTCAACTAGTAAGGCAGAGAATCCTACCATTAACCCCTTATTTGAAAAGTAAAGAAAGAGCCAGAACCATGTTGACACCAATTGTTATAGTTGTTGCATTTTGTTCATTGATTTCTGCTGCCTTATTCTTTCTTGGAGATGATGGTGCGGGCACACTAACTCTTTTTATTGGTGCTGCTGTTATTGGAGTGATTCTATTCTCAGACATTTCTAATTCTGGAGTCAGTGAAAAAACAGATGGCAGTTCTCATGTTGCTTCATCAAGTGCATCAGATCGCATTTCTAGTTTTATTTCTTTAAGAGACAGTGAATTTCATGGCAAGAGCAACTGAATCAACATCATGTCAACACAAAATGACAAACATGGATTGAGGTGACAACACAAAATGACTGCATCAAGTAGTTGTCATGACGAGCACGAGTCATTTCTTACTCAGCGGCAGATGTATAATGATGGCGTCGTATATGATCCTTGTGAGATGTTTTCTCGTTTTGCTGAGATGAGTCAAGGCGTCTGGCCTCATTCAGACACCAGGTTCACTATTGTTGGAGATAATGGAGTCTCTTTGAATGTCAGCAGGAATGCTTTCTATCTCAATACAGATGACGGCAGGATTCCTAATGTCACTGCTGTTGACTTCATGAACAGGTACTTCGAGGTGAAGGATGCTCCTGGCTGCTTGGAGATCATCTCAGTCATCAAGGATGTTGAGATTGATGTGGATGTTGAGCCAGAGAACTTTGTCAGATTTATCAAGTCGTTCCTGAGTAATGAGTCTGAGGTTGTAGGTCTTTCAAGTGTCTACAAGCCTTCTTATGCTTACAGGAGGATAGACCTTTTTGCTGATGACAGGACAATGGTTCATGTGTGGTTTCTGATGAATCTGATGACGCATGAGTGCAGGGTCTGTGCTGTTGTCCCTGGCGTCTCTCCCTATCTTTACGTCATGTCATTAGATGATCGAGAGACAGTACAAGAGAGTGTGGTCTCATATGATCTGTGTCTTATTAACAGGGGCTGGCAGATGGCTGCATGGGATGATGACAGGATGGCAAGGTTTCTTCTGTTTGAAGTAGAGCCAACAGATCCTGAAAGAGTGTGTATTGCTGACGAGGGAGTCATGCACGGGTTTAGGACAGCAATTAAGATGTTTGCAGAGAAGAGTGTAGAATAATGAGATCTGCTGTTTCTTTCTTGTTCGTTTTTGTCTTTCTTTTGTGGGTAATTTATATAAATCTTTTAATTTCAAATGGTTCTATTGACCATGAAACACTCAAAAATACCCAAGCGGTTTCTTCTATTACTGATCCTCATGGTAAAAGCAACCAGTAACTTAACAACTATACAAAACGTGAGGAGATTTGTATAATGGGATCCAGACGGCCAATCATTTTCTTCTTAACAATGGCAGTAGCAATTGCAATGCTCGCATTTACTCACGCTCTTTTTGGCGGAGGTAAAGACTCTCCTGTTGCTAAAGCCTTGATTGAGCAGGCAGAATCATTAGAAACACAGGCACCTAACCCTCACGGAAAGAGCAATTACTAACCAATAACTTAACATATAGTTGAATACTGAGTTTATGTCAACATTGTTGAAATTGTGTTGAAACACCTTGTTTGACTTTCATCTGGTCCCGTGTTATCTTTATCACACGAGAGCGATGACATCAAGACGACAGATGTCAACTGACTAAGAAGGCGGAGCATATGACCGATCACACAGAAGATTCTATTAGCAGTCTGGTGGACGATTCTCCAAAGTATGGAGTCAGGTTCCGTTATGACGAGAAGACTGGTGTTCCTGTGTGCCCATGGCCTTTGTCAATAACTAAGGACTATGAGGACATGTTGGATGGTGTGATGTCTCGTAGGTTCTTCATTAAGTCGGTTGTGTCATCTGTTCTTGATGTCTTCAGTAAGAGTCCAGAACAGAGCAAGAGAGATAAGTGAACATGTCAACATCCTCAGCATCATCCCTAAAGAGCAATACAAGAGATGACTTCAACTCAGAGCACTGCCCTACATATACCTCGCTAGAGACGTCTGACGCATCAGGTACAGAAGGTAGTCATCTACAACTAACCAAGACTGAGAAACAGCACTGGCTGCAGGTGTTACAGACCTCAAAGACTTTCTTGACCTGTCTTGATGAAGATGTTGACAAGAATCCGTGGCGGTATAAGAAGGACAGGGATGTGATGACTCTGGCTAGGCGACTGGTTGCAGAGTCCAGCAGACGAGTCAAGGAACGCGGAGTATCTGTCCTCTATCTGTTGACAATCAGAATCATCATACAGTCACTCAATGACCTGTCAGACTTGTTTGAAGATGGTACACCTGACTGGATTACTGAGTGTGGTATGGCTTATAATGCATTATCTCAGTTCTCAGTCAACTAGTCAAGCAGATCTCGTACTAAAATCAGTTGTTTTCTATCTTATTCTGTTTGTAAAGAATGTGTTTTATGTGTGAACTCTGTTTGAAAAACATTGTCATCTATTTAAAGCATCATAGATAACATCAATAGATGGATATTATGGTTTTGTTAGTACTCTTTACTATAAGCACTCTGTTAAGTCAGAAACAGACAAAAACATGTCAGCAGAGTGAAAGGGAGTGAGGTAGATGGCAGACGGAACCGGTGGCAGCGACGAGTTCTTCGGTGAGACGAACAAAAGTTTTCAGGACGAGTTGGGTAATAGCAGCACATCAACAACAGGTGTACCAGACATGGACAATAGCAGTGTTTACTCTGGTAGCACTGAAACCATTGTAGATAATCCGCCAAGTGTTTTTACGAACACCTACACTCAGGTCAACCAGAATCCTGTTTCAGTAAGTAATCATGGCGAACTGGAGTATGGAAACGATCATGAAGACATGAGCAAACCATTGTATGGTGCTACTTTTTCTCAGGCGGTCGTGAGGTACTTCAAGCGCTACGCTCGATTCAGTGGGTACTCCTCAAGGTCTGAGTACTGGTGGGTATACTTGTTCAACGTCATTGTGGGATCTGTTTTTGCTGTACTGATGTCAGTGTCTTTCCTGCCTATGATGTATGCGTTGTCACTAGCGCATGAGACACCTGATGGAGCACTGCTGTTCCCAGATGGTGGCGCATGGTCCTTGATGCCACTGACCATTATCGTCATAGTGCTGACAATCTACTCTCTGGCAACACTTGTACCAACAATTGCCTTGACAGTTCGTCGTATTCGTGATACTGGTCGTGACTGGCCCTGGATCTTTGTCGGTTTCGTTCCCTATATTGGTGGTTTACTAGTTCTGCTTCTGTGTGCTCAGAAGACAGACATGAGTCAGCACAGACCAGAGTGGGAGGACAACTCACCAGGTAAGCCAGCAGAGGCATTGTACTCATCCACACAACCAACAAATATGGCCCAATAAGTGTGGGTGGTCAACAAAGTTCGCGATCTCAGTGGTTAGGTTAGTTAGTGATAGAGAACATATAGTTCATTCACTTGACTACATGTGAGTATTGTGATAAAATTGCATATTTTCCAGCCGAAGTGCTTCCAGTAGAGTGACAGAGATCTCTGAGAACTGGAAGCACTTTTCTGCTTGCTTAATGCTCTCGTTTGAGTTAGAATGTGATCAGTTTCATATAGTTACTGATACATGTCAAGCAAGACAGAAGAGAGCGCGCTCCTTTGTCTCTTCTTGACCTTGACTGATCGCAGAGACGAGAGTGAGATAGGTATGACCACTGTTTTTGACGACCTGCAAAACGAGTACGACAGTCTTGATGTGCTGTTTCCTATTGAGTATGACTCATCTGTGGGACTGAGGAAAGACGTTCTGGATCCGCTAGAGGACTTCTCTCGGTCTCTTCGTAATCTCTACAACTCGTTTGGTGGTTGGCGTGCTGGTATCTCAGATGAGGATGATGAGAGGTATGCAGCCAGGGTGCTTCAGCTGACTCGTATCATCAAGGCGGCATACAGCATCGAGGCCATCCAAATGCTCATCAGGTATGGCAACAACTCACCGTTCCCTGATGATCTGACTCAGATTCTAGTAACCAAGATCTCTGCTTTGTCAAGATTCTCAAGAAACAGTGTCAACACTATCGTTCAGGATGTCAAGAGGATTCGTACAAAGAGCGTGTATGATGATGCTGTGAAGTCTTTTGTGTCTCTCTATGAGCCTAGCGCATACAGGGTCGATCTGTCTGTCTACCAGCAGCCTGAAGAAACCCAGGAGGGCTCTGACACTGATGAAGAGGATCTGGAACTCCCAAACCTTGATGACAGTGATGACGAGAATCTTTCTGATGAAGAACCTCAATACGAGTCAGGAGATGTCAACTCAAATGAGGCTAGCAGTAGCGTCTCTGATGCAGCAGATGATGATACTGACTCAACAGATGTTGACACTGATAAGAGTCCTGTTGATGAGTCAGATGATAACAATGATTCTGACGAAAAGTATTTCCTGACTCATGACCAGAACATTGTCAAGGTGAGTGAGATGGCAGAGGCGGCTGAGGAAGCCAGACAGTCCATTCTTTCCGCTTTGAAGGAGCAGAGTGTTTCTCATGTTGTAGGCATTGAGTAGAGCAGGAGGTCATTTTCTTGGATCAGGTTATCAACTCTGTCATCACCACTTTTACACAGTCTGTAGACCATCAGAGTAACCAGCCCGTGCCACCACCTGCCGATCCGCCTCCTCCAATGGTTCCTATCTGGCTGATTGGTCTTATTATTGCTGTTGCTCTTGCTGGCGTGAGTATCTATCTGTGGTCGCTGCGGAAGTCAAAGCAGAGAATCAAGCCAGCGTCTATCGTGAAGTCAATGTCGCATGACTTTGCAAAATCCACCTACATCGACTATATGCTGAATGAGTATGTTGCCAAGTTACTGAAGGACAACGAGTCGCTTATCTTGTCGTCAATTGAGTCAGGTAGTAAGAACACTATCGAGGTGATGGATGAGTTGTCGAAGGCGGTTGTCTCAGGTGCTCCAGTCAGGATGATTCACTCAGTGAAGCGACTGAACTCTCTAATTGAATCACTTGGTGGTAGTGGGGTCAGAGCAGAAGTTGTTGAGTCGTATGTGTCAATCAAAACACCTTCTGTAGCACATGTTGTCAGTCGTCCAGTATCTTGACTTTTATGTCAATCTGTTTATGTGTGATAGTGAATTGCCATTACCCGTCCATCTATTTGATAAATGTTTTGAAAGAAGTTCTAGATAATGCTTAGTTTCATTGTTGGTGTTTCGCTTCTATCTGTGATTGTTCTTTTAATCGGACTGGTGAGATCTTCCTATAATGTTTCAACAACCACAAAAAACATTACAGATAATCTGAATAGCTACAGAGAATCCAAAATGAATTTTAGAGGATCTTACGTCTCCGACGAAAAGTTCTGGTTGAGTGGATTCAGTATTTTTGACTTCATCCAACGATTCACTGACAATGAGATCAGGTACTCTGGTTTGTATACTCGTTTGTTCTTTGAGGGCCTTTACGAGACTGCTATTACGATGCGCGAGAACAATGATTATATTAAACCTGAGTACATCACAGAGATTAATAAGATCCTAGAGGCAGTTGACAAGATTACTGATAATCCTGACTCACGAGCCCTACTCTGCTCAAATGACAGAGCGATGAGAAAGATCTTTCGGAAACTGATGTTCAGGGTTGGCAAAGTTCAGAAGAAAATTAAAGAAGATGCACAAAAGCGTGAGAATCAGAAGGCATATGCTGGAAGGAGCGCTGCGCTGGAGATTGTCAGTCGTCTTGATGAAGAATGTGATGACAAGAATCCAGAGATTGTCTTTGGTCAAAGTGGCGCTGGAAAGACCATATCTTTGCACTCTGACAGCAATGGTTCACCTGTTAGTGCTGATGCAACACCCTCAGACACACAGAATCATGTCGATGGTGATGAGGAAGAAGATCTGGACGATGAAGATGTTTGGTCTCTTAGTGAGAATGTGGATGGGTGAATAAAAATGAACTTTTTCATCCCCATACTTGTAGCAGTGTTTGCTTGGATTGCCATTAATAACAGAACGATCTTTTCTTCTGATAGCGACAATAAAAGTGGCGACAAACTAAAAATTGGAAAGATTGTAGAGTCCTGTGTTAATGGTCTGAAGGACTCAGCGTCTTCATATGTACCGAGATTCTTGTCTGATCCTGAGTTGTATAACTACATTCTGCTCATCAACTCGTACTACATCAATGACTCTCTTCTTGCCAGAATGTTGTCACATATCAGAGATGTCCACATTGAGAACGGAAAACTGACTGGTGACACGGACTGCTTCAAAATGATGGATGACCATATCTCAAAGAAGTTAGAGGAGTTCAAGGAGAAGAATGATGGTGAAGACATCTTCAGTTACAACTCCTGGCAGATGAAGCCAGCAGCAGTTGAGTTGCCTGTAACTATACTGAACTCATCTGATGCCGCCAAACTAGTCTATCTGACTCAAGGAGACAGGGCGATAGACATACTCTGTGATCTTAAGATGCCTCCGAGGGGTAAACCATACCCAGAGATTAATGAGTTCACTCACTCTTTGGTTAGGTTCTATAACGCATACGATAATGTGTATCCAGTTGTTGGATCTGGTTCCACTCCTGAAGCCAAACAGGATCTTGTTCCAATTAGGAAGATTCTGGAGTCATGTGCAAGCATTCTTGACAACACTTACTTTAAGAAGTTTTACATGGTTGACAGAGAGGAACTTCTAGAGCAGATCAGGTCTTTGTTCAATGACATGACCTCAAAGGTTGATGAATTGACTGAAGGCATGAGTGTCAGTATGCCTGATCTGCTGAGTGATGATGACAAGGTTGACTCAGTTGTTGAGCAGGCTCGTCAGATCGCTGGACTTGACGAGAAGGTCGGTGGTCGGGATCAGACAGACGGTCTCAGTGGCGGTCAGCCATCTCTGAAGTCTCTGTTCGATGAGGACTTGTGGGACACTGGATCTAGTATCTTGTCAAGTACTGACGAAACAGACCCTGCTGAGGACTCTGAAGACGATGACGAGTCACTGGCTGCTGGATCAGGGTCTTCTGTGTAGCAAAACTTGAGATCTTGCTTACACTTGTGCCGTTCTGCTTGATTGCAGGGCGGCATTTGTGTATTCTTTTCATGCAGGCACAACCAGTGATTGTTGTGTGACATGGCACATCAGAGGTGCAGGAGCAAAAAGGAGAGAGTTACAGATGTCAATTTGCGGAATTGTAGCCATTATTGTCGTTGGATTTCTTGGTTTAATGGGTCTTTATGGAATTTGTTCTGTCGTTTTTACTGATGGTGGTGACAACTCTACTGGCAGCAAGAACGCTGACAATAATGACATTAATGACGTAAAAGATACTGAAATCACCTCAGAGAGCAATAAGAAGAACACATCTGGTGACAGTATTAGGATCAAGCGTCTTCTCGATTCAATTTTTGGCACTAATTCTAAGTGGCCTAACTCATATGGAATAGATCTTGAAAAATACACAAAATTACATATGAAATACTCTCGCTTTAGTACAATTCCTGAGAACAGGGGATTTATTGTAAGTATGAGCAATTTTCCGATGTATGCAGAAATCTTTGCTGCCGGGTTTGGCTACGAGAATCTGTGCAGAGAGTCATTAGGCGTTGACTCTGATTCCAGTGCTTTTAGGATTTTTGCAAAGTATGCCAATTCTTTTGCAAACATTGGAGACCCTGGATTTCCTGATGAGTTCTATCGTACTTTTGGTGACTCCCTCCACATCCGTTTTTCTTTTTGAGAAGACGGAGTTCTACTCCCATCTTGAGACACCTGAGTTCGATAAGTGCAAGCAGGATCTGGATCAGGTTCTTGGGACATTCAAGGGTATTGCTAAAAAGATTGCTAGAGTGACTCCTTATCCTGGTTTCAGTTACAATCCTGAGAACGAGGAGATGAAGAGGAACCTAGAGGAGTTCATCAAGTCCTCCAAGAATGTTGTTGAGCGTTCTTCTGACGTCTTCAACTCTTTGGTTGACGAGCACAACGTTCTTACAGAGAAACTTATCGCTGAGGAAAAGCGGAAGCAGCAGAAGGAGCGTGCTATGAGACAGAAGAGCACTGAGGACGAGATTGTTGCAACTCTTTCAGTTGGTACGTCTCAACTCTCTAGTAGTGCAGCAAGGCGCAAGGATCTCAACTCTCCTGTGTGGTAATTGCCATCCAGCCAAACATATTTATTCACATCATTTCAATATGCTTGTGAATAGATATGTTTGTATCTGATAAATGATAATCTGTCTTGTTCTCTGTGTATGAGTTTGTGAGGTCTGGTTCATGAAGTTTCATCTGAAGTATGACAAACCAATGGAGTGCGAGGCGCAGACTCCAGAATCTTGTCCATATGACTCTATGGATCATGCCAGCAGTAGGCTTGAGGCTAGGCGTATCTTTGAGAGGCAGAATGAGCACAACCTGTTCAACTTCGGTTCTAGGTCGTCTGCTGCTGCCAAGGTGAGGCGGTTTGTTGCTGTGGCTGGTGTGCTGGCGTCTGCTTTCTCTGTCGCTGCTTGTGGAACACTAGACACTGACGAGCAGACAGACTGGAAGGCTTACGAGCAGCAGCAGGCAGACAAGTCTAGACAGGAAGCCAAGGAGAAGGCCGGGAAGGTCTATGATGATGCCAAGGACTACTCACAGGAGAAGTGGGATCAGGCTAAAGAGAAGGCTAAAGGTCTGACTGACGGATCTGGGGGAAATAGCGACAACCAGTCCTCTGATTCTGGCTCCTCATCCAGTGACAATGACAGTGTAGGCGCAAACTCTGATGGTAGTGACATCTTCTTTCAGGGTAGGCCGTTAAAGCCTACTGTTGAGGAGGTAGCCAGAGCGAAAGAGCAACTTTCTGAACTGACCGTTGCTCCAGAGAATGATGCAAGTGACTACAACCGTAAAGAGATGTTTGGCGGCTGGGATGATGGTACTGTCTCTGCTGTCGAGATGAGAGACATTCCTAATGGTTCCTTCAACGATGACGGTCGCGCTGAGGATGGTTCCGCTTTTGTGGATCCATACACAGGCAAGGTAGTCACCATCGTAAAAGGAAGCAGCCATGATGCTGATGTCGATCACTTGGTGCCATTGAAAGAGGTTTACAGGTCCGAGAAGAATGGGATGAGGTTGACTGTCTATCAACGACATCAGATTGCTAACGACCTGGATAACCTTCAACTTGTTGGGTCCAAAGAGAATAGGTCGAAGTCAGACAAGGATCCAGCCACATATATTCCTTCATATGAACCAAGTCAGTGTCAGTATGTTGTGAGTTATGTCAAAGTGAAATACAAGTACAAGGAGAACCTGACTGTGGATCAGAAGGAACGTGATGCTATCATGCGTACTCTTGACTCCAAGTGTGGGTAAAGAGTGAGCATCCATTCTGTGTTGAAACAGGGTTTTTGCCTCATCAGAACAACCTTTCAGATATGTTTTTACGTATTGTAGGAATATGTTTGGAAGGTTGTTCTAGTATGGCGACACTGATTACTCCTGAGAGCGGTACTGACTGGGATCACGTGGATCTTTTTCTTGCTGGTGGTATCTCAAACTGTCCTGACTGGCAGAGCGAGGTAATAAAGATGCTCGGTGATACAGATTTGAACATCGCTAATCCAAGGCGTCCTTACGGGTTAGAGAAGACTGGTGACGCTGCTGCTAAGCAGATTGCCTGGGAGCATGAGATGCTGAGCCGTGCTGCTGTCACTTTGTTCTGGTTCCCTGCTGGAGCGATACAACCGATTGCTCTGCTTGAACTTGGTAGGAAGATGACTGAGAACAAACCTCTGGTTGTGGGTGTTGACGAGTACTATGAGCGCAGGTTTGATGTTGAGCAGCAACTACAGTTGGAAAGAGAAGAGAAGCCGCTCTATGATCTGGCCGAGGTTGCCAAGACAGCGGCTGAGAAGTGTTACCAGGTAAAGACACAAGCAAGCTAAATCACCCTAAAGGACTCAGATCGCAACGCTCACAGAACAACCAGCACAACACTCACAAGGTGCTGGTTGTTCTGTATATGAGAGGATAGGTATGACACAGAATCCCATTGTGAACAATCTCATCTATTATCACCTTGAAGAGTTGCACGTGTTGTTGTAGTGTGTAAGCAATAGGTTTGAGTGCTGGACTAAAACACTCACAGAGACAATACTACTTTCATTCAGGGGAAGAGAGAACATCATGACTACTACCACGATCGTTGAGCGCAACTTCTTTAAAAACGTTTTGGGCGCCCACTGCCTATCTCTTGGCGAGTATGTCTTTGATACTCTTGGTGACTATGTTCTTGAGTTTGACACAGAGGCGATTAAGAACAAGATTCTTGATGGTGTCAATGAGATTCTTGAGCCATATGACATGACACTCTATCCTAATGGTGAGATTGTTGGTCCTGTTCTTGGTGAAGGCGAGGAGCGACCTGATCTGGAGGCCCTTTTTGAAGACACTGACATCATTGACTTTGACCTTGATGAGTTTGAGATTAAGCCGCATCACCAGTGGTCTCTGATTGCAGAGGATCTTCAAAAGGATGCTGTCACTCTGAAGACCTCTGTTCCAGTTGATCCGTATTCTGATGAGATTGCTGCAACGATTTGGTTTCACGTGTATATGGATGATGACCTGAATGTTCGTCCGTCATTCAGCGTATGGCCTCGTGGTGAGCGTGTGTACACCACTGAGGATGTCTGGGACTGGCCTGTGGTTGAGAAGTATGTTCCTCGCTCCCAGTGGCCTGAGGGAACTGGTGATCGTGGCGCTGGTGAGGTGATGTCTCAGAGTCGCAACGCTGACCCCGCCGTCCTGGCTGCAGTCAATGATGTTGTTTGTGACAATGTTGGTCAGGCGTCCTCGGTTACTCGTTACTATGTGACTAACTCCAACTGATAGCATAGTAAGCCAGAACAGCAAATACACAACTCGCTTGTCAAATCTAGATATTTCCGTCTCAGTTTCAATGGTTTGAAACCTGCTGAAAAGTTACCTTTAAAGCAGGTTTCTCTACTAATAATTTTGAGGCGGATGTTGTGAGTGATGTCAAGTATGCTGTTGAGTGCATCTCAGTGACAGAGATTCCTGGTAAGGATGCTGTTGTCGTTCTGAATGAGGATCTGTTTAGTCCACTAAGAGAAGATCCTGACGAGTTCACAGGTCTCATCAGGTCTTTCTGCGTGATGGCTCGTGCGCAACTGTCTCAAGATCTTGCCAGCACTGGTTCTGACAAACTTGTTCCTGTGTCTGATGAGAAACGTCTGTCTGGAGTTATCATGGAGATTGTGATGGCTCTGGGAGACGATGGCGGGTTTGTTCTACTGACTCGCTATGGCGGTAGGGTTGACCCTGGAAAGTCTCTCAGAGAGGCTTTGATACATTCCATGGAGGTTGTCTCTGTGGTTGAGGCGCAGTATTCATAAACACGTCTATCAGAATACTTCTCGTTCCGTTGTCTTCATTCCGTGGACGTGTTTGAGCATCCTGCCTTGTTTTGTAGATGCTTCTATGCTATAATGATAGTAATAGTGCTTGATTCTGAGCAAAAAACAGAAAGGACTTTGATCTATGGGAAAAAACACTGAAGGTGAGACCTCTAAGGCGCCGAATGAGATTTATGTCATCATCAACCGTTTTACTGGATCTTTTCTGACTGGAGGAGGATCATCTACTCGACCAAGCGCTCATGTATACAGCACTAAACGTGAGGCAGAGCGCTATCTTCGTCGGTTGACTCCACTGAGGATGCTTGATGACGACGGGTACTACATGAATGTCTCTGCGTCTGAATCGTATGAGGTCGTTAAGTACACTCTCTGAGAATGAGTTCAGATCAGAATCTTATAGAACACGGAAGAGGCGGGTTTACCTTAGATGTCACGGCACAAGGAACTTGACAGGGGTTTTTCGCCAGGAGCGATCCTGTTTGATGACGACTTGCTGACAACTCCTCCAACGTTTGAGGAACTTCTTTCACAGTCAATGCTAAGTATCCTCAGGTCTGTCTTTGAGTACTCTGGTGACACTGCTGATGCTGTCTGTCTGTTCATTGAGTTCAATCGGTTCTCTGATGATGTGTCCTATATGCCGATGTTCCGTTATGGTAAGGACTTCTATAACGCTGATGAGATTTCTGTCATGTCTGAGAACAGTAAGTCAACAGATGTAGACAATAAGTCTGAGTCTTGGCTTGATGACTTACTTGGGGACTACATCACTAATAGCCTTGTTCCGTTGTATGGCCGTCATCACAAGATGATCCCAACACAGATCTGGGTGTTCTACGATCTGGTCGAGGAGAAACACACTGACGAGATGGCGATGCATCTTCATGTCATGTACGATCTGTCCACAGACAATGAGGCCAAAATCTCAGACATTGACGAGTCTGTCAGGTCATGGGTGTCAAGGACCATGAGGATGCCGTCAGTCAGTGCTCAACCTAACAGAGGCAACATCAACTAGGGAGCGTCATCTATGCTATGGTGCTCAAAGAGCAGATAAAGGAGTGAGTTCTTCCATGAGCACTAATGAGCATATGTTAAAAGATTCAGCGCTTACGACAAGTGCCAGTGACACAAATGACAGCACTCTTAAACTCAAGATTCAGTTCACTCCTCGTGGTTTCGGCATGACCTACAACTGCTGGCTCATGCGAGACGGAGTGCCAGTGTCCTACGTCAAGGTTGGTGATGCTGAGGAGGACGGAGTTGTTGACCTGTATGAGATTGAGACTCGTCCTGGCTGCCGTCGTATGGGTTACGCCAAGGAGATTCTTGAACGTGTCTCCAAGACTCTTGGTGTAGAGATTACTCATGATGGTGGATACACCCCTGACGGTCTTGCTGCTATTGCGCCTCTGTTTGAGAGTGCAGAGACGCTGGAGTCAAACCCTGTTGCTGATTACTCTCCTCAGTCGTTCGTGCTTGACTGGGACAAGATGATCCCAAGGATTGGTTGACTCAGTGAAAGTGGTGATTTTCTCATCTGTCACCACGAACAAGGAATGCAGATAACACAAAAGACCTGAGATGATAAATTTCTCAGGTCTTTTGTGATTGCCTGCTAAAAGTCAGTTATCATCCATCAATCATCGTACTCATCCTCGTCATCGTCTGGGCCGTAGTAGTACCCACCACTCTTTGAGGGGCCAGATGACCAGTATCCAGGCTCACCAGCATATTCCTCACGAGAGTCAAACTCGTCTGAGTCAAAGGCGTCATCATTGTACACGTCGTCAACAGAAGCCCCCCTGTACGAACGTAGGTAGTCTTCTGCGTGGCTTCGACGGGCCATGTTGTGTTTTCTCCTTGATTGAGGATGTTGTTTCTGATTGATGCCTCAGTGAGCATGAAGTATAGAGTGCAAGAAAACCTCTTGCTGTCTTCTTATCACTGAGTCACCTGACATAGTATCAGATGCTTGCTCGGTTGTCAACACATGTAGATATTTTCTGCTCAGCAAAAACAATGACTTTAACACCAAAAGTGTGTTTCAACAAGGGAGACGAACAGGTGCCTGTTGTGTTAAAACAAGGTGACATTTTCACAAGCACGTCTCAAGTGATTGGTCATGGTGTCAGCACTCAGGGTGTGATGGGTTCAGGTATCGCCAGGACTGTCAGAATCACCTATCCTAGTGTTTTTAGGGCGTATCGTGAGGCGTGTGAGGACGGCCGTCTATACGGAGGTCAATGTCTTCTAGTGGTTGCAGACGAGCACAAGGACGATGAGGTCAGAGTGATTGCCAACATTGCTTCACAGGTTTGTCCAGGGCCTTACGCCAAGTTGCATCTTCTTGCTGAAGGACTTGACAACATGTTCTTGCAGATGGAGCAACTTGGGTTATGCAGTGTGTCACTTCCCAGAATCGGCACTAATACTGGCGGGCTGAACTGGGATGAGGTGTGGTACACAATCAGGGAAACAGCAAAGATGCATCCAGAGATTAATGTTGAGGTATGGGAATTGACACCATCCATGTAGATTCATATTATCCTGGCAGATGCATCTCTTAGAGAGAGATATCATTCACTCCTCTTAAACCGGATTCACTATTTCTGCATGGTGGGTTCGGTTGTTTAACGTGAGTACTCCTGGTTTTTGCAGAAAGGGGACTCCATAAGGTGCAGAAATGTTAGATATACCAACAAGAAGTGCTCTTTAGTAGATGAGTTCTTCGCTGAGTGTTCCAACATGATTCTGATAACAACTGGAGATGACTAACTGATGACGAAATACAGACCCAAAGAGGGTGTTGTGGTGACAGAGTGTGACGGCAAGGTGATCGCCTGGTCCGATGGTGTCTTCACTGGAGATGAGACTCTGGTCAGGTACGCTGGGCTTGCTGTGTCAACGAAGGCTGAGGTCCTGATTGAGGGTGTTCTGGAGATCGAGGCTGAGTCTGACACTGCTGTCGGTGCTCTTGCTGCCATGTTCATCTACTGTCCTGGTCGAACACACATTGTGCAGTGTCCTGACTATGTTGAGTCCTTGCTGATCGAGGCTCACTCCTTTTCCAGCAGTGACAATCCTTCTGCAATGAGTCCTGATGTGATTGTCAGGAACTCGGTATCAGACAGCAACTCTCAGGAGGCTGAGTGAGATGTGCAGATCCAAGGATCATGGTGGCAGGCGTTGCCCAAGTTGCTCTCCTGAGCGCAGGAGTGCCTACAGGAGGGCGCTCAAGGCTCGTAGAGACGCTGAGGCTGAGATTGCGTCTACTAGGACGGAACAGGAATCTGAGGCCCTTGTAGAGCCTAACACAGAAGCAGCAACTTGCTCTTCTGAAACAGGCTCGTCTCCCGCATCTGTATACAACTCTGTATACAACGCTGAGTCCTTCTCTGGTGTCAAGGAACTGCTGAACGAGTTTCGGCTGGATCCAGACTATCGCCAGGAGGTTGTTGAGGCTTTTGGCGGTGAAGCCAACTTTGCCAGACATGTTGGCAAAGTGATGGCTGATGAGGCTATGGCTCGAATAGACTTTGATGCTGACGAGGAGAGGATTCGTTACAGGGATGACATTGATGTCGCCAATGAGGATTATGAGGCTGCATTTGAGGAGATGGATGTCATCAACTCTCGAATTGACGCCATCACCGAGCAGGCCAGAGCAGAGGCCAAGGCTGACCCACACAATCCCCTATACCCAACGATTGATCACAGGATCATGAGCAACCCTGAGCACAAGGAACTTCTTGAAGCCAGTCAGAAGTACCTGGATATGGTGAACAACTTGGCTCCTGTGGTTACTGGTCAGACCTACCCTGAAAGGACCAAGAGGCGCTTGGCTGAACTTGCTGACAGTTACAGAGACGTGCTTTCAGAGGTTAGGACTATGGGCGGGTCTCATGCTTGGAGCAAGGAGAGTGATAAGGACGCTGTAATGACGTTCAACTCTGCTATTCAGGACTTTCCGTCCGAGTGGATTGAGGCATCAGCGTATTCAAATACTCCTCCTCCAATTGTCAGGATCTCAAAGGAAAGAGCCCACTACACTCATGAGATGATACTTGAGAAGAAGGAGATGGTTCCTCAGGTCACATATGTCTCGTCACTGGACAAGATTAGTACCAGTCCTGGTCTTGTCCTGAATCGAGATGACAATGGGGATCCAGTGACTATGGAGATGTTTGATGAGAACGCTGACATGAGTTCTGGAGACATGTCCACATGGACGAAGACGGCTTACTCTGCGACAGTATGTGCTACAAGTACGCCTATGCCTGGATCTTTTAGTGATGAGGACATGGAACGAAACAAGCCTAAAGGGAGAGGCTGGGAATTGCACCGTTACACAGACTATAGCGGTTCTGAAAAGGTTTGCTGGAGGCGACCCAAGAAGACGTCACAGGTAATCAGCAGATCTGTTCCTCTTCCACAGATTCTTACCTCTACCGATCATACTGAGATCATCCATGGAATGACTGATGCTGACTCAACCGCCAGACATGAGTTTGTTCACAGATCAGAGTACATGGTCAAAGGTCTGTCTGATGTAGAGAGGGAGTTCCTTGAGTCTCGTACTAGTGGAGAAAGTCTTTCCAGGATATATAAGGGTAAGGATGAGATGGGTTATAAGGATCACTTCGTACACCACTATATGGGAAAGATTTATAGAGACAAGGACAACTATGAGATCATGAGTACTGGTGTTGAGGGACTGTTCTGTGGTCGTTTTGGCGGCTTTATTGGGCTGAGCAATGACGGGATTCAGGATGAGGACATGAGGAACTTCGTTCTTGGTGTTCTGGCAAGCAAGTAGTCAGATACTCTCAAAGTGTGACCATCTTTATACAGGAGCAACTTGACATATACCAGAAGATGAAGTATATTTAATCATGTCAGTTCGAGATGTTTTGGGATTTCTATCTTGATCTGATAGCCTTTATTTGGCTCCTTCTCATGTATATAGGCAAGTAATCCGGTGGACTGGAAAACCACCGGATTACTTGTTTTTGGTTTTCAATCTTAAAGTTCAGGTTCTAGTCGCTCTAGAACTCACTCCTATACATCTTCCTTAATTCGTCCACGTCTGGAGCAGAGTTGTCGTGAGCGTCGTACAACTCCTTGACATCAGCACGTGACAGACCCTCAGCAAACTGCTGCAACGTCTTTGTAGCGGCTGCTGGGCCACCCTTTCTGGGCTCGAACTCAACCTTGCCCTCATCGTTCAGGCGGATGTATCCAGAGCCTGTTGTTACACCGTTGCTGTCCTTGTACGTGATGTGGAAGCCGTTCTTGTTGCGCCCGAGAGTGATCTTGGTGTCTTCACCGAAGTAACTCTTTGCTCTCTTGGTGATCTGTCCTCTGGACTCTTTCTTTCTGGTCTCTGCGTCATTCTGAAGTCCCTTGATGTACCTGTCAAATGCCGCTTTCTTCTCCTCCAACTTGGCAGTGGATCCATCAAGCAACGGCGGTTTTGCTCCGTGAACTGTCCTGTACATAGCGCCTCTTGTCTTGACGTAGTTCTCACGGTCAGCCTCATACTTCTCACGCATGGCCTGTCTGACCTCACGGTTTCTGAAGGCTTCGTCAATCTTCTGCTTGTAGGGCTCAGGGTTGTCGTTGTGAAGTAGATCACCGTCCTTGCTGACAAGCATCCTTACTCTGACTCCGCTTGGGTTCAGTGGACTACTGTCCGTGTCTCCTTCAATCAGGTACGCCTCGTCAGCAGCGTCAGGGGCGGTGTATCCTTCTGGGTACTGAACTGACTCTCCATTGACAGGGAATGCTGACAAACCTGAGATTGAGCAGCCCTTTTCTCTCATGTTGATGGCAAGAGCCAGTTTTGCTCGTTCACTGCGGTCAGACCCTTCCTTTAGATCCTTGAAGTTCTGGTGCTGTGATAGAGCCATGTGAGCGTAGGCGTTCTTCGGCATGTCAATAACGTAGCCCTCATTAATCTCGCTTCTGGGAATGACCTGACCAGTTTCCTCGTCATGGAACATGTGCTTCCCTCTACCTGTGACGACAATGGTTCTGCCTGGTTCATACAGGTCTCCGAACTCCTGGAACCTGGCTCCCTCAACCTCGGGTGGCTCGTACATGACCATAGCGCCCTCACCTTCTGATGGGAACTCGTGCAAGCCGTAGATTTGTCTAGTTCGGTTCGCGTATCCAAGAGCCTTCCTGTCGAACTCTGCCAGATGAACGTCAGCAGGTGTGCTCAGTGTGGCGAATCTTGTCTTAGGCTTGTCATCAGTACTTGTAGAAACCTGTGACGTACCACCTAGACCATGGTCATCAACACCAGCGAACTGCGCCTCAATAGCCTCCATCTCCTCTGGTGTGCTGGCGTGTGGAACAGGGCTTCCGTCTTCATTCTTAATTGCACACCTGTCAGGACCAACACAATCCCTCCACTCTCCGTCAACATAGTGCTTGTAACCAGAACTAGCCATTGTGAACCACCCTTATAGAAAACAAGTAATGACTATACATACATCTTGTTCTCTAACAAAGAAAAACCTGATTGCGCTCGTTTTAGTGGTACAATCAGGTTTCTTTTGTTTTATTTGGAACTACTCGTTTAAATAGGACAGGAATAGGGCAGAGTTATTTTTTCTCACCATCTATTACCATCATCTATGGCAGAAGCAATACTATTCTCTCCATACACACCTGTTCTTGGGATCCACACTAGTGCTCCAGCGTACATGATGAACAACGTGGCAACACTGATCCAGTTGCTTGTCATGAACCATGTTGGCACTTGAGTCAAGGTCATTAGATGGAGTGTTTGTGATGTTAGCCAGTAGTCAAGAACAAGGAAGATGATGTTGACTCCGACAGCAATGACTATTGTGACTACATCTGACTGAGCGAACCTGAACACGAACCGGAACAACTTGGATACGAATGTTGTCACGTATCTGAGAGCACCAAAGACCAGAAGCAGTAGGACAACAGCGACAATCCAGGCGGCGGGGTTGGTTGTGCTGAACCAATCCAGGTTCAGGTAGTGCTGGGACAAGAAGATGATGTATCGTGACAGATGGTATCCGCCTAGAGCAACCGCCAGAACCAGAATACCAATGGATAGTCCTAGAGCAATCTTTCCTGGCGTCCATGGCCTGACACTTGCATCACTATCATTGCTGCCAGTCATCTGTTGGTGAGGTTGGTTTCCTCTACTGGAAGTCATAAACCTTCTCATTGATGACATCTGATCACTCTTTCAAGGTACCGGCGGAAAGTGTTTACTGAACTATAAAACAATTAAAATGGAATAGAACTTACTTGCCTCTGAAATATCCATCTATCTGCTGAAACAGCCACGATATTCGGTCGGAATCCAGTTGTTCTCTGGGTGTGCAAGATTCTTTTTAAAGACTGATTTTTGAAGGCGGAGAAATGGTTACTATTCCGGTCTGGGGATACGCTATTGGTGCTGTGATTGCTCTGGCTGCTGTTGGTTGGGGATTCTGGTCCAACAAGCAGAGCAAGAAGGATGACAAGTAGGTCAATCACCTGATCAATAAGAGCACCTTTGGTATCCACTCTCCATGGAATGTCACCAAAGGTGTTCTTATTTTGTTTGCACTACCTGCATCTACTGGTTCTGACTGGAGTCATTCTGTGGCGCAGGTTGATCCTCTGAACTTCTCTCATCTGACTCGGTGTTCTGTCCTCTGTCCTCTTGGTTCTGGTTTGATGAGTTGTCGTTCTGTCCAGATTCTCCAGCAGAGTTCCACTTGTTCTTCAACCACTCGCTTGCACTCTTACCTGCCTGCTTACCCTTGTTAATAACCTGTTCTCTTGCTTCTTTTAGATCGTTGCCAATCTCTCCACCTGTTGACTTCAAGTCCTCAGTGTAGTCATGTCCTGACTCGCTGCTACCACCCTGATTCTGGTTGTCTGAGTTGCTGTCCTGTTGGTTCTTCTGGGTTCCAGTATCATTGTTCTGCTGTGACTCGTTGCTGTCTTTGCTAGAACTACTGGAATCACTCTGGCTGTTGACACGAGGCGCTTGGGACGGAACGGGAGTCCTCGTTGTTCTACTGGCACTGCTATCAGGTATTTTCTCATAGGTGAGAGCGTGCTTACCGATTGGTACTACGACAGAGAAACATCCACCCACAACAAGTACAGCAAGAGTGATGGCTACTGCCTTAATGAATCTGATGATCCACTTATCCATCCACTCGATGTCGTCAGATGCGCTGTCATCAAGAACTTCGCTCTTCAGTGAGTCAAAGTGATGATTTGTGCTGCTAGTCACTTCTCCTACCTCCAATCAGAATGTGATGCTCTGTGCGTCAGTTTTGGTCATAAGAATGTGTCTCTTGCCCTATCATAGTATCACACATGAGCAATACGTAACAAATCTTTCACAAAGGACGGTTGCTGACGACAACACAACTCCACCCTAAAGAGTAGTACTGAACTTCTGCTTGCATGTGAAGTAGATCCCAAAACACCTGCAACATGCAGATCTGTTGAAATCATGGTGTATGGTTGTGGTCATGAGCAACGAGACGAGCGAGCAGCGTATCAATCTGACACTGGATGCCATGGGGACACTGATTCCTGAGGTGGCGACATCCAGTAAGTTGTCTGTGCTTGATCGCCTTCTTACTGTTGCCGAGGTCATCAAGAATGACGTTGACGTGATGGTTTCTGTTGAGCGTTTTCAGCGCTATGTTCACGCCAACGTCCGTGATACTAAGGTCAAACCCGTTGATGACATCAAGTCTGTCCTCACTGATCTGTTCATTGACACATTCCTTCAGGGCCTCTGCGAGGATAAGCGCCGTCCAAGTAAGCCAAAGGTTCATCACTGGATCCCTGTGTGCTACCTACAGCAGTTCAAGGCACCCAATAGCACAGCCACCAGCAAGGTCAGATGCCATGTTCGAGCATCATCCTTCAACGGAGGAAAACTGATGTCATTCAGCATCTCTGACAGCAACTTCGCTCACAAGGTCGTTGACGACAAGGGATTCAACGACTACCGTGTCGAGCGCTTCTATGCTGGCGTTGAGATGTTCTACGGCTCCAGTTCAGCCAAGGGCTTTCAGGGTGGTCTGAGCAACGTCTCTGTGGCTGCTCTTGCACTTATTCAGAGTGTTCGTAGCCCTCACCCTGCAACCGGGTTTCTCTCTGGTGACGTCAAGAGTATCCTTGGTGCTACGCTGAAGGCTCTGGACGCTTGGGATGAGGTTCACGCCTGGAGGATGAGTGTCAGCAAGAAGGACGTGCCGTCAATGGGTTTCATGCCCTATGTCCCAGCGCGGATTCGCCGTTTCGCTGACGGATCCGAGGCGTTCTACTTCCCTGTCTCACCTAAAGCGGGTTTTGTCATCTCCAGCAAGCATCTGAACACTGATGACAGGAATCGCGTACAGGATGACTACGTTGCTCGTATGAAGCAGGAGATTCGCTCCGGTAGGGTTGCTTTCGGCGTGTGGTCTGAGGTAAACCAGATCGTTGATGACACTGATGCCAAGTAGAGTCAACCAGAAAGAACAACTCAGCAAATAGTGAACAGGTGGATGTAAGAGCAAAAACTCTCTTACATCCACCTGTTTTACCTTGTACCTGAATGATTGTAGTTAGAAGTCAGTTGCGCCAGGTGTCACCAAACAAGTCACGAGGCACCTCTTCCTCCTCTTCTATGGTCAGAGGCTCATCATGTGATACCAGGTAGTTCAGGTGATCCTCCTGCTCCTGGGCGTGTAACTTGGATGTCTTGTCGTTCTGTGCAAGCCACTCTGTGAAGTCTGGCTCGTCATCCATGATCTCACGTGCTGGATCTGGTCTCATAGGATCACATCAACCTTCCTGAATCATTTGTCAAACCTTGCTCTATCTTCTATTGTATCAAGTCAGAGAGCATGGTTACATCATTCTACTCACTGATAAAAACAAGTGGGGCGTGTGACAGAAACCATGTGCTGACACAATAGAATCAGCATTCTGTCACACACCCCACCCTACTACCTCATTCAACTACTTGTCAGATGAGGGCTTCTTGGCTCGGTTCGCCAACTCGGCCGACACGTCGTTGGAGAGTTTCTGCAACTCGTCCACGCTCATGCTGCCAAGATCCTTACCAGCAGTAGCGCTCTGACTACTACTTCCTGACGAACTGGATTCAGACTGGCTGCCTGTTGCCTTGGCGTCCTTGTCAACACCACCATCGCTCTTTTTGTTGGTGAAGATGGTCTTTCCAGAGGAGTCAACAAGAGTCATGCTGTCATCCTCGCCAATAACAGCGTGGTACACAACCGTTTGCTTTTGACCAACTGTCGCTGTCCAGTTGCCGTCCTGTGAGGGAACGACCTCAAAAACTCCCAGGTTGGTCTTCTGTCCGCCAAGTCCGTTCGCAGTCACGTTGCTGGCGACAGTTGAGGTTGCCTGGCGTGCAGCGTTGTACTTGTGGATACTCATAGGCTGCAACTGACCATACTTATTGGAGGCAGAGTTGATAGTGGACAGAGCGATGATGCTTTTCGACTCACCTCGTGGCGTCAATGGCGTCACGAACTGGGTGACACCATCAGTTGTTGACAGACCAAACTCAGTGGCGTTCTCCTTGTTCGGATCCTCCTCATCGTCGCTGGTGTCCTCAAATCCAGATCGGTTGAACAGGTAGTCAGCAAACGATCCTGACGACTGAGACGCCACACGCTGCTCCCTAGCGAGATAGGACGGGTATAGAGTGATGCCGTCAACAGAGGTCATCTCTTTGTGGTACTCAATGGCTCCTGTCTTGCCGTTGTAGGTGACCACTCCAGCCGGAACGTCATATGACTTCAGGAAGCCAACCTCTGACTTCACAATTGGGACGTACATGACCGGCTCACCCTTGGAGTTGCAGGTCATCGTGACGTCATTGTCATCAAACGCTGTTGTCCATCCACCAGCAGCATTCAGAATTCGGTAGTCAAGGTTGTTCGACCACCAGCCACCACCAAGTTTGTAGGGAGCGTTCTTCTCGTCAAACTTACAGAACTTGATGTCCCTGGCAATGTTTGGCTGGCCATACTCAGGAAGATTCATCGTCTGGACCGCCTCATAGCCCTTCAGGAATCCTCGACGAGTCACCCCAGTAGAGTACTGACCTGTTCCAGGTGCAATCTTGACAACGCCAGTGACATCACCTGTCAGATCCCCAAGGTTTGCGCCAGAAACACCTGCTGCTACCTCATACGGAACACGGTTCTTGAATGACAGAGAATCACCATCTGTCTTCACCTGTACCTTGGAGGCGTTGTAGAGAGCGTTGTCATTCAGATACGAGGAGTAGACCGCTGCACCAACACCTCCAACTACGAACACAGCCCCAGCCGAGATGAGTAGACCTAGACCGAGAGCGTCACGATCCTTGGATCCTGCGATGAGTGCAAGAGTAGCCAAGATAATCGTTGCAATCACTACAACGATGAACAACTGGCCGCCTGCCAGCATTCTGAAAAATCCATGGGTGGCACCATTCCATAGCGTGTGGAACATAAACCACATGAAACCAAGGAATATGGCACCAGTGATGATTGCTGCTGTTGCCGTCTTGGAGGGCGCACTAATACTCTTGTTTTTGCTCATGTCGCCAATTCTATGAGATCTTGCTCGGGATGTCAAGAACCACCTGAATCACTCTTATTATGTGATTCAGGTGGTTCTTCCATCTGTTGACTGATGGCTGAAAAGTGATACTTATGCAGTCACTTTCCAAGCAGGGCGGTATCGTACACAGTGTAATCGCATCGGTATACCAGGAGTGCCTTTCCATCTACTCGGAATAGGGTTGACTTCGGTACATCAGTGTTGAAAATCTCAACCGAGTTTCCAGCGAAGACGGCAATCGGGTCTCCATCCTGAGAGCGAATCATCAGGGTCTTTGCGGCGCCCTTCCAGAGGTTTCGGTGCTGCTCAATCATCTTGTTCAGGAAAGGAACACCTCGCTCGTTGTCAGTGACATTCACCTTTGACGTAGTGAGGATGTCAGTAATAGCAGCATCCTTCATGATGAGAGAAGATCCAACATGAGAGACAGTGTTGTTCCCAACGTTGATAAGAAGGACAGAGGAGTCCTGGTTTGACTCTCCCTTGTCATTCTTGGTATCGAACCGATCGTCACGGCTCACGCGAAGCGAGGTGCCAGAAATCTGATCGATAACCTGACCATCCTGATTGTAGGTCGTGATCGTACCTTTCGTGCCCTTGAATGCACGATTCACCTCCTCACCAAAGTTAGAGAAAGCAGCACAGGATGAAAGCATTACAGCGGCCATAACTGCTGCAAGTGCTGCAATAATGTTCTTCTTCATGATGGCTCCTTTTGAAGGTCGGTTGAGCGAGTGGTTCTTGCTCTGTATGTCTCAAACACTAGCACGAGCAAAAGAGATGGTGCCACTCTGTAGCATATGCTTTGCAACACACAACCACAGAGTGGCACCATCTCATGAGAAACCTTGGGTTGTCTCAGAACCCGTTTGGCGTCAGTGGATCTCTAGGGCTCCGTCGATCCCTGTCACGTCGTCACTGGCGGCAACAAGAAGAGAAAGCCTGCCTGACTTGGAAGCCTCAACAAGGTTCTCAAGTTGCTCATGAATCTTGTCCACACCATGACGAGCATCCAGTGACACAAACATGCCATCCTGTGAGTCGTCTGATAGAATCTCCTCAATCTTGTCCTGAGCCATACCAAGAGGAGTCTTACCTGACGACAGGACCTTGGTGGATGTGGACAACTTCACCACCTTGTGCCCACGAGCAGAAGCCTGACGAGACAGAGCATCAAGGTCAGTCTTCTTGGCGCTGCTGGTGATGACAACCACAGACGGCTTACCAGTCTCACGTGCCTCCAAAGCATCCAGAGCAGTCTCAACAGTCACCTCAAGATCCTCTGGCTCAACTGGCGTCTCATCGTCATCACCAGTCAGGTCGAGAATGGCATCAATGTCGGCATCGCTCACAGGTGACTCGTTCCCGCTCCTGTGCTCCTCGTCGTCTGACAGGGCGTCCTTGATGCTGCTCAGGGCGTCATCAAAGTCAACGCTGATGTCATCCTGATCGTCATCTGCAACACCGACATCATTCAGGAAGTCGGTACCAGTGTTGTCATGAACACTGCTGACACTGTTGTCATCACCGTCAAGCCAGTTCGTGAAGGATGTCTTGGCGAAGTCAAAGGCGTCTGCTGCACCCTTCTTGACCTTACCTCCGTAGATACGGACCTGCTCAGACTCCTCAATCTCCTTGATCCACTCCCGGCTCTTCTTGGCGCTCTTCTTAGCAGCGTCACCAAGAGAGTCAAGGAACCCGGCCAGGACATCAGGATCGGTGTTGTTGATCTCCTTGAAGGCGTCATCCATTGAGGTGTTGTACGCCTCGTTGTCGCTGTAGTCGTAGACCTTCGTGTCAAACTCAGGTGCCTTCAGGTTCACAACAGCATCCATGTCTGACGGGTCGATGATTCCAGCGTTCCGTGTGGATTCAACAGCCTTCTGTGCTCGGCTGGAGGCTGCTGAGGCCATGTCGTCAATCTCCTTCTCAAGCCTGTCGAAACTGGCTGGAAGACTACGCTCAGCACGCTCCTGCTTGAACTGTGTGGAGGCACTGGAGGCAACCTCCTTCGCCTTGCTGGCGGCCTTCTTTCCGGCGTCGATAATCTTGGGCTCCAACTTCGATCCTTTCTCGCTCAGCCATGCCAGAGCGTCACTCACTGGGGTGTTGTTACTGGTCATATTCTTCTCCTTGAGGTTCTTGCTGTCTGTGTTCTTGCTAACTGAAATACTGTCTGGATTATTGCTGTCGTCGTCAGTCTTGCTCTCGGCTCTGTTCTGCAAAATCGCCAGTGCTGCTCCTGCTGACACGGAGGCGATAACTGCTGTGGATGTCTTTAGGAAACTCACTTGTTGCCACCCTTACTGCTGTCGTCAGCACTCTTGTCAGCATCAGATGAGCCAATGCCTTCAAGAATCTCGTCTGCTCCAAGAACCTTCTCATCGACTGGTGCCTGGAACTCACGCTTCTCAACATCCAGAGTCAGAGTGTCATCGCCATCCTTGTAGGAGATGGTCACAACATCGTCATCGTCCAGTTCCTTAGAGAGAATCATAGGCGACAGACGGTCGTTCAGGTGCTGGGCAATCAGACGGAGTAGTGGACGGGCACCATAGCGTGGATCATGCCCCTCAGTAGCAAGCCAGTTCACAGCGCTGTCAAGAATCTTGAAACGGATCCTCTTCTCAGCCAGACGCTGCTCAATCTCACTGATGGCAAGCGGAACAAGGTCCTTCATCTGATCGACGGTGAACGGCTTGAACTTGATCTTGCTCTTGAAGCGGTTCAGGAACTCTGGCCTGAAGGTGCTCAGCAGTTGCTCATCAACAATCTGATCCTTCATCTCGTCAGTCAGGTTCTCGTCAATAAGGGCGTGTGCTGCGACGTTCGAGGTCAGGATGATGATTGTGTTGCTGAAGTCAACTGTTCGTCCCTGTCCGTCAGTCAGTCGTCCATCGTCAAGCACCTGAAGTAGGATGTCGAAGATCTTGGGGTGAGCCTTCTCAACCTCGTCCAGAAGAACCACGGAGTACGGAGACTTCAGGATCTTCTCTGTGAGTTGACCACCAGCCTCGTAGCCGACGTACCCCGGAGGCGCCCCGATCAAACGGGCAACGTTGTTGGACTCGGAGTACTCGGACATGTCGATACGGACCATGGCGTCCTCGCTGTTGAACAGTGTCGCTGCAAGACGCTTTGCCAACTGCGTCTTGCCTGTTCCACTGGGACCAAGCAAGAAGAACGATCCTGTTGGCTGCTTCGGGTTACCAACACCTGAGCGAGACTCACGGATGGAGTTGCAGATGGCCCTGACAGCCTCCTCCTGACCCACGAACTTCTTGGCAATGATGGACTCAAGGTTCAGCAGTTTCTCAGCCTCGTCCTCAAGAATGGATCCAACAGGGATACCAGTCTCATCCTGGATGACAAGAGCTATTTCCGGGCGTCCAACGAAGTCAGCGATGATTCGCCTTGACTGATCCTCAGACTTGACCTTCTCGTCCAACTGCTTCTGAATCTCCTCGGCCTGAGCGCGCTTGCTGGCAGCCTTGGTGAACTCTTCCTTGTTGGTCAGATCCTGTACCTCGGCCATGATCTCATCAATCTGTGACCGAAGAGTCATTGACGTCTCGCGGTTCTCCTGCTCGGCCTTCCACTTGGCACGAAGGTTTGTCAACTGATCCTCAACGTCAGCACGCTCAGAGCGAATCTCGTGCAGAACGACCTGAGTACGAGGAGTCTTGTCTGTTGCTGAGGTAAGAGCAGCCTCCTCCAGAGACAGGCTGTTCAACTTGCGCTGGAGATCATCAATCTCTACCGGCTGGCTGTCCAGTTGCGCACGCATCCTGGTAGCGGCCTTATCAACAACTAAAATAGCCTTGGACGGCAGGAACTCATTAGTCAGGTAGCGAATCGACATACTGATAGCGGCTGACAGAGCCTCATCCGTGATGCTGACCTGATGGAAGCGCTGAAGGTCACTGGCGACACCACGAAGAATCTCCATCGTAGCCTTCTCATCAGTCTCCTCAACCTCAATCTGCTGGAAGTGTGAGACGACATCAGTCTTAGCCAGGTGCTCCTTGTATCCGTCAATCGTGGTCTCACCAATGACGTAGATTCCACCGTCGTCAAGGAACGACTTCAGGATGGAGGTCGCCTGGGACTTTGAGTTGATGGCCTGGATTCCTTCAAGGAACAGGATTACCTCGCCGCTAGAGCGCTTGACCTCCTGAAGTAGTGACGCGAACTTCCGCTCAAAGTCCTTGATGTTCTCAGCAGCAGCCCTGAATGCTGGCAGGGAGACCTGAATCAGTCGCTTGTGTGTCAGGCTCTTAGGAACATCGCCTGAGTGAATGCGCTGAGCCAGGCTCTTGACGATACTGGTCTTACCGACTCCACGATGCCCAATAAGAACAGGGGTACTACGCATGTGCTGCAAAAGCGTCTGATAGACTGCACGAGTCTCCTCGCCGCGACCAATCACAGGATCCAGCATCCCCTGCTCAGCCATCATGGTCAGGTCACGACCAAAGGTTGACAGCAGAACCTCCTTGCTGGATGCATCATCACCAAGACCAGCCTCAGTCAGTTCCTCCAGGGCCTCCTGCTTCAGCTTGACAGCATCCTCAGCCTTGCGTCCAATGGCAGTCTCAAGCGCCTCTGGAGTGATACCAACCTCAGCAAGAATGTCCTTGGTGTACTCGCTGGACGCCATCACCAGAAGAATGTCAGCAACACTGACCACAGAGGACTCATCGTTGTCTTTCTCAGCCCTTGCCTTGGCCTGAGCCTGTGCCTGGTTAAGAATCTCTGTCAACTCATCCGATGCGGCCTTGCGCCAGTCACCAATCGTATCCTTCGTGATAGCACGACCAACAGCGATAGAGGTGATCTGCTTCAACTTGGCGATGTCCACCGGCTCATCAAAACGCTTCAGAATCTCAATGGCGTCATCAACAAGACCAATCGTGTCGAGCATATGAACAGGCATGATGCTGTGAAAGCGCTTGTTATAAGCAACCGTACTTGCATCAGCGATCCAGTTCTTGACTGACTTTGTGTATGAATTATTTGACACCTGCTACTCTCCTGACTTGTGGTGTCTTCCATGTTATGTGCTGAGAGTAACAGAACTGATTGAGTATGTCAAGCGTCACAAGGAAGTTGTTAAGATGACTTGATTCCTTACGCAGCAGCAGACAAAGCACTAGAAGCAATACCAGTGTACATATTGCTGAAACCATCTTGTACAAATGCTGCAACCTTGGCTGGAGCAGTTGAGATAATGACGTCTGACATGGTTCCTGCCATCCTTGACACAGCCTTGTCCAGGGAGTCGATGATGGAATGAATGTCGTTGTTGTCAAGTCCTCCATAGAGCAGAGTGTTGTCCCACTGACTGACGTACTCAACAGGAGAGGTGCTGGGCTCCAACTGGTTCCAGGTCATGGAAGCAGTCTCAAAAGACCTGCGAATCATCTGGTACACGTGATGGTCATGGTGGTTGACCTTGGTATCACGTCGAGAGGCCATCTCAACGTCAAGAGCAAGCACAAGACCAGCCATGGCGCGACGGTTGATGGTGTCCTGAAGCGTGATGGTTGCTGTGCTCATCTCTCGTACTCTGCCTCTCGTTTAGGGGTATTGGGCGGGATTGCTGACCGCCTTGCCTGATACCCCAATCTTAACACAGAAGTACCCCTGCTCGCAACTACTTTTCCGCATGAAATCAACAAAAAGTCGGCTATTCTAGCAACATTTCCAACAGGTGTCCAGACCTTAGCAGGTGTGCTCAAACACATCCTTGTTCAAGCAGGAGGAGATGCAGGTGTGCTGGATAGAAGCAGAAAAATACTGACTGAAACCAGATAAAATGAATCAATTTCAATCAGTATTCTTGTAGCAATGTTGTCAGCAAGCAAAGAATATGTTGTCAAAACAATCTTGGACCATTCTTGTGGTGATTCCTGTAGTCAGAGATACTGGTATCCTTCTCAAACTCTGATACCACCTTGATACCACTACCATCTGAAGACAGGACAATCGTTCCACTGACTCCTTCCTTGACGACAGCGAACCTGTACCTGACCTTATCGCTCTCGTAAAGGTACTCTCCATCAGATTGCATGTTGTGGAACTTGGAGTCGTTCTTGAAGTTAAGTTCAGACGCTTTGATCTTCTCTTCCTTGATGTTGAAGAGCGAGTACGGGAGGTTGCGCCCAAGAAAGTTGACATAATCAACGGATTTATCCGACTTGCCAACAGAGTCCCAATTGTATGTCGTAAGTGGGATGACGACTTTCCCAGTTGATGTTACGGTTGTGTGAGACCGGTACTCCTCCTTGGTGACAACGATCTTCAGAGCACGACCGCTTTTCATGAATACTCCGTCAACTGTAGCATTCTGTCCCTCAGCAGCAAGAACCTGCCCTTCAGCAATGACTGGTTCGCCTGACTTCTTTTCAATGATGCTGACAAACTGGTTGCTAGTTCTGACTTCTGTAGCAGAGGCAATCTTGTTATTCTTGTTAGTAAGATCCTTTGATGCGCTGTTGATGAGAAACTGGACGCCACAGATTCCCAGTATGATAACCAGTACTACAGAGAGATATGTTGCTACAAATGACTTCATTCCTTGTCCTTCATACAGAAGATAAGTATTTTAATGACATATGACGCTTCTAGTAACCACGTTCCAGTGACTCTCGGAACTCCTCGCTGAGGTCACTGCAGAACCATGAGATGAACAGAATGATTGCAACCAGAAGAATCTCCATGATAACAGGAATCGTGTAGGCACGAGCGTCTGAGGAATAGTACTCCTTGTACTCCTCAATGGTCTCATCCTTTGAGAAGTTGCTAACCTTGCTCACCTTGTCACCAGCAGTTGACAGAACGATGGTTCCTTTGTATCCACCACCAAGAATGTTGAAGTAGTATCTCGTGTCAGAGTCGTCATAGATGTATGAGCCATCTTTCCTTTTTCCGGCGAACCTGCTGTCCTTGGAGATGGTGAGTTCCTTCTCAGTGTCGGCTTGATGAACCTGCTCCTGGAACCATGATTCAGGCAGCAACTGCCCTTTGAACGTCACGTTGTCAAGGCGGCCCTCCTTGCTTCCAGCGCTATCCCAAGTCCAGTAGGTCTCAACGCGAGTACACGTCTTGTTCTTACCACATGAGTAGGTAACTGTCCGAGTGTGCATGGTGTACTCCTCCTTCTGCCAAGAGATGTACAAGGCGGAGTTACCCTTCATGATTACACCATCAACACTTGCAGTCTTACCCTGTGGAGCATGAACATAGTCGTTGAGGATAACGTTACCAGTCTTGGTATCAATCGCCCACTTGAACTGCTCAGGCGTGTCAATCTGAGTGGCAGTGAGCACACGATTGTTCTCCTGCTGCACAGTCTCACGCTGACCATCAAGAACGTACAGGAACAGCGGGAAAGTCAGCACAATGGCAACAACTGCTGACACAAGGCAGCGCCCATTTGTCGTCTTGAACAGTTCAATGAGTGCTGGCTTGTTATCGCTGAATGTCTTCACTTTGTCATCATCGTCATCAAAGATGGAAATATATTCGTCATCATCCAAATCAAATCTTGAGTGACGCCTCATGAGGTTCTTCTTTTCTTTCTCTAAGAAATCTGGTGACAGAGTACCTAATTCCATCAGCAGCCAAGGTCTGGTTAGTCAGTTCTGCCGTACAGGAAAGTACGAGCATATTTTGACATTTCTGTCAGACCAGACCTTGACTGCTTGAGTGTTTGGTTACTTGGTGTCCTTCTGCTGATTCTTCCAGAGGTTCTGAGTGGTGGGATCATAGCCAGTGGCAGAAGAATTCGCCTTGAACGGCTCATAGTTCTTCACCTCATAGCCCTTGCTGTCAAGGATGGAGTTATGAGGCCAGGACTTGACGTAGTTCTTGTACTGCCTAATGTCGTTCGTGTTGGCGTTACGGGCCGCGTTCAACTGATTCTCAACAAGAGTGGATTGGGTCTGCACGTTGGAGAACAGTGCAACAGACTTCAGTTCCGGGTACTTCTCTGCAACAGCGTTGATGGCAAGGTTGGCGCCAGCGACATCACCAGCAGCAGTCTTGGAACGCGCCTCAATAATCTTGTTCAGGGCATCCTGCTCAAACTGCGATCCCTCCTGGGCAGTCTGGATCAACTGACTGAGAGAGTCAACCCGCTTCTGCAGAACGGCCTGAATCTGCGACTCAGACGCCTCTACCTGGTTCTCAAGATGAATAGCGTTGTTCTGGACGTGTGCCCCATAGAGGAACCATCCTCCGCCAAAAATAACCAGCGAGGCAACGACGATTCCGATGACGATCTTATACTCAGTGAAGAACGCCTTGATCTGGTTCATGTGTTGTTTCTCCTTGAAGAAGAGAGTGTGTATGTTGAAAGTCACAAACCTCTACCAGAGTGGCAAAATCTTTCATCAAAGTTTGAGATGAGTCTTTTCCCCTTCTGGTGGGCTCTGAGTGAAGATAATACACGATTGGCAGCAGAAGCACAATCTCAGAGTGCTGTTTATCCAGTGGTATGCGTCACTTGAGAGTGAGAACACAAATCGTCTGACTGGTATTCTTGTCATTAAGAACCAGTCAGACGATTTTGCTGCGATCAGTATCCTGCTTACTCCTGCTATCAATACAAGGAGTGTTATTGGGGTTGTGTTCTACTTCCTGAATCCATGTCGGTAG